TATTACCTATATTTTCATCATATTTTGTACTTGCATTAAGACTTATATTTGGAGATGTTAAATCTCCTAAAGTAGAAGAAGTTACATAGAAATTAGTACCTTTATTTCCTTCTTGATCTTTACCAACATAAGTATTCGTTGCACCTTTGAAATATGTATTTGTACTAGACTTAATACATAATTCATTAGTTACGTGAATATGAGTTTCATTTAAATCTAAATTGGTAACACCAGATGTTATATTTAAAGAACCTGTAGTTAAATTAGTAATTCCAATAACATTTGTAGTCGAATTCCCTGTTACAGTTTCATTATTTGTATTAGTTGTCTTATTTGATATAGTACTATTTTCGTTTATAGTATTACCTTTTATAGTTGTTGTAACAGAAGTACCACTATGAACAGGTTGACCAATATAAGTATGTCTTCTGCCATATACATAAGATACATCAGAACTTATATCAACATAAGTACCATCAGTTGCTGTATCGCCATGAATACATATTTTAGGGGCAGATAAATATACATTAGTATCAGATCTTTCTGATATAGATTTACTTACATAAGTTCCTAAATATTCTCCAATATAGTTATAAGATGACTTATTTACCTTATTAAATACATTGTTATAAGCATAAGAAGATTTAAATCCAGTAACACTAGAAATAAATGTTGAACCATAACCTTTATAAGTAGCACCAGTTGTTCTAGTATCAGAAGTACCATTGAATCTATTTGTAGTATTACCATTTACAGTAATATTACAAGTATTGTTTTTATTTGCAGTACCTATTGTTTGGGTATAGTTACCTCTTACAACTTCTGTATGGCTTCCATCTACTGTTGTTTTGAAATATCCTGTATTGTGATTAGTGGTATTTGGTCCTTCAATATTTATATCACCATTGTGATAGATACCTACGACATTATGGCGTTTATCATTAGCAGTACCATTACCTATAGTAAACAATGTACCACTATTCTCTGTATCAGATACATTGTACTTACCCTGTGCATGTTCTGATTCATTATTTGCTATAGTATAAGAACCTTCTGCATGAGCTGCAGTAGCATTAGTTCCTGTTGTACTACCTTGTCCTTCTGTATGAGATGCTAAACCATTAGTTGTTGTAACAATACCTTCAGTATGTGACTGATCTCTATTTGCATGGGTGCCATAACCTTCAGCATGTGAATCATCAGCAGATATAGTATTAGTATGACCTTCTGCATGGGCATGTATAGCATTTATAGTATTCCCATATCCTTCAGCATGGGATGCTTCTCCATTTACAGTATTTTGCTTTCCTTCAGAATGTGAAAAATTACCAGTAGCTACATTATGTGTATAGTCATTGAATATTTCAGCATAAGAAGTGGTAGGAAAATAAACACCATCAGGACATTCTAAACCATTTGCATAAGTTTTTGATTTAGTATAGCTGTCATACCAATGACCAACACCTGTATAATAAGTACCAAGCTGTGTTTTACGAACAAAACCATTATCAAGAGTATAGTCCATCTCTTGCTTAAGTACTATTCTATCTGCATAATATGTATTAGGATTACCATCAGGAACAAAACCATATTTATTTTGTGCAGTACCTCTTCCTTTGTCTGTACCTTTATAAGATACATACCAAGGACCCTTCATATCTATGGTTTCTAATTTCTTATTACCATTAGCATCTACTGTATAATGGCTATCTTTTCTTTTATCATCTTCATTTACATAAGGTACTGCTGTAATTAATCCAACATAATAGTTACCTGATCCACCATTATTTGCACCAATTTGATATGATACTGTTCTTTGGTTCAATTCCCAAAGGAGATCAGTATAAGAATAATTCAATTGGGTTGCATCAATTGGTTCTCGGTTACCTCTACCTAGCAAGCTACCCCATGTAAGTGCGGTTGTTCCTATTGGTTTTACTGCCATAATATCTTATATTAGAAATGTTCTTTTGTATTATATAAAAATATTAATCAATAAAAAAGGAGGAACTTAAGTTCCTCCTTCAATATTTATTTTCGTTTAAATGCAAATCCCCAAGTACCTTTAGTAATATCACCTGGTGCACATACTGCAACTATGTGATATCTCAATCCACTAGGATTAATCGGATTATCTGTGGTAAACTCATACTTTTCACGTCCAGTATTTGTTGTACTTAATGCATCCCCATTATCATTATCGGATGCTGGAGTTCTAACACCAGTATCAAGAGCAGATTCAACATTCATCTGGTTTTTGTAATACATGTAGAATCCATTAGGTACAGCGCTACTATTATGTTTGTGAAGTCTGTATATATTGGTTGGATATGCAAACCAACAAGTTTTAACAGATCTACTTATTGATGCATTAGATTGTTGTGTTTGTCCAGAAGCTGCTTGTAAATTACCATATAAATGACCATGGTCTATATCACCATTAGATCTTCCAACAGCAGCATTCTTCTTACCTAATAATTCATTTTGTGTCCATTTTTTCCATAATGGATTAGGTTTACGAATGCCGTTTTCCATTATATAAGGAACATCATTTGTAGTACCATAATATATTCTATATCTTGCTGACAAAGTAAAAGAAGCTGATGAAGTAAAAGTTTTTGGTGTATCCCATTTATCATAAGGTGCAGCACCATCATCAGGTATATATGTAGCTTTTTCCATAAGTTGTTGAAAATACATTTGGGTTGCTGGATTGAATGTATATGATGTTGCTTTCCAAACAGTAAATTTACCTTCTCTATCAAGTTTGATAGAACCAGAAACTGTACTTCTTGTTGAATATAATCCTGTTCTATAATCTGTTTTACCGGTTTCACCAAATACACCTTTATTATCTACAGCATTGCAATATGAACTATAATAAGCTAAATTATATGAATTAACATAATTATAAGGAGGTTCCCAATTGAATTTATGGTAAGGGTCTTTTGCTCCAGTATCATTCAAATATATATAATTAGGATCTGTAACATATTCATTGTTTGCTACTAATCTCTTAGGCCAATAATAAGCTGTATCATTTTTCATACCAGCAAGCAATTCTTTATTATGTGTTATTGTAGTGAAATTTTGTGTTGATATGTTAGATCCATTGGTTAATGATTGATAAGTTATTTGAGTAATACCAGTAGAATAACCCAACATATTTCCTAATGAAGTACCATATATAGGGTCTATGTTTTGCGGTTTATCAACACCTACATTAAATGCTCTAAACTGTATATCAAAACTAGTTGTAGCACCTACTTCACAAATACCATCAGAATTCTGACTATTTTGGAAATATGACCATCCTACACTATCACTAGAAGTAACTTCATTTGCAATCCTATTTCCAGTATACCAAATAGCATATTGTAAGCTAGGCCTGTAATATTTAGGTTGTACAAGTAAAGCTCTCATAACCGTAGTCAGATATGCAGTTGGACCTAATGAATTTACATAGCTATATGATGTAGGAGCAACCAATTCTCCACCTACTATCATACCACCATCATAATACATCTGGCCATTCTTTCGAATATCCATAATGTTATGGCGAGAATTTTTCTTTACATATTGTCCAGCATCTGTATTTGAATTCTTATATAATGGACTAGGGCCCTTTGTTGTATCTCCAGTTCCACCATTTCCAATACTGAAAATAGTTTCATAACTAGATTCATAAAAACCAACAGAGGTTGTATTATTAGTACCATTTATTCCATTAGGATATCTACCTGGTAAGTATTTGTTATTTACACGAGCGAATTCATTAGGAATCTTATTAGTATCATTGTTTTCTACTAAGAAACCATTAGCAGAATAATATGACCTATTATATGTACCATGTCCAACTTCTGTTTTATTCTTAGATACTGTATAAAAACCATCAGTAGAAGAGTAAGATCCCCTTGCTATAGTACCAACACCAGATGAATGAGAGAATTCTCCATAAGATGATGTATTGTTTCCTTCTGATACAGATCCAATTCCATTTGCATAAGTTGATACACCAAAAGATGAAGAGAAATTAGATTGTGCAGTTGTCTTATTACCACTAGCAAATGATCCTTCCCCGTTGGCATAAGTTGATACACCTTGTGAATGTGATGATACTCCATTAGCATAAGTACCATTACCTTCAGCATGTGATCCAATTCCACCAGCATTAGATGAAACACCTTCTGCATGGGATGATTGCCCTATAGCTTTAGTATGTTCACCTTCTGCATGTGCTGAAGTGGATTCTGCTATAGTAGTGTTACCTTCAGCATGTGAATATTGCCCATTTGCATGAGTAACATTACCTTCAGCATGTGATCCAGATCCAGAAGCATAAGTACCAACACCTTCAGCATGAGCATATTCTGCAGTTGTATATGATTCATTACCTTCAGCATGTCCACCTATAGCATTTGAAGTAACATAAGTTCTAAAACCTTCAACGTGACTATAATTTGAATTAGCTATACTATATCCGCCTTCTGCATGTGAAGCTATTGAATAAGCTGATGTATAAGTACCTTCTGTATGTGTACTTATTCCAGCTGACATTGTTCTACTACCTTCAGCATGAGCATAAGTACCTTTAGCATAAGAGAAATTACCTTCAGCATGGCTATATTCATAAGCATTAGTTTCAATACCTTCAGCATGACCTCCAGTACCTGTTGTAACAGTGTTTTTTCCTTCTACATGGGAGAATGAACCAATTGCTTTACCACTACCTTCAGCATGGGCATAGTTAGCGGTTTCTGTTATTTGTGCATTGTTTTCAGCATGAGAATAAATACCTAATACTGTTGACTTGTTTTCTGCATGAGAATATAATCCTAAATCTGTATTTGTATTAGAACCAGTAACAGAAAATCCTTCAGCATGTGAATATTTACCATAAGCTTTAGATTCTTTACCTTCAGCATGAGCACCTTGGCCATTAGATATAGAACCTTCACCTTCGGCAACTGAATAATTAGCATTAGCTATTGTTTTGCTACCAGTTGCAAATGCCCCAATACCATAAGATGATGTATTAATACCAGTGGCAAAACCGGCCTTAGCATAAGTTGATTTTCCTATAGCTATAGCATTTTCAAAAGCAACAGAGTTAGAACCATGTACAAATGCATTGTTTCCAAGTGCTTTAGAATTACTACCACCAACATGAGAAGCCGAAGCTGATATCGCCTGGTTTGAATGACCTTCAACATGTGAATAGCTTGAATTTATTGCAGAATTTGATTCACCTTCTACATGTGAATAAGAAGCATTGTTAGAAGAATTATTGTTTGCTCCTTCTACATGACTAAAATCACTACCACCAGTATTGTTATATCCTTCTATATGGGTAAAAGATCCTGCTAAAGTGTTAGACTTACCTTCAACATGAGACATTATTGGTGATTCACCTTTAAGGTTATTTGTAATCTCATAAGTACTATAGTCATTGAATATTTCATTGTAAGCTAATGAACCTCTATTCTCTGTTGCATCTGGCCATTTACCAACACCAGTATATGAAGTACCTAACTGCTTTTTCTTTACAAATTCTCCATTTAAGAAGGTATTAGTATAAGTAGCAGTCATGATTCTATCGGCATAATAAGTAACATCACTATTACCTTCATTCTTTATTAAGAAAGGAGTATAATAATCTGATTCTTTTTCTCCTTCTGGTATTGTTTTTTCGGGTCCTTGAGTTACAACAATTTGACCCTTATATATAGATGAAGTACCAGTCATCATCTCTTCTTTTAAAGAATCATAATTTAAAGGAAGAGAAGATTCATCTAATGGTTGCTTAGTATTTCTTCTCATAGAGAATGCAACATCTATAACTCTTCCATTTGTATCATATACTTTAGATGGAATTTTATTACCCATTTTGTTGGCTATTTATATATTAAGATTTAGTTAAAAATTGACTTCCAAAGTCATAGTATCTGCAAACATTGTGTATTCAATATTTTCTAAATAGAATGTTTTGTATTCTGCCCCATTATAAATGTACTTATCAGAAATATGGTTTTTCAACATTACTGACTTTATCTCAGTTATATCATTTTCAATTCCTGAATTCCATGATTTCATTATTACTCTAGAATTGCCAAATAATGGACCAGGTAAAGCTATCCAAATAATATATTGTCCTGGTAAGTTAGTTATTTTAAGTTGTCCAGTAGATTCTTTTGAATCAATTAATTTATTTGATTGTCCACTAAGCCCATTTGCCGTTGTAGGAGCACTTTGATCAGTTATACCCCAGAAAACCTTAAATGAAAATTTCTTATTGATTTTTGGGAAATCTGTTTTCTCAGTCATACCTTCAACAAATGCATGATCTGTATCTTCTATATTCAAAGATTTGAGTTGTGGATATAAGTTTACATTCGCTTTACCATGGTTGAACTGATATTTCATGTTAGCATTCAATGTATACTCCTTATTTATCAAATCTAATGCTTCTTCTTTAGTGGTAGGATTCTTTGATATAGTAGATATTGAATTCAACAATCCAGTCACATTATTTAATCCATTTGTTAAAGAAGCTGTATTATTCAATATAGAATTTTCAAATATCATTGTTGTTGAAGAAGCATCATTTAATGATATATTTAATCCAATTGTATCTAAATTCACTTTTGAATTATATTCAATTACATTATTTGTCCAATCTGATAATGGAATACTGTTTATAACTATATTATCTAATGTAGGTTTCTTATAAGGATATGGTTCTACTAACAAATTCAAAAGTTTATCCAATGGGGTATTTTTCCATTTTTCTCCAGTGCATACTTGGAAAGAATTCAAAGATATTTGACCACCTTCATAAACAGATGTTCCATAATAAGTATTCTTACCTGTATTCTTTATTGGATTTCCTCCACTATCATAAGTTATATATGTATAAGTACCTTCATACGTCTTACTCTTGTCAACATATTCATAACTGGATTTTGTAGATATATAAGTATATAGCTTTCCATCAGAACTTACTTCATCTTCTCTCTTAACAGAATATTTATCAATGTTCTGAATTTTAGCAAGAGTTGCCATGTGATTTTCCCTATCATTATTCAAAAAATTCTTTATTTCATCTAAAGAATCCAAGAAATCTGGTGCTCCACCAATAATTCTATCTACCCAATATTTTGTATATGTATAGCAATTTTCTTTAGCATTTGTTACATAGGTATATGTATCTTCTTTGTATTTATTGAGTTTTATATTAATATTTCCAATATTAGTGTTTATATTCTTTATATTTTCATTTATATTGGCAAATTGATCAGATGCATAGGTATAGAGATTATTGTAACAAGTATCTGTATAGTTGTGATTATGTTTCAACCACATTTCTACAGATCTTGGATTATCTATAGTTTCTACAACATCTTCTTCAGGAGAAAAGTAAGACATTCCAAACGTTTGACTGAATATTGGATTGTACGACATTGCAATCCATTCTGCATTATTCATATTTTCTTCTTTTTCTAATCCCCATCCACTAGCAATCAAGTTACCTCTCAACCAAAGAGAAGTTCTCTTATGGCCATTAGATAAGTTGCTAGACAGAACTATGAGTGAACCAGTTCTGTTTAGCATCTTAGGTATTTTGGTTGATGATGAAGTAATGAAACTTACTTTATTATATTCTGAAATTTCCATATATTCAATTATTTTACTTATATTTTATTTCATTGATATTACTTCATCAGTAAATGCATTATATGAATTAGAAGATGTATCTATATTTTCTGATGACATATCATAGTTTCCTGTGAATTCAATCATATAATGATAAGGATCTCTTATTAATGAATTTCTCAAATCAAAATACAATGATTTCACTATAGAATTACTATTTGAATTAGTATAATATTCAAATTCTATTGGGATTGACAAGCTTTCTCCAACTTCGATATATTTAGAAGCTTTATCTTCTCCACTAGTAAGTATAGTATCTAATGAAAGTAAAGATGGGTAAACAAATCCACCAACAAAACTGTTTTGTGATGAGAAATTCTTTATGCTTCCACCTCCACCCATGAATGTATTGAATGTTGTACTGTTTGTAAGATATTCATAATTAGCATTTTCATTATTTGAAGAAACTTTTACTATATCTTCATACCGCATTAACCAGTTGTTGTCATTGGTTAACCCATAATTATACCAAGAAGAATTAGATTTTATTATATCTACATAGATAGAATCTGTAGTATTATTTTCTGTAGTAGAAATTTCATTCAGTTTAGATGTATACTCTAGCAATTTATCATATTGTACTCCATCTTTAGAATTGATATTGTCGAAAACAAGTCCTTTCCATTTTACACTACTTGTACTTATTGTAGAAGAATGCAATGAACCTTGTCTTGGTCTATATCCTAACAATACTTGTCTGTTTTTTATTCCAATATAGTTAGAAGGAGTTATTTGATACTCCAATTTATTACCATTTGAAACATTTGTTTCATCTTTACTATTCTGTTCAGTGGTTGAGAAATATATAGAAGATCCATTCCAAGCAGAATTCTCTCTAAAGTAAATCCATTGTCCAAGATACTGTGCAGATATCTTATTGTTTACTAACATTGGAACTCTTTCAAAGTTAGCTAAGTTAGAATTATAAGAATCAACATTACAATTTATCAACGCAGTATTTGTATTACCAGGGAATATACTATAGAGATTAAGTCTAACATCACCAGTATTCTTTATTACTATATTCATGTTTTTCTTAATGAATATATCAGAAATATGGTTGATGTTATATATATTTACTGAATTCTTTGTATTAGGTGACAATAATATAGAATAATCATCATAAGTCAAGTATACTTCAAATTTACTATTTGACTCATTATCTATTAAAGTCTTCCATTTTTCAACATTATTGTTTATATCATTAAGCTTATCCTTCAACGATATCATTTTGTTTTCTGAAGTATTGAAACCAGAATATATGTTTTCTGGTGTATGGAAGAATGTTTGATCTGAACTTATTACTTTATCTTGTATATGCTCTGTATATCCATCATCTATCAAAGTTTTTGAGAATGATGAAGTAACAGTATCTTTATCATTTTCTGTAAGTATAGTTGTCAAATCTATATTGGATTTATACTGTGACGGGAATACTACAGTCTTTTCGTCACTCCAAGGAGTATAGATAGAAATGAATGGTTGACCAATATTGAGTTTATATCTCAATCTTATGATTACATCTTCACCTTGCTGTATTGGGATATCAATTTGATTCCACTTGATAATGTTATCTGTTGTAGAATAATCAACAAATTCAACTCCAACAGAATTATCAAATACTAGCTTTCTTTGTCTATCTATATTATTTAATCTATTCCAATCAGTAAAAGTAGAAGAATCTATAGATATGAGTTGGTTGTTTTCTTTATTTGTTGATTTGTATTTATATTCAACATCACATCCAATTATCTCTACATCTATTCCATTACCTATAGAAGAAACAAGTTGAGAAAGATACTTTACATCTGTTACTCCTCTTACTCTATATTTTACTTCATTTCCGGTAACATCCAAATCAGTAGACTTTATGTTTATTTCATCTACTATAGAATTCAACTGTGACTGCAGATGTGTCTTTTCCGTATATAGAGAATTTAGTTGTGCCTTTAGTGAATTCTGAGTTACTGTTATCTCTTTAGAGAAATCAGTAGTCATGAGCTTATTTGTCACTTCATTGATTTCAGATTGTTTAGCAGATATTTGCTGTTGGAAATCATTCTTAGAAGCATGTAAACTCTTTATCTCTTCATTACTCGTATCATCTACTAAATGCTTATTGATTGGTACAACTTGTAATATGTTTTCAGTATCAAATGTATTAGATACAGCTATTTGCATGTCATCAGAATCCTGTAATGATTCTAATTGTGACATAGTAAAGTTGCTTATTTGTGGATAAGCAGTATTTGTTATACCAAGAATCAAATCTCCAATATTTGTACAATATTTCTTATAATATTTCAAATAAGAAAGGTTGTTACCATATTCATCTTGTACAAAATTACCACCAGCATCTTTTACATAGATAGAATTGAGATCACAAAATAATGGGGTAGACCAAGAGGATCTAGTATTGTTTGATATTGCTGATAAGAATACTATGATATATTGGTTTTCTTCTAATGGTATCTCTACATAATGATAGTCAGAATAATTGTTATTGTATATAGAGAAAACCATATCAGTATTTTCTTCTGTGGTTTGTAATGCTGTATGACCAGAGGTTTCTTCTATCTCTATCTGCATGTTTGAATAATCTACATTCTTTACTTTCCATGTAGTAGATTGTCCTTTCATACATAAGAAATCACCAACTTTCAACTGATAAGAAATGGTTGAATCTTCTGAATTGAAATATTCAAATGTATCTAAATACAATATATAAGAAAGTTTTGAACCAACAGAAACAGCATGTGGATTATCATTTCCTAATTCTTCTTTTGTTGGAATAGATTCTATTATGAATGCACTTCTATATCTTTCTTGCTTAATAGGAATATCAAGTTCACTATCATATTCTTCATAATCATTTCCTTTTGTATACCCATATAAAGCAGTCTTTATATCTTCATAAGAAGAATATCCAGATAAAGCATTATACATATCATAATCATATATAACGATCTTTTTCATCATCATTGAAGATATGATATCTGACATGTTTGGAACATTTACTTTCAAATAAGTCTTAGGAGAAACTAAGTCTTTTAAGAAATTGTTATCTTTGAATAATGCAATAGGATTTACAGATTCTAATTTAGGTGTTGAAGGAGAAATTCCATTCTTAACCATCTTTATCTTATACAAGTCATTTGTTGACTCTAACCAAGCTTCACCAGAATTTGGAAGTTCTATTAATGAAGATAATGAAGAATCCAACTGCTCTATCTTATTGTCAAGATATAAGAATGATGGTATTCTTAAAGTTTCCCTTTCACCCTGAGGGTTTGTGACTACTAAAGATATTTGACTATCTCTAGTAGACAAACTCTGAGTCATTGCTTTTATCATATCATAGCATTGAATATACATGCCATGGAGTTTTGTATAGTACTCTTTTATAGAATTGTTAGTTATCATCAGTTGATTTCTTCTTTAATATATCCTTATACTTAAAAATACTTTTATCTGCTTAACCTTCACGTTGAATCCACTGAAGCTGCAGACCTTCAATAGAGGCTTCAAGATAAGATACTTGATATGTTATTTGGTTTTTGAAATCCATTATATCAGTTCTGAATGTATCAAGATTGTAAGCTGTCAAAACAGAACCAACAGCAGATTCCAATGAAGTTACTCTTTCACTTAGCTTATTCATTATCTTTGACATATCAACAAACTTATCTAATACTTCATTTTGTCTAGAAAGTATCTGTGCAAATGTACAATAAGCTTCCTTTTTGGCATCATTTGTTATCTCACTAGGCATGTAGTCAGAAGTAGGAAATGGCTTAAACTGACTAGATAATGATAAAGACCAAGATGGAGAGAATCCGGTTGACAAATCAGACTTCAAGGTTACAAATTGTGGACCAGAGAACCAAATACCTAATGGCACATTCTTAACACACATTTCTTTGTCTTCATCTTCATTAGTTAAATTCAAATGGTCTGAAGATTCAACATTAGTAGAATTTGTATTGTAGTTCATATCTACTAAGTCAAACAATGGAATAAGCAAGTTGAATGATACTTCAGTCCATTCTTTCACATCATTATGATTTGTAAAAGATATTTCTTTTAAAGGTGAAGTCAATTCATAGTAATGAGTGCCATTTTCATAATTGTCATATTCTGGTTTCAAATCTTCTACATAATGTGGACCTATATATTCTTCTTTTATTTCAGATGCTTTTATTATATCTTCTAAAGTCTTTATATATTCTGGAATTTGTTTATCTGCTTCTGGTACCATCATGATATAAGTATTATAATCATCAGTATCACTAGTAGATATATTGTGAGTTCTTTTGAATTTTATCTGTTCTTCTGTACTGAGCTTACTATATAGATTAGTATATAGATTGTTAGTAGCAACAGGATTTATAGAAACTGTATTCTTTTCATCTTTATCAAAATCTAATTCTTCTATATATTCAGATTTTGTTGTGAACCAACCATGCAAATATCTTTCGCTATCATAATTGTTCAATGGATTTTCTTTGGTATCATCACCATCAACTGGTGCTAAAGACATTGCATAGTTATTGTCACTTACTATAGTACCAGATTTGAATGATCTGGTATCAACTACGCAAATAGTGTCAGAAAATGTTCCATTCCAATCTTGTTCTGTGATATCACCTACATAGTTTATCTTAACAGATGGATCAAATGAATGTAAAGTTTCTAATAAGTAATTCAATGGTAGCAATACAGATTCTTGATTCATGTCTTTATCTACACAAAAATCTCTCAAAGAAGCTAGCTTATTCTCATAGTAAGTTACCAACTTATTTATCAATTGTTGCTTATTCCAAATAAATGTACTCAATTCATCTTCTTTAGTTATAAATGCTGGATCATCTTTATAGTCAAGCAAAATCTTTTCTATAGTAATAGAATTAGAAGAATTTATGTTGTTTGACTTTTCAGAAAGCTTAGTATGATTAGTATCATTCCTATATGTTATCAATATTGTCTTAGATAGTTTAGTATCCATAAGGAATTGTACTTGACTTTCTTTAAGTAATGTACCAGCTTTATATTCTGTACCAAGATCATCAACATATATTTTATTTACTGTTGTACTATCTTCAAGCACATAGTTTTCAAATACATGAGTTTTAAGAGTATAAGATACATTTTTTGTATCTAATATAGTAGATTTCCATTTATTGTAAGATTCTACTGCAAAATCCCTTGAATTAAGCTTTGGCATACTGATACATAAGAAAGTAGAAGGATATATCTTATTATCAGTAGACATCAAATTAGCGGTCAAAGACTCTGTATAGTTAGAGAAAGTTAAGAAACTTGAATCTTGACTTGCTGATTTATAAAATAGATTAGTTTTTCTTTTCATTTGAATTAAAAAATACAACTTCTGTTATATAAAAATTGCTTATAGACAATTTAGACTTTTGAATTTATTCAAATTAAAAATTGAAATTTCTAAATAAGTTTCTATATGTTAACCAAAGTTAACATGAAATAAAAGTTTGAATTTTAATTCAACTTTTCTATCTTATATTTGAACAAAATATTATAGTTATGAATAAAAGATATATTACAAGTTATGTGTTTGAAAAGGTTAGTAATCCAGAAAATGGAACAACTAAAGTTGATGTTCAATGGACAATTGATTTTAGCAGACTTCCTAATATGAGATTTTTGCTAGACTTTATTTCAAATATTTTAACTAATGAAGATTTTAATAATATTGGCCCATCACTTCAGTATTGGGATCATCGATATTATACATTTTCATTTGTTACCACTGCTTATTCTAAAGTATCAGAAAAGGATACATATAATGAAGATATTGGTTATCATATTGCTTTAATGAAGAATCAGAAAAAAGCATTATATACTTACAACAAGTTGATTGGTGTTATCAATAACAAAATTGATAAGTATTTCAATAAGCCATTAGACAAAATTTTAATGAACAATGGTTTTGACATCGTTGATTTGCACATGAAATTAGATGAATATAAACACAAATAAAATTAAACATGTTAGGAGATAGACCATTAGTAATTTATGATCTTGAGACAACAGGTCTAGATAAATCAAAAGATCAGATTATTCAGATTGCTTTAGTAAAGTATGATTGGAACATAAAGAAAATCATTGATAGTAAGAATTATTATATTCAACCAGAAGGTAGCTATTCTATTCCTATTGGTGCTTATATGGTTCATCATATTAATGCAGAATTCTTAAAAGACAAACCTCATTTTAGAGAAGTTGCAAGTGAGATTTTTGATTTCTTTACTGGGTGTGATATTGTAACATATAACGGATGTTCATTTGACAACGCAATATTGACAGAAGAATTTTCTAGATGTGGTATCTTGTTTGATGTACGAACTTGTGACAATTATGATTGTTTCTATGAAGAGAAGCGTATCAATGGAAATAGATTGTCAGATACATTCAAACGATATTATGGTAAAACAATGGATGAATGTGGTTTGAATGCTCATGATGCTTTGTCTGATGTAAAAGCAACTGCAGCTATCTTTGTAAAGCAGCAAGAAGCACATCCTTACGAACCAGAAGAAATTCTTACTATTGATAATGTAGTAGCTATGCAGGAATTCAATGGTAAAGTTGTACCTTGCTTCACATTAGGAAAGTATAGAGGATTGGGAGTAGAATTTGTAGCTGGTTTTGATCAAGGTTATATTGCATGGGCAATTGGCGATACTAGTAAGTTTGTTCCATCAACTAAAGAATATTTAAAGAAGTTTTTAAAAGTTTAAAATTTATTAAAATGATTGTAGAAATTAAGAAGACAGAAGATGGTTTCTTGGATTTTCCATCTATGGTAAAGGAAGCAATGCTAAAGGGTGACAAGTTTGCTTTGATGACATTTCGTCAGATTATGTCTCGAATCATGGAATTTAAGACACAAGAAGTAAAAGAAGGTCAGCCTCGCCCAGTATATGATTTGGCAACAGAGAAGAAGTTGCTTGAAACTGTACAGAAAGAGTTGCAAAAGGATGTTGAGATTTATTTGAATATCAACACACCAAAGTCTATTGCTAATGCTTCTGAGTCACAAAATCAGCTTAATGTTGTAAATGATCTTCTCCCAAAACCAGCATCAGATGATGAAATTAATGAAGGTATAGCAGATTGGGTAATTAAGTATGGAGAAATTTCTTCAAAGGATATGAAGGCAGTAATTAATCATGTTGTTGCTGGACATCCAAATGCACGTAAGTCAGATATCGCTAGAATTGTAAAGTCAAACATTAAAAAGTAATATAAATTATGAAAAGTAGAACTATTTTGAAGTATCAGTATGATGAAATTGGAACTTTCTTGTGTGACACATACGTTGAGAAAAATCATTTGTTAGAAAAGAAAGAAGAAGCACAACAGAAGATTGCTGATTTAATGGCTGACAATTTGCCAGATATTGTAAAACAAGCATATAAGCAATATCCAGATTATTTCGAATTGAAGAAACGAAACATTTATGATATTGCTAGATTTATGGATGCAAATACTTCACAGTATGGTCCAGATCAACCAGGATATTTAGCAAAAATTGAAAATAAGAAAAGGAATTATACACCAGAATCTATTGAGTTTGCTAACTATATTTATGATTCATTAAACAAGCTTGATCTTATAAAGTATACTGGTTCAAGTTACTTTGGATATAATAGTACTAGTAAATACCATATAGTTAGTTTTGATTTCATTGGTCTTGAAATCAGTAAGGGTTGTGATACCAGCAACAGTCGTTATTACAATAGTCGTGATGATGTACATGTAATTGCAAAGTATGCATTGGATCATCCTGAAGTCAAAGAAATTTTCTTGAATTACTTTATTGAAGTAATGAAATATTTGAAGTTCAAGAAGGATATATCTTGTGCATTCTCTACTATCACTACTACTAATATGCTTAAGAATGAAATTCCTGAAGCTTATGATTTCTTCTATAAGAAATGGGGTAAGGAATATGAGAAGCAGGATAGTTATGAAAAGGATCGTAAGAAGGCTGAAAAGAAAGCACAGTGTGATAAAATCGAAGGTCTTCGTGCAGCCATTTCATAATTATTAATTTTTAATTTGACTAAAGTCAAAAGTCTAAATTGGTTTAAACCAATTTTTAAATATGAAAACACTATCGAAATTATTAGAAGAAAAAATGATCCAGTCTAATCCAGATAAATTGGATATGGACTGGATCAATAATGATAAACCTGTTATTACAAAGTCTGGTTATGAAGTAAAGATAGATTCAGTAGATTATAAAGAAATTCCAAACCAATTACATGGTAAAGTATTCTTTTCGGAAGGACCTGTTGATGGATGGGTATGGGATGAAACTGGCAAATGCATTACTTGTAAAGATAGATATGGTAATGGATATAGACCTGGTGATGATGAAACATTATTAAAGAATATAGATTAATAGATGGGGAAATTAAAAATAGATGAGAGAATTAAAACCTATGAAATCATTATCAGATATTGTAGAAGAACAAAAATTATGTAAAAAATATCCATATTTTTGGTCATCTTATTTATATGAGAAAAAATTATGGTATTGGCAAAGAAGTCATTTATATCTTACAGAAAAACATGGGACTTTTGATGGACAAGTTGAGTTAGTGAATTCTCTTACAGATTGTATTGTTGATATGTTAGAAAAAGGAAATTTGACAAACATAATGATAAGAGAAGATAAGATACAGAATTTTGCCAAGAAAAGAAACATAAAAATAATTACATTTTTTTATTGGTTATGTATAATATTTGATGACAATCCAGGTGCTGCATATAATCCAGACAAATCTAAATATGATGAAAAGAACAATAAGTTTGAGAAAGTATGCATATATGTCAATGCAAATGAATTTGATACAATAGAAAAAATATCTTCAACTTTAGTTCATGAACTTACTCATGCTTATGAGGACTTTAAGAGGCATGAAAAGAAATTAGATTGGACATTGTCAGATCTTAGTAAAGATGATGTATATCTAAAAGTAAACAAAATATTTGTAGACAATACTAGAAGTCAAAATGAAAGAATAATTGCTAAAGCAATGTATATTTTAAATCCGCAAGAATCCAATGCATTCAAGTCTGAATTTTCTACATTATTGGATGTTTTGTATGAGAAGACGACAGATGTAAGTTATGAAGAAGCATTGAAACAATTTAAATTGAAAGATGTATATCAATCATTAGTAGAAATACTTGTGTGTTTGAATAATAAAGAATTTCTTCCTATTATAGGAAAAATATATAGAGAAGCAAATGATAATAGCTTTTCTGATAATAAATGCAAGAAAATTCTAACAACTAAAGCAAATAAGTTATTTACAAAGATAACAGAAACACTTCCTAAGATATATTTTGATTATATAGAAAGGAAAAGAATTTCTGAAGGATTAGTTTCTATTCCAATATATAAAGGAAAAATAAAAAATCCAGAATATTTTTGGAAATAATCTTGAAATAAATGATATTGATATTCTATATTAAATATGTACAAGCAATTAATGAATATCACTTTCAGTTCTATTCAAGAACTAAAGTTAATGCTGTACTTAAATTATTTATTAACCCTTTAAATTTTAAATCTTTTAATGAGTAAAGAAACAAAAACAACAAATCTCATTGGTGCTCGAGTAGATGAGGATGACATTTTGAATTCAATGTTTACAAATGACAAGGATCGAATTAAGTTCAATTCAGGAGCATTTGCAACAATGTCTATTGCAAAAGCATTTGCAAAGACTTATGGTATTGAATTGTCCGAAGATGTAAAGAAGGACAAGGCAATGAATACAGTTACCAACATTGAAGTTGGCCAGCTTTATCTTGGTGAAGTTAAAGAATTTGACAAGAATGTTTTGACATTCACTATTCCTGGTGTTAAGGAAGAGCTTATTTGTAAGGAGAATTTCAATTCTTGTATTGATTCAATTCGTAATTACCTTATGACACACAACAATCAATTGATGTTTGAGGTACGTGAGAAGAAAGACAATACTTATATTGTGTCTGTTTCCAATGGTTATTTCCGTTATTGGATGCATCAGATTGAGAATGATATTCAGAAGGAAACACCTATTTCAGTTCATATTGATGAAGTAGTAAAAGGTGGATTTATTGCTCATGTTAATATTGATCCATTAATTGAACTTACAGGTAAGGAGTATGTAAATTCAGTATTCATTCCAGGTTCACAAATTGTATTGAATATTGAAAAAGACTTTGACAAGTGGGTGAATCAAGATATTGATATTATTCCACAGAAGGTAGTTGACTTCAAGCGTGATTATGCTACTGGATGTATTGAAAAGTCTATTGTTGGTTCACGTAAGCGATTGCTTCAGCTTGATGGTTATCAGAATTTGTATGACTTGTGGTTGAAGGAACGTCTTGCAAAGAAAAATGATAATGTTACTTATGAACGTCCTGTTTTAGATGGTCATGTTACAGGTATCATTAATTCAGCTAAGAAGCAAGGTGTATTCATTGAACTTGATGGTTTGAATATTACTGGTTTGATGCCAATAGATCCTAACAAGCTTCTTGATTACCATCCAGGTGATCCTATTAATGTTAAAATTAAGGAGTTTGAAGTTCAGGATGGTAAAGATGCATTTAAGACTACACGAAAAGGTCGAGTAGTTATTTGCAATACCCGCCCTGTATTTGAACTTGCTTAGAACTTGTTTAAATAGAAAATGGTGAAATTCTTAAGAATTTCACCATTTTTTTGTTTATCCTTCCATAAAATCATTATATGATATGGTTGTTGGGCCAAGTTTGATAGTATTACCTTTTCCTCTAATAACAATATCAAATTCACCAACATCACCATCATCTTTTGATGTTACAGTTAGACCATCTGTCTTCTTAAGCCAGTTAATAGCAGCTTTTCCTGATGTTAAAGGTTTTGAATAAACCCAACCATCATCAATGGCATCACTTAATTCTGATTCATCGATTGGGTCATCACTACCTTCACCAAGTAAAAATCTTAATACATCTGTACCTTTTTGATTTTTTAATACTTCCTTAGATTCTGTCACTAAGGATTCTAATAAACTTTTCATATATTTTATTTTTTTTTGTTACATACTAGATCCATCTGTTCTCATAATTCCTGAATTAGATATGGAATTATCTGCTTGATTAGCAGCTACTTGTGATGGTTTGTCAGTTCTTTGAGGTGTATTGATACCTTGTCCATTATCATCTTTATTCTTTTGTTCTTCATCCTGATCTTGTTTATCATTATTTTCATTACCTTGGTCATTAGAACCATTAGGATCTGATTTCAAATCATCTGCAGTACTTGGATCTTCAGCTATAGTAAAACAACAAGCATCACCAGTTCTTCTTACACCAATAAATCCAAGCATATCATCAATAACTCCTTTCAGCTCTTGATCCATTCCATTTGGATTATCAGCATCATTTACCCAGATACCATTATCACCTAGACCATAGATATTTACAAGAGTTTTTGTAACTGTAGCTGTCTTACCAAATGGTTTTCTTACATCATGTTTGTAACGCAAAGCAACTGATTCATTACCATCTTCATCTCGAACTGCAGTTATATAATAATTATCCGGCATTCTCATATTCTGTTTAAGAATTTCAGCAAATGCCTTTGCAGCTTTTACTTTATCATTGCCACCCAATAATTGTCTTATATCCTTCTTAGTTATATCTTCAATTTCTTGATCTGGTTGCCATGCATCTTCTTTTATTTCACCAAACTGGTTATATTCTATATCACCAAGATGCAGTTGTTTTTGTTCATGGCAAGCAATCTTTGGTAATGACTCACATGACCCGTTATCACATGTACCATTATATCCATAAGATTGTTTAATATCTGAAGGACAAAAATATAAGAAATATTCTTCACCAACAGGAACAATCTTTATGCATGACAAACCTTGCATTGATACATAACTAAAAAGAGAAGTTCTGTCATTCCAAACATTTGTATATATAGCATTTCTAACATCTTCTTCAGAATGCCATAATGATGATGTACATTTCAAAGAGAAATTATCTTCTGCCTTTGTTACAACCATAGAAAGTTGTGATGAAAAGAAATTTCTTACATTTGTTACTATATTATCTACAGGAGTCAAATGATTAGTTACACCAACTTTATTTCCTAATGGTTGGTTATCAAATGACTCCTTTATCATTGACAATGTCTTCATTTGTTGAATTTCGTTGAAGTTTTATAGTTAAAAATATATTCTACTATTTTTTGGTGGATTTATTTTATAATATAAGTCCATGTTAGTAAGTTGTTTTCCAATTATCGTTTCTTTATCTGGGTATCCACGATAAAGTTTGTTTTGCATATATTCTTCTAATGAATTGCAACCGGCATAGTTATATAAACAACATACTTCTTCTGGAATTTCTTTAGAATCTATATAATATAAAGGAGTTTCTCTAGTAAAGTTTCTGATGGGTAATCCACATTTCATTATTGTTTTGAAAGCATTATTCTGATAAGAAGATCTGTTACCATCATTGTATACTATGATACTCTTTATTTTCAATATTTTTGAATCAATATTATCATATATGGTTTTCCTTAAAGAATCAGAATGAATTTCTTCATCTCCATCTATGAATATACAATGGGTAAAGTCATTCAGATAGTTATTGTAAACATCGCTATATGCTTCAGACAATATTTCATGTTCTCCTCTGTATTTAGAAATCAATTCTACATTAGAAAAATCAAGAATATCTTTAGGATCCTCACCGGATATGTCATTGTTGTCAATAACAAAAACTTTAGAAACACCGGAAGATATTATCTTAGAAATTTGTTCATTCAAATGATAGTTTTCATTCTTAACTATCATTATAGCAGCTATCTTTATCTTATTTACATGAGGTAAATTTGCTTGATATCCTATTCTTTCTGACAGATATTCATTCTCATTCTTTATTTCACATTCTGATATGACATCTATATCTTTAAAGTCATCAAGAATATTTTGCCAAAATCTTATATTCTTATCAAAAGCATGAATAAATAGTGGCAACTTATGATTTGTCATTTCATAGACAATATCTGCATTCATATCATAAGCAAACGAAGTAGCAACATCAAAATTTGGTTTTCTGAAATCCCAAAGCATTGGTACTAACTGAGCAAAGTACAAATCTTCATATATAGAATACATATTGCTGTTCATTCTGTTATGCTTATCAATATCTTCTTTATTCTCTCTGATGAATTCACCAGTTGGATCAGTTACCTCTATCATAGTGGCTATCTTTCTCAAGCTAACCCCACCATTGCCAACAGCAGGAACATTGAACCATCTTGCATTCTGTGCTATGATAGGTGCACCAATATAGTCATAATTCATATCAATATATTTTTTAAGACTTCCTCCAATACAATATCCATCTGTTTGATATATCAATGCATATTCATGTTCTTTGAAAGTATTCCAAAATTCATAACTTTCAAGAAGATTAGAATAAGATAAAGTTGATAAGAAATAATCATAATCGAATGGCCGTAATATTACATCATGATCTACATATCTCTTCCATTGTGCCGTACCTAAATTTTTTGGATATATGAAATAAACTTCATAATCAGAAAAATCTTTCAAGTTTTTTGACAATGATTCAAGACTTAGCTTATCCAACAAGTTAGGACTTTCTTTATATATAGGTATAATGATACAATTCTTTTTCATTTTTTAAATATTTTATTAAATTATTTTAACCATTTAATTAATTCATCTAAATTCCAAAATATTTTATAATTTAGATTATTTTGTTTAGCAGTTTTTACCTTTAATGGATCTCTTTTTGTCCACGTTATTCCTGCATTTTCATAATATTTTCCATTCTTATGTTGTAACTTATATAATTTATCTTGATCTTCTTTAGAATTTGGATTAAATAAGTGTTTTCCATGGGTCCAATGAAAATTGCATTCAATAAACAAGTCTAAACATGGTATATAAAAATCACAATTGAATGGATATCTTTTTTCATCTCTATATTGTCTGATAGTATCAGGATATTCTAATGAAAGATATAAATATGCTATGTTTTCTGTTTTAGAAATTGGTCCAAATGAATGGTTTTTCTTTTTTGATTCAAAAATCTTCCTTTTTACACTATCTGATTGCGATGGTATTTCTGTCCCATATTTCTTTTTTGATGTTTGCTTACATTTTTCAATAACTAAATCATTCCTTAATGCACATATATGTCCATATTTCTTTAAATTAGTTTCTTCCATTTTCTTTGTAGTAGAAACTAATTTAGATTTATTTGTTACCCCATATTTTATTAAACAAGTTTTTTGTGTTCTTTTTACAATATCTTCTTTGTATTCTTTTGAATGAAGGCTCCAGGTATTTTTAGTTTTTTCTTTATGTGAAGGTAGTTGGGATGCATTTGAAACCCCATACTTTAGTAAAAAAGCTTCTTTTACTTTTATTTTATTATACAATATTTGACATTGTCTATTTTCACAACATTTTATATAATGATTTTTTAAATAATCAAATTTAGCATTGTTTCCACATATTGGACATTTTGGCTTTTCCTCTAAATTATTTTTTATTCTATAAATAACTTCTTTAATACTATCTTTTTCTTTATATCTATTCAAATAATATTCATATACTATTTTATTTTCTTTTAATACTTTATCTGTATGTTTTTTATTAACAGAATTAAAGTATGATAAAAATTCTTTATCTGTCATCATTTATTAATTTTATGATTTAAAATGTCTCCAATAAGTCATGATATTAGAAAGACTATCTTTTGAAAAATGTCCTTCTGTCCATATAGCTGTTGGTAATAATCTAGTTGGTATGACATGTGTGTGACTTCTCAACATAGGTATGTACATCCTCACGGCGAATCCTATCTTATACTTCTTACATATTCTCTTAAGTACTGGCCAATTGATATATCTGTTAACTTTATGGACTGGATCATTAAACTGCAACTGGTAATACTGTTTGAATATTTCATAAATAGTATTCATAACACGAGTTCTTGCAAATGGTGGGAAGTAATGAATGTTTACACCAATCTCTCGAATATTGTTCTTTTTGTCTCTTGTCAATCCAAAAAATACAGTCATAGGAGTTTTGTCATAATACTCCAAATCTTCTGCTGTTTTAGGTGTGGCATAATTGAATACTACTATTTGACCAGGAAGAATATATTTAGTAGTAGCTTTAGTATTTATGAGAATTTCTCTATAAGCAAGACGAGAACGCAAGTTGATAGGTCTTCTTTTTAACGGGTGTTCATTTACAGCTTCATCCAACCTAAAATTCTTAATTTCTTCTTGTTGGTAAATGTAAGTATCTATTTGTTGTAATCGTTGATTCTGTGTAGGCATTTAAATTATAAAATAAATTTACTGGAAGAAACGTTCCGTTACCAATATGAATTTCATATTATGTTCTTTAGCAAAGTTCATACAAGCTTTCCATTTGTCACAATTCTTTATCCATTGTTCTTTCAACCAAACAGAATCTTGTGGTCTTGGTTTCTTAGTTTGAGCATAAGGTTTTACTTCTACTATTGTCTGGTGTCCATCAGCATTCTCTATAATAAAATCTGGATAATAATTTGCCATACCTTTCTTCAATCTGCTATAATATGGTATAGCTAAAGATTCAGATACCCATCCAGTAATGCTAGATTGATTTTCAACATACTGAATAAATTTCATTTCCAATCCGGATCTTGCAATTACTGGATCTTTTTCTTTGCATTTTTTGAATTTCTTAGGATCAACTATTGTTTGATGGTAGTAACTGTTCTTTCTTGGTTTTACATTTTTTATGAAGTTATCTGATCTAACCATAATATATAAAATAGTAACTTTATTATTAAAAATTACCTTTATTATGAAAAGGAAATGGGTCCATGCCATAGATTTATGTATGATGGAATAAGTCTTGATAAGTAAGTATTAATTATTAATAAAACAATTTTTTCTGAATGAAATCATTATTGTCAATGGTATTTGAAGCTGGTGTACCATCAAAGATTACCAAGAAGAAAACAAATATCATAAAGAAAACAAACCAATATAATTTTGGTGATAGAAATGATACAGTTTCTGGTACATATAGCCAAGAAGATGAATATTTCAAGAATAATTCACAAGGTTATATCATAGATAGGAAAACAGGTACTAAACATGATGTAGTTGATGCATCATACAATAGTGATAGTGGTGCTATAGCAGGTGGTACTATAAATTGGGTTCTCTATATTTCAAATGTTGGTCCTATTAAGAAATTGAAAGTATCAGGTTATCAAGGTATCATGTCAAGTCCATCAACAATTACTGCTAAGTATATCATAAGTCATATTAGTGATGGATATTATCTAGAAGATTACCTTGCAATCCATAAAAGAGATATTGCCAAAGATGATAGAGATAAGATATCAAATATCATAAGTAATGGTAATGCTGATGCAAAGTCTTATAGGGATAATAAAGAGTCCAGAATGCAGGAAAAGAAAGTAAAGTTCTTCCAAAATTATGGTTGTTTAAGCAGATCATTTGGGCATGTTGGATTTAATGTAAAAGATGATGGTACAGTTAAGTTATATCAGAATACACTTTTAGCACATAATTCATTGAAGTCTAAAGAAAGTGATTCATATAATGCTAGATATGTAGACAACCCAAATAGTAAAGCTGTTGCCGAGGCTGCAACTAAGACAGCAGCAGAAAATGTTGCCGAATTGTTAAAGCAAGAAATAAATCCTGATTTGAAGGAACTTAAAGGTATAAGTGGTATTGTTGCATTTAAAAAGAAAAGAGATTCTGGTGAATTAGAAGATATTACATTAGATCAGATTTTCTATAATATCAAATCTAAGAAATTCGTCATGCTTGATAATCTTGGTGAATATGATTTGATGGGAAATACTACAAGGTTTAATCCAAAAGAATCTACTGTAGAAGTTGTACCTTACATTCAAAAATTGAATATCCCAACTGATAGCAGTACATCAGAATTTGCTAAGGATTTGAAACTTAAAGCAGTTAAAGAATGGGATAAGTCAAGAAAGAAAGGTAGAAGAGAATATATTGATGCAAACTACAGAAAATTCTTAAATGCTTTTAACGGGGTTCAAACTAAAGGTAAAGCACAATCTAAAGCACGTGATGAGTATGATGAAGAAACTGAAAGTAAGAAGAAAGGATATTTACCATTTGAATTCTATGCTCAATTCTGTAAAGGTGGTAAAGTTGTAGGTACAGATAAAATTGAAAAGGATAAAGATAAAGCTGCTGTAAAAACAAAGACAATTAAAGGTGGTCAAGAAAAGATGGATGCTTGGCATAATGGTACTCGTAAGCAGAATGTAAAGAACTGTTCTGATGATAAACTTAAAGCATATTATAAGATTTGTGTAGATTCTGGTTATGATGAGGAAGCTGAAAAATTAAGAAGAGAAGCTGATTCTCGTGGTTTGAAGTTGAATGAATCAATATCACTTAGTACTTATGCTGAATTATTTTAAATAAATAAAATTAATATATAAAAATGAAATCTATAGTAGAATCTATTAATGAAGCTAAAAATTTTTTCTTTGCCTTGGTTGTAAAATCTTCTGATGATAAAGTTAAAATATTTAGTGTGAAGACAAACTATAATGGAGTAGAGGATTTTGCTTCAGATATAGCAGCAAATGATGATGATGCAGATACAATTGAATCTTGGTTCAAGGTAGGTGTACAATATTCTCGTTATGATGGGTTTAATGATAAGTTTAAGAAATTCCTTAAGAGCGTAAAGGTAACAAAGGATAATTTCTATACTATTATGCCTATTCAAAATATGAAGACTAGACCTAATGCAGTTTACAATTTTAATTAATAAATTAATATGAAAGACGAAATTGATTTTTAAATAAATTAAATTTAAGGTAAATTAAAATACATAAAGCACTATGAATGAAATATTTCATAGTGCTTTTCTATTTTTAATATGAATACCAATGTTCGGTATTCGGAAATATATCTAAAATACGTATAACATTAATGAAAAAGAAAATCCTTTTAACATTAATGTCATTGTTTTTAGTGGTTTCTACTCCTTTTGGTGCTGAAGAGCATGCAATGGCAAAGCATGTGACTGGTACAAAGGTTGAACATGTCGAAAAAGTGGATTCAGCGCAAGCTGTTTTCATGAACAAGAAAATTGCCCTTGAAAATTGTAAAGTTGTATTGACAAGTGAAGTTGAAGAGTACATTAGAAAGAATACTACAAGAAAATTTGACAAAGACATTAGTAGCCACATTGTAAAGGAGTGCCTTGACAATGACATTGACATTTGCTTTGCATTAGCACAAGCACAGAACGAAACTTGTTTTGGAACAACAGGTATTGGTAAATCAAGAAAAAGTATGTATGGTGTATATAAGACTTATAAGCACCAAAATCATTCTACTACAGCTTATATTGATTTATTGAAAACAAAATACCTAGGAAAGAAGAAAACAGTTCACCACTTGATGAATAATTTCGTTAATTTGAATGGTCATCGTTACTCATCTAATAAGAATTATGAAAGAGAATTGAAAAGAACTTATGAGTGTATAAAGAAAAAAACAAAAATATTCAAATTGCAAAATGAATGCAATAAGCTTATGGAGTAAAAAGTTGGGACAAATGGTCCTAACTTTCGTACGCAATCACAAGAGAATATTGATAGAAGTTTTCTCAGTGGTTGCATTTTTCGTATTTATAACCTTGTCAATAAATAAATGTACTTATTACAAAAATGTAAATGATAAGAATATTATAGCACTTACTGATTCTGTAAATTATTATAAAGGTAAGTATGGTAATGAAGTAGCAAAGAAGACAATGATAGAAACTGATTGCAAGAACTTGCAGATCATCAATGATTCTCTATATAGAATGATACAAAGTATGCAAGTAAAGAAACCAGATATAGTAATAGGTGGATCAACTTCAATAGACAATGGTAAGCATGATACAGTATGGGTACCTACTGTTACTGAAATAACTTCTAAGAATATATATAGAAAGTTTGATTTTTCTAACCAGTACAGAGAGCTTACAGGTAATGTAAGTTATACTAATGATACTTTAGGATTATATATAGAGAAAGATATAATGCAGTTCAAGTATGCATTAGCTGTAAAAGATAATGTTGTATATATGACTTCAGACAACCCTTACGTAAAGTTCAATTCAATAACAGGTCTAACAATACCTAAACAAAAGAAAGAAAAGAAATTTGGAATAGGTCCATCTGTATTTGGAGGATATAGCAATAAAGGATTTGTTTATGGAATTGGAATAGGATTACAATATAATTTCATAAATTTTTGAAATATTTTGATTTGATTCTATATTGATTATATCAAAATAATAAACACCAAATTATTAAGATTATGAATATAGTAAAGACTGGTTTGACAAGAAGTAAGAACTGTAAGAAAGCAATAGCTACATATCCTAATTATCGTGTTTTTTTGGAGATCTGGATTTGCCTATCGAGGAGCCGGTGAACGTGAAATCAAACGAGAAGGACAGCGTAATATTTTATGTCCTGGTGGATTTTTCTTAGGAACATTTGATGATGAACTTCAACTTTGCTTTAATTGGGCTTGTGCACTAGATATGGTCATAGATCATGATAAGAAGGAGATTCATATCAATGGATTTAGTGAAAATGATATGTATTAGATGATTAGAATATGGAAAAGAAAGTTTATGTGTACCCAAACCCAGTAAATGATGAATTCATAATGAATAATGAAGAACCAATATTTGATGAGAGTACAATCTGTTTAAAAGTAAGAGCAGGTATGTATAAATTCTGTTACCGTTCAGAATGGGTAATCATCATGTCAGTAAAGAAAGGCGAATGGCAAGCTGTTGATTGTAATGGTGGATTTGCTAATGCTTATTCAAAATGGGCTTGTATTGATCTTGCAAAAAATGAAATAAAAAAGCATCCTAATTGGGAGAACAATACCTATGGATGGTGGAAAAAAGATAGAATGTTTGATGGATTAATACCTGAATGATTATGGTTACAACAATGGCATAGATAATGCAGAGAAAGAAATAAATGAATATTGTTAAATTTTCAATATATAATTTATAAGAATATGATGGACATTTATAATATAAACAAAAAGTTGGCACAAGAAAAATTGAAATCAGATAAGCCAATCAAATGGATTGCCATCTATAATAATAGTAAGCTGGAAATAAGAGCAGGTTATGTTTTGTACCATAAAGATCTTCGTAAGAAGGATGAACCATTACCTATTGGTGGTGGAATATTGAAAATAGAAAGCCAATCTGATGCAACTTGGAAGCTATCACTTGGTGGTAAGTCAGATGATTTTGGTGCTTGTGATTTGCTTTCATTTAAGAATGAGGATATTGACTTATATCCATTGATTGATTTCTTATGTTGGACATTGTATTTTGATGAATATGTAAAGCCATTTGATGTTGATATCAGATTCTATCCATATTTTGTAAAAAGCTTACCTAATAAAGATGAATTTAATTTAACTAACATATTCAGAAAGCAATATGAAAAATATCTAGATGTTTAATAGATGAGTAGAAAGATAGAATTTCAGGATTTGAAATTTGTTTGTGGGTGTAAGATATTACCACCTAAAGGTTATTCTGCTATCACATTATTCGGTACAGTATATACTAGAAAAAGTGCAGATGTTGTTTGGAGATACTTACAAACCAACAGAGGTAAAGTTTGGGCACATCATGAAGCAATACATATCTACCAAGCAGATACATTTAGTTTCATGAAATGGTTTTGGTTTTACTTAATATATATCTGTCAATTCTTGAAGGCTTGGCCATTCTTCATGTCATGGAAACAGGCTTATAAGACAATCCCATTTGAATATGAAGCATATATGAAGCAAGATGATTTATATTATGTAAAATCAACTTGGTGGGATTATATACGTACTAACAAAGTAAGAAAAACAATAAAATTCATATAATAAATGAAACTCAAACTAGTAAGAAAATGGAAGAAAGAAGGATATACTATTGGACAACTTTATGTTGATGGTGTATTCTTTTCTAATACAATAGAAGATAAAGACAGAGGTCTTAATCAGAATATGACTAAAGAAAAGATTCTGTTCATGAAAAAACCAGGAATTACTGCAATTCCTACAGGTACTTATGAAATTGTATTGAATGTACAAAGTCCTAAGTATAAGAAATCTAAAACAATGATGCAGTTCTGTCAAGCATACATGCCTAGATTGCTGAATGTACCTGGTTATGATGGTGTATTGATACATCCAGGCAATTCTGCATCAGATACAGAAGGTTGTATCATTCCAGGAAAGAATGATAAAGTAGGATGGGTAAGCAATTCTACTAATTACTTTAAAGATCTTTACAATAAGATGAAGATTGCAAGCAAAAGTAGAGGAGAAAAGATTACTATAGAAATAGTTTAAATAATGAACATCACTTTCAGTTCTGTTCAAGAACTAAAGATATTCACTAGGAACAATTAAAAATGGTCGAGCTGATAAATTATATCTCTCGACCATTTTCCGCTTCCTGAACGTCCCAGGCGCTTTCCTAGGGACTTTCTTATTTATATATACACCTCTTCATATTCATTAGCACCTAATTGTTGTACTTTGATAAAGATTTCTTTCTTAGTCTTATTTTGTTTTAATTTCAAGGTCCAATTTTTTCTTTCATTATCATAATTAGTAAATTTAGGAAGTATAGTAATGTTAGCACCACTATGATAGCAAGTAAAATTACCGGTGACTTCAGAAATTTCATAATCCACAAATTCATCATCAATTCTTGATGTAACATAATACATAGACCATAGTTCATTTGCTTTAGGACTTAAAGTCCAAACTATTTCAGAAGTATTGTCAGAAGAACAGCTGAATTGATAAGCATGCATAATGCAATAGATTTCTCCAAGATATTGGTTTTTGTTAGATAATGCATATCTTCCAATTAATGGAATAGTTCCTTCTAAATCTGATAAAGATACAATATCTATAGCATAACGAGAATCAGATATGTTTCTTGAAGTTAGCTTTATCTTTGTTGAATCAAGGGTACCATCACTTTGTCTTATTGTTATTGGTAATCCAATACCTGCTTGATCAGAATACAACTCTTTTACTGCCTTTGCTCCTTTATAATATAAATCTACTGTACTTTCATCAAGTTCTGGATTTCTCCAAGATTCTTCTGATATTGTAAGAGTTGTAGATATTTCAGATTCATATTGTGTAAATCTTATTGTACATGATCTTGTTTTTGTAGAATCATTTATCTCAATACATTTGAACGTAAGCTTAGTATCAGATGTTCTATATACCATCAACCAATTAGGTAATGCATCCCAAGTGAAACCAAAGAAGTTTCCACTCTTTGTAGATGTTACATTTATTGCAACTTCAACATTTGGAGTAATGTTTATAGAAGTCTTATCTAAAGAGAATTGATAGCAATGTTGTACAAATGTTAATGAAATATTCTTGCCTGAAGTTTCTTGAGTAAAGCTTACTTGCCAAGTTCTGTTTGTATTAGATATATTCAAAGATGTTGGAGAAACAGTAAAGCTATACCAGTAATCATTATGGGTGCAACTCAATATCATGTTGTTGAACTCAGTAGGTGTCCAACTTATATCTAATGGTTTCATTAAGTCATCATCTAAACTATATATCATGAATGAAGCACTATCAGTAGCATTCAGATATTTTATAGTTCCAGATTCTAATGAAGAAGAAAACAAGAAATTAGTACTGGTTCCTCTTGGTTCTTGCTTTAAAGACAATTTCAGATTCTTCTGTTTTAAATCATCAAGATATAGAGTATCTGTCAAACCTAATCTTCTTGTACTAGAAGTACTGTTAGAAGAAGAAATCAAATTGTTTTGATTCAATGACATCCATTGTTGGTTGTAGTCAGATAATGTTAGAGAATAATCTTCTGACAAATTAGATCTGTAAGTCTGGTCTCCTTGATATTTTATACCAGTCCATGTATTTGTAATAGATTGGGTTATTCCATCAACAGATAATCTTACTGTTCTTGTCTTTTCTTCTCCTTGTCTTCTCCACCAAGAAGTTACAACAGTATACATGTTGTCATAGTTAGGTATTGAATATTCTGGTGTAAGATTAATATCAACATAATCACCATATTCAAATGATCCAACATATTCTCTTGAACCAACAACAACATCATAATCATATCTTGTAGGTACAGCATTCTTATTCAGTATTATAGGTACACAGTACATTTCATTTGTTATAAGATAAGGTAATTTGTTTGTTGTTGCTTCACCTGATATCTTAATAGAAGAAACATCTAAATCTGTTACATTGGCTAAAGTATTACTATCTACAGATGGTGCTTTCTCTTGCAATATAGTATCTTCTTTTGAACCTATTCCAATAATTTCCAACTTTATCTTTACATTTCTGTCAATACCAATATATACATTCTTTCCTTTTATCCTTATATAAAATGCGGCATTGTTGTAGTTGTCAAAATCAGAAACTGACCAATCAGTTATTTCTGTTGGTTTTATATATGCAACTTTATTGTTATGATTCGAATTTTTATTTATCTTTATAGTACCAATATAGAAATTTCCATTTAAAGAAATTTTTCCAGGTCCATCAACTGAGGTTGTTGATGAAGAAACAATATTGTCACTTATATTATAAAGTTTTGAATTATCTAAATAGTCTTTATCAAACTTAGCTCCTTGTGCATCAGTAGAACCATTTTGTGTTATATCATAGTAATCTTCGCAATTGTAATCAGTAATAGAGAATTTTATCTTTCCATAACGTGGAGAAGAATTCACTTCACCTGTCATGATAGACCAAGTTATTTCAAGATACTGAGATTTTGATGATACTATATTAGGATAAGAGTTGACTAACAATTCATGATTTAAAACTTTTTTAGGATTTTTTGTAACAGAAACATCAGCTATCCACATGAGATAGTTGTAATCATATCTCAAGTTTGTAATGCTAGTTATCATATTTGAATAGTAAGAATTTGGCACTATTCCTGCTACAGATATCCTTTTCTTATCTATATCTCTATCTGTAATTTTCTTAGAAGATGTATCAGAATATTCTGTTTGGGTCAATTCTACAGATTTAGTATCAGAAATACAAGTAACATTTATGATACCTTTTCTTCCTGCATAATAACCTGTCTTTTTAAATATCATAAACATTATTTGGAATAATGTATCAGTTGCAGGAATTATATCATCATCATAAGATGTACTGATGTTTTCAACATACATCTTTTCAATAGCAGTCTGTGGATTTACTGTTACTTTGGCATAATAAGAAGAAGTGGCAGAATTTATCTGTGGATTTGATATGCTTATCCATTTTGCAATTTCTTTTGATACTCCAGTAGCACATGGTACATTAGTTACTTGACTACTTGCTAATCCACCTTGTTGCCATACTTTAGTTGTTGAAGTATATGTTCTGTTAAGTAAGAAACCAACATTAGAATATCTTGTCAAAGTATTTGCTTCATTAAACACTTTCCAAGTCATTGTAACAACATCACCAGTATGGTCTACCATATTAGATGACAATGTAAGATCTCTTATTACATTTGTATAGTTAGCACTAGTAGGAACATTACTCTTCATTTTCAGATTTATCTTCCAGTTTCCATAACCAAGATATTCTGAGCTTTCCAATGACATTGCATTCTTGTCTATGTTAAGTTCATTGATAGTAATTACATCCCCATAATGGTCACCATAGAAACATCTTGCTGTGTTTCCTGACATCATCTTTACTGTTCCTGTTATGTTGCAATATAGAGAAATAGATTTTCCATTCACATCTACATAAGGATTGCTTTCTGTACCATATTCTTTTACTTCATCTGAAAATGTTTCATCTTTATACCAAGTGATTATAGCATTTGCATAAGATGGTCTAGCGTTTGGATCTTCTTCGTCTTTATCTTGAACTATCTTTATCAATATTTGCTTTCCAGAATATTTAGAAGTAGAAGTATCTATCTGTTCATCTTTACTGTCAATTTGCCACAATGATACATAAGTAGTTCTAGAACTTGAAGTAGATACATTACCAGATATGTTCAAATCAAACAATGCATCATATTCATGCTTTTCTGCTGTCTTTATGTTCCATCCTATAGGATATACTATATTAGGAGCTGTTACCCAGTTCTGATAAGGTACTACTTTGAATGGGTATCTTCCATGCCAGTATTTTACACAAGATCTGACATATATTGTCACAACATTACTAGCTGCACTTACATGTATTCCATTTCTGTCAAAAGCAGAATCAATAGAAATGAAATCATGATTTTTGTTGTTTGAACTCCAGAAAAGATATTTTGAATCCCTTGGCCAAATCATCATATTTTTCCAAAAGACCGCATTTATATCTTTAAGCTTATCTGTATTTGAATCTACTAACTTTATTGCACCAATATCTTGATTGCCAGTTTTCTTAACGTATATTGCCATCTGAAAAGATTTTCTTGTTTTAAACTTTATATATAAAAATTGCAAAATTAATTTGAAATTCTTTTTATATATTCTATATTTATAATGTCAAACAAATAATGAATAAAATTATGATGAATTTTGTAAATCCTGAAATAGTAAACGTAGTTGAAAATAAAAAGGTTACTTTTGGTGAATATCCTACCAATGGAATCACTTTTGAAGAACTTCTTAAGAAGATTGAAAATCATGAAGAAATTCTTCAAGGTACTCCTATTCATTTCAATATGCACGACATTATTCTTGAAAATAATGAGACATATCTTCAGGATGAATTCATTCATATTCCTACTAATACCAAGATTTTTGTGAAGTTCGATGATTCTGAAGATAATTGGTCACGTACTTCTATTGTTCTTCCTGGCCATAATGATTCAGAAGCTATTTGGATTGCAGATGATGTAGAAGATGCTTGGTGGAAGGCAACACATGAAGAAATGCTTTCCGGATTTGAGTTGAATGCTTTTGTAGAATGGAATTAAATAATGTAAGAATGATTAATTTCTTATTTAGATTGTTTAGAAAATTAGATTTCATAATAACTTGTAAATTCTTAAAATAAGATGAAGAATAAATTGACACATGATATTATTGTTGGTAGTGGATTAGCTAGCAATTTCATTAATTTGATGAAGTTGGAAGGATGGTTGCCAATTGAAGATTATTTTGTTATGAGAAATAATGGAATTGAACTTGATTGGGTAACAGTTCTTACTATGGAAAATGATGGATTCATTGCAATTCCTAGCATAGCAGAATATTGTATTCCAGATCTAGATAGTGGATTAAAACCAGGATGGTACAATTCTGAAGAGAAGCGTCTTGATGATTGGACTAATCCAATTATGTTCAAACCAATTGAAACAAAGAATGTTGCTGATCGTATTAGAGATGAGTTGCTTGATGAATATGAAGAAAAAGAAAATATCAAGAATGTACCTGATTTTGAAGATGCATTTACAGAGACCTTGATTAAGCTTTGTAAAGGTAATTCAGAACATTATATTAAAAAGTTACCAAGATAAATGAATTTCTAGTTCAGATATTTCTATATTATAGATGTACATATAAACATGTACAAGTTTAAATAAAATAATTTAATTAAATACTATTTAAAAATGCAGAATATTCCTTTAGAAGAGGCTTATGCAACTATTGCTGCTAAGCCAGATCCATTTACAATTCGTACAAAGAAGTTGGTTGATGAGTTTGTTGTTTCAGATATCAATACTGATCGAAGTTGTGAAAAGGAAACTGTGTTAGATAACGGACGAAGAGTTGTTATGAAGGGTACATATTGCGCAAGTACCTTCGTAGGTAAGCTCTATAAAATGAATGGTCCAAGTGAAAACCTTTTAGAGCGCTATGTATTGTTTGTAGGTGTAGCACGTCAGAATCCTATTGACAATAGACAGGATGGAGATCTAGCAGTAGAGATGGCAGCAGAGAATGCTATGGTCAATCCTATTATGACAATTAAGTTGCCAAATCCAATTTCTGGAACTGATTTTGCTAGATTTGTAAGTCCATATTTGGATACAATGCCAACTAAGTTTATTCTTACATCTAAACAGATTAGGGATAAGAAGGAGAGTGATTTGTATAGGGATTGGTATAGTATTATTAAACCACGTGAAGAGGCAGCTAATCTTCTTCTATATATGGAGAAGATTCGTCCTATGTTGGATGCCCAAATCAAATATATGTATGGTGAGTAAATAATGCAAGATAACGAATACATTAATCCAGTTGGATATTCAGAAATGTATGAGTGGGCAGAGATACCAGCAGAGAGTCCTTATGGACTCTTTGTTACATTTTCTTCTGAAAATCCTGATAAGATAGAACCTGTAAAATCTGGTTCTGATGAACAGATTCTTGGTGTAACAACTATTCAAACTGCACATACTTCAGATGATCCAAACAATTGGAAATATGCATATATGTGTAATGAAGTTGGTGATAAGTTTTTGAAGAATGATAAGATTGCTATCGGTGTAAAAGAATATGACCAAGTAGAAGAGTTTTCATATATTCACACTAGACCATATAACCATTATGTACAGGTACCAAGTCAATATTATGATCCTAAGCAAGAATATGTAAAGCGTAGTAATCGTAAAGAATGGGTACGAGTAAATTTGATTGGTAAAGTAATTGTACGTGATAATGGTAAGTGTAAGCCAGGAGAATATTGTCAACCTAATTCTACAGGAAAATCCAAGAAACATAGAGGATATGCTGTACCAGCTACTATGAAAGATTATGGGTGGAAATTTTATGTTACTCAACGTATTACAGAAAACACTATAGAGATAGTGATGTCACCTACCATGAATAAATTAAAAAAATTAGAAGTCTAACATGGATAAGATATCAATTATAACAACATTTTACAATGCACAGACGTTTATTGGTAATGCTATTGCATCTGTTTTAGGACAGAAAGTACCAGATGGTTGTGAAATTGAATATGTTTTAGTGGATGACAAGTCACAAGACAATTCTAGAAATATTGTTGAGAATATCATAAACAATACATCAAAAGATAATTTCAAGTTTAAGTTAGTAGAACCTGAAAATAATCTTGGATGTGGTGGTGCTCGTAAGTTTGGTATTGAAAATGCTACAGGAAATTATTTCATGTTCTTGGATGCCGATGATTACTATATTCATCTTGACTTTGTAGAAAATGCTTACAATACAATTACATCCGAAAATGCTGATGTTGTAGAATATGGTGTTATATACAATCAACAAAATGGACAGCAATCTAATTCTACGGCCCCACAGAAGATTGTGCTTACTGATCCTCATGATATGGAAATAGCTTTATTTAAAGACAATCTCATCAAGTTCAATGTTTGGTCTAAGATGTATACAAGAAAGATTGTGGAAAGCTATCCTTATTCTACAGTAAGAACATTTGAAGATGTAAGAACAATTCCTATATGGATAAGCAATTGCAATAAAGTTGTGATTATGCCAATTCCACAAATCAACTACAGAGCTGCAGCTAATTCTATTATCAGAACTAATTGGGTTGATACAAGACTTGGTACTATTTCTGCTATAGCAGAATTGTTCCCGAGATTCAAAGATGATAGACAACTTCTTAAAGCCATGTATACACGTTCTATGATTGATTTGGAAGCCATTATGAACAACAAGTCAAGTGAATGTGAAGGTTTTGATGAAATGTCAAAATTGAATACATATATGCTTAAGTTTATTTATCCAGATAAGTGGAAGGATATCACATATAATGTAGAAATGGATCCAGAATTGAATCCAGATTTGAATAAAGAAATGAAAGCAAAGTATATCAAGACAGATTTGAACAGTTTGCCAGGTATGTAAATAATCTATGTAAATAATCTATATTGATGGGAAGTAGAAATGCTTCCCATTTTTATTTTTAGATATAAGCATAGATTATAAAGCATATATAAAATGGCAAACAAGCTTTTTTACACATACATACACGGCACAGATTATAAAAATGATAGCTTTGTTCCTGATAAGATGATATATTCTTATTGGGATTCATTGATATTTGATGTAAATCACCGTACTATATGGCACCAAGGTATGCCATTCGGTAATGTATATCCAGGTACGTTATCGTATGGTGAAATATTCAATGATCTTCAGAATAATATCGCACTTGGTGCATATTCTCATGCAGAAGGATATAGCACTATTGCTAAATCAAATTATTCTCATGCAGAAGGATACAAAACATTTGTAAATGGAGTTAATGGACATGTTGAAGGCAATTTTTCTTATTCTTTAGGAGAAAATTCTCATGCCGAAGGTAACTTTTCTTATTCTAAAGGAATAAACTCACATGCCGAAGGAGATAAATCAGAAGCACAAGGTAGAAATTCTCATGCAGAAGGATTCATTACTTATGCAATAGGAGAAGATTCTCATGCTGAAGGAAACAATACTTATGCAAAAGCTAAAGGATCACATTCAGAAGGTAATATAACTAAAGTAGAATATGATGCAGAAAACTCACATGCTGAAGGTTACAATACATCTATAAGTGCAAAGAATGCTCATGCTGAAGGAAATACTACAATAGTAGAAAATAGTGGTGAAAATGGACATGCTGAAGGTTTGAATACAATTGTTAGAGCAAAGAATGCCCATTCAGAAGGTAACAATACTTTAGTTGCCGGAGAAAATGGCCATGCTGAAGGTTACAAATCTCAAGCAGCATCTACTAATACCCATGCTGAAGGTAATACCACACAAGCAACTGGTGAGAATTCTCATTCAGAAGGTTACAATACTGAAGCTAAAGCCAAGAATACCCATGCTGAAGGAAATCACACTATAGCTGCAGGAGAGAATTCTCATACAGAAGGAGCTGAAACAAATGTATATTCTCCTTATGCCCATGCTGAAGGAAACACTAATACAATAAATACATTGTCTGATTCTTCCCATATTGAAGGATCAAACAATAGAATATCATTTTCAAAATCTTCTCATGTAGAAGGTGATAATAATATAAATGGTGGAAATATAGGTATAATAACAAATTCTCACTATTCCCATGTAGAAGGATTGAATAATAAGAATTATGCAATAAATTCACATGTAGAAGGAAAAGATTCAAATAATTTTGGTAAAGAATCTCACATAGAAGGTGTTGGCCATCTAACTTATGCTTATACAAGTCATATAGAAGGATATGCAAATAAAATAGGAAAGAGTATAGGTGACACAAAATATGTTCATGTCGGTGGTAATGAGAATATTGCATATTCAAACAGTGAAAATATTGTAATTTATGGTAGTTTAAATAGTGTAAAGGGCATATACTCTGAAGTAAATGGAAAACATATAAACAGTTATGCAAATTATTCTGTTTTAAGAGGTAGTTCATTAACAATAAACAGTGGAAACATTGAAAATAACCAAAAAGGAATAGATTTTGTCAATGTTTCTGGTGATAACATCGCAGTTGGAGAAAATGCAACTTATGGGTTTGCTCATGGTTCTAACATAACATTACAATCTCCTTATGAAGTTGGTTTTGGTAGATATACACGTTCTTATCTAGAAGGACAAAATAAGGATAAGCAAAATACCATATTTATGATAGGTAATGGTATTGGTCCTGGTAATGAATCAAATGCTTTAGATGTAAGAGAGAACGGAATAAGCTATCTTTATAAAGGTATTTATACTTGGGATTATGTAGAAGACTATCCTTATTCTACTGTTGCAAACAATGAATCATCTTACTGTATTACTAGAAGACAACTTTCTCAAGTAGCAACAGTTACTTATGTGATGAGAAACTCTGCTGGTAGAAGAAATTTCTATCCATTAGATGATCCTACTCACCCAGAAACAGCTAATCCTAGGTTTATAGGAGCAGAATATTTCAACAATTATGGTGATACTTACACTTCTCCAAATAATGCTTATGCTAATTTCTGTCATGCAGAAGGATGGGGTACTTATTGCCATACTGGAGCTAGTTATTCCCATGCTGAAGGATTGGGTACTGAAACAAGAAATCCTGGTGAGCATGCTTCTGGTAACTGGAATAAATCATCAGATAATACATTATTCTCTGTTGGTTGGGGAACAAACAATATAGATAGATCAAATGCTTTTGAAATAAAGAGAGAACCAACATCAAATGGTATTGCTTTTATAGATAAGAAACCAATAGTTACTTCTATATTGAATGGCACTGGTCCTACTTATATGTGGAAAGGTGAATATGCTGATTATATAAAGATAAAACAAGTAGACCCAAATACTTTGTATTTCATATATGATGGTGATGCTTCTACAAGAAATGATTTCATAAGTATAGATCAGATGGATGATATAGTAAACAGAAAAGTTGAAGAGAAAATCAAGCAATATACCCAAGGTATTCTTTACAATGCTAATTATAATGCTAAATTTATCGGATATGGTGGTGACTTTAACTTTAGCTATGTTTGGTCTGGTAATACAACAGATTTTGCTGGTCTTGGTTCTCTTGCTAATGATGTTAATACAATATTCATCATAAGAAACAACAAATAAAATTGACTTAATATAAGGATATGGTAGTTATACGAAATGGTAGATTCATATCTAGAAAGAAAACATCATCTGATGAAGTACACCAGATGAGATCTAATGGATCTTATGGATATGAATTAAAATATGATAAAAAAAGAATATGGCCTTCATTTAATGTCAATTGCCTAGAAAATACATTATCATTTCATTGGGATACAAAAGATGGTTTAGGAGGTATTCAAGGAAACAAACCAATTCCTGACAATTCTTCCAGTGATAAAATTCATGAATTTGATCCAAATGGTGGTAATGGATATGTGAATTTGATTGATAGAGAAACATCATTATGGCATAGACCTGAATTGCAAATATTGGTAATAGGACCAAATGATGGTAATGATATTAAAATTGGATCAATAGATTCAATAAAATTACCTGGAAATGTTGATAGTGCAGGTACAATAGAAGCATCTACAGATTTTTCAAATGATGATGTTAATAAAGTAAAAGAAATTTATGAAAAAGAATTTAAGAATTATAATGTTTCTACAGATAATATTGTTATAAATAAGTATAGAGTAAAACCTAATCAACCAGATGAATTTTATGATCATGATGGCAATTATACTAATGATTATAAATACACTCCTTGCTATAAATCTACTGAGGATTTTTGGACACACTTCAAAGTCAATCCTAACAACTCAACAAATAACAGATATGGTATGATAATCATATCTAAGATTTATACTAAGATTGGAGAAACTATAAATTTACTAAAGCTTGGAAATTCGGTAAAATTAGCTTCTTGGTGGCAAAAACCTAATATTCTTTATTATTGCCATGCAAATTGGGTTGATGCAGATGGTAATGCTATTACTAAAGATAGTTGTGAATATAATGAATTGAATGTAGGTGTATATTTGCATATAGAGCTTGGAATATCACCTGATGGTGGAAATACAATATTTTGGAATGACTCCCATAAAAATTCAACAAGATATCAAGCTATAAAGAATTTGAGCGCATCAGTACCAGATGTATTGACAACTAATGCTATAACGGTTGAAATAAGTGGAACAGATAGAAATAGATTCTTACCTAATTATGGAATACAAATAGCTAATGGGAAATCCCCTGATAAGATATTAAGAATATTGCTATACCCTAAATATGTAAATAATGAAGATAACAATACAAATTATCCAATAGAAAAATATTATGTTGGTTACACTTCAGACGATTATAACAACTCAGCAAATCCAAACAATAAGAAACATGATTCTGATATAGTTGGAATAAATGGAAAGAACTGGGCACAATCTGGTTATATGTCCCAATCAGAAAGTAATGTAGATACACCATCAAATACAGAATTCTGTGATGTTTCAACAACATTCAGAATAAAGAGAATGAGGTCTACATCTCCTTGGAACATAAATCTTACTGTAAAAGTAAATATAAATAAAGATACATGTCCTGGGTATATGAGACAAGAAAGATATACCACAGAAAAAAAGAATTAGTATTTTAAAAATGGCAACAGAATATGGCAACCCAAAATTTAGAGATTCTAATAAAAATTTACCATTTACAATGAATGGTCAACCAGCTAATGATGCATTAGCTAGAGTAGTTAATACTGTTAGTGCAAATAATATTACTATATCCAATACAGGATTTTCTTCAAATTCTAATTATTCCAAAACACACAACAATAGTGTCAACTATGATAAAGTAATAAATAGTACAAGTAAAACTTATAGAATAGATTGGAAACTCAAGTCAAATGTTGGTACCCATCCAAGAAAAACAACTTCTCTTAATTACGGGTTGTCAAGTTGGTTTAATGGAGGTACTGATGGTAAGGCTAACAATCCAGTAACATATACTTCTACTATTCATCAATTAAAGGGAACCAACAATTTCAGTTCTTCTAGAAGCTTAGCTGATTTACGTTATTTTGATGCCAAGATAAGAGTAAATAATTTAGATGGAGATTCTAATAAAGAAGTTGTATTCAATACTGCATCTTCTTTTGCAGGAGATAACAAACAAATAAAAGGTGTTGCTCAAGGATATTATAACTATGATGCTCCTTATACAGTATTCACAGCAAACTCTTCAAAAAATTGGGTATCTTTTAATCTGGCAAATGGTGGTATCAGCAATAACATATCTATTACTTCTTCATCAGGAGATATCTCTACTGGTAGCAATGCCCATTATCTTATAATAAGTGACAATTCTCCATCAGTATTATATGGTGATATATCAGGTACTCATACTGTTCATTATAATATAGATAAAGATTCTAATGGAAATTCTATATCTAATACTCATGCAGGAACTGTAACATTTACTTCTGATAATAATGGTAAAGCATTTGTAACAACAAATACTGTTAAGTCAAATCATTATTCAAAGCCAAGAAACGCTACTATAACTTATTCATTAACAGATTATAACACTTCTTCTAGTGGTAATTCTGGTACACTATCAGGGTCATTTACTATTTACCAAGCTGGTGGCAATATAGATCCTAAAGATCCAGAATTGACTTATTCTTGGAAAATAACATCAGGTTCTGAATATGTTTCTGGTACAAAAATAGTGTCTACTTATGTTAATACTGAAACTGAACAAGATAATGTCAAATACTATCAACAATATTCTTATCAAAACAAATATATAATTACAGTTAAAGATAATAGTGGTACAATTGGTAGTATAACTGGTACTCCATCTATATCAAGCATAAATAATCCAAAACCATTATATAAAATTGGAACATTTAACATTAGTGGTTTATCTATGACACCAGCTGTCAATACAAGTAATAGAAGTATAACTGTAAACACAACAGTTTCTGGTAATTATTGTACTAACTTTAATGTTTCAAACACTTCTATAGATACAACAGTTACACAAACAGGATCTAGTTGGGTACAATATCCAGATGTTGTTGGTAAATTGTCAGTAACATGTGAAAATCCACAAACAGATAAAATAGATCAAAGTAATCCAGCATCATTCGAAATAAGACAATTATCCTCTAATTATTATTCAACAACCTTAAGTAATGTAATATTAAGTGAAGGAAATAATGAATTTGGATATAGGTTTGGTACTATATCCGCTTCTTCCGATAATATAAAAGTTTCTGGTAATATAAAAGTAACAGAACCATCAAATAAGATTTTTCCATATAGAGGTGGATCTGTAAATGTTACAATGTATCCTGAATCTCTTACATTCGATGCTGGATATTCAAAGAAGGTTGATGATATAAGATGGAAACTCAAGTTTACACCTGATACTATACAGAATAGTAAACAGATCACAAATGTAAAAAGCAAAGAAATAACAGTTACTCAATCTGGTATCCCAGAAGGTTCAGAAAAAACTTATAACCCATTAACTATAACTGGTAATTCATCATCTAATTGGTTAACAGTAGGAAATACTTGTACATTCAATTATAATGATTATAATAATTATACTAGTTCTAAACCTAATAAGATGACTTTAAATGCTGATCCTAACAGAACATCAGTTAATGAGATTACTGTTACAGATACAAACAGTAGCAATGTATATAAAGTACAGATAACTGATGTAGATGAATCCACAAGTAAAACAGCAAGTTTAACATTGAGTAGTTCTGATTCTAACACAACTTTAGATAAGACTACTATATCTGATTTTATTCAATATGGTGAAAATATAAATTGTAATATTTCTTTATCTTATAGTAATTCAACTGATTCAGATAACAAATATGTAAATTTGATAAATACTAGTTTAAGCATATCTGATACTGATGAACATAATTTATCAATATCTAGAGGTACTACCGGGCATACAAACAATACACTTACTGGATTAAGTGCATCTAAGAGTGGTGATAATGATAGTTTGACGATATCAACTAGTGATGGAAATCCTTTATGGTGGAAACCAAATAGTTCTACTTTTGTAGGTTTAAATATTAGTGCTTCTGGAACAAATCTTGGATATTATACATTATCTAAATCAAGTATTACTGTTAGTATTCCAGGAGATTCACAACAAACCCCTTGGGTAAAATGGTATTCTAAATCTGAAGGAGGAAGCTGGACAAAAATATCAGATGAAGCTTCTAGATTAACCATATTACAAAGTGGTGGTGCTGCTTCTGCTACTTCTTCTAGTCCATCATTATCAGAAAGAGGATATGGTTATGGGTTAATAGATAAACCATTCAAATTAACCAGAGGAAAACCATCTTCTGCTTCAACTAAGGTATATTATAAAGTTGAATCAAGTGCTGGAAGTGCTGGAACGAATGATAGTGTATATATAGAAAGAACAGATGGTTATACAGGATTTGGTGAAGTATCTGTAACAGCTTCTTCTACTAATATACCTATTACTGCAGATAGTTCTATATCTGTTGGATCTGGGGATTTACAAGTAGCTGGTTCTGATGAAAATACAGAATATGAAAACTGGTATGTTTACGGTCCTTCTGTTACTTTAGGAACTCCTGCTATAACAACAGAAGCAGGTCTTTCAAAAATTACTAAAAAATATGTTGGAGCTACAATAGCAGGTGCAACTGTACCAAAAAGCATATCAGCATTTGCAGCAACAGAAGATAAAGAATTCAAAATATCTGTATCAGTTAGCCCGTCAGTTACTGCTAAATGGGAAGCTTCAATATCTGCTGATGGTTTGACATCATCTGATTCTGGTACATTTGATACATCACAATATGGATCTGATAATATATATTCTAGTATAACTTATGAATGGGATACAAAAGAAACAACAAATGAAATAACTTGGAAACCTGATATACATGTAGCTAAAAAAGATTATGAAGAATCAATTTCATGTAAAGTAACTGTGTTATATCAAGATGGAACCGAAGAATCAGTTACATTAACTTGGAAAATAAAAGTACTTGCTACAAGTGTTAGATTTGAAGGTACTTTAATATGCAGTGATGATAAGACAATAACAGCATTTGATCCGCAAACTTACGATACATCTGCTTATGTTGATGAATATAAGGTTACAGCTACATCTGGTTCATTAACACAAGATTGGACAGAGTCTTATCCTGCTGTTTTGAATTCAACTTCAGAAACATTGACAGCAGTACAAGGTAGTAATGGAGATGAAACAGGTGATGCATCATTTGAGTATACTCTAAAATCACCAAGTATATCAAATGCAACTGTTATAACAGGACTTAATCAGAAACAGACAGTTCATTTGTACTGTTATGGTAAATCTTATTATAATGCATAATTCTATAACGCATAATTCTATAATAAATAGTTTTTATAATGAAATAATCTTATATGAAGGGAAGAACTTAAGTTCTTCCCTTTTAATTTTTATATAAGAAAGAAAAGTAAGAAATCAAAATAATTAGCATGGCAAAAGTATCAGATAAGGCAGTAGGCAGAAGTAAAGGAGTAAACTTACCAGGAGGTATACCACAAAAAGAAAACAATTCTATTACTGGTGATTTATCTTCAATTATAGAAAACGTAGCAAAGGATATAAATAAGCATATAGATAAGATCTATTCTGGAATAGATGCAATATTTGATGGTTTAGTTGATCCAAGCCAGCTTCTTCTTTCAGAAAGTGATAAGTCTTTAATGTCTTTTGTTTCTGGTGGTCAATCTATATCAAAAAATCAATCTTATTCTTCTAAGCAAACAAATATTCAACAGTTTGCTAAATCAATATCTGAAAATATTAAAAATACAAATAAGATATTGACATCTGATGGCATGCAAGTTATTGTGACTAATTTTAATGAACAAAAATTAGAAAAAGAAAAATATAAAAGTAACAATACTAATGATAATCAAGTCAATCCAGTTGACTTAAATAGTCTAAAGATAAAAATAGATGACTTGAATTTTGGAAAAGATTCTTTGGATGCTTTAAAATATTTGTCAGATGCATTAAATAGTGTTTCTAAAGTAAAGTATGAAGTTAAAGATCAAAACATAGTGCAATATCTTACTGGAATAGATAAAAGTATATCAAAAATAGATATAGATAAACTTAAGAAAAAAATATCTAAAGTCAACAAGTTGTTGACAAATGATTTTCTTGGTCTTTGCAATGCCATAAATTCTGCATCTATAGACTCTAAGAAAACTATGTCTCAGTTGTCAAGTGTAGTTGAATTAATGAATGCTATTCCTTCTATTGGAGAAATGGACAAACAGAAGATGAAAACTTTGAAGAAGAATCTTCGTTCTATATATTGGATGACAACAAAATCTAATATTCTTACAGGTATTGGTATCACTTCTAAGGGATTGATTTCTGCTATCATAGAGAATATAGTAGCTAGATCAAAAGAAGCAGGACAGGGTGGATTCAAATCAGTAGGTGCTTTAGCTAAGTTCATAGAGTCATTAGTTTCTTTAGGAGAAGACACAAATGTAGATAGAACTAAGATAATGAAGACGCAGATGGCTCTTTGGTCACTTCTTAGAATATATGATACAAAAGGGCCTATTGCTTATCTTACATTACAAGTAAAAGAACTTGGAGATGAAATATTTAAGAATAATGTTGTTGGAAAGAATAACTCTTCTCTTAGAGCCATAGAAGATATGATAGAAGATATTAGTACTGTTGGGAATAATGTAAAGTTTAAGGATATTGCCTATACCCAGTTGATAGCAACTTATGCTTTAGGTACTACTTGGCTTTATATGAATATAGTAAAGTCTCTTTCTAAGATAGATGATACAGAGCTTAAGAAATTAATAGGTGATAATGGTAAGCTTTCATTTATTATGCAAGTTGTACAGAGACTTTCTGCTAATGAATCAACTTCTAAAGATATAAAGAGCGCTACAAAAACTTTAGTTCAGCTTACTATCATGATGAGTGTAGCAAATATGATATCTAAAGTAAGTAAAAATGGAATAGTTGGCATATCAGATTCTTTAGTTTTCTTAGATAAGCTTGACTTCTTAGGACAGAAGATATTCACAATGCAAGATTCTGCTATCAATGATGAGTCAGTTCCTAAAATAATGAAAAATTGTGAAGATGTTATTCTAAGTTTAGGAAAAATAGCAGTTGTAAGTACTATAGCAGGAATGTTTGTTGACAAAGGAAAAGAAGGAGTGTCAAATATGAAGACTATGGTTACTCAACTCAAGTATTTAGTCAACAACATAAATAATAAGAAGAATCCATTAACAGCTTCTAAAGATGATGTATCTAAGATAGAAAGTTGCCAGAAAATAGTAGAAAGCCTTAGTAAACTCTCAATTTTAGCTGCTATAGGAGGATTGTTTGCTAGTAATGGACAAGAAGGAATAAGAGAGTATAAGAAAGTACTTACTAATTTGAAGAGTTTGATAAAGAGAATTCAATCTGATGGCCTTGATATAAACCAAGAAGATTTGAAGAAAATAGACAATATAGAGAAATTAGTAGAAAAACTCACTATAGTGTCTATGCTTGGATCAGTAATGGGTATAACTGCACCTTTATCAATATTAGGATTTAAGTCTATGCAATTATCTGCTGTAGCAGTAGGTAAGATGATAGATACTCTGAATGGAATAGAAATAAATGATGACTTCTTTGATAGAATTAAAAACATAGGTATTGTTGTAGCTATAGCATCAGCAACAATGCTAGCTGGTGCGGTAATAGGAAAGATTGTTCTTCAGAGAATGCCTGAAATACTTGGATTTACATTTGCTTTAGGAACATTCATACTTGGTGTGATAGGTGCTTATAATCTTGCTACTAAAGGAATGGATGAAGCTCTTGGACAAACCAAAAAAGTAGCACTGTTGGTATATTCGTCAGGAGCTACTCTTCTGTTAGGGGCTGCTATCATGATGATACCAGGTATCTTTACTAATGCCGTTCTTTTCACACTTTCTCTAGCAGCGTTTATAGGTGCTGTCACTTTTGCTTATACTCTAGCTAGTGAAAGAATAGAGAGAACCATAGAAATATCAGATTCATTCATAAAGTTAGTAGTGAAGTCTGGTTTGATATTAGCTTTTGGCGCTGCAGTCAATGCATTCCTTCCAACTGGAAGTGTAATTGGATTTGCATTTTCATTAACTCTACTGATAACTGGTGTTATAGGTGCTTATACAATAGCTAGCAACATGATGGAAGACACTATGTCATCAGCAGAAGAATTTGCTTGGTTGATAGGTATAGCTGGATTGACATTACTTCTTCCAACTGTATATATGACTAAACATCCAATTCTGTTTGGAACTGCATTATTGTTTGCTTTCGAGCTTGGAATATTTATACTTTTAATGAAATTAGCATACTCTGGTGGAGATTTTGCAGCTAATTATATAGGTGGTAAGTTAGGTGGTAAGTTAGATGTTACCCAAACTACAGAAAAATCCATAGATGATGCTAAGAATTTTGCAATTCTGGTTGGAATATCTGGAGCTATACTTCTATTAGGTGCCAAGATTATGAATATAGATGGAATGTTCTGGTCTGCTTTAGGATTTACTCTTACATTAGGTTTATTCTTGGGTGGAATATCATTAGCTTATTATGGTGCTAATAAGATACTTAAAGGAGAAAAGGGATTAATCATGGCACATGAATTCTCTAATTTAGTTGTGCTGTCAGCGGCAACCCTATTAGTTGGTGGATTATTTATGTTGATACCTAATATGAAAGATGCCACTATATCATTTGCATGGACATTAGGTGGATTCATAGCAGGAATAACATTAGCTTATGGATTTGCTGGAAAAATAATTAATGAGAAAACATTATTCTTGGGATATGCATTATCTGCTTTAGTATTAGTCTCTTCTATAGCATTGCTTACCGGTGGAATGCTAATGATGAACTACCCAGACTTAGATATCAACATACTCAAGTTCTTAGCTTTAGAATTCGTGTTAGTAGGTGGAATGTCATTCATACTTGTAATGCTCAGCAAGGTAAAAAGAAACCTTAAAACAGGAGCTTTAGCTTTATTAGGAGTTATTGTATGTATTGGATTGTCAGGATATGCAATGATGGAGATAGTAAAACTTCGAGATAAAATAGGTGGTGATTGGGGTGGAATTTGGGCAACCATAGGTACCACCGTAGCAGTACTATTTGCGTTTGCTGGTGGAGTAATAGGTCTTGGATATCTATCAGCTGGAACTGGTGGTTTAGGAGCTTTAGCTTTAGCAGCCGGTGAAGCAGCTTTAGCTGGAATCATTGGTTGTGTATTATTAGCAGGAAAAGCCATGCAAGAGATTATAAAGGTAATGGATATGGCTTCTAAACTTGAAAGAGTTGACACTTCTATTATAACAGATGATATTAAAGCCATGCTAAGCATGATTTGGGAACTCAAACCATTTATGAATCCATTGCTTGATATGATGATAGTTGCTGCATCTGGAACTATTGTTAGTTTAGGACACATGATGTCTATGTTATCAGAAGGAATTCAAGACTATGCTAATCTTTCTATACCTATATATGGAGAAGGAGGAAAGATAATAGGAAGAAGAAATTTGACAGATGCTGACTTTACAGATGCTGCTGAAAACATAAGAACAATAGTTACTATAATAGGTGGAACTATCTTAGATACATACAAAGATAATTCTGATATATTCTCTAATGGAATGCTTGGGGACTTCTTAGGTATGGACACCCCATTCACTAGAGTGGTGAAATCATGTACCGGAATGGGTAAGATGATTGCTAAGATAGCTGAAGGTGTCAAAGATATGGCTGATCTCAAGATAGCTATCTACAATGGAACAAATAAAGTAGGATATAGGAGATTGACATATCCTGATTTTAAGAATGCCGCTAAAAATATATCTAAAATTGTTACATGCTTAGGATATGCATTATTAGATTTATATGATAAAGCTCCTGAAGGAATGTTTGATAGTGGTTGGCTTGGAAATATGATAGGAGTAAAGACCCCATTTGGTCGTATTGTTACCGGTTGTACAGGCTTAGGAAAAATGATATCCAGTATAGCTAAAGGTGTCAAAGATATGGCTGACTTAAGAATACCTATATATGGATCTGATGGAAAACAGAAAGGAACAAGACCACTTGATTTTAATGATTTCAAAGCAGCAGCAACAAATACCCAAAAAATAGTATCATGTCTTGGAAATTCTATTCTGGCTCTTAAAGACAATCCTAATGCTGAGTGGATGTTTGAAGATCAATCTATTGTGTTTAAAGACGGAACTTGTTCTAGATTTTCCCAAATAGTTACAGCATTGAAGGGAATTGGATCATTAATGTCTGAAACCGCTAAAGGTGTGAAAGATGTTGCTGATTTAAGAATACAAAAGTATGATTCAAATGGAAAGCTTCTTAAAGGTCAATATGAAAAGATACCAATAGAATCATTAAGACCTAAAGGTGCTGTATACAATAATGTAACAGCTTTGATGTCTTGCATACCGGCGGCCGTAATGGCTATATATAATGCACATAGTAAAGATTGGTTTAAAGATTCTGGGTGGTTCAATCATGATGGAAGTACTAGTCCATTTGCTAAGGTAAAGAACTGTTTAGGTGGACTTGACAAGCTTGTTGCTGCTAATGTAAAGTCAATAAAAAGTATTCTTGACTTAAAGATAGATCCTCTCAAGATGATTGAACTCTCAAGCATCATCTCTTTAATGATAAGTTCTGTTCCTAATGCCGTAATTAAAGCAACAATGGATGAGAACCAAGAAGAACTCAAACCATTCTTTGAAGATGCAGAAGATAACATTAAGAAGATATCTTCTAGCTATGGTTCTTATACTAGGCTTTTGAATAACATGGTATCTTCTTATAGTGACATATTGAAATTAAAATCTAAATTTGGAAAGGAAGATGATATACATGGATTAAATAAGATAGTAGATGCAGTTTTAACACAACTTCCATTTAGCATGTCTAGAGCTATTCAGAAGATGCCTAATATTAAAGACGATGAGTTATCTTCTATACAAAACCAGTTTGATATATATACTGATATACTGAATGATGCTATAAAATCTTATAAGAAGATAATCAAATTCAAACAGAAGTTAGAGAAAGAAACTAAAGACAATGCTGCAAGTATAGTAATATCATTATCTGATATACCTAAAGAGATGGTTAAAGGAATATCAGAGACATTTGTCTACTTAAATACCAAAAATTTGTCTAAGAACATATTGATGTTTGGACCTATGATGGTGGATTACTATAATGGAATGGAGATGTTGTTTGAGGTTTATGATAAAGCTCCAAAGGATACTTCTAAATATGACAATGTAATAAATGCTGTAAAAGGTATAAATGTAGAAATAGCTAAAGTAAAGAATATACCACAATTTAGAGCAGAAACACAAGATGTATCTAAGTTTATTAGATCTATAAATACTTTAGATGTAGCAAAAGCACAAACTATGACTAATTTGATAACTGCTTTAGACCAAATGGCTAGAAGATTAGGTGGTCTTGACAAATTAACAAATACTTTAGCAAATAAGTTAGCTGTTGTATTGGATAAGCTTGTAAGAGAACTTAAGATATCTGCTAAGACTATAAATCAAGCTGATGAGATGCAAAAGAAACGTCATGCGGCTATAAAGGATTCTATTTCTAAGATCAGTACATTGTTGAACAAACCAGTAGAAGTAAATGTAAAGCAAGTTCAAGATACAGAAAATTCAACTATGCAATATAGTGATACTTCTACAGGCAATGGTCAAAATAGTGCTGAAAGAGATGAAACACAAGCAGGAGATAATCCATTAAATAGTAAAACACCATCTAGCGAATAAAAAAATTCAGAATATTGAAATATGTTTTCATTATCAGGAAATAGAGATGGATTCAGATTGATATTACCAGATGAATTCATCCCAGATGAGATACAAGAAAAATACACTAAGATACTGAAAGATTCTCATAGTTTCATAACAAAACCAATAGAATTCTTGAATGAGACAATACAGAAAGTAGAAGTACTTGGATTCTCATCTGGTACTGTAGCTCAGCAGCAAACTAATCATGGTAACCCAGTAAGGCTTCCAGGAAGAACCGAACAAAATTGGATGCAAGGTGGTGCCAGTGATGTAAATTACAGAAGTGTTGCTAGCCCAGCTGCATTAGTTGACCATACATTGAACATAGATTTCAGACATACTTTAGGATATGTAAACTATTTTTTATTGTTTGAAAGCTTTTGCTATCAATATTGTAGAGATACAGAAAATTTAGATAAGAATCTTGACTATAGCTTTAATGTTGATCTTTTGAATGAAAATGGATGTGTCTATTCCAGAATTGTATTAGATCATCCAGTTATAGATGGGGTAGATATGCTTCAATTTGACTATACCCAACCATTGGCACAATCTGCTACATTCAGATGTGTATTCAAGTATTCTAACTTTGACTACCAATTCATTCAAACAGATGCTAACAACAGATTTGAAGAAGAACAGCCATTTGACAAACCTATAGAAGAAAGCATAATCATTAAAAAGAAAGAAGATACAGAATTTAAGAATTATCCTTATTCTACTATATCAGTACATGGCAATACAACAGATAATCTTGATTTGAATCATGATCCAAAACTAAATGATGATTGTGGCCCATCAGATAATTCTAAAACGTATATTGATTATGATGGTTCACCAATAAAATAACATGATTCTCCAGGAATGTGCCTGGGTCACACAGTTGGCGGAAGAATATGCTTCAGTATATTCTATAACCTAAGATAATTTTAACGTCCCTGTGTGACTTTTATTATATTTTTGAAATTTTCTAAACTAATTTCTATCATATATTTGAACAATTTAAATTAGAAATAACATGAAACGTGAAGATAGAAAAAAGTTTGAAAATGTAAGTTTGTTTACATTTGATGAAATGTTGAATGGAAAATTGGATAGATGGGAATCTTGTACATTGAATGGTAGAAACAGTCCATCATTAGTATATTCTTTAGTAATTGATATGTTCAGATATATTGGAGATACAAGACCTGAAGAACAGTTACTTACTGAATGTAAAACTGATAGAGATTGGTTCCAGAAACATACTTGGACTACAATCCAGCATAACAAATGGAGAGAAGAACATCTTATTCCTGTAATTATGAAGAGAATGAAATTGCCAAAGTATCGTGCAGAACGAGAGAGTTCTTGGTTTATGTTGCAATGGTCATTCAGAATTGAAGACTAAAATTAAATTAACATTTTTTAATTTGAAATTCATGAAATCAATTTACATATTTGCACATTTTTTATTTATAAGTAAATATGTAAATTGATTTCATGAATGTTTTTATAGGAATTGATCCATCTATAAACAGTACTGGTATGACAATAAGAACTGATACTGGTTTCTGTAGATTTTTCATAATAAAAGGAGATAAGCTTACAAAGAAAGAAAAGAATGCACAATCAAATAATTCTGAAATTTTTGAATATTGTTTATATCAAAAAGAAAATGTAAAAGATACAAACAATGCACATGAACGTGAGCTAGCAAAAGCACACAACTTGTCAACAATTGCAGACACAATATATAATATTATAGAAGAATTGTTACAGCAATTCAGAAAAACTAGTACTATTGACTCAGTAACAATATGTATGGAAGGAATATCTTATGGTTCTATTCATAGTGCTGCAGTAATGGATCTTGCTGGATTGAACTATTTGATAAGAGACAGATTGCATCATCATACTGTTGTTGGTACCCTTCTTGTAACACCACCTGCTGAAGTAAAAAGGTTTTACACAGGATCTGGAAATGCAAATAAGCAATTGATGATTTCAACATTCAAAGGATCATTTCCTGATTTTGATTTACCAAAAATCGACGATGTTTGCGACAGTGAAGGAATGGCAAAATATGCAAGAGATTGGTTTGAAAAGAATCGATAATGTTTCTATCTTAATAACATGATAAATGAGATAGAATACAATATAGAAAATATAGCAAAAGAAGTACTTGGTAATGATTTTAAGTTTAGAGATAATCAACTTGAAATTATTGCAAAGATAGTACGTAATTGCATAGAAGAGAAAAGCAATCACCAGACCCATTTGGTTCAAGCACCTACTGGTACTGGTAAGTCAATAATTTTAATAATATCTGCATTAGTACTTGCAGAATGTTACAGTAAGAAGAGTTTTCTTCTTTGTTCGGATCTTTCTTTGTGGAAACAATATGATGATTTTATTGATTCACATGAAAAACTGAAGTATAAGATTGGAAGAATAAAAGGATCTGCAAATTATGTTTGCCAGAAAAACAACAAAGAAGTCAATAAAGGAGAATGCAAAATAGCTAAGATTTCTTGGAAAACATTGATTAATCCAGAATTGGCTGATGCTTGTGGATATGATTGTGCAAGATGGTGTCCTTACATTAAGGCAAGAAAGCAAGCTATGCGATCTGATATAACAATCATGACTTATCAGATGTACTTTAGAGCAGTAGCTGGGCATATAGAAGTAAATCCAAATGCTTGGTATGTTCGTCCTATTGTATTTTGTGATGAGTGCCACAATATTCCTAATTTGCTTCAAGGTTCATATTGTCCTCAATTGAGAGATACAAATCTTTCTAAATTACTGCATATATATGATTATGCAATAAGTTTGAACAATGATATGTTTGCCGATGAATGGCAAGAAGAATTGTCAAGTCTTTCAACAGATATTGCTTGTTCACATAATCAGTTGAAGGATAATCTTGAGGCTCTGTTCAATTCTATATATGAATGTAATGATAATACTGTTCTTGATAGAATAAAAGAATATGCATATAAGATTAGTATGTTTAATGGTGTTGTAGATAAGATAATGGAAAAACTTTCTGCAAACATCAAAGGAAATGGTTATGTTTCAAGTACAGAATATGAAGTATATGAAGAATGTGAATGGCAAAAGAGACATGAAACTATGCTTAAAAATTACTTCAATATTGTTGCTGTAGAAGAAAATAAGGATTATGTTGTAGTAACACCAAATGAACATACTATAGAAATGTTCAATCATAAAACTGGAAAGATTGTTAAGAAGAAGGAAAAGACTATTGACTTGCAATGTGCAAAAGAAGATTATATTGCACAAGCATTTTTGTTGCAAGGTCCAGAACATATTGTTATGACTTCTGCCACTATAGGAAATATGGATAGTTTTTCTGAAAATCTTGGTATTGTTGATCCATTAGAGGATAATCTTCCATCATTATTTGATTTTACAAACAGTCCTATATATGTTCTTTCAAGATGGAAAATGAGTCAGAAATTCAAGGATGAAAGTTTTCCACATGTACAATCTGCTACTTATGAGCTTTGTAACAGATATAAGAATAAGAAAGGAATAATCCAGACTTGGACTTATGATCTTGCAAAGAAGATATATGAAGAAGCTCCACAAGATTTGAAGGATAGAATGCTTTTGTATAATGATGCAAAAGAAAAGAGAGATTTGATAGATTACCATAAGAATACTGATTCTGATACAATATTAGTTGGGCCAACATTGAATGAAGGTATTGATTTACCTGGAGATGAATGCAGATTCATCATTATGATTAAGATGCCATATCCATATCTTGGATCTCGTCTTGTTCAACGTAAGAAGGATTTGTATGATGGATGGTATCAAAATGAAACATTACGAACTATTATTCAAAGCATTGGTAGAGGTGTAAGATATGATGGTGATTGGTGCCAGACGTATATATTGGATGGTAGTTTTAACTTTTGGTTTTATCAGATGAAGTCTTCAATCCCATTAGAAACACAAAAAAGATTCAAATTCTATAGCTAAAATATTCATGAAACTTACAACACTTGTAAAATTAAATGAAATGAAGGCAACTATGATATTTAATGATATTGTAGTTGAAGTGGATGAACAATCTCCATTGCAGAAGTTTTTCAATAAGCATGGTATTGTACCTGAAAAGATAAGTCCAAGTTCTAAGGTAAATCAAATTGGATTTTCTGAAAAGGAACAAGCTTGGTATGGATGGAGCCATCGAGCTATATATGGATTTAAGATTGGAGTTAAATCTGGTCCTGGTAAAGTTGGGTATGAAACACTAAAGCAAGAGAATGGTCCATTAGAAGCAAAAACGTTAGATGATTGTAAGAAGATGGCTATAGCTTTTGCTAAAGAAATAGCTTGAAAGTTTGAAATTTAATATAAAAAATCTATATTTATTTTGTAAATTATTTCATAAGTTGAATTTTAAAAACAGAATAAATATGGATTTTTTGTCTTTTATTAAAGAAAGTTCCCCGAAGTTAAATAATATTCTTGAAACAGAATATCAGAATTATTTGAATTTTCAGAAACCATTAGAATTCTTGAAGGTGGGCCATATATATGAGTGCAATTCTATCAGGTATGGTGGTGGAGGTGGTAGATTCATTATTACAGCAGTTGCTCCATTTCTCAAGAAAGGTTGTAACATTACTGATCCTGAACCAATTTATCATATCATTTCACTAAATGAATTAGGTGAATATGATCCAAGAGAAGATGATGTTCATTGGGAGTCGATAGATAAGATTTATGAAATGGTCTTGACAGATGTTACTGATGAATATAAAGATAGTGATAAGATATTCAATTTGATTCATCCAAAACCATTTTGGGAATTCTATTGGGATGTAGATAAGAAAAGAATATTCAAAGTACATACATCAACTTGGTCTTATCCTGATGGGTGGTGGAATGGTGACAAATACAAGCCAAAGAGATGTCACAGAGCTGAGTGTTATGTACAACCATTATATGTTGATGAAGTAAATAATACGATAGAAGCTGAATGTTCTTATTCATTGATTAGATTAGGTGCAGACAATAAATGTTGGTGTGTTGATACCGGAAAGTCAAGAATGGGTGGATATTGTGATGGAAAATTTGAAGGTAAGTTCAATAAGAGAACTGCTTGTGCAAGAGTAATCGGAGTACCTTACTTCAGAATGCTTGATAAAGTGTTTAAAACAACAGAAATTGAATATGTTACATCATTCAAACCTTACCCATTTACTTCATTATCACTTTAATTTAATATGAAAAAGAAAGTATTATATATCTATGGTTATGGTAGTTCACCAGAATCTAGTACATGCAAATGGCTGAAGAATAATCTTCCTAATGCAGTTGTATATAGTTTTGGATATGTTCAGTCGGATCCAGAAAATTCTATTCCATATTTATGCTCTTTAGTAGAAGAGTTGGATATTGATATTGTGATTGGATCAAGTCTTGGTGGGTGGTATGCTATGCATGTTGCAAGCATTTGTTCATTGCCAAGCATTCTCATTAACCCTGTAACTGATTCTACATTAGAGCAAGTTGTGGATTATGTTTCAAATCATGATAGTCATATTGTAGAAAATCTTGTAAAGTATTCTAAAGAACATCCGTTATTTGAAACTGATGAATATTGGACTGGTTATCGATGGGATGATGCTGAAGATGGATATTATTCTATATTGGTATGGAGTGATGATGATGAAGTGATAAAGAGAACAAAAGTATTACCTACAGAGTTTCACAAAAATATTTTGACTAAATATATTGTTCCTAATGGTAAACATCAGTTAAATGATGATGAAAAGGCAAAATATATATTACCAGCATATAATAATTTAATAAATACAATTATTCCTAAAGCAAACAATTTTTATAAAAATACAATGGTTATACCATGAAGAAATTAACTCAATACATTAAAGAGCATTATATTACAGGAACAGATAAAGAATCAGTATCTAAATTAGTGGATAAATACGGAGATGATATGTTTGCTATTATAGAATATGGATATAGAGATATTGGCGGTTGCTCTGGAATTGAGAAGAAAGAAGATATTGTAAATAAAGCAGATTTTGCTAAGCTATATAGAAATGAAGGTAAGATAGTTGCTGTTGCATTATATGCTGATAAGAGACATCCTAATGCTGGTTCAGATGTTTATTTGAATGACAGAACAAAGAATCGAGGTAGAAAAATAGTTGCAGTAGCTGCATCAGAAGGAAATTCTGAATATCTGAAGAAGATATTGACAGAAGATTTCAAGAGAATGGAAAGAAATGTATGGGGTGAATTCTCTTCAAAAGCTGCAACATTTGCATTACGTTGTGGTGCATTACCTATCCCAATAGAGGCCGCAGAAGCTATCATGGATCCTAAGAAATTCTATGATAAGAAAGAAGATGGATATTTCTATACAAGAGATATTAAAGCCACAAGCATACAAAGATAATGATGGGAAATCATCTTTTCTACAATCATAATGTAGATGAGAAACTTACAGAAGAAGATATTCAGAAGTTTAAGAAACTAGCAATAAAATATGCTGCAGAAGATGAAAAACTAAATCATATTTAATATGACAGAAAATCAATTGAAATATGCTCCTAAATTATTCATATTAGTGATGGGAGCTAATGCTGAAATTTGTAAAGGATTTACTTTCCAAGATGAGTTTGACCTTGCTTTAGAGACCTGGGCTAAAGAGCTCCCAGAGAATGTTAATATTATATATTATGATGGTGGGGCATATATGAAATCTGAATTCAATCAATATAAAGATCATGAAAATGTTTGGCATTTACATCTTGCTTGTGAAGATGATATGCAATATACATTTAAGAAAACTTGGATGGCATATAGGTTTATTGCAGAAAAGTATTCACCTGATTGGATATTCAGAACTAATACAAGTACTTATATAAATATCAGAGTTTTGAATGATTTCATATTGAATCATGCTGATCCAAAAATCACTTATGGTTCTGATTTGTATTCACTATCTGAAGCTTGTTGCCCTTATCCACTTTGCATATATCCAAGAGGAAATGGAATTCTTACAAGTAAGGAAGTATATGATAAAGCTATCATAAAGAATGGTATTTCTTTTGCTTATCAGACTATTTGCGATGATATTGTGTTTGGAAATCTGATCAATACTTACAACATCAATGAAGGTAGAAAATATATTGACTATATTGGAGGATTGCCACATGCTTGGTATAAGTGTGTTGATGTTGAATTTAATAATGGACATAAATTAAGTAAGTTCGGTGATTCCAGATTGAACTACAATGACTTTGTAACTATTACTGTCAAGAAGTATCGAGAAAGGGAGAAGGAAAAAGAACATTATCTTGAACTTCATAAAAAGATAAAATCAGATCATTTGATGAATATTGTAGAACCAATATGGACAAATGAGATGCTTGAATACACTAAAGATCCATCAATCTTTATAGGATCAGTCCTAGGCTATATTGATATTGACAAATGGAAATCTATGGATAAAAATTCCTTATTCCTATATGAGCTTGGGCATAAAGCTTCTGATGATGAACAACATTACAAATATAAAGAAATTCAAGGATATAATTTTTTCTAAAAAATTTTGAAATGAATATAACAGAAATTTTCAATATTTTAGTAAAACCAAACATTGGTCATACTGTTACAATTAAAAATGCAAAAGAAGGATGGTATGGTGAAAAATTTGTTATTAGTGATGTTACTGGTATTTTAGAGGAATGCAACACATATAAAGATCATGTTGGTAAAGGGCCAATGTCATTTTACTTGAAGGTAAATGGAGATATTTATGATGTAACAGATAGAGATTTCTATTTTCCTATATAAATAAATTCAAAAATATTAAAAATAATTTGAAATAAATAATAAAAGTTCTATATTCATAATGTTAATGAATGTAGAACTTTAATTTTTTATGATTATGAATATTTTAAATGTAGAAAAAATTTTCACTGATGCAGTAAATCCAAACATTGGACGTGCCGTTACTATAAAGAAAGTAAATGAAGAGTGGAATGGCAAGGAGTTCATTACTAATGATGTTACTGGTATTTTAGAAGGATGTGAAACCTATACAGATTATGCAAATGATGGTTCAATGTCATTCTACTTGAAGGTAAATGGAAATACTTATGATGTAACATATAGAGATTTTTATTTTGTATAAAGTAAATTACAGAAAATATAGCATGAAGAATTGTACAGAATTAGATAAGTTCAATTTAGAATTGGTATTGCAAGCAATTTTATGGTATGGTACAGGTTATCATAGTCGTAATACTACTATCAAGATTGATTTGCTAAAGGATATTTTTGAGATAACTACACCAGAAGATTTGCAAAAGCTATACAATTTGTTAGGTGATAAGTCAGAAAGAATCTATGGTGTATGTTTTACTGATGGTACAGTAGAAATGTATCCTATTAAGGAATGTCCTATTTATCTGGTTTCCCATGATCCAGCATTGACAAATCGTTCTATCATATATTCTTTTAAGGATGATCTTGATGATGCAGGTATTTTTGTTACAGAATTCTTTAATGATTTACGAGATTGTCTATAAATTCTCCAGGATGGCGCCTGGGTCACACAGGGAGCGGAAGAATATGCTTCAGTATATTCTATAAGCTAAAACATTTTTAACGTTCCTGACACAATTTAAATTTAAACTATGATGAAAAACAAAAAGAGAACTTTCAATTGAAAGTTCTCTTTTCTTTTATATTATTTATATCTTATTTGTTTTCAAGCATTGCAAGTTCTTTACTTAATGTAGAAAGAATAGCAATCTTTGTAGGATCATTCTTATAAGATTCTGCAAGTTGCTGTATCTTTATACGACGAGATTCAATCTTTGCATCTTTATTAGCTCGCAATTGTTCCTGAATTTGGGCATAAGAATCTGGGTCTTCTTTCTTCAAATCTTCATCAATACGAGCTTGATAGTTTTCATGAAGATTGATGTTAGTCAAAGACTTAATTTGATCCAATGCTTCATGCATGTATTCAAAATTCTGGCATTCATTACACTTTACTTGTGCACTACGATTCCAAGTCAGTGCAACATTTTCTTTAGCTTCTACAATTGTAGCAATGCTGCCATCTGCACATTCAAGAATCTTAGCATTATCTACTTCACAAATGTTATCCATACCTTCTTGCACAGTAGCAACATTTGCTACTATATTCATGAAGTTAGTCTTAGTAGCACCAAACATTGTAGTAGAAAGATTATCACAATAAACTTTAAAGTCTATTGTATTGTTGAATGATTCATCTACAATACCATCCTTATTAAGTTGAATACCAGATTCAGCAAGAACAAAAGTAAATGGTTTTTCACCAAAGTTAGGAGTCCAAGTAAATACAAGACTTTCATCTACCTTTTCAAAGTTAGGAAGAAGATAGTTAATAGTATTGAAAGTTTGATCTTCACACATCTTATTCTCTACTTTACCTTCTTTAATACAATAAGTAAGACCATTTACACAGAACCAGGTTTCATCTTCATTTACAATGGCATAAGACAATGGATTGATGAGTGAATATTGCTGTGTACGTACTTCATCAACATGCATTGTACCATATACTTCTTTACAAATGTTTCTGAATTCTGGAATGTACTGAATAGACTTCAAAGCACCTGCCTTGATATACTGTACTACTTCTGATTCATTCATTTCAAGAAGCTTTTCTGCTGTTTTGCAACCTTCCTTAGCAATATAACCATAAGGATCATTAGAGTTTTCAATGATCTCACATGCACTTGCAATCTTCCAACTTATCTTGTTTTCTGTTACATACTTCAGAACGGACTCTAAAATAGAAGCAATGCCATTGTCATACTTATGGCTGCATGCTTCAGATATGAAACCATTGACAAGGCCATAGCTTGCTGGATTTGTGTAAAGATAGCCACGATAAGATTTCAAGAATTCCTTACCTGACTCGGTAATAGCCTCTGTCATGTTGAGCTTTTCAGCAAATTGAAGGCCTTTAATCAAATTTAGATTCATTTTAGTTTTTGGTATAATTTATTTATGAATAGGTTCGGATGAAACCGAAACACTTAATTTCTATTTTATTAAAGTACAATATTTAATTCTTAGTTGTTTAAAAATAAAATAATTTTATGATAAATTTCGATTTCATAAATGATTGCTTAGCTTCATTAAATACTATGAGGAATGATGTTGGGTCTATGAAAAACATAAACATTCTTTCTGATATGATTAAAGAAGCTATATTAGACAATCAAACAATATATATTACAGGAATAGGTAAGCCAGGATATATAGCACAAAAGAATGCTGCTACATTGAAATCAATAATGGTCGATGGGCAATTCATAGATGCATGCTTAGCAGGACATGGAGATTTAGGACCTATTTCGGTTGACAAACCATCTTTGTTGATTGCTATGTCAAAATCTGGGTGCTCAAATGAACTTTATGTGTTGTTCAAATACATGAAACAATTGCGTCCAAAATGTAAAGTTGTAATGATTTGTATGTCAAATGAAATGCAATTGAATAAAGTAAGGTCATGCAAAGATATTGATTTCATCTGTCATATAAAAACAGATCCAGGAGAATTGGATGGATTTGGAATTGTACCAGCTACATCAAACATAATATTTGAAGCAGTAATGTCCACAGCTATATCTGGTGCATTCAAATCAAAAGAGCTTGGAATAGTAAATATGTGTGAAAGATTGCAAAAGAGTCATCCATCTGGAACATTACAATCAAAAGTCACTAATCTTTTGAATACCTTAAGAAACTAGTCTATATTAATATTGATTTAAAATTGATGAAAATGAAAAAGAATTGTTTATTTGTTGTTCAGTCACATTATACAGAAAGCCATTATATGGAGCTTAACTTAGAGTTGGTTTTTCCATTTTATTTGGTTACAGATGGAGAAAAAACTATAATTGAGAGAAAGATTGATGAGTTGCTTGATAAATATGATGGTGATATTTATGTTTATGAGGCATTTCATGAATATGCTGGCTTGTTAAATTCATTTCTATGCCATAATAGAGAATCTTATTATAGAGTACATGTAATTTCTGAAATTGATAGAATGGGTGATTTGACAAAAACTTTTTCTATTGAATGTTGGGATAAAGGTATTAGAGAAGAATTTGACCAAAAGAAATATCTTATGGATTTGTCAACTAAAAATACATGCAGATATTTCAATCAGATTAAAATTGAAGATGATAAAGTAATTAAGATTGCAAAGACAGAAGATGCTATCAAATTACAAAAGATTGAAAATGATTTTTATGACAAATATAGCAATATACCATGTTTGTGTGGAAAACAAGGATATGATGAAAACAAACATGAATTGATTTTAAATAAAATTGATGGAGTAACAGCTCAAGAATGGTATTATAAAAATGGTGATTTTAAGAAGTTGATTTCTAATGTAATAAAAGCTTTACATACTATTAATGATGTTGATATAGATGTAGATGATGAAGATGAAGATATCAGAAGAGCATTCTATAATGAATTAATTGGAAAAGTATATACTAGGGTAAATCCATGTAAGAAATTGATTGATTATTTCATTGAAAAAACTGAAGTAAGGTCCATTGATTACATGCCAATTACAACACATTTTAATGTATTAATGGATGCATTAAAGAAATGGTATAAGAATAATGAAGTTAATTTCAATGCGTGTCTTTGTCATGGTGATCCAAATACAGATAATACAATGATTGATAAAGATGGTAATGTAATCTTTATTGATCCACGTGGATATTTTGGAAACCTTAAGACAATTGGATTAGGAATGGCAGAATATGATATTGCAAAATTCTGCTATGGACTTAATGGATATTCAAGATTCAATAGTGCTCCTTATGTCACAATTGGAGAAATTGATTATTCTGATGGTATGAATCTTAAATTGGAATATCCATCTGGTGATTTTTCTTCAATTACACAAATTGATTTGGATGATATGCTAATTGATACAAATATAAAGATTATCGTTGGTATTATTTGGATGAAATTGACTTCATATATTATAAATGATCCAATGAAGAGTGTAATTGCTTATCTTTATGGAAATGCAATTTGTACAAAATATTTGAAAGAATTAAAATATCTAAAGTAAAATAAAGGGTCTCTAATTAGAGACCCTTAACAAAATCATGCATTTCATTAATTGTCCATATTTCTTTATAATTTAAATTATTCTTTTTAGCAATATTTCTTTTTTCTACATCTTTTATTGTCCATGTATATATTCCATTTTGGTAATTTTTTGACTCCCATATTTTTAATGTATTTATGTCATTTAAATCCATTGGATTGAATATATGATTATTATGTGTCCAATATCCTTGATATTCTATAAATAAATCTAATGATTTAATATAAAAATCACAATGATATGGATACCTTGATTCTTTATATTGTCTTTTTATATCATTATAATCAAATTTACTTAATAAAATATCATAACATATATTTTCTTCACCTGACATACCACATTCATTTTTTACCATAGTTTGTACAGCATGTTCATGTTGTTTTTTATAATTTAATTTTTTTATTATTTCTTTTGATCCAAATGGATTAATATTACCATATTTTTCTAAATTAGTTTTTTCTATTCTTGCCCTACAATATTCATTTGACATATTATATTGTAATGTACCATAATTTATTAAATTTGTTAACATCATTTTATTTATTGAATCTTTGTTTTGTAAAGCAAACCTATAACCAGTTTTTTCATATAAAGTATTTCTACATTTTTCAATAATTTCAGGTACTTTAAATACATTATCAACACCATACTTTTTTAAACATGTCCTTTTTATTTTTTCTTGTGCTTCTTTTGATGCCCCTCCATTAGTAACTCCATATTTATTTAAACAAGTTTCTTTTAATTTATTTTGTATTTCCTTATTTTTTAATGGATTTGTAACCCCATATTTATCTAAACATGTTTTTTGTATTTTTTCTTTTATATCTTCATTTTGGAAAACACATTTGACACCGTATTTTTCTTTACATGTTTTTTCTAAATTAATTTGGGTTAATTTTATATTACATTTTTTATTTCCACATGTCTTTTGAAATAAATTAGTAGGTATTTTATTTATTTTAACATATTTCCCACATATAGGGCATTTTGGATGAATTTCTAATTTTAATTTAATTCTATATATAGCTTCTTTATAAGATGTTATATAATCAAATCTATTATCTAAATATTTTTTATAAATTTCTGGAATATTTTCCAATTTTGATTTATGTAAATTTTTATTTTTTCCATAAAAATAATTTAATATTATTTCATCATTAACTATTGTTCCCATTGCTGTAATTATATCTTATATTTATAAATTAAATCACCTAACGTTAGGTGATTTAATTTTAATGAGCATATCCCAATTTTGCTCCAACTGCAGTTAAAATCAATCGACTTGTCATTAAACTACCCAATGGGCCTTTCAAATCAATTCCAAGAACATTGGCAACAGCTTTCATTATTGTAGGACCAACAGTAAAAGCTGCAGCACCAGCAAATAAACCTGTAAAAAGTCCTTCTTCTATAGGTTTACCTTGTTCTTTAGATTCTTGTAGTGACTTAATGATGTCATCATAAACTTGAGATTCATTTATAGGTTTCTCAAGATACTCATTTATCTGTTTCATCGGATCACCTTAATCTGAAATTATATCATTTGTTGTTTTCTTTTTCTTTGAATCTTCTGTTACCATTCCTTCACAATAAGTATTGGTTGTTTGATTACATGGTACCTCCGTTATTACTGTTTCCATTGTCTTTATTGTCATTATTTTTGTTTTCTTCAGAATTACTTGATTTAGCTTCAGCCTTCATAGATTTAATGATATCTGCAATCTTTGGACCTTTTGTCTTAGACCATCCAGATGATTGATATCCATAAGGTTTCAAACCATCTAACAAGAAACTAAAGTCAGATGAAAATTCTGTTATCAAAACTTTACAAGTAGAATCAAGTTGCTTAGCCAATGTTGCTGTCTTAGCTTGTGTATTTGTAACACATCCAGCTATACTATTTGGTACTAAGAAACCACCATCGAAGAAACTATCTTTTGCTTCTTCTTGACCAGACATGACTTTAATCCATCCTTTAACAGTTGTTTCAAAAGCTGGCCATTGTTTGAATGTACCAGCATCACCTTTTACAGATTTGTTTTTATTATCTTGTTGATCTTGGTCATTATTTTGCTGATCATTATTCTGATTATTACCATTTTGCTGATCTTCTGCTTCTAAAATCAAATCACTTAAACTTTTCATTCTTAATATTCTGTAAGTTTATTAAAAATAGTATGAATTTTATCAATATACAAAAATGTTGTCTAAATTCTTATAAAAGAAAATAGACAACACTTATGTTAAATTATTTAATTTATTGTTGATTAAATTTAAAATTTCTTTCCTCCTCGAAGGGATTGATTACGCATTTGTTCTCGGATCATCTTTTCACAAAGCTTCAATTCTTCGTCATTTTCGGCATTTTCATAAATTCTCGAGCAGGTTATGAAGCTACGAATGCTTACCTCTATTGGTTCCTTATCTTCTACCAATTTTTCAAGGAAATTCATTGCTTTAGCTTTAGATGACATAGAAAGATGTTCAGGTTCAATCTTTGGCATCAAATCTCTTACAATACCAAGCAAATCTGATACAGAGAATTCAAGTGACTGGGTGAATGCTCTATTTCGTAATGCTGTATCAATTTGGCCAACATTATAGTTTGTGATTACAATAACACCACACTTATTATAATGTGACTTAGGAACTGGAACACCTTCATCATCTTTAAGTTCACCAGAAACCTTATATGACACAAGACGACCTTCATCATCAGCGGTAGAATCTAGCGCAGCTTTAAGAATATTAATGCTATCCTCAGGTGCCTTTGGTCCTACTAACGAATCCGCATCATCTATAACAACAATATCACCTTTACTTTTATTGTTATAAAGTGTTAAATAAAGCTGACGTGGAGAACACTTACCTTTGATTACATTATCACCACTCATAGTATATCCAGCAGCTTTCAATTGTTGCATGATACGATAAGTTTTACCAACACCAGGAGCACCACAAAGAATTACAGCAGGTTGAATTCCTTTAATGACCATCTTAACATACATCTGCATTTCCTTGAATGCGGTCTTAGGATCTGACTTAACTATCTCAATTTTCTTTTGTGCTTCTGCAGCACCAGGAATACTAGATGATACTGAAACATTTTTCTTCACAGAACATTCAAGATCTTCCAAAGATGTTGCACCACCTTTAATAGCATTCAATATCTGGCGATATTCTTTATAGAGAGCTTTACCGATATCTGGATCAGTATTTGTTTTCATCTTAGCATATACTTCTTTCTTACGATCTTCAAGCTCTGTTTCATTTATCCATTGATATGTATCACCAACTTTCTTATATTTGTGACCAAGATTTAAATGGAATTTTTCAATAACCTTATCTTCAGAAATTCCTTCATAAATATGATATTTCTGTGCGCCAAAATACATATCCCAAGAAACGCATTCATTCTTAGTATCATATACTTTACGCCCAAGCTTTACTGCTTCTTCTGATGAAATATCAAATTTACCACTGTTTATTACATTTGCAATTACCGGAATATAATAAACAATACTAGCACCCATCATCTTTATTTCAAGATTAGCTTTAAATGATGCATTAGTATCTCTGCTCCATAAGAATTTGTCTGCATTATCTTTTCCAAATATGGCAACAGAATAAGGCACCATAGACTCACCAGATTGTAAAAAGTTGATTGCAAATGCTGCTACATTAGTATGAGATTTGTCCATAACATAATATACAGATGACTGGCAATCATTACCATCAACTTTCAAATCATAGATACCAAGATAACCAACAAATCCCTTAGTTATCTCTTTTTTAAACAAGGTTAACAATAATCCTTTTGCTTTTCCAAATTGTGATGCTTTGAATGCTTCATTCATCCATTGAACATTCTCATTCATCATATCTTTATACTTTACAAAATCTAAAAATGACATATCTTTATTTTACGTAATTTGATTTTTTATCTTTTACAACTTCATAGTTGTTTCCCTTTTCTGCATCTGCTACGGCTTTCTTAGCTTGAGCTTCAGTGTCACAAACAGTAATGATAGTACCATCATCCTTATCTTTTACAACAAATACTTCAGCTTCTTCTTCAAAAACTAAAGCATCGTTTAATGATTCTAATAAGCTTTTCATTTTATTTATTTCAAATATATCTTTATAGATAAAAATATTGATTTATTTAATAGCACCACTATCAAATTTTCCATTTTTCATTCTATTTAAAGCAGAACCTTCTTTATCAGGATAACTGCTTGGTTTAGAACCTTTTTGTTGACCTGCTTTATCTGTTTGTGGCATTTCACCTCTAGATGGGGCATTATCTTCTGGATAATTGTTTATCTTTACATTCCAAATATTATCACATATAACTTGCAATGCTTTCTTTCTTATATCTTCACCTTTATCTGTATCAATATTCATTTTCTGCAAAAAGATTTTTGCTGGTTCTTCTCGCAATTTATCATCTACATATTCATGAATCTTTTCTCTATCCCATTCTTTATCATATAAATTAGGACCATTTGTCTTTCCTGATGGTATTTCAGGATCTTCATCTCTAACTGCTAAAGCTGCTGCAATATTACCTTGTACAGCTTTCAACATCTGAATAGGGCTTATATCAGCATCATAATCAAAGCATACCATATTTCCTTCAGGATTAATCATGGCACATTCTGACCAACGATGATGTCCATCTATAACATAATTACCTCTAAATGTTACTAATGGCATTCCAGCAGTAATGATTTCATCTTTAAACAAATCTTTCATATTATCAGAATTAGTAAGACTATGTTTTACAGATTTGTCAACATCTATCTCATTTTGAGTTGGTCTCAATTTTAATGGCTTGATAAGCTTTACTTTAAATACAAACTTTGTATCTCCTAAATCACCACCAAAACCATCCTCAAGCAAAGTCTTAGCTTTTGGATCATCAAGCATTTTGTTTAGTATCTTTACATAATCAGGATATTTCTTTCCTTTAAGCCACTTTTCTAATTCTTCTTTACGTTCTTTATTAGAATGAGTTGTTCTTGCATTCTCAAATATGTAATCTTCTAATCCTACCATTTCTATTTACTTATTAAATCTGATTTTGTCTTTTCTGTCCAATATTCAGAATTGTCATATATTTTCTTTATAATCTTTTTATTTCCTAAATATTCAAACAGTTCATAATTAAAATATAGATAATGATCTTTGTCATTTAATTTTTCTGATTGGAATCTTATAGTACATATATTATCACTAAGCTTATCTACTATTGCAAGTATATATATCTTTTCTGTATTCCCATCTCTATATGAATATCTATATGAATAATGTTTCAGTTTATCTATATCATGTTTCTTGCATCTATAAGATATTATGTCAAGTAAATTAGAAGGTACTTTCTTATTGATTAATGGGAAACTTACTTTATATATTAATGGATCTAGATAAATAGATTTCAATTCTTCTACTTTAGAATTTACTATTGTCTTATTTTCTGATCCTAAAATATCTTCAGATAACCCATTTAAAGTATCTATTACTGGTATACCTAATAGTTTAGAAGATTCAATCATTTTTTTCCAATTTACAACATAAGTAATATCTAATCTTTTTATTTGCTTAGTATATTTTTCAAAATAATCATTTTCAAATATATTTTCAGAAACTTCTAATTCTATCAAAAGATCGTTCTTCTTAAGATTTTCTATTTGTTCTTTCCAATAGTCATCTATATTATCTAAATCTCCTACAAAAATCAGATATCCATCAAGTTCTTTAAGGTTATCTGATATTTGATAGCAACAATCTTTAGCAGCATTATTCAACAATGAATACTCTACTTCATTTATTGATTTATAATAGAGATGTATTGCTGTGAAATTTATCTTATTAGAAGTCTCTCCAACAGATGAATTTTCATTTTCATTTTTTATTCTTTCCCATACATCTCTATTTACTAAAACTGGTGATGATTTTTTCAGTTCTTCTACTGTCATAACATTCAATATTTATATATTTTATAAGAAGAAGAACTGTATTGGTTCTACTTGCTGTTGTGTCATGTCATCATAAGTCATAGTACATTTATGAATGATTGGCATTTCTAGATTTGTCTTAAGTCTTATATTTCCAACTTCATCCAATCCAATCATATCTGACTTATCATATATTGTTCTTACATCAACATAACTTAAATCTTTAGATGATGTAAAATGAAGTTCTTTCTTATTCCAATAACCACTATATCTAGCTATCTCATCTGCTTCTGATATGAAATCCAAGTCAAAGCTAAGTAATCCATTAGTATTTTCTGTAACATACGATATCAATTCAGATTTACTTATGAACAATGTATCAGTAGGTAATGACATGAAATAATTAGATATTACATTAGTTATACTGTTTTTTATAGAATCTTTTATTGTAGATGTTGATAACTTTATATAGCACATGATAGAATATCTTCTTATTATCGGATCTACAAAAGTAAGGGAAGTACCAACAAAAGCTTTGTTTGATTGTTCTAAAGCCTGAATAATCATGGATTTTTGATTATCGGTCAATAACATAGATTCTTTACTTAATTTCAAATAATCACTTGGGGTAGATAAGTGATTTTTGAATTTGGAAAATGCAATACAAGTTATCTTTGTAGAATTTCTAGATGACATCAAATTGAATTGTCCAACAAATGAAAATCTCTTTAAGAACATCTTGAAATTGTCTTCACTTGCTAATACTAAAGATCTAGAATTCATACCAACTAATTCTTTTACATTTGCAATAGTATCAGCATCTGTACCTCCACATATATAGCTTGTTATTGTGATATTCAACAAGTCATTAGCTTCTACTAAATCTCCAATAGAATTTCTTACAGAAGATTTGAATTTCAAAGTAACATCATCTGATGGTGAAATATTTCCAAGACTTCCATCATGAGATATGTATTTTACAGTTATTTGGTCACCTTCATTCAAATTGTGTCCATGATATCCATTACCAAACATAACAGAGAATCCACCATCATACCCATTCTTTACTACACAGCTGTGCTCATCTTCTATCATATCATACAAACAACTTGATATTGACCATCTTTCTCCATTCACATATACTTTCATGTGATTGATGTCATACAAGCTATTTACTTCTGCTTCTATTGTTTCTAATGGTTCTCCTTTAGCTGTAGCAATTGCTCTTTTCCATGTACCTTGTAAAATAGATATAGAATGTGTCACTAATGGTTTACTCATATCTATTACCATAGAATCAACAGGTAAGTCAACAGAATATGTTACACCAGTTGAATCATTCATCAGTTGGCATTCATCTTCTATAACTATCTTATCAGTTGAATTAGATATCTTATTAGAAATGAGCACTGTACCTGAAGCAGCGGCACCATAATATGCATCATATCCACTTATTTTTGCTAAGCTATATATTGACTTCTTTCTAGTAGCAGTAAATATATTCTGTTCTGTCATAGCATCTTCTATGTAGAACATCATATTTTGCATAACACCCTTTATTCCTTCTAATACGGACCCAAATATTGATGATTGGGAATATGCTTGTCCTAAACCACCAAATGATTTGTTGAGAAAATCCTGCATGGTTTCAGAAAAATTCTCATAAGATGTCTTTAATATTTCAAATAGTCTCATTTATCTGTATTGATATTTCTTTTCTTTAACTAGATTACCAGTATTTGGTGCTTTCAATCCAATCTTAACTTCATATATATCACGTAAAGATCCTTTTATGACGTTTACTTCTATGCTTACATTCAACTTATTGCACCAATAGGTATTTTCTATTATCTTTCTCTGTATATATGATTGTACTTCCATTGGAGATGGGGTCATTTGCCATAAGAACTGTTCCATGTTTACTCCAAATCCTGGGTTTCCTAAAACTTCGGTGCAATTTGTTCCAAGCAGCAAATCTAATTCTTGTATAGCAGCATCATAAGGTGATTCTATTACTTTACTATTATCTAATGCAAGATCTATTTCCATGTTTTATTCTATGGTATAATTTCCTGTAGACAGATATTCATTATCAGAAGTCAGAATATCATATTTTCCAGTTGCTTCTTTTATAAGTTTGGAATTTACATTGAATATGACAAATGAAGATGTTCTTGAACTTTCATGCCACTTGTTTTCTCCTATTGACAATATGAATTCATTCACTTTGTTTACATAAGAAGATAATGATATTCCAATGTTTTGTGACATGTTTGAACGTAATACTATATTCTGCAAATCCTGAACTTTAAAGAATATTGGTTTGTAAATTATTCTTGGTTGAACAGAATTCTTTTGTATTTGCTGTTTGTCATCATTACTCTTTACTATACGGCAATTTATATTGCTTATGAAATTGAAATTCTCTTTATTCATATCATCAATATCTGTTTCTTTTTTCTTTATAAACAATCTAGTATACTGTTGTTCATTTATGGTATATTTCAATTTGTCTTTGGTAAATAATACAGTAGGAGAAGAACAGTTCTTACCAATAGCTCTGTCTTCCATTATGAGTCTTACATAAACATTATCTGGTACTTGTGACCATTTAGAAAACAGGTCTTTCATAGGAAACAAAAAGTCATCAACCCTATCAGAATATGATATTTCTTCATGTATTATGTTTTTTAACAAATAGTCAGAAGAAACAATACATGTGTATTTTACCATTTCCAAGCTATCACCCAAAATTTCTTTCAAATCTTCATAATCTTTAGCCTTTTCTGATAATGACTTATATTTAGAAAAGTCAGTACTATATATTCTTTGCCAAGCAGATTCTATAGAAGAAAATGACTCTGGATAACAAAATCTACCAACTACTGATATTGTTCCATTTATGAATTCAAATGATGCTTTTATTGACATTTTAAAGTCATCAACAAAATAGCAAGAAGCAGGTTTAGCATATTTGTTTATAGTAAATATTCCATTATCTGATATTGATTTCCATGGATATAAAGTTATATTTAGTGAAATCATTTCAGGAATAGAGTATGGGTTTTCAACATACTCCTTCATTTCTGTTCCATCATCTTTCTTATGATATTTCCAATAATGCAACAGTAAGTTCATATCTGTCAATTGAATACATCCATCTTCTGGTTCTTCTAACTCTTCATATACTTTATAATCTGTATCTTTATGGATAGCTCTACCTGAAATAAGTTCTTCAGCATATTTTATCTTATTTTTAGAATATTCATTTCTGAATATCAATGATGGTTCTTCTATATATGTAGACCCATATAAGACGTCTCTAAAGTCTGGAATTTCCACTTCAAAATACTCATTGTATATATCTTGATTTAGTCGTCTTTCTTTACCTGTATTCTTATCTTCACGTTGTATTATATCACAATACCAATGAATATGTAAAGAATTTACCCAGCTATCAACATACAATATCATATCACGATTCAAATCAGTTGTTGGGTGCCATATTCTAAGCTTTATTGTTTTAACATTCTTTATATATAGATCTTCATCAAGCAATCTGCTAAATGAATATCCAGCCCATGTAGAATCATGTTCAGGAATACTTCTTTCTTGATCTGGTGCATAATATTCATATTTAATAGATTCTGAAAATGCATCAGAATTTTTTGACATTAATGGAATTCCTGTTGTGTTAGTAGATGGCCATATCTCAGGAATATCCCTATCCATCGGTGCTAAGTATATATCTGTATCCACAGTCATGTCATTTATGACATCAGTATTTCTGAATGCAACATATTGTTTAGTAGAAATTATATCAGAATCAATCATTTCCACTAAATATTTGTCTCCATTTATTATGATTGTGTTGCTTTTCATGTAAGTTAGATATATGCTTAAGTAAAAATATCATCAATTGAATATCTTTTAAGAATTCACTAAGAACAATAAAAAATGCTTCAGACTTAAGTCTGAAGCATTTTCCATTTCTTAAACATCCTAGATACTTTCCTAATAAATCTATGAATCTATTGATACTACTAATGGGCCACCAATAGTGGATGGAGTAACAGTTATTTCATCTTCTGGTCTTGGCAATACACCAGAAGAAATGAGTTTTCTGACTAAATGATCTGTCTTTTCTCCTAAAGCGTCTGTATCTATATTCTTTATTCTAAAGAAGTATTTGAAGTGTGAATAGTCAGATAATTGTACTCCATAAAGATAAGAAGTATCAAACCATTTTCCTGCACCTGCATATATACCACAGTGGTTCAATATAGTAGATTCATTCTTTACACCTATATCCCCAGGCTTAAGATCATCAACAGATATTCTTTCCCAATCATTATCAGTGAATATAGTGAAGAAGTCAACACACATGTTAGGTGTCTTTACATTCAATGCCTTCTTCATTACATATTTGATGTATCCAGAGCAATCTAATCCATATTCTGGTTTGTCTTTACCATGTATCTTATAGAAAAGACCTGGTTGCATAAGTAAGCAGTTGTACATTACTTCTTGTCTCTTACTAGATATGAATGACCAATCATGTTCCCAAAGTTCAAGAATGGTGTCTTTATTATATGATGTAAAGCATCTGCCTTTGTCTTGACCAAATTCAAAATCATCAGTATAATATATAGCATTCTTCTTCATGTATGCTTCTATCTTATCTATTACAATGTCAAACATATTATGCTTGATTTGTTGAGATATTCCTTGAACACCAGGACTTGAATTATATTCTATAACAAAGTCTCCATCAGTACAAGCCATCAAGTCAATACCAACCCATCGGCATCCAGAAAGTTTAGCAACCTTCAATGCAATTTCTTTTTGCTTGTCTGTCATCTGATATTCTTCAGTCTTAGCTCCTAATGAAACATTGCTTCTAAAGTCACCACTTATCTTATCACGTTTCATGCAAGCAAGTATCTCATAATTGGCGCCATCAACAGAAAATGCATGTACACGAATGTCTCCAGTATTCTCTTTATATTCTTGTATGATGAATTCTGCTTCTTTGTCAACAGCAAACATAGCTTGCAGTATTCCTTCTATTTCATCATGATTGCAAATAAATACACCAATACCAAGACTACCATTCAATATCTTTACTACATATTGCCTGTTTTCTTTCAGTTCATTTATGTTTTCATTATCTTTATAAATAGAATCAAGCATCTTCCAGAAACTTTCTCTAGTATCATGGCATTCTGTATTTAAGTTCTCCATCAATTCTCTTGTTATCAGTACATATCCAGGTTGTGGGATATTTTCTTTAGCTAGTAAATTAGATGCAAGATACTTGTCAGATGCTATGATGATTTCATCTATAGTATTCAGCATGAAGAAACCTTCATATTCAAATGCTCTCATCAATCCAATATAGTTTTTCTTATTGTCATCATTAGCCTGACCTTGGAATATTATAGTATCATGAATGTTAGAATGTTTCAATGAGAAATGCATATCTGTTATATCATCATCTATAGATATGATATGATTAGAATAGGTAAATCGTACTGTTGCTTTATTCAACCATACAAGATTCAGCTTTCTCTTATGACAGCAAATAGTCAAATAGTCTTGATAAGACCAATCTTCTTCTTTTTCTTTTACTGCCTCATCGTAGCTCTTTACTTTATTTTCTCCAACATAGAAGCATATTACATTCTTTATCTCTAACTTGGTATCATTTTTAAGAAGCGTCATAGCTTCATTGATGTTTTTATATTCTTTTTCCATTTTACTTACAAAGTTCATTTATAGCTTCTACTAACTTTTCGAAGAACTTACAATTAGTTTCTTCTATGTTAGGATCATTGATAGGTGAGCTTGGTCCTGGTGCACCATTCAATTCTACTATTATAGTATTTCCATTCTTCAATGGCAGCATATCTACACCACACCATTCCAATCCAGAAGCTTTAGCTGCATCTAAAGCTAGCTTTTCTTGTTCTGGAGTCATCTTGTAATCATCTTCCATATCACACCCAAGACTGAGATTAGTTCGGAAATCCTTTCCTTTCTTTCTCATGATAGAAGACAATATCTTTTGCTTTCCATTCAATGTAAGTACATGAGCTCTGATATCACCATCTTTTATTTCTTGAAAGTCTTGTATTAATATAGGGCAGTTTTCTTTCAGTTTGAATAAACATTGCAATATAGACACAATATTCTTTCCACGACAACAAAATACACCTTTACCACCATGTCCATTCAAAATCTTACAAACATACTTGAATTCATCATCTAGCTTACCATAGAGTTGCTTTAGCTTTTCATCTAGTTTCTTATGATCTTCTTTATCTATATCACCAGAAGTTGCAAGTATATACTTTGGTTGTGGAAGTTCTGATTTTGTCAAGAAACATGCGGTTGCATATTTGTCAGATGACATAGCTACTGCTTCTTGGTTATTCAATATCAGTATATCTAATTCTTGGATAGCATCAAGTAAAGCTGCTGTAACTTCCTTAGTATATCCACTACGCATCAATACTACAGTATTCTTAGAATCTGCTTTAGTAAGTACTATATCAGGTAAGTCTTTCTCCCCACTATATATATGTACTTTATCATCTTTGAAAGAAAAATTGAGCTTAGTTGGATCTGCATATTCTACTTTTATCTTATCTCTCTTAAGCATCTTTACTGAATTCAAGTAAAGTTCACCTATCAATATTATTCTTTCTACTTTCTTAAGCTTAGTAAATTGCGTATGATTTTCTACTTTACTGTTACTGTTCTTTTCTACTATATATTCTATAGATTTCAGTTCAGTAATATAGTTTTTTCCATTGTACTTCATTTTCAAATTGAATAAATCTTATATATGTAAAAATACTTTTGAAAAGTTTATACATACTTTACTATGTTATAAATATGAGTAGAATAGTAGAAATAGAAAGAGATAGCAGACCAGTAAATATAAAAGTAGGGTTTCATCCAACAGAAGAAACTACTGTATATATAAAATGGGCTATATATAAGAAGAAGCATAAGTTTCTTTGGAAGACTTGGTATACATTTGATTATGACTTGACTGTACCATACATATCAGAAAGGCCATTGTCCGCATCAGAACGCGAATCAAATATAAAATTAAACTTAGCTAGTATAGAAGTAAGGCATAGTATCTATCAGAGAATTTTAAGTAAAAAGATGCAATTAAATTGAAATTTTTTATAAAGATTCTATATTAATAATGTTAATTTAAAAATTTTATTATTATGGTTATTGTTATTATTTTAATATTGTTATCAGTTTGCTTGTTCTTGGGTTATTGCATTTACTCAACATTTAGTGAAAGCAATTTTGATATTATAAATGATATCAGATATGATAAGAAAGGTTTCTTTGGAAGTTTAGCTGTTATTATTGTATGTTTATCAGGAATTTACTTCTGCTGTATAACACCTACTTCATTAATTAGAAATGAGTATGTACATAATAATGGTACAATGACAGTAGTTGAATATTCACTTACAGGTGATTCTACAATCAATACTAATGTTAAGTTGCCAAAGACTACTTATGGAACTGTAAAAAAAGTAAAATTCTATTCAATACTTAATGGTAAGATATGGAATCATTATACTGATGTTACTGTTCACCTTAATGATGGTAGAGTACTTTATAAGAAACTTAGTGGTAAGAGAATGTCTATTAAAGAAGGAAATGGAATGTCATTGACAGAAACATTTTATCCTTATTATGAAATGGAATTTACATTTAATTAATATATATGGCAGAAGTTGGATTTATCTTATTAGGAATACTGTTAGGTGCATGTTTGATTAGTTTAATTTCATTATGGATATATCATCAGTCATGTCCAAATTATATTGAAAGAGAAACTGGAGTAATTTGGCACTTGAAAACAGTAGCGGCAGATGCATTTTCTGGTAAAGCGGTTTATATAATGCAATCTACTAAGACAGCAGAAGTATTAGCAATGAATATGCAAGATTTTAACAACAGGTTCAGACAATAAGTTTGAACCTGTTTTAGTCTAATTACTATATTAATATTAATAAGTTTAATTAAAAAGAAAGAAGTAAATATGAGTTGGAAACCTAATTTTGATTACAGTAACAAAAACATGAACTTTTATAAAGTAGGTTGCAATTTTGATCCTAAATTGATTGATGTTGCTGTAGAGTTGAATAAGAAATATAAGGGTAAGTCGCAGATTGTAGAATTCTTTGGATCTGATGCAAGTAATGAAGCAGTAACCGCAAGACCAGGTTGGAGATTACCCGATATTGATAAAGAATTCTTTGCAAATTATGTAAAGAAGTTGAAGGATAACAATATTGCATTCAATTATACAATGAATTCAATTCAACCTTATGGTTCAAAGATAGAGATGTTGAATCATAAGAAGGATATTCAGGATCTTGTAAAATGGCTAGAAAATATTGGTGTAGCACGTATTACTGTGGCAAACCCAATGATGTTGCTTTTTATTAGAGAAGTATCGGATATTGAAATTGAGATGTCATGTATTTCTCATATTGATACTGTAACTCAGTTGAAGTATTATCATGAAACATTTGGAGTAAATAAGTTCTGTAATTCAATTCTTAAGAATCGTAATAAGGAATTTTTGATTAAAGCACAAGATTATTGTGATAGAAATGGTTGCATATTAGAATGTATGGCAAATGAATTTTGTGGTGTTGCTGGAGTAGATGCAAATGGAAATCATTATGCTACTCATTGTGTATTCAGAGATTCTTGTTATCTTTGTCATGCATGTAACAAAACAAAAGAGGATAGTATGTCTTACAATAATTATCCAATGGGTTATTGTATGTCTGCACGTTCATCTACTCCAGAAGCTTGGCTGAGAATGCGATGGATTAGACCAGAGGATCAGAAAATTTATCGAGAAAAAACAGGAGTAAATTATTTTAAGTTATCTGGAAGAACAGGAACAACCGAGTATCTTGAATATATAATGAATGCTTATATGTCAGAAACTTATGATGGAAATCTTCTTGGATTATGGAAACCTCTTTCCTCGATTTATGATGGTAAGACAGAATTGAAGTCTAAAACAGATATTGATATTCCAAATAAGAAACTTGATGGATTCATCAATAAGTGGATGGATGAAAATGGATGGGAATGTGAAAACCATGAATGTGGTTATTCTTGTCGTTATTGTGAACAATTTGCTAAAGAACATAACTTATATGAATAACATAACAAACAAAGATTTGAAACTTCTCCAATCATGTAGAGCAGAAATTACAAGAGGTGACCGGTCATTGGTTAACCTCTTGATTTCTAGAATGAATAATGCTATATTGATAGGAAGAGTTAAGAAGAAAGCAGGTGAACCTATTGTACAACCAGAAAGATGGAATCGTGTAATGAAAAATGTACATAAACAATTAGAAGGTTCAAGGCTTTGTAGTGAATATAAAGAAGAATTTGACTATCTTATTGATAATATATTCAATATTATTCATGAAGTATCATGTAAATTGCAAGAAAAGGATCATGACAATAGATAAGAAATTTGTAGACGATCACATGCAAGATAAGAATATCTTGTACATACCTATTATCTCTTCTATTAATAGAGAGACTAATAAGTATAATTTAGATAGTGATGGAAATGTAGTACGTTTCATTACATTTTTTGAACATCATAAGAATTTCAATAGTTTAACAATATTGCTTCCAAAAAATAATGAATCACATGATATTGTTGATAGTTGGATAAAAGACAATGATAACATTAAAATCATTTGGTCAGATAATTTTGGTAAGCATGCAGGTGAACAAAGAAGTGATTCTGATGTTGTAAGTAAGATGGAAATGGAATTGTTTGAACTTATAAACAATCCAGATAATGGTAATGATTTTAATATTGTAATGTTTGAAAGTCAATTCTTAGGAAATCTATTGGTTGATCCATATTGGTTTAGAGGATTTGAAAAGGTTTTCTGGTGTCCAGTTTGTAAGATTGATAATAAACATACAAGAAATTTCTTAGAAGGATATGATGTTTTGAATAGGAAATTGTTTCAACTTTCTGATTGGTCAATTGTGGAAAGTCCAACACAGCTCAAGAAATTTTCATTACCAGATTGTTCAATATATCCTTATTATATGATGGTGGATCGCAATCTGAAATATTTTGATTATATGACAGATTTTGGATTGAAAGATACTATTAAAACAGTTAAGAGTCTTGATACAGGTACTTATTCTATTTATTATATTCCTTATAGATTGACTGATGAAGGGTATAAAGTTGACGATGTCATTTCATATATCAATTATGACTATGCTGATGTAGTTATTGTGTATTATACAGATCCAAACAACAGTGGTGCTATGGAAGATTTGAAAAAGAAATTCAATTCAAATGTTGTTTTCATCAAATTACCAACCGATAGAAATACACATTTCACTATGTTGTCATCAGAATATGTGGTTGTTCCTTATTTTGAAGATTTAGATTTCATCAATCATGCAACTTTATGGGAAATGATGTCACCAAAAGCAAGATGTCAATTTGCTATAACAAAGGAACAATATGATATGAATTCATATAATATGAAATCCTGTGATAGATGTTTCTATATTAATATTAATAATTTATAAAAAAAGATAAAATATGAATGTTGTAATAGTAGCTGGTGGATTACAGACCAGATTTAATGAACTTTCTTGTTTTCCTAAAATATTGTTACCATCAAAAGATGGAACACCAATTTTGATTAAGCAATTAGAATATTTCGATGAAGCAAATACAGTAAGTATTGTTGTAAATAAAAAGTTTGCAAATATCATGAAAGCTTATATTGAAATCAATCATCTTTATGTTGATGTGATTGTTTCTGATAATACTAATGGTTCAGGCAATACTTTAGCTTCTGTATATGATGATCTTCCAAAGAAGAATGTTTTGTTTTTCTGGTCAGATATTTTGTTTGATAATGATGAATTTAAAGTAGATAGAAAAATTGGAGATAAGGATAATTGTGTAATTTTCACAGTAAATGATGCAAAATATCGATATAAGATAGAAGATGGTAAGATTGTAAACAGATCATTTGCTTATGATGGAAATGTTCCAGGTATTTTTTGGATTAAAGATATTTCAGAGGTTATTCCAACTAAGCCATGTGATGAAAATAAAGATTTGATTGATATTATCCAAGAAAAAGTAAATGATGGTATGATTACTTTTGTTGAATCAAATATCAATACAAAAATCACTGAATATAAGTCATTATCAGAATATAAGAAGATCATGTCAACTTCTTGTCAGAAAGATTTGGTTTTACCTACTGATATGGAGGTTTCATATACTGATAAAGAATCTATGCAATACGTAGCAAAAACAAATGAGCATTTGAACTATCAGTATGACTGGGTTTCTTTCTTATCTTATAATCCAGGAATTAGTGATTATGTTGTAGATCTGCCAGTAAGTAAGACAGAAGATGGATATGTTTGTGATATGCATAATCTTGAAGGATATACACATGCATCAAAGATAAATCTTATAAATCTTTTAAATAATTTTGTAAGATATAAAGTAGATGTGCCATTGTCATATTCAGTAAAATTTCTATTAGAAGAATATAATGGTAAACCATTGAAGGGAATTTGTGATACACGTAGGCTTTTTGAAAATAACATAACATTTACGGAAATTCAAACACTTATAGATAATGCATGTGATCTTCTCATAGATGGTTTAGCAAATGATGAATGGGTACTGACTCATGGAAACATCAATTCACATAATGTTCTTGTAAATATGACTGGTGATATCAAACTATATAACCCGGTATCAAGAAGAAATGGATCATTTTTCTGCCATCCAATTGTTGACCAATCAGAAGCTTATATGGTAGAGATTGGATTGGATGATGCTTTGAGAAAGGAAATGACATATAAAGTAGATGAACTTCCAAAGATAGAAGATTGTGATGTGTTTATTGAAACAGCCATTTATCTCCATTTGCTTGGTATGCTTCCAATCTTTGCAAAAGATATTATGAAATTGAATATTGTATTTGAATATGCTATTTCTGGATTGTCCCACATAATTAATGAATGTACTAATGGAAAAAAGTAAATTCAAAACATCAAGAATAATATTGAAAGAAGGTTTGACTTGGGCTGATTATTTTAAGTCCAAGCATACCTTAGAATATATCAATATGAAAAAAATCATAATTTCTGACTGTGATGGTATATTGACAGATGGAAATATGACTTATAATGAAAACAGAAAACTATTCAAAACCTATGGTTGTCATGATAAGGAATTATTCAATATTGCTAAAGATCTTGGATGGGAATTCTTATTCGTAACAGATGATAAGACTGGATTTGATATTACAGATACAAGAATAAGTAATTCTTTCATGTTACATGCTACAAATGCAGATTCAAAAGAAAGAGAAGAAATGGTTAGGAAATGCAGAGATGCTGGATACATTGTTGCTTTTATTGGAGATAGTCCAAGTGATTTGAATGCTGCATCAAAAGCAAATATATGTGCTACTACAGATAATTGCTTTGAATATATAAAGCCATTTTTTCACTATGTTTCTAAATATCAAGGTGGACATGGAGGATTTGCAGATATATTATATCAACTAATGCTGATGGATAAAGATGAACTTGAAATCTATAAATAAATCATAAAATCAATACTGTATTTTTAACTTAGAAATAAGTTGAGATACAGTATTTTATGATTAAACATATAGAAGAACCTAGTGGGAAAGGAAGAATAGCATGCATATCTTTACCGGTAAGGCACATATTAGTGAATAGAGACAATATCACTATGTATAATGTATATCATTATTGGAAGTATTTGACAGAATTTTTAAAATATGATAAAGTATATATATTGACAACATCATTGTCTAATTCTGGTGAAAAATATGACAATATACTAAAAGATTGTCCATTAATATATGGAATAGAAAAGAAAGATTTGCTATTAGATTACCATATAAATGACATGTGGATTGTTCCAGCTCAAACTAATTTATTTGGTGGAATGGGTATCATGACTTTTCCATTTTGTATGAATAGAATATATGAATGGTGGAAATCAAAAGGTCAAAATGACAAAATGATATTCATTAATGATGATCCAGAAGTATGTAAGCTTTGGTTTTTCAGATATCATACTAAGCGTTATGCCATAAAGAAAGATGTAAAGATGATATGGAAACAAGGAGTAAATCAAGATAATTGGAAAACAGAAATCGATTTGCTAGAGTCAAGATATGATGATATATGCAATATGGAAAATGATTTTGATTTGGCATTTTGTGGATTAGATTATGATAAATATGTTAAAAAGAATAAAATAAATATATTGCCAAAATCTTGGTTTAATTTCAATGTTTACTATTACATTACATTAAATGATGATTTAGCTTTGAGAATGAGAAATTATGACTTTGGTGATAAGAAGTATTCTGCTTGCTATTATGGATATATTAAAGATTCAGATAGAATAGCTAGAACAGAAGAATTTTACAGTAAAGTTGATAAGCCATTTTTAGTCATTAAAGGAGGTAATAAGAACTTTTTCAAGAACATAGATTTTGAACATGATATTGAACTTGTAAAAAATATGCCTTACCGTGATTTGTTGGAGTTTGTTCCATCAAATGCTAAGTCTTCATTGATAACACATAACAAATGTATATTAGGTAATCAAATATCTCCAAGATGGTTTGATTTGATGCTTATGGATATTGTATGTTTTGTAGATGAAGCTTTTGATCCAAATCATGAATTGTGTGATGATTGGTTATATGAACATACATATTGTAAGAATGGACAAGATTATGCTGATAAGCTTAAGAAGGTAGAAAATAATGAACCATTATATAGAGAGATTGTTCAAAGACAACGTAGATTTGTATTTGAAAAGTATGAAAAATATCTACAGAAATTCTAATTTATATATAAAATATATTTAAATTGATTAATATGAAATGGACAGAAAATAAAACACAGATTCCTGAATATAAATATCAATCATCCACTGATGGTAATAAATACATTTATGTTTGTAAATAAAAATGGAAAAAATTCGCATTATAGTTCTTGAGGGTTGTGATAGGACTGGCAAAGGAACATTATTGGAAAATTTGAAGAATAGATTTGATGATTTTTTAGTATATAATCCAGTATCAGCAGAAAAAGAAAGAGTAGATTATAAAAATCCACAGAAATTTGAAGAATGGATTAGAAAAACAATTCGTAAAGTACTTGATGACTTATATACAATGGCAAAGTTGAATGGTACTAATAGACCAATTGTAATGGATCGTCTTTTGCTTACTGATAATGTATTTGCAGATTTATTTGATCGTGAACATGTAGTAGAAAAGTATTTTGGTAGAGAAATCGAAGCAAACTTCAAATTGACTAATTACATTATGCTTTGGAGAAATCCAGAAGAGTATAAAGATAGAGTAAATTTGTTGAAAGAAAACCAAGATTTTACTGAAAAAGAAATTGATGACATTTTAAGTTTATTCAATGAATATAAGAAATCTGATGATATTGTAAAGTTGATTGACAATACAGATACACCAGAAGATATATTAGATGATTTTGTGTCAACATTTATTGAAGAAACCCCTAAATGGAAATTAGAACATGATAGTACAGTACAGTAAAAAATTGAATTATACAAAACCAACAGATTTGTTCAACTATATTATAGATACATATAAGGATGAACAATATATGAAAGATTATGTTCTTAGTGCATCTAGAACAGAAATCTTGAAAGATTATGCAAGTGTTAAGAAGGTAATGGTAACTGATGTATTACCATTAGGTGAAAAGGATTATGATAAAGATGCATTAGACTTTGCTACACAACTTGGATGGGAATTTACATTATACCAGGATGATAGCACATGTCCATTATATGATAGACAAGATTGGTTAGAAAGTTGGAACTGTTATCATTATGATGATGTAGAAAAAATATGTGCTTATATTTGTTCAAAGAAAAAGAATGGATATACAACGGCATTCATTGGATATAAGATGGAAGATGTATTTGCAATGTTTGAAGCTAATTATAGTGGTACTTGTGTTGATGCATTGGAATATACAAAACTATATTGCGATTTTGTATCTGATAGGTCATTCAATTCATTTGCATTTGCTGAATTGTTAGTACATATAGTAAAACAAGATGTTAAGAAATTCTTAAGAGAAAATTTCCAAAAATATTTTATCAAAAAGTGAAAAAATATTTGAAATATTCTTGATTAGTTCTATATTATAAATGTTAATTTTAATTGTTTAATTTAATTATTTTGATTATGGCTTTAGGTGCAAAAACTTTCAACTTTGGTAAATTTCTTTCTTTCTATTCAAACAATATGGAAGGAAATCCAAATCCAACAGATGTCGCTCATGACTGGTGGACATCAATGGATAACGATGAAAAGCATTGGTACTTCTATGACAATGAACAGAAGTATATTGATTTCATAGATTCTGTGATGTCTATCAATAAGTCCAATCTTATTATTGCGCCTTGTGATAATTATGAAGATGGAATCATGCTTTGGTGGAAATACCCATCACAGAAGTTTCATGTACCTTATCCAAATGAGGATTTTAGAGAGAAGCTCTTGGAATGGATGAGAATCAACTGATTCTCATATCCATTTTATTCAAATACAAACATTAAACAAATAAACAATATAATTATGATGACTACATTTGTTAAGAAATATAATTTTGCTAAGTTCATTAACTTCATTACATCTATCGATGGAGATTTCAATAATGCTTCTATAGAATATATTACAGATGCAATATATGATGATACATGTGATAATAATGAATATGAACTTTTCAATTCTGACAAGTCTGGTATCACGGATGTATTGGATATCATTAAGGCAGCAATGACAAATAAAAGAGCTAAGAACATTACTGTTACTATTGCCGATGATGAATATATTGATGATGTAATTAATGTTTGGATGAAACTTGACAATAATCCTACTTATGTTTTGTCATTATGTAAAGGAATTTATGAAGAAAAGATAAATGAATGGTTAGAGCTTAATTAAGTTCTGCCATTATTAATGTTTAATAATTTAAAAGTAAAGTTTAAAAGAAAAAATGAAGAAGTTTATTTTGACAATGCTGTTGGTTTTGACAGCAGTATTTAGTGTTAATGCTCAGACACAGTCTAATTATGCTGGTAGTTCTAAGTTCACAGACAATGTTTCTGTTGGTGTAGTTGGTGGTGTTGAGACTAATCTCAATCAGTGGAATTGGCCACATGGTGCTGTAGCTGGTATTGTTATCAATAAGGAAATTACTCCAGTATTTGGTGTAACACTTGAAGGTAATACAAATATCAATGGACTTGACAATTGGTCAAAACCAGTAACGCATTTTCATTGTGCAAATACATTTGATGGAATTTCAACTTATTTGACAGGTCGTGTAAATCTTACTAATGCTATTTGGAAGTATAATGGTAAACCACGTAAGTTTGAGGTAGAAGCTAATGCAGGTCCTGGTTATGGTTTTCTTTTGCATGAGAAGTACAATGCTTTGCTTGCTAAGGCTGGTCTTAATCTGAATTATAATGTAACAGATGCATGGACCATTGCTTTGCGACCAGCAGTTGTATATGATTTGAGTGGTACAGGTTCATTCAATACAGAACGTGCTATTGGACAAGTTACTGCAGGTATTGTATATCACTTCAAGACAAGCAACGGCACTCGATCATTCAATAAGGCTAAGCTTTATAATCAAGTAGAGGTTGATATGTTGAATGGAAAGATCAATACACTTCAGAAGAGTCTTAATGATGCTAATGCAACTATTGAGGTAATGCGTGATTCTCTTACAAAGACAAATACTTTGATTGAGACCAATGAAGTTACTAAGATGGTTTATCCAAAGGTTCAGTTTAAGAAGGGTACTGCTAAGATTGAATCAACATCTATGGCTAATATCTATGATATTGCTGATGCATTGAAAGATGTTGATGGTACTATCAAGGTAACTGGATATGCTTCTACTGAAGGTTCTACTAGATATAATAAAGAGCTTTCACTCAAGCGAGCAGTAGCAGTTAAGAATGCACTTATCAAGGCAGGTGTTGATGCATCAAAAATTAAGACTATTGGTGCTGGTCCTGTAAATAAGTTCTCTCCTGATAACCTTGGTTTGAACCGAATTGTTACAACAGAGAAGTAACATTAAATAAATCCTCTGAGAATTGTAAACAAAAGACAAAACAAAAAGCCAGGTCTAGACCTGGCTTTGTTCGTATATAAAATTAAATAAATTAATACAATTGAATATGTTTTTCTTTATCAGAATCTTTTCTCATGATACTTGAAAAATTAGAATATTTTCCTACAGTCTTGATTATCACATTACATTTCTTGAATTTAGGATCAGCCCAAGAAACAAACCCTACAACAGTCAATGGCAAGTTTTTGTTTTTTCTTGCATCCATGATTACAAAAGTCATAGGTTTCTTTTCACCATAATGAGATACTTTCAATTTACCATTTTTCAACATACCTAATATATCTGATTTGGCACCCATTATAGCATCTATGATTTCAGAATCATCAACTTTTCTTTCTGATTTTCTATCTTCAACATGATCTCCAGTCATTATGCTTATTGGGGAATATTTGAATGATCCTGTCTTCTTATCCCTTAATGGCCAAATTTTCTTATTAGCTTCAAAGATGAAACCCAAGTCAATTTCCAAAGATTCTGATATATATTGTGAAAAATTTATCATATTTTATTGAAATTTAAGAAAGAAATTCTATATTTATTATGTAAAAATAATAATGATAATGATTAAAATGGAAAGAAATATGAACACTTCAATAAATAAAATCGAGAATACAGTACGTCACTTCGCTAATAAGATGGGTATCAAGTTGACAGAAGTAGAAGTTGGATTTGTACCTTCTTATGAATATGAAGTTTATGGTAATGAAACAGATGAAACTGACAACACTTATTCAGTTTTGGTAACTGTTGCAAATCCTAATGCTCTTTCTAACAAGAAAGCAAAGAAGTTTATTGCTCAGTTGGAAGGAATGTTTTATACAAATAAGAAGTGTAGAAAAAACCATGAAGTAGTATTTATCTACTTTGACAACTATGATGTAGAAGACTAATGTTTTATTCTTAAATAGAAAATAGAAATGGCATCAGCAAAGATAAGAAATATAGAAAAGTGTAAAGAAGAAGTATTAGGAATATGTTCCAAATATCAATTGAATGTACTTGATATATCATCAAAGGAAATTCAGTTAGATGATTTAAATAAGCAATATGTGATTGATATTTCTACTGATTGTGAAGATGATGATATCTATGACAAAGTCTATACAAGATGTGGATTCATCAATGAAGAACGTTTGTCTGATGCTGATCTTACGGTAAATTTAAATGAAGTAAATATATTAAAATGAATAAGTTAAAGAAAAATTGGAAGGAAATTTTGATTGTACTATTGATATTGTTTGGAATGAACAAATGTACAGTAAGTTGCAATAGAGGATCAAAATTAAACAAAGCTAATCAAGAAATTGTATATAAAGATAGTTTGAACAAAGTAATGACAGATTCTATCAAGTCATTGAATGTTACTATTGCCAATTTAGCAGATAAGAATGGTATGTTGTCAGAATTCAACCGTCAGCAAACCAAGTCTGATTCTCTCAATAGAGCTGCACAGAAGGAACAGTTAAATCAAGTAAAGAATATGGTTAATCGTCTAAAAAGAAAGTAATTATGGTACGAAGATGTAACAAGTCACCAAAATACATGTCTGAATATGAACATGATTTGACATGGATGGCAATGAGATATGCTATTGGAAGGCATACAATTGCAGCACATTCTATTTGTTGTGATATGGGAAAGAATGTTTATGGAAGATTGTCACAAAGAGATTGTGAATTCTTATCTTCTGATATTCGAAGAGAGATCGCAATGAAATTAGGATGCTATCCATTCAATTTTGTAATGAATTATGATATCCCAATAAATTCTAATGATTATCGACCATTGTCACGATTGATTGAATGGATGATGGATAACAATATTGAAACACCAGAAGACCTTACTATTTGGGATGAAATCAGATATAAAGGAAAAGATTTTTCTGGTAATTCGGTATATGAAGCAACTCAGATTGATGGACCTAAGCATTATGAAACTTCTGATTTCTTAGATATGCTTGAATGGGAGAATTTGTCAGATCTTCTTGATGTTAAGAACCATAAGTTTTGCATTGTATTACAGGAAGGTAAAATGGAATTCAACATTGTTGAATACTTTGAAACTTATGTAAGAGAATCATACAAAACTTTGTCATTCAAGAAAGTTAAGGTACCAGTTGCGGAGTATTCCAAGAATCCTTATGTACTTCCTATTATTGATCCACATACTATCATCGAAGAGGATCTTACAAAGGAACAGATTTATGCAAAACAGAAGGAGTTAGAAAAGAAAGGAAACATTGTAGAAATGCCAAGTTTGAAATACAATTAAAATATTAAAATATGTTAAATAAGCTAAAGAATTTTTGGACAAAAATTTGTCTTGCATATTATATCATCAAAGCAGACAATAATCTTGTATTGACAGATTCTTGTTTTCATACATCAGTGAAGAATTTGGATATCTTATCAGATGGGCATCATTATATCTGCTTGGAGAATGCAGATGGTGGATTTGATATTTCATATATGATTCCATGGAATATGGGTAAGAAGTGTTTTACTATTACTGTTTCAAGATTGAAAGGTGACAATGCAGGTGCTATAGCAGATGCAACACTTGACTTATTGAACAACCATACAATGTCTGGTATGATTACTGGGGATAGTAAGAATCAACCAAAACCAACAAACTATATTTCGTATAAGTAAATGGCTACCATAGATGATATTAAAGAAGCAGTAAAGAACCATAATGAGGGTTTCTATCTTGATGATTACGAGTTTGAATGGTATGCAGTATCTGGTAGAAATACATTGATTATAACACCATTAAAAGGTGCACAGATCATATCAATGTATGTTGATAACAATGACAAACTTCATGCAATTGTCAAGGAAGAGCCTTATAGGCAATATAATCCTATCAATATAACTGTAAAAGTACAGAAATGCCCAATTCCAGGTAAAGGATATAGTACAGAATTGAATCCAGATTTTAGTAAAGATAAGATTATTTTTACAATATTCAACAAGTGTGGATATCCAGAATATTATGTATATATGGATATGAAAAATGAATATTGGATGCATGAATATAATTTAAAGAAGGCTAGTAATTTATTAGGTTCTATTTTTTGAAAATTTCCAATAAATTTTCTATATTAATTATGTAATGAAATATAGAAATATGGAGACAATAAAGATTAAGCAAGCCGATGGATCAGAAAAGACAGTTATATTACCTGTACGTGGAATGGTAGGTACTTTACATGTAGGATCTGATCGATATGTTGTATGTTGCAAATCTGTCATAAGTAATAAGAAGGTACGTCTTGTGAATATTTATGACATTACTGAAGACAATAAAGATCAGTATATATATGAAAAGGATGGAGTAGAATACTTGAAAGATGAAGCATTCAATAAATTCATGCGCGATGGAGAATTGTATTCATTGAGAAAGAATGGTACTTGGAGAGAAGTTGGCATACCAACTAGAGAATCATGTTGTATAGTGACATTTGGTCATGCTAATCCACATCTTGATCCTGATTTTTAATAGATAAAATAAAATTAACAAATAAATAAAATTAACAAATAAATAAAATTTAAATAACTATGGGAATTTTTGATATTTTTGGAGACATTGTAAAGTTGACTAAGTCTGATGATGTTATTAAATTGAATGATGTTGATATGAGTAAAGTTACAAAGGAAGAGCTTGATGAGGCAATGGATTTTCTTGATGGATTGAAGGATAATGACTTTGTAACATTGCTGATTGGTGATGAGTACATTGACAACTTCAAGGCAGAACTTCAGGCTAAGTGGGATATGACTCATGAAGCTCCAGAGCCAGAGCCTAAGAATGTACCTACTGGTAATACCGTAGATTCACAGATTGATAAGTTGGTTGATGAGTATATGGAATCACTTGATATTCCGGATAATTCACTCATGAAAAAGTTGGTACCTATGGCAAAGGAATCTTACAAGAAGTTTGCAGAATTCATTTACAATCATAAGTAATTTATGTTGATAGTAGCTGATTTAGAAAAGGCGTTGACAAGATCTCTTGAAGAGGTCTTGCCATCTGCATTAGAAGAAGGTTTCAAGCATGTATTGCCATGTACTTCTAAAGCAGGGAATAAAATTGCTAAAGAATTTGGTGAATCTATTACTAAAATGATTGCAGAACCTCTTGGGGTTAGAATGGCAAATGCAATAGATTATTATATCAAAAATGCAGATGTTTATGGTCAAATAATAACAGTTGGTTCTCCTACAACACAAACAGCTAAGATTGAAAGTCCTAGTCCATTGACTAATGGAAAAGTACCAAATACTTTAGGAATTAAATAGAATATTTTATTGTATTTTTGAAAATCAAAATATAAAGGTACTATATTATAATTGTAAGATATAAAATAAAACAAATGTGTTGCAACACACATTTTAACAAGTAAAATTAACAAAAACATTTAAAAGTAAAATTATGGCAAACGAAAATTTGAACTCAATTGAAAATGACATTCTTGGTTTTGATCCAAGTCAACTCACAGTTTATCAAGAACAGCCACAGCAGACTTCAGGTGGAAATCCTAACATTTATCACCCAAAGCCAGCTCTTTCTAAAGCAGAAGATGGAGTTTACCGTTCTCAGATCAAGGTTATCTATAATCCATGGGATCTTCGAAACAGTATTCTTGAACAGCAGTCTTATGCTTTGCAGGATAGTAATGGCTTCTTCTCTGTTGTAAGTTCATTGACAAATAATGACAAGAATTGCCCAGTATTTAAGGCATGGAAACAGTGTCATTTCTCAAAGGATGAGAATATGCAGAAGCAGGCTTTGACTAAAGATAAAGGTGGTCGTGGTTTGTTCGACAAGCGTTATGCTCGTTATGCTCTCATTCAGGTTATTGAAGACAACAATCAGCCAGATCTTGTAGGAAAGTACATGTTCTGGAAGCTTCCTAAGGCTATTTGGGAGACAATCAATGCTAAGATGGCTCCAAGCCCTGAGTCTAAGAAAGCAAGTATTCCTGTTATGGATTTCTTATTTGGTCGTGCTATTGACCTTGAGGTAACACCAGGTCCAGATGATCCTAAAGCACCTGAGCGTAAGACCCGCGAGATTAGTTACAATACTTCAGAACTTACTGATGATGTAGTTAGTTGTACTAATCCTGATGGAAGTCCATTGCTCGATGATGATCAGCAAGTTATTCTTGACCAGTATGTTGAGGAAATGACAAAGAAAGTTTGGAAGCAGAAGGATCCGGATCTTCGTGCTACAGCTCTTGCGGAAATCAATGCCGAAGAGAACACAAAGAAACTTCGTGAGTTGTATCATGGTGTAATCGAGAAGATCAAGAGCTTCTGTCCTAATCTGATTGAGGAACTTGGTTACCATGAGTGGTCACCTGAAGTAACAGCTCGTGTCAATGCATGGATTAGTGTAGTTCTTGCTGGTAATGATCCAACAAATCCATTGCCATCAACTGCTACAACAACAGCTCCAGCAGCTGCTCCTGCTACTCCTTCAGATACAACAGAATCAACACCAACAGCTGGTTCTGATGATCTTCCATTCTAACTTAGAATAAAACAAAAGAGCGAAATTCCGCAGAATTTCGCTCTTTTTTATTTATAATAAATAAATTTTATTTTTTCTTTCTTAATTGTATTTTTGCATTAGGTGTATTTCCATTAACACCATATATACCGAATTTGCCTCCACCTATTTTGATATCAGTATTATTAGCAGAATCTATTGCTGAAACTAAACTATCAATTGAGTCAATTGATTTATCATCATCCATTTCAAATCCACCACTATATTGATTTGAATATGAATAAACATACCAGTTCTTTGCTTTAGGTTGATATTGGATTTCACAATCTAACAATTTACCTTTTGCGCCATAATGTGCTGCATTTGAACCAAATCCTCTAGTATAGAAATAATATTCTGGATTTTGTCTTAAGAATGTAACAACATCTTCTGCTTTAACGCTTTTTACTGAATAATTCTTTGATTCATTCAAAGATACATTTAATGATTCTGTTAAACTTATCATTTTTTTGTTTGTTTTTATAAATAAAAATAATTTGAAATTTTTTACATTTGTTCTATATTTAAGATGTTAAATAATAAATATAGATTATGGATAAAAATTCAATTATATTTTTAGTAATTTTCTTTGTTATTGAAAGTATTCTTCTTACATTGAATTTTACTTACAAGCCAAAATATGAAGATGATTTAACATATAATATATTAAAACTTTTGATAATGATATTTCCTAATTTCATGATAATAGTTTATGTAATTATATTTCATGCTTTATAATAAGATGTTTAATTTTTAAAATTTACGATTATGATGATTTTGATTGGAATTATATTGATTTTTTTAGGTATGGGTGCTTATATGACAAATAACGAAAGACTTGTATCTAATGATTGGCTTTGTATGATTGGTAGCCTATTGTTGATAGCTGGTGCACTCATGGTTGGAATGACAATGGATGGTACAATGTAGTTTTAACTTTAAAGTAAGATAAAGTAAGATAATGATGAAAAAGATAAAATATTTAATAGTTGGTTCTGCTTTTCTTGGTGCACTATCAGGAACACTACCACCTATGTTCATTAATGCTAGTCCTAATATTAATTCATTAGTAAAAGAAAAGGAAGACAGTGCCCATCTTTGGAAGAGTATTAAGCTATATAGTGTAGTAAGAGATACATTTACTATAGAAGAAAGAGTACAACGTATTGAGGAGATGATGACTATTGATATCAATACAATGGCAAAATCTTCTAATGTACACGAACATCATACTAATACTTATACATATAAGAATGCCAGTGTAAGTAAGAAAGGAAAAGAGTTCATCAAGAAATATGAATCTTGTGTCCTTACTGCTTACAAGCTTAAAGGTGAAAAGAGATATACTATAGGTTATGGTCATGTAATCTATGAAGATAATATTCCACATAAGATAAGTCAAGAATATGCTGATAAGCTCTTTGATAAAGATATGGATAAGTTCAATGTTCATGTAAGAGAATTGCTTTCTGAACTTGACCATAGATTTATATATACTCAATCATTTGTTGATGGGTTGACATCATTGACATATAATTGCGGACCAGATGGTGTAAGAAAGACAAGGTTCTGGAAACGAATGAAGGCATGTCGATATGATAAGAAGACAAAAGCCATCAACAAGAAAGACTTGATTTATGCTATAGAGGCGGTTAAAACTGCTAACATTTCTAAAATATATTATGTAGGACATAAGAACAGAAGAAAAGCAGAGCACAATAAAATGACAGAAGAAGTATAGGATATTATAATTATCGAATCTATGAAAGTGAATATTAAAAGTATTATTATAGCGGCTATAACATTTGTATTGTTTCTTACAGGAAGCATGCTTCTTGTCAACAAATGTACTAGTAAATCAAATGATATTGCTATAGTAGGTGATACATTGACATCAGAAGGTAAAGTGATGGAATTTGAATATCAAAACCATAAGTTCATCAATATTGTTAAATCTGATGAGAATGACAATATGGAAAGTTTTGTTGTTCATGATCCTAATTGTAGATGTAGTATAAAGAAACTGAACAACATTACTACAGTAATTACAAATAATGACAATCACAATAGCATGAGTTCTGATTCTATTGTAAAAGCTAATTTCAGAGTTGTACTTTCTAAACTCAATTCATTACATAATGACAATGTTGCATTGATGAAAGAAGTAAAGACTTTACGTGTTGAAGTTGCAATGCTTAAGAAAATGAAGACAAATTGTACCTATAAACATGTTCATAAAAAATCACAGCCAAAGAAGAGAAAATGATGTTCTCTAGGAAAGTGCCTGGGTCACACAGGTAGCGGAAAATCGTTTAAGAGTATATTTATATACCTGAAATAGATTTAACGTCCCTGTGTGATTTTTTATTTAAATAAAAGTTTGAAATTAATCTAGATTGTTCTATCTTATATCTGAACAAAAAATGATAAAATTATGATAGAATTGATTTTTGGAATAATTACTTTATTAGCAGGTCTTTTCATAACAGTATTTGTCCTGTTTATAGTAGTAGGATTGATAAAACTGTTTATTGGAAGTATTGCTTTCATGGGAGGATTTGTTTTGAAGGCAATAGGTAGTTTCATTTTCTGGTGTATAGCTATCTTTGTTATATTATGTTTGATTTTTTAAATTTTATAAATACAATATGATGGATATTAATATAGAAAAGCAAAACTTAAGAGATAAGAAATTGTTTAAAGTACATGCTGATATTACTGTATATGGTCAGTTTACTAGTAGAGTAATTCCATTGTCTATAAGTATTATTGCTACCAATGAACAAGAAGCTAAAAATATTGCTAGGCATGTTAAGATTACTGATGTGAATATTACTAATGTTAAAGAAGAAGTAGATTTTAATAAATATGGACATAGTAGTAAAGAATAGAAAAATTCCAACTATATATGAATTAGGTTTATATGGATATTATGGTGTTATTTCATTGATTTCTGTTATATTGTCTTATCCATTGACTGATTATTTTATTGGTAATACTAGTAGAACTATAGATTTTTGTTTGTCAATCTTTATGACAACAATTTCAGCATGTTTAGTATTTATAGCATTCATTATATGTGGTGGAATTCCATTAACAGAGTGGTTAGATGAAAAAGAAAGAAATGAAGGTAACAATTTCGATAAATACATTTTTTAGAGATAAGATACAGAAAGATGGATTCAAAACTTATATCATTGCAACCTTGATAATTGTAGCATTGATGTGGTTGAATAATGTTGGAGAAAATACTATTCCAGGATTCATCTTAATATATCTGTTTTTTGTGTTTGTTAGTATAGTTTGTTTAATGATTAGTAGTGATGATGAATGGCGTAGAACTCATCCGAAGTAAGAAATTCAACCATAAAGCTTTTTGCATAGTATATTCTATTTTCTTTGGAATAGCTTGGTTTATATTGAAATATGGTGTTGAATATACAGGTAAAGAAGTTATGATACATCATTTGGTACTCATGACTTTATTTACTATAATCATAATTGTAATATTGACATTCATGTTTACAGAATTAGATATTTGAAAATTATGAAATTAATACAGGATTGTAAGATTGGATCGATAATAGTTCCATGCATTGTATATGCTGTTATATGCTATATTTCTTGGAATTTTTTTGCAACAAACTTGATTGAAGAAAAAATGGGTATGTGCATATTTGCGACATCATTTTATGTGATAATATCAATGGTGTTTACAGCATTTGCTTATGTAGTTGTAACAGTAATTCAAGAAGAGTTTAAAAATTTAAATAAAGATTAATTATGAAGAATGTTTTGAAACTAGTAAAAGAGAATGAAAATAAAGTATTGATTGTATATCACAAAGAAGATAATGATGGTGTGTTTTCTGCTGCATTGATGTATCATTGGATTGTTGATTGCTTATCTGAATATTTACAGGCTAAGAAGGAAAATGTTACTTTACTTGGTGCAGATTACAATATGCTAGATACTTTAGCTAAAGACAGAAAGAATGATATGTGTCCTTATAATTGGATAAACAAATTTGGAAATGTCTATATGCTTGATATTTCATTCAATAATTGGAAAGTAATGAAGTTCTTACATGATGCATATAGTTGTAGTTTAAGCTTTAGTTGGTTTGACCATCATGGTCCAGCATTGGCATTAGCAAAGCAACATGGATATGATGATACACCTGGATATAGAGAAACATCTACTTCAACAATTGGATTAGTTTATGAACATTTGTTTGATGTGCTTAGGATTAATCAGAATAATGGTAATATGCCACAGTTGCTTCAATATCTTGCTGGTTGGGACAGCTTCCATCCTAAGCAGTATTGTCTTGGATTAGATGATTGCTATGGTGTCAATCTTGTAATCAATAGAGACTTTGAATTAAATTTTGATAAAGTATATGATTGTGTAAAGCATATCATGTATGATGATGGCTCTGAATCTGATTATGGAAGAAATTTCATTAGTGAAACTGTACTTGAAGCAGAAAGTATTGTTGATTATGAAAACTATAAGAATAAGCAGTTAGTAAACAACTACGGTGATTTTGATTGGAAATTCATTATCAATGGAAAGGAACGTAAGGCAGTTGCATTGTTCTGTCAAGGTCCATCATCAAGCAGAATGTTCGAATCAGTGGCAGATAAAGTAGATCATGCTATTGTCTTCAAACATTTGCCTAATGGAAAATGGTCTGGTTCTGTATATAATTTAAGACAAGATGATGATAGAGAATACAATCTTGGAAGATGGATTAAGAGTTTGGTAAAGACTGCAGGTGGACATCCAGGTGCTGCTGGATTTACTATCAGTAATTCTAAGTTCAATAAGTGGAATAAGAATAAGACAGTTGGAGGATAAATTTATGTTTGACATTACAATAAGTATTTGGACATTGGTATTGCTTTCTAGTATTACTGGGCTTGGCTTTGGATTATATATAAAGACAAGACAGAAATTAGATGAAGCAAACCGAATATTGGTAGCAAACAAGCTGCCACAAGTGATTTGATATAGAAGTTATTTTAATATACAGTGGAGATCTAACTCTCCACTTTTACAAATAGATCTTTGAAATAAATTAACTATGAAAGTAAAGAAAAGAGATGGTAAAGTCCAAGGCTTTGATCTTAACAAACCAATTCATGCACTTGAAAAAGTATATAAGAATGGAGTGAAGAAAGAAGTTCCTGATGGACTCATTAGTAAGTTTACAGAATCAATAAGAGCTTGGTTAGAAACCATGAAAGAAGATGTAGTTGATATTGAAACTGTACAAGATTTCTTGAGAGATTTCCTCATGTCGGTAGGAGAGAATGAAGCTGCAGAACAATTTATCATTTACCGAGAAGAGAGATCTAGGTATCGAGAATCAAATACAAAGCTTGCTAAGAATATTGCTACAAAACTTTATGCCAAGAATGTAGTAAACCAGAATGCCAATCTTGATGAAAACAGCTTTAGTGGTCGTATTGGTGAAGCTGGAGCAGTTGTTTGTAAAGATTATGCTTTGAAAAACAACATGTCGAAGATGGCAAGAAAGAATCATGAAGGAAATATGGTTTATCAGCATGATTTATCAAATTTTGCAGTTGGACAGCATAATTGTTTAACTGATCCGATTGATATTCTTCTTGAGCATGGTATTACATTAAAACAGTGTGACATTCGTCCTGCTAATTCATTAAGTACTGCATTCCAATTGATAGCTGTAAATTTCCAAGTACAATCACTTGAACAGTTTGGTGGTATTTCTGCATCACATCTTGATTGGTCAATGATACCGTATTTCCGTAAGAGTTTCTTTAAGCATTACAACAATTGGTGTGATGGAATTCCATTGATGAAGTGGGCTAAACCTAACATTGATTCTAAATCAATCAAACATATCAGTGTTGATGATAGAATTTATACCGGTGTTGGATTGTTGAAACCATTGAAGAAAATGATATGGAAGAAGGCTTGGAATTCTACATTGAAGGAATTAAGTCAAGCTACTGAAGCAATGAGTCATAATCTAAATAGTTTGCAATCTCGTAGTGGTGCTCAGTTACCATTTTCTAGCATCAATTATGGTACATGTACTTTAAAGGAAGGTCGTGAAATCATTAGAGCGTTAATCAATATGACGTTGGAAGGTACTGGTAAGTATCATCGTACTGCTATATTCCCATGTTGCATATTCCAATACAGTAAGGAAATTCATGGTTCTAAAAAGAATCCTGGTCCTAACTATGATTTGTTCAGATTAGCATTGAAATCTACAACACAACGTGATTATCCTAATTATTGTAATGTTGATTGGAGTACTAACTGGAAAGGTAATATATTTGATAGAGAGCAAAAGAATCGTGCATTGAAGAATTTGCTCAATTACTCTCAATCAACATATAATACATTTGCTAAATGGTTGTCAGAACATCCAGATTATGAAGATTATTTGTCATTAGAAGGTCATTATGACTCTATTGAAGATAGTTGGGAAATTAAAGTAAAACCAGCAGAGAAATTCACTAGATATGAAGTGATGAGCACGATGGGTTGCCGCACATACAATGGTTATGATATCAATTGTGATTCAAATTATTTCTTTGACATATTTAAAAAGATAGCAGAAACTGGTAAAGTACAAGACAATTGGATGTTATCTGCAAACCAAAAAGATGGTCGTGGAAACATTTGTCCTGTTACTATCATCATGCCTACTTTAGCTATGATGGCAAAAGAATCTGGTAGCAAAGATGTGGTAGAAACATTCATGAAGTTACTTGATAAGAAGATCCATGAAGCAAGAGAAATGCTTCTTGAAAGATTTACTTTGATTTGCAGTCAGAATTCTAAGTCTGCTCCATTCATGTGGACAAACAATACAATGGTTGGATATATTCCAGAAGAAGGTCCTGTATCTGCTATGAAACATGGTACATTAGCTATCGGACAAATTGGATTAGCAGAAACATTGCAAATATTGATTGGATGCGACCAGACAGAAGCTCCAGGTCTTGAACTTGGAAAGAGAATTGAAAAGCTATTCAATGACAGATGTGCAGAATTTAAGAAAAATGATAAGTTGAATTTTGGAGTATACCTGACTCCAGGAGAATCACTTTGTAAGACAGCAATGGCAAAATTCAGAGCACAGTATGGTAATGATGTTAAAGGTGTTACTGATAATGATAACAAATTCTTTACAAATTCAACTCATGTACCTGTATATAAAGATATTGATTGCTTCAAGAAAATTGATATTGAAAGTGAATTGGATAAGTTCAGTAATGCTGGATGCATCACCTATGTTGAAATGCCAAGTTCGGCAACTAACAATATAGATGCTTGTGAAGAATTAGTGGTTTATGCAATGGAGAAGGATCTTCCATATTTCTCATTGCATTTCCCATTAGATTATTGTAGAGATTGTCATAGCAAAGGTGATTTTAATGGAACATGCCCACATTGTGGAAGCCATAACATAGAGGAACTAAGAATGGTAACTGGCTACCTTAGCACTGATGTTTCTAATATGAATGAAGGTAAACAAGATGAAGTTTCTAAACGATTAAAGCATGTAGAACAAAATCTAATTTAAAATCAAATCAGGATGAACTATAGTTCATCCTGATTCTATATTATAAATATGGAAACAAAAGATTTACACATAGACAAGTCTAACGACTTGCATACAGACAAGTCTAACAACTTACATATCATGGCAGTTACTGGTCCAGATATCAACAATGGCCCTGGTTTTAGAGTAACTATATGGGTATCTGGATGTACACATGCATGTCCTGGTTGTCAGAATAAGCATACCTGGAAATATGGTCAAGGTCATAAGTTAGATGATATGGTACCATATCATCTAACTTGTAAAGAAAAGATATTGAATTTGATAGGTGATGAACATATTGATGGTGTAACAATTTCTGGTGGTGACCCATTAGATCAGTCTGCACAAGCATTAAAAGAACTTGCTAAGTTTCTTTCTAATATAAAGAAGAGATATCCAAAAAAGAGTATTTGGCTTTATACAGGATATTTAATTGAAGATTTGAATAATTATCCTTATAAAGAAGTAATTAAGAATTGTGATGTTATAATTGATGGACCTTATGTAAAGGAAAAACGAAACATAACAATACCATTTAGAGGAAGTACTAATCAGAGAATCATAGATGTACAGAAATCATTTAAAGAGAATAAGATATGTATTATAGATGATTCAGAATTTGTAAAGTAAAATATGGACAAAAGAGGAAAAGAAGCTGTAGAAGCACAAAAACAATTGATAATAGAGCTTTGTAAAGAGGCATATCCAGATAGTTTAGATGTTTCTGAAATTGGAATGCGAACTGGATGGAAAATCAACAAGATATTGATAGATGACTTAGTAAATGATGGTATTATCGAATGGGATGATTTGACAACAATTAAATTGAATGGATAATTTTAAAAAAGTGCATAAAATTTTGAATTTATTTTGAAATTTTATGCACTTATTCTATATTAAATATGTTAATTAAATATGTAAAATAAATAAATATTAAAATTATGATTACAATTTATATTTATACAGCAAAGGTTATTTCAGTATCACGTACATGTTATGATAGACATGATATTTTTAAAAGAAGTTTTTCAGAAACTATTCATAAAGGTGGTGGTTTCTTTAAGTTCAATGGTACTAAAGAAGAGTTTATTCGTAAAGTTGTAAAACCAGAATATTTGGATAATCCAACTGGATATATCTTGACTTGTGAGAATAATTGTCGTATCAACAATCTTAATAAAAGCCAATGGCACGTAGAAGCTAATGAAAATTCTTATATTAATGGACTTAAGTTGAATGACGAATTCATTAATTTCTTAAATAAGAAATATAAGATTGGCAAGACATATCTTAGCTATGGTCAAGAAGGTGCTGGAATCTTCATTATTGAAGATAATGATTTTCCAGTATTAGATTTCTAAAATAAATATATAAATAAAAGCAAATGGTTACAAAGTATAGAAAGAAGCCAGTTATTATTGAAGCACTTCAATGGAATGGTAAGAATTTGACAGAGATAGATAATTTTGTTGGTGGAAGCCTTAAAATAGAAGGATCAAGTCTTGTAATTCACACCCTAGAAGGTGATATGGAAGCATCTATTAATGATTATATTATCAAAGGTGTAAATGGTGAGTTTTATCCGTGCAAACCGGATATTTTTGATAAGACTTATGAAAGAGCATAAAGAGCATAATAAAGAGAATTTAACCAACTTGACAGATTTTCTTGGAACAACTTTGAAATATGGTGATAAAGTTGTATTTTGTGATCCAGGTGAATCTAGAAAATGCCTTGAACATGGTACTGTTGTTGGTTTTACTAATAAGAGAATTTATGTTGTCTATGGCGATAGAAATAGTGAAATCTTGAAGGACTCAAGAGATGTTGTATTGAATTATTACTTTATGAATTAAAATAAGATTATAAAATTATGATTAATCCAGTTCCTGTATACAAGTATGTTAAGGCAAATCCATTGATTAAGCTTAATGTTAATGATAGAGTTTATATTGTGAATGGTATTGCATTTTTGTCAAACCAATATGGAGTAACTAGAAAGGATTGCCTTAGAGATATTAATTTTGAAGACCTTGCTAAGATTGGTCTCTTTGAAAAGACAATTACCAATTTCAATATTTCTAATTATTCTAAAGGTGATTTGATTGTACTATCAGATAATAAAGATAAGGCAAGAGAAGTATCGGCTAGCAATCCAACAAAGAATCGTGTTGTTGAAATCACTAAAGAACCAACTGTGGTTATTCCACGAAAGGGATATGGAAAAGCTCCTTTGAGGTTCATTCAAGAAATGGAAGTGAGAGATGTGAATAATGGAAAGATGGAAATTGTCAATACAGATGATATTGTTAGTGATACTAAAAAGTATTGGTTTCTGAATTCAAAAGGTCAGGTATCTTGCACATATTATTGGATGAATCCTGTTGCTGACTTGTACAGGAGCAAGACAAATAATATCTATTATTCTAATAAGGATGCAGTTAGTGCATTGCAGACTATTGAGTATAAAATCAATAATGATGCTGCTGTACTTTCTGGTGGCGATATCATGATGGGTAAGGCAATGATGATTGACAATCTTATAGAAAAGTAAATATTATATGAAAGAAATTCTATGTATGATAATTGGTGCTGTAATAGCTATATTTGCAAGCTTTGCAGTACCAGAAAAGTACCAAGAAAAATTTATCCTAGGATTCTCTCTTATCTATGCAATGATTTATGTTATATTAAGATATAATTTGTTTGGTATATGGGGTACAATATATTACTAACATTTATATTTGGAAGCATTGTTACTTTATTGTTCATGAAACTATTTAACCTTATTTTTAATCTAAGTATATAATTTTAATGGAAGTGAAAATTGATTTGATGACTAAAGAAGAAATGTTGCAAGAGTCTTATATCAACAAAGGCAACAGATATACAACTGAAGAATGGCAAGAAAATGGAGATTATGTGACAACAGATCGAAATGGCTATTTGAATTACGCAAATGGTGAAGAAGTAATTGATGAAAACGATTTGCCAGAAGATGGATGGTTTGATTGTACAGAGTATGATGAAGACAGTGATGTTGATAGCTATTCTGATTCTGGTTTTTATGATAACCCATTATATGATAGTGATGACGACTGGTGATTTAAGTAAGTTGGATAAAGCGGAAAAGAGAGAATTCATATCTGCTGTAAATGATGCTATACTGAAACAAAAATATCGTATAGTAGTAAGAAGAATATTCAAGCAGTATACTTACAATGATACTACATATCTTATTAAAGAATATGCAGTACAGAAAAGAAAGAAGTTCTTGGTTTTCCATTGGTGGGATTTCTGTGATAGAAATGAACATGGATGGGTAAAATGGACTGAGAAGCTTGAAGATTGTGAAAAATACATATATGACAAATATCTTGGTACTGGTGTAAAACCTACATTTGAAGTACTGGGATTGATACCAAGTGAATGATGAAAATCATTCACTTTTTTGCATTTGTTTTGAAATTTCCTGGGTTTGTTCTATATTATAATCGTTAAATTAATATATAAACTTTAAAATTTTATGATTATGATGACAAAGACTTTGAATGATTACGCTACAGAACTTGCTATAATAAATGCTAATTTCTGTTCAACATATTCTCCTAATGCAATTTACGAATTCACTCTTGAAACTCTTCGTATTTCTATTCGTAATCGAATTGAACATAACAATATTGTTAAGATGGAGCGGAAAGATATTGATACACTGATTGGCTTTGTATTAGATTTTTCTGATGCTAAGATGATTGCATATCGTGAAGCTCTTGTAAAATATTCAGAAGTTTTACATTGCTAATTTTGAAATTTCTGAAAATTGTTCTATCTTATTATTGCAAGTTAAACATTTAAATATTAAAATTATGATTGTTGATTTCGTTAAGTTACATATTGCAGAAGCTCTCGGTATTGTCGCAGAAAATTATGGTAATGAGGAATATCTCAATGAAGTAGTTACTATTAATTTTGACCAGTTTGTAGAAGATATTTTTGAAGGTCTTAATGGATATTTTACTAGAGATGCATGGCCATCTGTAAAAGATGTCATCTATACTATGCTTCATGATAAGAAGACTTTAGATGGTATTGTGAATGTAATCAAAGGTATGATGGCTTTACATAACTTTGATATTGAAAGAGCTGGTGGAATTATTCGTTACTAATTAAACAATATAAAATTATGATAAATACAAATCCTCAAGTTATATATGCTAAGATTAATGCTAATATTGAAAAGATTATTGGCAAGATAGCAAGACAGATGCTTGATTTATATCCTAACATCAATGATTGTTTGAATGCTGTATCAAGATTATCAGAATCTGATATCAAATGGAAAATCTGGCGAATAGCAACGAAACAGAATATATTTGATGAAGCTGAGTCATCAAATTGTATTGTTGAATCATGTGTATTAGATTTGTATGATGACAATTCATCATCAGATTCATTGCATAGCTTTGATTTCAGAGCAGCAATTCATAACATGTGTATTCTCATTTATTATACTAACAAGAAAATTTCTAACTATGATGCGTAAGTACTTCAATTCATTGACAATTCATTTTTGTTTTGGTATATTATCAGCATTTATTGTCATATTGATAGCAGACAATATATCTTTAGCAACAACATGTTTGCTTATATTTGCTCTTCCTATATGGTTTACTTTCTATAATAGAGTAAAAGATATGACTTCAGAAGAAATTTCAGAGAAGTTTGGTTTTAAAGGTAACAAATTCTTAGATTGTACAAATGAGTAACTTATATAGCATTGAATCAAGATATCAGTACCATACAAGAACTGGTATTGAATGGACAAAATGGTTTTGTATGTTGTCAGAAGGTCCCAATGAAGATAAAGCTTTTCTTGAGCAGAAAATTTCAGACTATAAAGACAATGATAAGAGAATAAAAGCAAAGTTGAAGCATGAATATCGTATAGTTGATTATGTAGAACCAGAAGAAGTTCATGCATTTCAGAAGATGTATACAAGAAGAAAAAATAAGAATATAAAAAAGTCACAAGGAACAATTAAAAAGTCTTAGGCTGATAGAATATACTGAAGTATATTTTTCCGCTACCTGACAATCCCAGCCGCCATCCTGGTGAATATTTATATAATATATCAGTAAAACTTTAAAATATGAATTTTTATGAAACAATTAAAGAAACAGAGTGGAGCTTCTCGTATTGTTGAAGTTCTTTTAGGACAAGCATTGTTGAATTGTAAGATTGGTAGTGTCAAATCTCTTATTGAGAAAGTAACTGATGTTACTGGGGGTAAGTTTGATGTAAAGAAGGTTGATGGACCTGATAAATTAGATGTTGAATTTGCACCATGGATGATTTCATTAGATATTGGTGATACTAAAGTGATTGTTAAGTTTACATTGACAGCAAATTATTTTATCAATAAGATTGAAGTAAGTGAATAAGTATGTATACGGTATTAATAGTATTTTGTTGCCTTATTAGTTGGGCATTTTTTGGTTTGAGTTGTGCTAAGTTAGCAATACAAAGAAATAAAAATGATATTACGGCAACGTTTGTAGGTATTTTATTTGGTGTATTTGGATTATTGTATTATGGTTTATCATTAAGGGAAGAGGAAGAATAATTTATATGAAATTTTGTATTGTTATTTTCTATATTGATTATAACAATACAAAATTTGTTGTATAAAAATGAATAATCATGATAGTTTAATTATTAAATTTATATATCCAGGAAAATTTCCTAGACCTAAATATATTAGGCATAAAGATAAATATTATAATATAACAAATTATCTAAAGAATAGATATAAATATTATGATAGTATAAAAGAGGTTTTAGATAGAATAAAGTTTCATATAGATAATAGACCAGTTTGTAAATATTGTGGAAATCCATCAAAATATTATGGAGGGTTAAAATATTCAGAATATTGTTGTTTATCATGTAAATCATTAAACACCAGAGATAAAGCTAGAAATACCTCATTAAAGAAGTATGGAGTAACACATTATACAAATAGAGAAAAATTTAAAGAAACTTGTTTAGAAAAATATGGTGTAACTAATCCTCAACAATCTGATGTAATAAGAGAAAAAACAAAACAAACTTGTATAGAAAGATATGGTGTTGATAATATTTTTAAGACAAAGAAGTCAAAAGAGAATTTTATAAATCATAAAACAGTTGAAAAAATAATATGTACAAAGAAAAGGAATAATACTTTCAATACTTCTAAATCTGAAGAAATATTGTATCAATATATAAAAGAAAAGTTTATATTAGTAAGAAGACAATATAAAGATGAAAGATATCCATATTGTTGTGATTTCTATATACCAGAATTAGATTTGTTCATAGAATGTAATTTTCACTGGACACATGGAGGTCATGCTTATGATAAAAATTCTATTGCTGATCAAGTAAAAGTACAAAGATGGAAATTCAAAAATACAAAGTATTATAACAATGCAATAAATAATTGGACTGAAAGAGATGTAAATAAAAGAAATAAAGCAAAAGAAAATAATTTAAGTTATAAAGAAGTTTGGACATTAGAAGAAGGTAAAGAATTTATTGACAAATTGGCAGTGGAATATGACAAAATGTCATATAATTAATTCTGGCATACTTTTTTCTATATTAAATATTGAAATAAATACATATATAAAGATTAATTTAAAATGAGTAAAACAATTGGTATTGATTTAGGATCTTCATTCTCAGAAGTAGCAATTTATGAGGCAAATAAACCTATTGTTATAGCAGATTCTAATGGATCTAGAACTGTTCCATCAGTTATTCAAATCAATAAAGATGAAATTAAAATTGGCGACCAAGCGAAGAGAGCTATGGTTATGAATCCAAAGAATACTATTTATCTTGTAAAGAGACTTATTGGTGCAAACTATAATGATGTTGATGTACAAAAGTTGAAGAAAATAGTACCTTATGATATTATCAACAAAAACAATAAACCTTATGTTAAGGTTGATGATAAAGAATATTCTCCTGAACAGCTTAGTTCAATGGTTGTTGGTTATGTGAAAAAAATGGCAGAAAATTATATTGGAGATAAAGTTGATAAAGCAGTAATTACATGTCCAGCATATTTTAATGATGCACAAAGACAAGCAACTAAACTTGCTGGTGAGCTTGCAGGTCTTGAAGTTCTTCGTATTATCAATGAACCAACTGCAGCAATTCTTAATTCTACATTGAATGACGATAAGAAAGATAAAGTAGTAGCAGTATATGACCTTGGAGGTGGTACATTTGATGTATCTGTTTGCGAACTTAGTGATGGAATGGTAGAAGTACTTGCATCTGATGGTGATTGCTATCTTGGAGGTTCTGATTGGGATCATGCTTTAACAAATTACATTATTGATGAATTTATTAAGAGTGATGGTGTTGACCTCAGAAAAGATGGAATGACATTATCTCGTGTAATTGAAGCTGCAGAAAAAGCAAAGGTAGAACTTTCAAACTTAACACAAACTGATATCAGTTTGCCATATATTTCTATGAAAGATAATAAGCCATTGAATTTGTCAATGACAATTACTCGTGCTAAGTTTGAACAGTTGACTAAATCTTTAGTAGATAGAACCATTGATAAGATTAAAGAAGCAATTTCTAAAGCAAAGAAAACAATAGATGATATTGATACATTTTTGTTTGTTGGTGGTTCAACACGTATGCCAATGATTAAGGAAGCAGTAGAAAAATCATTCAATCGTCCTATTTCCCAATCGGTTAATCCAGATGAAGCAGTTGCATTAGGTGCATGTAAACAAGCAAACATTATTTCTGGTGATGTAACAGGAGATCTTTTATTGTTGGATGTTTGTGCTTTAACATTGGGTATCGAAACTAAGGGAGATATGATGGCACCTATTGTTGAAGCAAATACAACAATTCCATGTCAGAAGAAACAAGTATTCACAACATCTATTGATAACCAACCTATGGTTGAGGTAAATGTATTGCAAGGTGAACGTAAAATTGCTTCTGGTAATAAGTCTATTGGTAGATTCAGATTGGATGGAATTCCTATGGCAAAAGCTGGAGTACCACAGATTGAAGTTTGCTTTGATATTGATGCAAATGGTATCGTTACTGTTACTGCTAAGGATCTTGGCACTAATAAGGAACAGCACATTACAATCAGTAACAACACACTTACTGATGAGGAAATCAAAGCAATTAAGGAAGATGCTGAGAAGTTCAAGGAAGCCGATGAAAAGAAGACACGTGAAACCAATGATATCAATGATGCAGAACGTTACATGTTCAATACAAAAGAGATGATTGTCAATGAAGATTTTGTCAAGGCTACATCAGATGAAGATAGAGCTAAAGCACAAGAGAAACTTGATGCATTGGAATCAGTTGTTGTATTGAAGGACAAAGACCATGATAAGATCATGGAAGCTAAGAAAGAGTTAGAAGAAGTTTGGAACCCAATAGTTGAGAAATTCTATGCCGATAAGCAAAAGAGCCAAGATGGTAATAATAAGACAGAGACAAAGGAAGGAAATGCAAAAGAAGAGAATGCGTCAAATCATGGCAATGATAAGAAAGAAGAAAAATCAGATGATGTAAAAGTAGAAGATGCAGTAGTTGAAGATGCATAAATAATTTGCATCAATAACAATTTGGATGGTCGGTTGAATTAATGAAATTTAATCGGCCATTTTCTATATTTAACATGTCAAAGAATAGATAATAAATAACATGAAAGATTACTATGATATTTTAGGTGTATCTAGAGATGCATCAGAAGATGATATCAAAAGAGCATATAAGAAAATAATGCTCAAATATCATCCAGATAGAATGGGTAACAAATCTGATAAGGAAAAGAAAGAAGCTGAAGAGATTGTAAAATCAGCTAATGAAGCTTATGAAACTTTGTCAGATCCACAAAAGAAACAAGAATATGATAATCCAGGTTTTAGTGGTGGATCCAATCCATTTGCCGATTTCTTTGGACATAATAGATCAAATGGGTCATTTTGGAATACTGAAGATTATCGGGATTTGAGAGGTAAGAATTGTGAAGGAAAATTGAATGTTGATATTTCTGATTTCTATTTTAGAGGTATCAAGTCAGTAGCATATTTGAAAGATTTCAGATGTAATGTTTGTGATGGTGAAGGTGGTACTGGTGTTAAAGTTTGTTCACACTGCAATGGTACTGGTATGGTAACCGAATCTAGACGACAAGGAAATATGTTCTTCCAATCTAGCCATCCATGTCCTTATTGTAATGGTAAAGGTAAGACAGTAGAACATAAGTGTGCAGCTTGTTCCGGTACTGGTTTTATTGGTAAATTAGTAAGTGAAGAAATTGACTTATCAAGAATTCCATTGCAATATCTTTTGAAAGATGGTATCAAAATTAATGTTGGTCAACTTGGTTCTGAATCTAAATCTGCAAATGGAACAAATGGTGAACTTTATATTACAGTACAACATATTTATGACCATAATAAATATCATATTGACAATTATGGTAATGTAGAAGGTAAAGAAGATATTGATTGGAAGGATGTAATGCTAGGAGGTAAGATTGAAATCAATTTACCTGGTAATCAGAAGATGAGAATAAATCTTCCAGAATGTTCTGAAGTAGGTAAGAAACTTAGAATAAAAGGAAAGGGTATTGATGGACATGACTATACAATGGTTGTAAATCCAGTATTTCCTAAAACACTTGATAAAGAAACAAAGAAAGCAATTGAACGTTTAAAAGAGAAAGGATAGAATAATGGAAGATAGTAAGGTTTTATATTACATAGATAAGGGTATAGAAAGATTACAAGAGAATTCTAGATTTCCACCAGAATCTATTATAGATAATGACAGATTTTTATCTTCTTATGCTTTTACCAATAATGATTACAGATTGTTTCAACGTTGGATAACAGTAATTATGGAAGTAAAAGCAATAGATACAAGTAAGTCATTCTATATTCCTTGTATTCTTCGCAAAGTACCAGAACGTATATTCAATAAAAGAGCGAATGATATTTGCTATGGGCCATCTACTCAATATACATTGAATGATTCATATATAGAAGATTTGGAGATTGTATTGAATGAAAAGTATTATAAGATACTAGCAGAAAACAATTTCATGAAGGCGGTGTATTATGAAAATGGAGAACTGAAAATGAGACAAAGTTATTCATTTGATACAAATATGTCTGCAGCTGCTATGAAGTTGTATCCAAGAAAATGCAATCTATCTTTTTACCCATATTCATTCAGTATGTTTGCATATACATCAGATCCAAATACATGGAATACTGAATTGTTTGATATCATTGGGGATAGAAGTTTTGAAAGTATAACGAAATTATCTAAACAGTATTTTACTATCAATGATGTAAGTCTTGGAACATTCATTTCTAAATTGACTCTCAATGAAGGATATTCTCATGGAAGATGTGGAATTGGATATGAGAATATTATCATGAAATGTGTATGTAATTCTCTTTCATTGGTATTTTATGATAAGACAACATTATCAGATGAGGAAATAGAGAAAGCTGCTATTGCTATAAGCGAAAATGATCCTAACTTCAATAAAGCATATACTATTGATTGTCAAGGTAAGAAATTTGGAGAAGTGGATGAATTCTTTGATAAACAAGAAAAAATAGAAGAGAAAAATGAAGAAAATAAACAAAATATTATCATAATAAATGATGAATTTTTGATTTAGATTTTTCTATATTATTAATGTTAAAACAATTAAACTTGGGCCATTACGGATTTGACAATCGATAACTTCGGTTGGACGTGAGTTCGAATCTCACATGGTCCACTAAATTTTAAAACTATGGATATATTAAACGACAAATTCAGTAAGTATAAGGTATTTTTTGCAGAAAAGGGTATTACATCTACTTCTGCTAATCATGTTTCTAATAAAGGTAAAGAGTTGTTGAAGTCAGAACAGGCAATTCTTGACAATATTAATTTTGTCAACACATCATTATGTTTGCTTTTCAATTCTAATGGTGTGGCTGATTCTAGACCAATTACAAAAGGTATGAGTGCAGATTCTTTTGAATCTATGCATAAGACTATTGCAAAGATTGCAAATTTGAATGCTATGAGTGCATGGATTCATGAAGCAATCAAAGCAAAGACAGAAATTCTTGAGTATGTTCAGTCACTTTCTATTGACAAATGGGCTAAAGACCAGAATATTGAACTTCCAAATGCTCCAGGTAAGGAATTTCCTATTACTGAATCTGATGTAATTGGTACATGGGATGTTGCTAAGAGAAATAAGTACTATGTTTATGAATCTTATTGTTCTCTTGTTGGTAAGTTCATTCATCCTAAAGGAGCATTTTATGAAGCTAAAGCACGGATGAACAATGCTTTACAGAATCCAAGCAAAGTAGAAGGTTCTGGTAGAGATGCAATCATTTATTCTTATGAACCATCTATGCTAGTATCTGATGTTAATGCTGAGTATGATTGGCTGTCTACTGAACTTCGACATAAGGAAGCAGAATTCAATAAGATGAAGCAAGAAATTATTGATGCTATTACAGAAGATAAGCTTGCTAAGGCCCAGAAGTTTGATGATGCATATGCAAAATATATTGATACAATGGAAAGTATCAGAAATAAGTTTGACATGTGGAAAACTAAGACTGTAAAGGAAATTAGTGCATTGAAGATTTATCTTCCACAAGGACCTAAGCAGACTTATGATGAAATCAATAAATAAAATTAGTAGATTTGCAAGTCCGGTTTAAGATAAGCAAATCGAATGGCATCAGTTATGTGATTACTTCTTAATATATATTTAGAGTAATATGGATGAAAGCCAAAATCAATTGATTTTGGCTCCAATAATGAAACTGAGTATCAAGGGATCAAATAAATTTTTGACCATGCAATGTGTAAGCGTACACGCTATGTTGTTATGGTGTTCTAGTTCATGATCTTGCACCTTGATACGTTCTTGTTATAGTTCTGGATATTATTGTCATGAACTGATGCCAACGGAAAGGTTAAGAAATAGTAGAAAATATTTAAACATGTTTTTGAAATTTCTTAACCTTTTTCTAAATTTATTTCCAACAAGTTTGAAATAAATCAAAGTTGTTCTATATTATAAATGTTAATAAATTAATGAACATTTAAATTTTTATGATTATGATGAATTTGAATAATACAACAAACTATACTTACATTGTCATTGTAAATGTTAGAATTGTAAATGATGATTATCAAGTATGTAAATTGAACGTGGGTGATAATATTTCTGATATTGAGAAAATGAAGAATAAGTTTCAAGATGATAGATATCATCCAACAGAGGAGTTTGCCAAGCTTCTATATAAGAAATATCTTTATTATGATACAGAAGATATAGATAATGCTTTTGTAAGTTTCACATTTGTTGATAATATTCCAACTATTAATTTTTAGTAATTATGATTAAGAACAATTATTCAAACTCTTATACATATATAATTATTGTATCAATTATATTTGCAAATGGTGTTGAAGAAAAGATTTGTCGATACACTTGCGACATCAATCTGAATCCAATTGGTAAAATCATGGATAAGTTGAAAGCTACATTGATCGATAAAGATGGTACACCAACACTAGAGTTTGCAAATTGGATTCTCGAGAATCGTCCAGAGTTCAAGATAAGTGATATTCTTGATAAGGATTCTAAAGTTTTATTTACTTTTGTTGATTCACTCCCTGCAATTAACATTTAGAATGTAGAACATTTAATAGAATTCGTAAATAAGATAGGTAATGAGAAAGTTTGTAGTAAGTACAATAATTAATTGCAATCTCTATCCAACAATGGATGTGGTAATGGCTGATGATATTCATAAGATTATGGATGATGATGCACATCCAACAGAAAAGATGATGGAATTTCTTATGGCTAAGAGTCCTTATATTGCATCTTATATTAAAAGATATAAACCAAAAAGAAAGGATATTTATTGCAATTATATTTGTATTGATAATGATTTGATGCCATCACCTCATAAAATTGATTAAGATGGAAATTAAGAAATATAAAATTTGGAGATTTGCATATACTAGTTGTGTTGATGAATTGATATTGCCTGCTGATATGAAACTTTATCAATTGAATAAACCATTTGATGTATGTAACATATATTATTATGCTGATGAAATTGACAAAGAGGTAGTCAATTATTCGTATGTTGGTGCTATGCCATATTCAGATGAGGCTTGGAAGATTCTTCATGATTATAAGCAGACCTTGAATATTAAATGCTATAATATATTTGATAATGATATTGTAGTTCATGTAGATCAAGTCTATCCATTGACTGATGATTTTCCGGTTACTGATGAATACCCACATATAGGTACTTCATATTTTGAACAGAGAAATTATGCTGATGGTGGGGATATCTATGACTATATCAAATTTCATAATAAGAATAAGGAAAAGCCTGATTATGAAAAATTAGCAGAAGATTTTTTCTATCCGGTGACAAAATATATCAAGATTCAAGGTATTGATAAGAAATTTCCACTTATGTTGGATGTTTATGAAGTAATATTGACAACTAAACTAGATGATATTCCATTTGAAGGATTGATACATACAAGCAAGAATATTGATAATGTATTGCCATCTGAATACAATTCACGAGTAAAAGGAAAAAAGATAACTCAGTCACAATATAATTTTGCTTGTGCTAAACAAATAGGTTTAATAAGTGGATAAAACATGGGAGAGAATAAGAATATTGGAATTTGGTTTGCCGTAAATAAAGACAATAAATTATTTCTTTTTACATCAGAACCAAAACGTGTAGGTGATGGGTGGTTTGGTGATTTCTTTTTGAACAGTTTGATTCATGATAACATTAAAGAAATGTTAAAAGGAAGCAAATATTCATTTGATGATGAACCACAGTATCTAGAATTTAAATTAACAGCACAATAAAATGGGTAAGTTGACAGATGTAAGTGTAAAATATTTTGGACGTACTTTAGGATCATCATTAGAATCGGTTAAGAAAGCCAGTGAGTTTTATAAGAATGATCCTGGTACTATTGATGATCCTAATTCATTAGATGAGTTGTGGAAAATGGTAGAAAAATGTGAAGACACTAAAGAAGCAGCAGATAAGTTATTGGAAGATATGAATGCTTGGTATGATAAGCATCTCATTGATTTCAGGAGTATGCTTGGTTTCTCATTACAACCATTATGGGGTTCAGTAGGTCTAACATTATCAACATTAACAGAAAAGAAATAACATGAAAGTACAAAAGACAAAACGACTGGTTGTTGGTGATATCCATGGTAATTATGATAATTTCAACACTATCTATAATTTGGAGAAACCTGAAGATTCAAATACCACATTATACGAAGTAATTACTTTAGGCGATTATTTTGATACTTATGAAAATATTAAACCAGAGCAGCAATTGGAAGGTTTTAAGAATTTGCTTGCATTGCAGAAGAAACATAACAAAGAAGAAGGTTTATTCTATATGCTTATCGGTAATCATGATTTCCATTATCTTATTGATGGTGATGATAAGTATAGTGGATATAATCAAATGACCCAGTTGCTTGCAGGACAGTTGTTGAAGGATTGTGTCAAATCTAGAAAGCTTAGATTTTCTTTTGTTGATATGACAAATAGAATCATTTATACTCATGCTGGTGTAACAAATAAATGGATTCATGAACGTCATAAGGTAAGTATTCCTATCAATATGATTGATGTTGATAGTTTTGACAACTTCAAGTTTACTTATGGTTCACATTTTGATCCTTATGGAAATGATCCATTGAATGGTCCACTTTGGGTAAGACCAGAAGCATTGTTATCTGATATGTATGAAGACTACGATCATGAAGCACAATATATGCGTACTTGGACTCAGATTGTAGGCCATACCAAATGCAAGGAACCTATTATTGCTCATGAAGATGGTTCAAGATGGAAACCATCAGAAGATTGGTTCACAGCCAAATTCTATGATATTGATTGTCTAGAAAAAGGATATTATATTGTAGAATGGCTAGATGAAGAAGGTTATATTACAGATAGAGAAGTTAAGAAATTGAAATAAGAAAATGGACAGAACCAAGTTCTGTCCATTTCAGGATATATAAAATAATTAACCATTGTAGAACTATCCATTATAATAAGATTTACCATAATGTTTAAGAGTAAATGTACAATATGCAGTTTTACCTCCGTATGTAACAGTACATTTAACATCAGTATCATTACCATCTGATGCACTAGAACCAGCATCAACAGTAACAGTATTTGTACTTGTATTACTATCACCATGATCCCAACTATATGTAACTGTTGGGTTAGTATCTGTAGTCCATTCACTTTGATCTGTTTGGTCACCTGTTGTATTTGTTTCTCTCTTCTGACAAACAACACGTACACTTAAACTGAATGATGATGCATTATTATCAAAATCTGTATGTTCAATAGTTTGAGTTGTGTTTTCTTGACTAGCATCAGTACCACAATAAACATAAACTTTATATTCAGTTGTTGTTATAGTAATTGTATTACTATTCAATTCATTATATTTATCATTACCATTAAACCAAGCAACATAAATAACATAAGTTCCTGGTTTTGTTATATTTACTGTTGTTTCTCCTGTTTTTGTTAACAATTGCCAATTCTTATTATCAGAACCTTCAACAACTGCCATTTTAGCAGTATATATAGTATCACTTAATGGGCCTGCAAAACCGGATGTCGATTTAGTTGTTGTTTGTGTATCTCCTACCCATCCATCTGGGGTTTTTGGATGTATGCTAAAACTATACATATAATTCCATGTCTTCCTACCAGTATGTTCATAGTTTACTGTTAAAGTAGATATTGATGATACTCCTAAATTTACACTAACGGGTTCATTATATTCAAATGTTTTATCTGAACCTTTAAATTCTGCAGTAGGAGCAGTATCAGGAAATTTACCTTCAGACAATTTATTAGAATAATTATATATATAAGTACTTATATCATCACTTGTACCTGTATCACCTTGTGGGTTAGAAATAGGCGATGATATATTGGATACAGAAAATGCACCATAATCTATAGATTCATTATAATTTTTATCAGCAGGACCTGCTGGAATAGATGTAGTACAATTTATACCAGATGTTACAAAGGTATAAGCTATTTCATTATACCGACCAGGTTCACCACTTTGAGACAAGGTTATTGAATTTCCTTCATATTTTATTTTATTATCATTGGCATCTACTACTTGTACTTTAATAGTATGATTTATAGAAGGTGCTGTTTCATAATATCCTGATGTATATTTGTATATTCCTTCATTTACATCAGTCCATTCATCAGAAGCTTTCAAATCTAAGGAACAATCTCTATTCCATGTTGCATAATTACTTTGTATATATTTAGTAGTAGAATCAGACCAATCACCATTATCCACTTTATACTGGTATGTATACTTAGCTGGTTTTGGTTGTACAGATCCATTAACCACAATGCCATCTGGATGATTATAAGGTTTAGAACTAACTATATCACTACTTACAGATATAGAATAATCTTGTTTCTTAGTAGTTGCTGATTCTGTTTGCACTGTACCGGATGCCACATACATGGTAATAGTTGCACCATTATATGGAATATTAGTATAATTTACACCAGGAGTGAGCCCTGTTTGTCCTGTAATATATAGTTGCTTACTAGATTTTAAAGTATATTTTGCACTTGTTGTATTACCATCAATAGGGTATTCAGCAGAAGTAATGCAAGTATTTATACCTTCACCAGTTCCTGATATTGAAATAGTACCTGATATATTTGTACCATTTTGCGATATAGTTATAGTAGATGGACTTGGTGTAAGTACACCATCTTGATAAGTTGTTCCATAAAATGTTATAGTACCTGATGTGGAACTTGAATTTCTAGTAGTAGATGTAAATGTAAGTGTACCACCACTAGCAGAAGCTGACCAACTACCAATATAAGGTAAATTAGAAGGTAATGATGTTGTAAAACTATCATCAGTATTATCATTATTCCATGTTTTACTTGATTTAGAAAATAATAAAGATTGAATACCAGTGTCTCTCCATGACAATGTTGCATCTCCAAAAGTATGATTTGAAGCAGATATAGCTGGAAGTTTGATAACAACATCATTAAATTTACTTAACGTCCAATATTCTTGATTTGTTGCATTATTTGCAGTATTGGATATCGTCCAAGTACGTTCAGAAACACCAGATGTAAAACCTTGTCTGAATGTGATATCCGGATCTAAATTGATATATACATTACCACCTTTATAAGATACTGATGTATTAATTGCTTTAGATATAGATACTGTACCACCAGTATAAGTGTTTACCCAAGGCCTGCTTATTGTTGGCATTGAAACAGAAACAGATTTTGATGATGTGTTATAACTCCATACAGTTGGCATTTCTGTTCCATCAATAGTACTTGAATTTCCAATACTAACAGTAGGCCAACCATGTCCATATCCATCATTATAAGTAGTTGTTGTTTTGCTTTTTTGCGTGACTTTCCATTTCATATTAAATGATGGATTGTTCCAAGTCATTCCATTTTGTGTCAAAGTCAAAGATTGATATGGTTGACCAGAACTAGTCTTAGGTGTAATGTTTTGTGCACAGCAATTAGTAACAGTCATATTCTGTCTTAGTACACAAGAACGAGCACTTTTATTAGTAGGAGCTGTCCAAGATACACCAGAAACAGAACCTGTTGTGGATCCACCATTAGAAATAGTAGTACTGTTCAATGATAATGAAAGAGTACCACCTACACTTGGCTTTACATCTCCTTGGTCATCAAATGTTACTTTTGTTGTATTTCCAGAGGTTGTAGAAAGATGTACCCAAGATGGATTGCTATCTATAGACCAAGTATAAGATATTCCTAATTTAGAACCAGGTTGCCATATTCTGAATGTATATGTATTGGAACCTGTAGGTGTAGTAGAACTGTTAAAAGTAGATAAGCTATATGTTACATCTACATATCTCTTATAAGAAGAGAAACCATCATCATTTGCTGTAGAAGTAGTAAATCTGTCATAAGTACCATTATAACGTGCTTTAGCTTCAACTGTTATACTACCACCATCATAAGAAATAGAGTTGTAATTAGATCCATAAGTAAAAACTAATTCCTTAGGATAAGTAGGCAATGTATTGTATGTAAATGAAAGATAATTAGTATTATTCCAAGTAACTGAATTCTTATATGGGTTGTAAGTATATGAATGGTTTATTCTGTATTCTGACTTATTGTTTGTTAATGTACAGAAAGTTGGAGAACTTGACTTTGCATCATCATGGTTTGCTATAGAGATGTTGAGTACACTATATGGATCTTCTATATTGTAAAAAGTTTGAAAAGCATCATATCTTTGTGTTACAACACGACCACCAGTTGCTTTAGTACTACCATTACTTTTATAGTTGTCATTTGTACCATAATTGTAGCTAGCTAAATCATATCTTATGCTTGGTTCATACTGTATCTTATGTCTACGGTAACCTGCAGTAAAAGTTGTACTTTTTACAGTTAAGTTAGTTCTAGATATGACGTTGTTGTTAGAATTACTATAAGGGCTTACTCCATGTTTAGTATCATCTAATCCTGTTGGTTCAACAAATCTAGAATCAGTTTTGCTTCCAAATGGATAGAAATTGAAATCTCCATCTATAGATCCAATCGTATTTTTGTTAGCTGTTGCCCAATTGAAGTAAGCAACATAATCATTACCAGTCTTTACTTCCCTATTAGGCTTAGTCATGTGATTAGTAGTATAGAAATAACAAGTTGTATTGTTACCTGTAAATTCAGCACCATTAGGGTGTGGAATAGGTTGTGATACATTACCAGAATTTGCTAATCCAACAATAACCCATCCTGAATCATCATAAGAATGTCCTCTTGTATTGTAGTTGTAATTTCCACTATTTGAAGTAAAATTATTTCCGTAATCTGCCATAGAGTATTTCAATAATGTAATTTAAATTCTTTCTATTTAGAAGTTACTGTCTTACCATCAGTTGACCCTTTATACCTTAAAGAATCTTTCTTGTAGAACAAGTCTATATGAACATCAGTTCTCCAATTGTTAGTTCTGTTTTTTCTTCCTATCTGGAATTTTTCTGCTGATTCAGAATTTGCTTGGTATTTAGCCCAATATTCATCAGATCTTCTCTTGGTATTTGCATCTATACCACTATCTTCATTGTGAGTAGCCGTAGTATTTGTTGGTACATCAGAAAAATTGATACATTCATATTTCTGAACAGTATTTTCACTGTTGTTAGCATATTCATCATTTGGTAAATCTGTCCATATAGGAATTCTCACAAATTTGAATGCTTTAGTACCATGAACAGTAGCAGTAGATGTAGATATGCTATATCTGTTGTTTGTAGATTCACCTTCTGGTCTACCGTTTACATTTCCTGGTTTAGTAGAATAATTGAGTAAAGTAGCGGTTAAGTATTTGTTAATATCATTAGGTACAACTGATGTGATTCCTCTAGAAGTAAGCTTAGCTCCTGTTGTACCACCTATATTTGGATCTGACTCTACACCATTCCACCATACTGTCTTACCTCCATTTGGGCTTACTCCAAATTCTATATAAAGCAATATTTCTCTTCTTTTTACATCCCAATTTGAATACCAATGTTCCATTACATTTGCATTAGATGGTGGATTATCATAATCAGTATAATCCAAATTTATAAACTTCAAGTGAGTATAATATAAAATGTTAGGTTTTTGCCAAACTTTCAATAAAGTGAATTCTTTAGGTAAGCTAGCATCAGGTAAAGAACGTTGACTTGATTCATTTGTAAATGCAACTGATCTTGGATGGTTTAATTTAGTAGATCCAAAAGTAGATAAAGATTCAAAATATTCCCACCCTAAAGCTTCATTAGAAAACCCTATTAATCTGGCTTCAGTATAAGCTACTTCAGGTGTATTGTTAGGACCTATAGAAAAAGAAACAGTATAGTCAGTAGCAGAATTATTATCTGGTTGATTTTGCCAATTATTAGATGATGAAGAAACAGAAGAACGTACTATATCAAGGTAATGATATTGGATATAAGTACTTCCTTCTGATTTATTTTCTGGATAAACTGTTGTATGGTTTATTCCTTTAGAAGAATTAGAAATACCGGTAAATAAAAATTTACCTTCATTAAATACAATGCTATTACCTGCTTTAGTATATTGATAAGATGCAAGGATAGGACCAAACTTCCATGTATAAGTTAACTCTCTTGACTTCATTGCAAATGAGCCTGTTCCACCAGCAGGTTCTATTTCAAATACCTTGCTAGAGTCAAAATCAAAAGTAGCTTGCTTGGTAGGATAAGCAGATGTAACAGATCCTGTACCTATGCTGAAGTCCCCCTGCAATCCTCCATCATTAGGATCAGGAACAAATTGCAGGGTGTTAGCAGAACCACTGAATACCAAGTTAGACCAGTCCCAAGAAGTACCCCTGAATACAAAAGATCCAAGCTTACTATTTGTTACTATCTTTGGTAAGGTTTTACTATCACCCTGAAATACATGTCCACTTTGAAGTATTACTGGCATTTGATTTTGAAGTTCAATGTTTAGTTATATAAAAATTGAACTTGAAAGAAATTAATTATCCAAATCTTTATGGTAATATGGTAACTTGATAATTATCTCCAGACATTGGATTACATCTTGTTATTTCGGCATTATAATGTTTCCCTGTATTTCCAATCTCAATTAATTGTTTTAATGGAGATTTTGAATTTTTACTAACTGTAAAAAAACAGAATCAATAAGAGTAAGTGGATTACTTGTTGTTATTTCTACTCCTACAAATAATGTATCATTTCCGAGATATTTATTATTTCTAAAATATAAATATACATTAATTCCAGTACTACTAAATTTTATATTAGAAGATAAAGAAATATAATTTGTTGCTTCCTTAAAATAAAATGTTTTCTTAATACCTCCATAATCTGTTGTACAACCGAATTCTGTTTGAGTATTTGAATCTTCATATCCTTCTGGGGGAGTTACAGTGTAATTTCCACTAGAATCTGGTCCTGTTATAATAACAGATACACCAAAAGACCCCATACTATATAAATTTGATTCATATTTCTCTACACTACCACTTTTGGTATAGCATCTTGCTGAAGCCATGTAATTTTATAAATAATGCTCAAGTGAACTTCTAAAAATTATGGAAGTTCACTCTATTCTACATAACTCTTCATGTTGCACTTTTATAGAATATAAAATTACAACGAGTCAGTAGCGATTCATTGATTTGTAGCTATATAAAAATAAATATGAAGTACACTATTTAAGGTTCAATATAAAGATTAAAATAATTTTGAAATTTCTAATATTTGTTCTATATTTTAAATGTAAAAAATTTAAGATATATAATTATGCTTATAAATACAGAAAAGACAAAGAAAGAATTAGAAGAATTCATCAATGACAAAATTCTTCAAAAGCAACCAATATTTGTATATTTCAGATATATACCTTCAAATCGTACACTCAATATCAAAAAGGAGAATATTCTGAAAATCAATCCTAATTTGGTTGATGTGAATTCAAAAGAATGGATTGATGAAGATTACCCTATCCAGTCTGATGTTCACTTTAATCAGAATTTTGGTAATATTGATGCTAACAGTATTCTTGACTCTTTAGATAAGAGAACTAAAGATGAAGCATTAGAAAACTTCAAGTTAGATAAGAAATATATCAATAGAAGTTTCATTAATGACAATTTCTATTTGAATGTATTGTTTGATTCTGAAATTGAAACTTACAAGAATGAACTCTATAATGAGATTGTAAGTATTGAAAATAAGTTGAACTTTCTAAATTACTAAGATATTATGTTTATTAATGCAAATACAATTGAAGCAGTAAAGCTTACTTATAAAGACAGATATTCTGTAAAGAATTTGTTGAATTCAGATAATGATATTCGAATTTGTATGTCAAAATACCCTAACAATTATCAAGTTTTAGATGGTTGCTGGATTATCAGCATGCCAGCTCATTACTTTGTAAAGAAGTATCTTTATAGTGATGACCCAGAAATTGCTATTGATACAGAATTAGATGTTACTTCTCGTCATGATGTATTTGATATTCTCAATAAGTTCATGAACCCTTACATTCTTAGAAATGACCATACAATCGAAGATTTGAATGAACATTGGAATTTTACAATTTTGGATGGTGAGGATATTCAACATATTATTGATGCATACCACAACTATCTTGAAGTTGTGAAAAATGAGGTAGATAAGCAGATTTGGAAACTCGTTAATGGTAAATAAGATACTATGATATACAAAATGATTGAAGATGACAAATGGGAATATCGTACACAAATTGTAACAGTACATGATATTACCTATGACCAAGTAGATAGTAAATTAGATGGTGTTGATGGTTGGGAAGCATTTAGTGTTGAACACATGTATGATGATAAGTTTGTAGTATTTTTGAAGAGAAAATACAAAGAAGTAGAGAAGTAAAAACTATGGCATATCGTAATAATAATCCAGTTTTCATATATCCAAAGGATCCAAAAAGGAGAATGTGGTTAACTAATTATGCAGGTATTGTTGATGCAGATTGGAAAGAAAAATGTTGTACTCCTATCATATTTCTTGATATTGATGGTGTATTGAATAGTGGTGATTGGGCTGAAGAATTGTACAAGAATCCAAATCCTAATTATCATAATTTTTGTGATCCTAAAGCTGTTGATAGGTTAATTGAATTTTTGCAATCAACAGGTTTCATGCTGGTATTATCATCATCTTGGAGAAGGTCTGGTAATATCTATGAAACATTCAAATCTTTAGATAGCATACCATATTTGAATAAGATATCTCCTTATATCATAGGGCAAACTTGCAGATTGAATTTAGGTAGAACAAATGGTAAGCGTTGGTGTCGTGGTGATGAAATCAAAGTATGGGTTGATGAGTTCAAACCAAGCTACTATATGATTGTTGATGATGATACAGATATGTTGATAGAGCAATTTCCAAGGCTTATACAAACAGATCCAGAACATGGATTGACAGATGATGACTTGATTAAATTGAAAAATCAATTAGCATTAATATGTAAGAAAGCTTGGAAAGAGAAATTTGACTTTTCTTTTGGTGACAGAATATTGATGTATAACTATACTACGAAATCCTATGAGTGATAAGACAATACGAAATTTTGCAATAATTTTCTTTGTATCTTTGTTCATGTATTTAGGGTATACTAGATGTATCATCGTTACCCAACCACAACATACTTATGATCCTTATGTTGGTGAAACTCCTGTACATAAGACTTTGACCACATTTGAAGTAACTTATAAAGATGGAACAAAGAATAAAGTGAATGCTGCCTCTGTCATCTATGGTCAAACAAATGACAACATTTACTTTCTTGGAAACCATAAAGATACTTTATATATAATGCCAAAGATAAATGTAGAAGAAGTAAAGACTTTATCCAAATAATTTTGAAATTTCTTTATTTGTTTCTATATTAAATTTGTAATTATGAATAAAAAAGATAAAGTTGAATGCGATGATATATACAAACCTTGGCACGCTTTAAACAGAAGATTCCAATGGTTATCATCATATTATAAATCTTTAAATAAAGAAAAATGGTTAAAGAAAGTTTGCAGCAGAAGTTGAATCGTCTTCTTAAGACAGAAGATGTTGTCAACTTCACTTTTAAGAAGAAGAATGGTGAGCTTAGACATGCTCGTGGTACAAAAAAGATGGATAAGATTGAATCTATTGATGAAGGTGCTATTCCATCAGGTAAAGGTGCTCCAAAGACTGGTGTGATTGCTTACTTTGATTTGGATAAGTCAGCTTGGCGTTCATTTCAGGAGGAATCATTGGTTTCTATTGAGACACAGGAATCAGATGACATGTTCATTTAAAATTCATTTATCATGCATAGAGATGTTTTAAACAATTATTTGAATGTAGGTGATATTGTAGTTTATGGTGATCAGCAAACAGATACTCACCTTGGATATATCATGAAGTTTTGTCCTACTAAAGTAAAGATTCGTTCATTGATTCGTAATCGTCAATTCGATAGTGAAACAGATAATGATCCAATTCAAGTTTATGAATCAGGTACTTGTCTTAGATATTCAAAACAATTGGTTAAGGTGACTATTCCAAATCTTGAGATTGTATCTAGAGAAGGAGATTAAAATTTTAAATTAAATAAATTATGGGAAAGCAAAAGAGATCAGAAAATACATATCAGAAGATTAATACAATCTTCAAGCGTGATATCAACAACATTATCATGCCTTATGATAATTTTACTCTTCCAGAGTTTGAATGGATGAGAAATTGTAAGTTTGATGCTACTATCAAGATTGATGGTACAAACATGCGTATTGAAGTTTATCCGCAGATTACAGATGAGCTTTGTAATGGTACTGTATCATTGTCATGTGGAATTGCTATTAAGGGTAAGACAGACAATGCAAACATTCCACCTATGCTTGATGACTTCATGTGGAAGACTTATGTTTCATCTGATGGTAAGAAGCTAGAAGGTAATTGTGATCTTGTAGGTAAGATTTTTAAAGCATTTAGACTTCCAGAATCTTACATGTGTACAAGAGATTTTGAGACTGGATTGAACATTCAAGAAAATGTTGATTGGATGCTTGAACGTGGATATATTAAGAAGTGTGGTTGCCATACTCTTAATCAGAAGCCATTTGATGATCCAGATGCTGTTGTAGTTGATGACTATATAGTTGATGAAGAGAATTGTACATTGCCTAAGATGTTCACTATCTATGGTGAAGGTTATGGTAAGAAGATTGGTAAGGCTGGATGCAGATATCTTAAGGATAGTGTAAGCTTTAGAGCTTTTGATGTTAAAGTAACTAACAGAGATGGTTCTTCAGTTTATTTGAATACTCCTCAAAGAGATGCCATTCTTGATGAGATTGGAATTCCTAAGGTAATTAGTGTTGGACAGTTTACTATTGATGAAGCTATCGATTATGTTAAGAAGGGTTTCAAGGATCCATTAGCAGAAGATGATAGTTATGTAGCAGAAGGTCTTGTATTGAAGACACCAGATGGATTGCTTCGTAAGAATGGTGATCGTATCATATTCAAGATTAAGCATGGTGATTTTGAAAAGTACTTGAATAAGTATGGAACATTAGATAAAGTTGAACAAATTCCTAATCCAAATTATTAAAATTTTATGTTGAAAATTGTTAAGTTGAATCCTAATAAATTGAATTACATGAATCCAGATGGTTCGATGGTTTCTATATCAAGACCATCTGCCATTCCATTCAATGTAATCAATATGAATAAGATAAAAGCTGCAGGTTATGCTAATGGTATTACTATGGTAATATTCATGGATGACAAGTTCAAGCCTGCTAATGAGATTCATTTCTTCAGAATGGTACCTAATGATATAGTAGAAGGTCTTATCAATGGTGTAGCAACCAAAGTTGAAGATTTTCTTAAGAATGCATTAGATGGTGTATATCCTGATTATATTGAAGAGAATCGAAACTATTTCATGTAATTTTAAAAAATGTTAAAATGGCACTAAAATTTTATGTTAGCTTACCTATGGCTTATCATCAGAAATCAGTAAGAAAGAGATATGATAAAGCTGTAGAAGAGATCAGAAAAGAATATCCAGATGCATTGATTTATGGTCCTACAAATATTGATGATTTCAATGAGAATGGTCTAAACCCTAATGCTCATACACATCCTTGGTCTTGGCATTTAGGTGAAGATATCAAAGATTTGCTTGAATGCGACTATATCTATTTGTGTAAAGGATATAATGATTCTAAAGGATGCCAAGTAGAACATGCTGTTGCAAAAACAATGAGAATGGTTATTTGGTATGCTTCAGATGCAGACCAGAAACTTGATCCTGAAGAATAAAATAAAAGGATGGCTTTAATAGCCATCCTTATTTGGTATACATGAAACAGATGAACCACATTCATTACATTTTACTATATAAGGAATATGTGCTCTTTCGTTGATGAAATACTCTGTCAAGTCTATTTCATTACCACAATTGTTGCATTTAATTTTCATCTTTGTCTAGTTCATAATTTATTTTGAAACAGATATCTGCTTCTCTTTCTACGTTTTCTTTAGAGTCAGAACTATGCATGCAATTTTTCATATCATCTTTACCCCATTTGTCACGTACTTTATCTTTTAATTTTTTAAGATCTTTTATTGGATCTTCACAATTTTTATAAAGTTCATAAGCTATACATTTGTCAGAACTCATATATTTGCAAAGGTCATCATAAAAATCTTCCTTTTCATGTGACTTGTATAAATTCTTTGCATCATCTAAGCTCATTTTTATTTTGGTAAGATCAGATATTTTCCATCCATTATCTTCTAACATATCTTCAAAATCATCTTGGATATCTAAAAATTCTGGTTTGAGAATTGCGAAGCCATTGAATTTCTTCTGCATGGCTTCGCAAATATAATTAGTTAAACTTTTCATTTACTTAGATTTCTTTAAGATATTTTTTGAGGTTTTGAATATAATCCTTTCTTAATTCTTTATTTTCTGGAAGATCAAATCCCCAAGAACATGTACCTTTATCTAATATTTCTTTAATGTCTTTACCATCCTTTTCACTGTCAATAAGATCTTTATTGTAAAGAACATAGTATTTTACAGATTTACCACGATACTTGCTGTTTGTCTTCACAATGGCAATACCTGTATTATCAAATTTCATTTTATTATAAAACTCAGTTCCGTCATTTGTATCGGCCTTAACTTTAATACTACTCTTAAGTACTTTAGCAATTTCTAATATACCACGGATTTGAATACGATATCCATCAGTATCATAAGCAATACATAATGCCTTTTCACCTGGATTGAAATTAAAGTCTTCTGATTGGCGTAATCCATCCTTATGTAAGAACATTCCATTTTTATTAGAACTATTGCTTTGGAACTGTTCTGATATGTTATTTATGCTTTCATAAATGTAATTAGTTAAACTTTTCATTTTTCTATAAGTATTCTTGTATGTTTTTTCTGTTGGTGGTCAACATTTCCTTCTATGCTATATCTTACATCTATATTATAATAACCTGAAACATTCTTAGAAGCTTCATCATATAAGCTAAGTATCATAGCATTAGAATTAGAAGTTATAGATGGCTTATTCTTATTCAACAATGATAAATTCTTTACTGACCATTTAGTCGTCTTATCCAATATGAATGGGAATTTCACATTGTCAACAGTAGCAAATATCAAATCATCTTCTTTAAAATGATTGACTGGATATTTTTCTTCCAATACCATTCTGTTTATTAAGAAAGTATCAGATGATCTGTATTTTTTCATTACAATCTTTGTTTCATCATCTGGACAATATTCTATCTTGTCACGAGGATCTAAATCCATGTCACCAATAAGTTTGTCTTCGGTATCTTGTGATATGAGAACAGCAAACCAGTTAGTGTCATCATGCATAAGATAGAAATCATAATTGAATGTATTGTCATCTCCAATAGTTAATTTTTCTGTACCATCATCATTAAAGAACATTCTATAAAGTTCTACCAGTTCAGAAGGTTGTTCCCAATGGTTTGGAGAATACCACTTAGTATCATATATATTACTATTGTACTTAAGTTTTGATATCTTACTTATATTCAGACCAAGTCTCTTTCTTTTTTCTACATCATTCATCTTATACAGATACAAATCATAGATATGCATTCTGTTAAGGTATTTTTTGTTGTTAGATGCAGATACAGTTTGCCGCATGCTGTTGATAAGTGAATCTATAGACTTTTTTACATTTTCTGAAGTAATTTCTTGCTTCATGTTCATATCCACTTCATCATTCTTAGGAGTAGAATCATAATCAGTCTTTAAATTATCTCCTCTAAACTTACATTCTGATTTCCAAGGACAGTTGCATTCCATATTGCATACTGAATCTGAATTAGAATTCCAAATAGGAATAGCAATATCTTGATATATTCTTGGAACACCTGACAAAGTATACCCACCAAATTCATAAGTTCTTCCATTTGGTAGCTTTATTTCACCTGTAGTAGCTAATCGTATAGTTACTGTTGACTTGTGTCTAAGATGTTCATCTATATAGAAAAGCTTCCATTTGCCAGAAGTTGCATCCCAATCAATATTTCCTTGTTTGTTGTAAGCTGGGTCACCTAAACCTATGTCTTTCTTCATCATTATCAAATCATTGTTTGATATAGTATATTCATGAAGATTAACACATTCATTAGGTTTTGTCGTACTCAGATCATTCAAATCTAATCTTATCTTAGCATAGTATTCATTGTTAGAGTCCACATCAAACAATACATCTACATAGAATTTGCTTAAAGAATATCCCTGGTTATCAGGTATATCAAGACCGTTATTGAACATGAATATTGGGATAACAGAATTTCCTTTCTTGTATACAACTTGACTGTTCTTTACTCCTAAATTATATATGTAGCATTTAGAAGCAATATAGTTACAGAAATTGTTCATTGTATTAGTAGAAGCATTATTAGAATCACTATCTGAATTATCTGAAGAAGCATTATCTGTCATGTACTTCAATTTGTCAAAGAATCTTATATCATTCACTTCTGCTAATCCTGGAAGATACATATAAGAATTGAAGTTTACTAAATCATCTTCTATAGACTTTATTTGAGAAAACAATGATTTGTCTGTTGTATATAGGTTTATGTTTGCTTTCTCTGATTCTGTCAAACCATCAAATTCTGGATCATTAGGATCTCGATATCCTTCTTCTCCTGGTTTAAGTTCTTTTACTTCTGTGTAATTGAAATATTTGTATTCTAATGTACCTACTTTCAATTGGAATTCTGGTGCTTTCAATATGAAGTCATAGTAATACCAATTACCATTACAGTTTACTGACAATCTGTATTTCTTATCTATCCAGTAAGTCATATTAAATGACTTTACTAATGATTTTGGAATCATTACGAAATTCTTATAAGCAACATCATCTTTTCGTTGGAAGAAACTGAATGATGAGCTATATATCTTCTTACCATCTTTTGTAAGTACCAAAGTTACATCAAAGAAATCTTCATCTTCATTTGATAAGAACCAAATTGGCACTTTAGCACAGATATCATTGATATATATTGTAGGATTTTCTGTTGTCTTTCCTAATGTTTCCGAATTTGAAAACTCATTATATAATTCATCAAAATAAGATTCTTGATTGTATATGTAAATTATATCAGATCCTTGAAATCTTACTGAAGTATGTTGGCTTCCAATCCAGGTAGGAGTTTCTGTAACATGAATGCTAGGACTTACTATATATTTGATGTCATTCATCCAGCAATGTTGCTTCATACTAGATGATATAGTTGTCATTATAGGTAAGAAGTACTTTTTCCAGTAATACTCCACCATCGACATCTTTATATACATATCTTCTAGTCTCCAGTTGTAGTAAGGTCTCCAGAACTTTATGTCTTGTTCATCAAACTTATCATAAACCATCTTATCAAACAAATTTTCTGAAATAGGCTTACCTTCACCCATAAGCTCTTCTGTCCAGTACTGCTTGTCTATAACTTCTGTATATCTGTCTATATCCATCCATATAGAATAAGCAGAAGCTTTTCTGAAATGTTGCCAAGACCAAAGATTGTCAGACAAAGTATCAAAATTGTCTTGTATATATTGTTCTAAGAATTGATTGTCTGTTTGGTTGAGTCCTCTTATAGTAATATGATTTCCATAACCGAACCAATCAAGAGAATCTTTAGCTGATTCATAGTTTCCACATTCTCCTTTGATATGCATATAGTTAAGAAGAAGTTCTTTCAACTTATGAGAATATTCTTCTTCATCTATGTTGTCAGATTTTACATCAGTAAAGTATATTGACTTCATCATATCCTTAGGAATGTTTATTCCCATATTCTTACCATTTATGATAAGTTCACTATCTTCCATGTGGAATTCAGCACCTATAGTATAAGGACACCAGATATCGTCATTAACATGAATGAGGATATTAGTTAGCCAAGTAGTTTCTTCTTGACTTAATGTGACAACATAAAATGTAGCTACTGATACTGTTGATTCTCTTCCTTCTACTTCTACATTATCTATTACTGTAAGGTCATCTGTATGAAGTTCATTACAAAATTCACTTTCTTCTATATTGAGAGGATCAAATATGTTACTGTTGTTCTCTATGCAATTCTGTATATATGCAGAGCTCAGCAACCAGAAATGTATATCATCTTTAATATCATTCTTGAGTTTTACAGTTATTTGGTCATTAGAATTCACTATGATTCTTACAGGCTTTATATAGTATCTGTCTATACTAAGCTTGTGAGAAGTTGTATCTGAAGTGAACCAGTCTACATAATTTCCTATTTCATATTCATATCCTATTGGTTCATTTTGCCAATCCTTCAATGAGTATATATGTCCTGTATGATCGATGAATTCCATTGTCTAATAAGATGATATGTGCTTGAATTTTCTGATTGCTTCAACATGCTTGAACATGGTGATGAGTTGAATATCTATAAGTTGTAAGAAAGCTACTAATGTTGGGTTTCCTCTGAATAGAATAGGTGGAAGAACTCTTATGAGAATTCCATCCCTAGCATAGTCATATTTTTTCCTTCCAAGATTTGTTGACTTTTGATATCCTAGAAACTTGTAATCTAAACTTTGCTTTATGTCCATCTTTAAATAGTATTAGTATTTATGAAGTAGTCAGCAGAATGGTTCTTCTGAATCCATTCATCTATCTTCTGCATTTCTTCATTAGCCATATCTCTCCATATACTGTAGTTTAAAGTAACTCCACCAGGCAGCTTAAATTCAAATGTACCAAGAATAGTAGCCATAGAACGTAAGCCAAGACAAACACAATATCTGAAGAAATAGTAATTCTTGTACAGGTCTTGTATCTTAAGTCTCTTATATACATTGAGCATCAAATCAGAATGCCCGATAGCTCCTAACACAACAAGATCATTACTGTAAGTATTGTAATTATATGTTATAGGAGTATTGAAAATATAGTCAAAAGTATCAAGTTCATATAATGCAGCTGTAACATCAGTCAATGTATATCCTCCACCTGATCCATATACATCAGATAAGCTTCCACCAACACCAGATGCTATAGCTGAATTGTTCAGTATCATTCTTTCTAAAGAAAAGTCACCCATGACACCATAAGACCAACTATCCGTTGCTTTGTACAATCCATTTACTGAAAGAATTTGTGGTGGCAACTTAGCAATCATATTAGCACCACATTTTGTAAACTCTCTAAATGGAAGACAATACCAACGTTCTTCTATAGCCTGGTCACAATTTTCCCAAAAGTATTGAGCAGCTTGAAGAATCAATGGTGGAATAGCTGATGGTTGCATTGGTAAATTTATAGCACAAGTTTGTGTCAGTTCTTGTATGATTCTTTGAATAAACTGGTAATCTACTTGATCTTCTATCTTCTGCTTTCTCTTATTGTATTCCTCCATAGAGATTTCTTTTTGTACTGGAGAACTGTTATTTGTATTTTGTACACAACTCATTGAATTCAATCATTTAACTTATTTAAAAATTGTCATTTCATTAATTCATATTGTCTGTTAAATAAGATTAATGTTAAATTTCACTTCAGGGACGTTAAAAATGTTTAAGCTGATAAATTATACTTACATCCAATCTTCCGCCAATCTCGTGACCCAGGCGCCATCCTAGAGAATCCTATGTTTATTTATATATTCTGTCTATCTTAACAAATGTATTCTATATTAAAATTCTTTTGAAATAGGTTTATTTAATTTACTATTTTGATACAAGATAAGTAAGTAATATAATGATTTTAAGATTTAGAACAATTGAGAGAATTTTAGATGAGTAACAATTCAAATCCATTAAATATAGCACAATACCTCAAGAAGGTTGCTGAAAGCTATTCTGGGAAAACTGCAATGACTGATATTTATGAACAGTTTCGTTGCATGTCTAAAGAATATGAAGCATTCAATGAAGAAGATACAGATCAAGAAATATATTCTTCTATAAACTTAAAAGAATGTTCTAAAGAAGAGCAAGACAGATATCTTGATTCTGTACTTAGCATGGTATCGTGTTTGATTACTAATTCTATTTATGATAAAGTAGGTATTGTACAGTCATGGAAAGATGTTTGGATGCTTGTTCAGGATCCTATATATAAGAATGTTGAGAAAGCAAGCAGAAAAGTAGTGTTTTCAGTTTCATCTAATAATCGACCTATTGGTGAAAAGTCATTTTCTATGTGGAATGGAATTCAAATCATAGATATTGATATTAAGAATAAGAAGATTGCAAATGAACTGAAACTAAAGATTTTTGAAGACCTCAACAAATATCATTGGTTTTTAGGAGTTGCTAAGTCAGCATCTGGAAAATCACTTCATGTTTGGACAAAGATAACACCAATATCTTATACAGATGAAAACAAGAAAATTGAATATTTGTGTAATTTCAGGCATAAGTACAGTTACTTGTATATTGTTCTTACTAAGTATATGAAGGAAATTGGGTATACAAAGGACGATATATTTGATTGGTTGGATATGGCGATGGCAAAACCACAGCAAGGTATATTCATTACATCAGATAGCAAAGCATTATTGTCCACTAATTTCATAGACTTACGACTTGATGCTAACTTTGAAACCGCATTTGATACCGGGCTTGAATCAATAGATTGGATATCACATCCTGACTTGAAGAACATATTTGCTAAGTTGGAATGGTTCAATACGGAAAACAATCAAAAGAAAAGTGTAGATATAACTGCAGTTTCTGATATAAATGATGTTGATCCAAGCAAATGCATTCGTCGACATTATAAGCATGCACAACGTTGGCAACTTGCAAATACTCTTACTTCTATATATGGATATGATAAGGCATTACAGTATATGGTTGCTATTTGTGATGGTACAGATTATAAAGAGCTTAAAGGTGATGTCAAGACTGCAAGTATACATGATAAGCCAGTTTCTGTTTGGGCTATCAAGCAGTTGAACAAATATCATGGATTCAACATTAAGATAGAAGATGATAATATCTATAAAGAAGAGCAGAAGTCATTAACCACAAATAAAGAAGATGAAAAAATATTCAAGTCACCAACAGATGTTCTTAATGATAAAGATGACAACTTAGTAAAGTTGCATTTGAATAAAGATCAGTATCTTTCTGATTTGAAGGATGATATTCTTAAGAATTTGAATCATATTACATTGTTGGAAGCTGGTGCTGGTTATGGAAAGACTGAAATGATTAAAGCATTCAAAGCTAAGACACTTCTGATACTTCCATTTACTTCAACTATAAAAGCAAAAGTAGAAACATCATCTGTAACATCAGATTGGCTTTATTACTATGGAAATAAGAAACCACAACTTGAAGATTTGCTGTCAAACAAATCAATGTCAATGACAATAGATAAGTTTTCAAGATTGAATGTCATGGAGCTTGATACTGCAGGATTTGAATATATAGTACTTGATGAGTCGCATCTGATATTCACTTCTTCTTATCGTGATGTGATGGCTCCAACAATTCAGAGACTTGCTAATTGTAAAGCAAAAATAATCATGATGACTGGTACTCCTACTGGAGAAATGCTATTCTTTCCTGGTATCAAACATATCAAAGTTGAAAAGGATGACTATAGAGAGAAATCTTTTGAATTGAATATGTGTCCAACAAAAGTAGAACAGATGATTGAAATGGCTCATTCAATGGCAAAAGATATCAAAGATGGTAAGAAAATTCTCTATCCAACAAATAAAGGAAATCTTTGGTATGATCAGCTTACTGGATTAGTACAGCAATATCTTGATGATATGAAGTTTGGAAGACAGATAAATTGTTTCTATTATAAGAAATCAAATTATGGTGAAGAATCTATGGATCTCATAAATTTTGATAAGTCTATTGGAAATAATGATATTGTATTCTGTACAACTTATTTATCAGTAGGTGTGGATATTTGCGATAAGTTCAGTTTCTCTGTTTATTTTAATGAACAATGGATTCCACAAGATATTGAACAGTTTGCAAACAGACTTAGAAACAACAATCTGTATCTTAAAATGTTTCTTCCAAAGAAAGATTCTGTTGGCATGCCTATCAACTATTACTATACTCAACCATTGGATTTGAGTTTGAATCAGGCTGATTTGCTTTTGGCAAGAGATTTGATTAAGACATGTAATGATATGATAGAGAGAAACAATGAAGAATCAAAATACAACCCATTAATTCAATCATTGCTTTCTACTAACAAATATCTTAAGTATGATGAAAATCAATGTAAGTATTTTATTGATGAAACAACATATAAGTTGAGTGTGTTTGAAGACAGATATGCTACTTATATGAAGCAGCTTCCAATGATGATTGAAGGTCTTCAGTATTATGGATATGTTACAAATGTGATTGACCATGAAAAGGAGATATCAGAAGACAGATTGGAATTCATTGAAGATTATCTTAAGTCATGCAGACACATGAGATTCAATCAAGTTACTGTTGAAACTTTGGATTTCTTGGATCATGTAAATGATGGAAATATTGATTTGTATCGAGAACTCATTTCCGGAAACTACAACATATTCAAAGATGATGAATATAGGGAAATGAGAGAAGACAACAACTTGTATGTTAAAGATATAGAGATAATGGAAAGAAATGTTCCAATAGTATTGTCATTGTACAAGAACTACAACATAGATACTATCAAAGATATATATAAGTATTGTATTGACAAGAAGCAGAACAGAATAAATTTCAGTAAGCTAAATAGAATCAGAAAATTTGTTTCAATAGAACAAAGCAGAAGAAAACGAAGACTTGATTTTCCTATCTTGAGATTTGTTAAAGATGCTCAGAAATGGGCAGATGATACAATGAAATGTACAAGAGAAGAAATAGATGAATGGTTGAAGAGCTATGCATGTAAATATGCAAATTCTGTAAAGGATGTTGTAGTTGAAGATAAAGCATATCTTGAGAAGATTTATGATTTGATATGCAACTTATGGAAGATCATAATTGACCAATCCAAACCGAAGAATGGAATTATCACAATAAGACCATTTGAAATGCTTTGGGATACTAAGCAAGAAATAAATGAGATTTATCAGAACAACATTACTAAGCAGTTCTTCTTGCAAGAACTTATAGAAAACATTAAGATAGAAGATGGAAACAAGAAAGAAGAAACATTAGAGGAATATGAATCTAAGTTACCAGAAAATCTTCCACACACTTCAAAATACAAATTAGAGCAAATTGAAAGTCAATTGAAGAATGTTATTCATGATGGTTATGACTATAGTGATTATGCTTCAAAGGATGGAACAAATAAGAGATTTGTTGAGAAGATGGAGAATACTAATTCATTAAGAGGTACTATCTTTGGTCAGAATTTGAACAAATCTGAAGATACTTCTTATATGAAGAAGATAGAAGAGAAAAATTTGTTTGAGGATTGTCCATTTTAATTGAAATGGACACCTCTTTATTACTATATTAATATTATTATGGGAGATAAATGTTATTATTGTCCAAGAAATTAAAGAAAGAGAAAATATCAATAAGAGAAAGAAACACGTATTTAAATTGTAAATGGAATATGATAAAATTATTACAAATTTATTAATAAGTAATAAAAATAAGATTAGAAATGGAATATTAAGAAAAATAAAATCAAAATATCCTAATATATTATCTTATTTAATAAAAAGATATGATGATTCAGAATCAATATCTGAAACTATAAGGAGAATTCAATATAATATAGAAAAAAGACAGGTTTGTAAAGTATGTGGTAAAAAGGTAAATTATATTTGTAATGGGAATTATAGAAATGTTTGTTCTTTTAAATGTGGAGAAATATATTGTAGAGAAAGAAGGTTTAAAACTATGATAGATAAATATGGTACTCCATACCCATATAAAAACAAGGATATTATGAATAAAATGAAAGAAAATCTTGAAATTAAATATGGTGTTGATAATCCTTCTAAATTAGAAAATGTAAAAGAAAAGAAGAAAAATACATTTATAAAACATTATGGAGTAGATAATTATTTCAAAACTGAAAAATATGTTAAAAGATCTCACACAAAAGAATGCATAAATAAACAATATTTGACAAAAATAAAAAATAATTCATTTGGAAAATCTAAACAAGAAGATACAATATATGAAAAAATAAAAGAAGTATATCCAGACGTTATAAGACAATATAAAGATAAAATAAGATATCCATATAATTGTGATTTTTATATTCCTGAGATAGATTTATTTATAGAATACCAAGGTTATTATACTCATGGTAAATATCCATTTAATATTAATAATGAAAATGATAAAGAATTAATGGAGAAATATATAACTAAATATGGTAATAAAGACCAACAATATACTATATGGTGTGTAAAAGATGTAGAAAAAAGGAATACTGCAAAAAATAATAATTTAAATTATATTGAATTATTTAATTTTAAAAAATTAGATAAATTAATTGAAATAATAAAAAATAAAGACTATATTAAAAATATTAGTAATTTAGTAATTTAAAACAATATTAAAATGGGACATACATTAAAAATTTGGAATGAATTTGGAATTAAGTGTAAAACATCTTTTCATGCTGCTGGATTAGATTTCTTTGTACCAAGATTAAATGGTATGACATTAGATAAGAAACGAGCAGCGTATTTTTCTTTTCAGAAGTCATTTGATATTTCTGAAGTTGATATGGGTAAGCTTTGTAATGAAGCTAAGCGTATCTTAATAGAGAAAATAGGAGACCCTGTAAGAGCAGATGAAAATTCACTTGATACTGTGCATTTATTCTTGGCATTAGATAGTGTAATGACCAGAAATAAACATAATACAATGTTAGAAAAGTTGGCAGATTTTTGTGACCATCGTCTTGTTTATGATAAGAAAGAAGATAAAGTAGGTCTTTGGCTAGATTTCGGGGATCAACTTAAAATTAATTCGGGTATTCATGAAGTATTACCACTTAATTATGCTGGTGTATTCTTAAATAAGTCTGGTAAAGGTAACGAAGGTTTTGATGTCCGATCTCAGGTGGTGGATGATGATTATGTTGGATGTGTACATCTTTCTATTTCTTTTACAAAGGATATGAAGAGCCCAATGATTTGGTGTGGTGACAAGATTATTCAGCAGCTTATTCTTCCTATTTGGCAGGTATCTCGTATTGATGAACTTTCTGAGGATGACTATAGAGAATTGATGAAAGATTCTGAACGTGGAGAAAATGGATTTGGTTCACAAGATCATAAGAAATAAATTATGGGGATGACAGATTTCAACAATGTCGATATAGACATGAAAGATATGAAAGATAAGATGAGGGAATTGGACAAATGCATCAGTATGATGTACTATACATATCATGAATGTCCAATTCCAGATGATGATAAGTTGTTAAAATGGTCATTCAATCTCATTAAGAATCTTGAAGCAGCTAAACCATATATTGCACAACATTGCACTATTAGAAATACTTATCATGATTTCAATATGCAATTAGTAAAGTATGTTATGCCGGTATATGAAGTATTGCAAAGATGTTATGACAATATGCCATGTCACATGAATGGTTCTGAACATCATGTTTATCTTTATAACCAATTAGAAAGCTTGAAGAAATTGCTTTTTGATAAAGATGAATGTAGATTGACAAAGAAAAAGAAATAAGTGAATATGATTGTTGTTTTAGTTTCTTAATTTTTAAATAAGATTAAGAAAACTGAAACAACAATTTATGTTATCATTTCCAAGTACATTAAATAAAGGTGGTTCTCACCTCATTACACCACAGCAATCTAATTCTTTGAAGGATGTATTGAATAATTCATTAAGATCTGCATTTAATGCTGCAGTATCAAAAGCAACATCTGGACAAGGTTATGATACTGATGGTATAAGATATAATGAAGATAGGGACACTTCTTCATTGATAGATGATTTAGATTTCTCTTCACATCCAACAATAAAATATGAATCAAATATGTTGGCACCTCCTGCTGGCAAAAACAATGAAACAAATAAGCAAGCAGTCATTTGGACACCAACTCACATGAATAATGAGATATTCCAAGTGGTGAACAATTATAGATGTTTCTTATCTGGTATGCTTATAGAAACAGGAAATGAGGGTGAAGTAAAAGGTACTAATGGAAAAAAATATAAAACATATAACTTTAAAGGTGACTTGACACCATCATTGTTCAATCCTTATCATGCATTGCCCGTTTATGGTATAATGGAAAATGTACCTTTGATGGATGGTACATTTCTTTCTAAACATGACAAAAAAGAAATAGCTAATTTGGATGATTGTTCTATAAGAGAGTTGGTTAACCTCAGTTCTGTAAGAAAGTCTATACTTGGTAATGCAAGATATAAGTATGCAGATTTCATGTATTGTAAAGATCTTGGAAAGATTTCTAACAATCACATGATAACTTTACGTAAGTTTGCTATTCCTGTTGGTGACAATATATTCAGATCAACTGTTACAACAACATCAGGTGAAGGTAAGCAAGACCCAATGTCTACTATTGGTGATGTTGGTAGAATGATTACTTGGTTTGATACTGATGACAATAAGCTTAGTGATATAATGTCTTATGAATATGAAGCTTCTTGGAAAAAGCTTGATGCTAAGATACAACAGTTGGATTCTCAAGAAGATGATGAAGGTAGAGGTATAGCTGGTAAGATAATTAACAACTTAAGTCCTGGATATAATTTAGGAACAGCTCATGGTATCAATTCAGGTGGTTTGCTTGGACAGCTGATGAATAGTATGGGTATTGGTGCAAATACACATGAATATCAGCATAATGATGTAGCATTAGGTAGAAATTATGATAATAACAAGGTATATACCCCAAGAGATACTATTTGGGATACTCATATATATGAAGGTAAGCTTACATTCAAACATGAATTCACTTTGAATTTTTCTTATAAGTTAAGAGCTTATGACAATATCAATCCAAAATCTGCTTTTCTAGATTTGCTTGGCAATATATTAACAGTTACATATAGAAAAGGAACATTCTGGGGAGGAAAGAGCGAAATATTGGGAGCTAAACCTAATAAAGCAGGATGGCAAAAATACAACAATGTATTAGATGGATTGTCTAAAGCAGGTGGTGACTTATGGAAAAACATATTCCACCTTGAGGGTTCAAACACTGATACCGTTGGTGGAGCATTAACCCAATTCAATGGTGCCCTTCTTGATATAGCTAAAGGTGCGGGATTAGATCTTGGTAAGATTGGTAATAATGCTTTACAAGCGGCTAAAGATCTCTTGTCTGGTAATATGACTATGGGTGAAGTTGTGAATAAAGCGGGTGCCGCGGCTCAAAAGACGGCTCAAAAGATGGCAGATATGAATCTTGGTCAAGCAATGATGGGTTCTATAAAGAATAAATTAGGTCGTCCATCATTATATGCTTTTGACTCATTGCTTACTGGAGCTAAAGTAGGTCTTTGGCATGTTACTATAGGTAATCCAAAGAATCCTATTGCAACATTTGGAAATCTTATAATGACAAATGCAAAGATAACACATAGTGGACCATTAGGATTTGATGATTTTCCAACAGACTTACATGTATCCGTATCATTAAAGCACGCCATGTCAAGGGATGCTACAGAAATATCTAAGATGTATACTAAGGGTCAGAATGGAATATACTTATCATTATGTTCTCCTTTCAATACTATAGAATTTAATGATGGTCAAAAAGCTAGTACAAACATAAACTTAGAAACCCCACCAGAAACACCTTCTAAAGGTCAGATAAATGATGCAACAAAGAACCCAGAACAAAGTAAAGAAAACCAGAAGAATGCAGATAATGAACAAAAAGAAGACACCAAAGATTTAATGAATGATGAGATAAATAATAGCGAAAAAGATAAACCTTTAGATTTGATTCCTGATAAGAAAAACACTGGATTTGATAGTCCATCTACTAAACAATATACTAGATTTGCTTGGAGTGGTTGTGATACTGAAGAAATGATAACATCTAAAGATGAAATGCGTTAATCATTATTTCTATATTTTATTTATAGAATAAAAACATAATAGAGAATGAAAAGAGTATTATATATTGGTTTGAATGGATATGCTGGATCTGGAAAAGATACAGTTGCAAAAATGCTATCACATATTTTGAATTATTCATTTTCAGATAAAGGAAGCGCTTGGGATAGTTTCAAGAGAAATTTCAATCCTGAAGAAACTGCGACATTTCCTCCAGATAAGATGCACAATAAGTGTATGTGCATTGCTTTTGCTGATCAATTGAAGGAATTATGTGCTAACATGTTTCAAGTAAATGTTGAGTATTTCTATACATCAAAAGCTAATTCTTGGATTTGCATCAACAAAGGATTTGAGTTCACTAAAGAGAAACCAGATCCTAAACATATCATAACAGCAGAAGACTATTATATGAATACAAGTATGTATCAAGAATCTGATGATAAATTCTATATGTCATTAAGAGAAATTCTTGTTTATGTTGGCACTTATGTATTGCAGAATTCTATTTCTAAAAGAATATTTACAAATGTTGTAGAAAAGAAAATCAACCAAAGAACAAATCTTGAATATGCTATCTGTACTGATGTACGATTCTTACATGAATTTGATTTTATAAGAACACATCAAGGTGTAATGATAAACATTGTCAGAGATGGAATTACCCAGTTGAATAATGTTGCTGAACATGATTTGGATGATGAAGAAAATTTTGACTTCACTATAGAAAACAATTCTGATTATGAATCTTTGTTCTATCAAGTATGGAATATGATAAATGAAAATGTAAGATTCAAAAATATAACTATCAATTTATATTCTCATGATTGTTCTGATAATTTCATGGTATTAGAAGAAACACCGGTTAAGGATACATATAGAAATCATGGGTATATTTGGTATCTTGTTTCAGAATATGGGGCATCAAGAGTAGCACATGATAATGGACAGATAGTTTTCATAGATCCATCGGGTGGACCAATGATAGAGGTTGGAACATTATTGAATCAATATTCTGATATAAGTAATATATTGAATGAATATCATAAAGTAAAGAAAATATGGTTTGATACTATTACAGGTCGACCTATGATAGAAACAGAAAAACCTTAAAAAGACTTTAAGTTTACAATGTGGAATATTTTTATTAAATTAAAGATATTCCACATTTCATTTATATATCATGTTTGAATTCTTCACTAAAATAATCGAGGAATTTGGCGGCTTAGGATTAGCTATACTTGTCTTAGGTGGCTTGCTATATTTCTTGATAACTCGTTCTGATAAAAAGTCAGAAAAGTCTATAGCAGATTTATCTGAAAACATATCTACTACATTAGCTAACCAAAATAAAGATTTGCTAAGTACATTGACTTCATCAAACAACCAAATGCAAGCTAATCTAATCAATTTGATAGAAAAAGCTGTGAATATTAGAGATCAGAATACTGAAAAAATACATAATGCTAGTATGAGTCATAGAATGGACATATCTGATAAAATGCAAAAGATGTTGTTTGAAATGATGAATTTCTATCATGCTAGAAGATGCGGTGTAATTGAATTCCATAATAGTACAAGCAATTTGAATAACCTCAGTTTCTTATGGTATGATTTATCTTATGAAAACATGCAAAGAAATGTTACACCTATATCAGGAAAAGTAAAAAATCTTCAACTTTCAATACTTTCTCCAGTTATGGCGGACCTTATAGATAATGATGGTATTGTAGTATACAGAAGTTCTGAAATAAAAAAATTAGAACAAAGATCTCCAGTATTGTATGACCATTTGAAAAACAAACTTAATGCTAGCAATATGATTTATGCTGGCCTTTATGGTTGTAAAAATAATTTAATAGGAATTGTATTCTTGGAATATAATGACTTTTTCAAATATCCAGAAGATATAATAGATTTGCATGATATCAAAGAAAGAGCTAGTGGAATATCACAGCTTCTTGAATTCAAAAGCATGATTTAGTGATTGCCTATGGGTTTACTTGATACATTAAAAAGTTTGATAGAGGATACTCCAGAAAGTAAAAAACCTAAACAAACAAATAAGAACAAATCTTCTGATAGTACTTCTAAATCAAATAAAGCAGAATTAGATAAAGTAAAGAAAGATGCATACACACCTAATGGTATAGATCCATCTGTTAGTGAACCACAATGGGTATTAGCGGATGAAGAAGATGCAACCCATGAATTGATGAAAAATCTTACGTGGGCTAGAAATCAGCTTGGTAAAGAGATACTTGAATCATTTTTAGAGTATGATGAAAGAAACATTAAAGGTGGGCATGAATATCATAATTTGCTAGAAGAAGAATTTGATGCCAATCAAGATCTGTCTTTGAAATATGATAATGAAGCTTATTGTGAAGAAGAGAAAAACTATCAAGAAAATAAAGTTGGAGCTACCAATTATGTGGATCCAGATAAATCTATAGGTGACCTTGTTGTTGAATGGATGAAAACTGGGCACTTCACTGGATCATCTGATTTAGGTTCTTTTGGTATGGATTTTTCTGGTGGTGTTGTTGGAAATTGGGACTTAGGAAAATCTATTAGTCATTTAGTAAGTGCTTCTCATCAAAATTCTACACACAGATGTGCTAGATATGTTAGAGAAGCCATAGAAGCAGGTGGATTGTCTTTAGCTGGTCATCCAGAAAATGCTATAGAATATGTAAAATTCTTACCAACAGTAGGATTTAGGCATATAAAGACTATAAAGTATGATAACCCATATAAGACTTATATGAGGGAAGCAATGCCTGGTGATATAGCTGTTATGGCGAATCCTAAAGGAGGACCTGGTCATATATGTATGTATACTGGTAAACAGTGGATATCAGATTTCAGACAACAAAGAGCTTGGGTATATGGTGGGCAATGTGGTCTTCTATATATATTTAGATATACATCAATTACACAAGGAATGAAAATGGGAAATCTTTCAGCTGGAGCATCTGGTGTAAGCCAAGAAATGTTCAACGCAATATGTCATTTTGAAACTGGTCATAGTTATGGTTACCAAATGACACCTAAGGATTTGAATGGATATGGACATGACAAAGGACATAAGACTTATGGCTATGGTTTGCTAGTTCATCCAAATGGAAAATACATGGATCAGATAAAGCCGAGATGGACGCAAAGAGAATTAGAAGCATTATACGTTACTCATGTTCAACAGTTCAGTTCTAAAGTCAGAAATTGGGCTTCTTCAAGAGGTTTGCAACTAGCACAAAATCAGATAGATGCCATAACTTCTGCAGTATTTAATTTTGGACCAGGATTTTTGACTATGTCAAAATATAAAGTATGTGTTTTAATAGCAAATCATGCACCTATGCAAACTGTTTGGTCTACTTGGTCAACATTGTCAGATCATAGAGGATTAGCAGGTTTGAAGAAACGTCGTAGATGGGAAGCAAACTGGTATATAGGAAAGAAAACACCTCTCCCATAAAATTTAGTTATATATGCAATATCATGGATTTCAATAGTTGTATGCCTGCTCAAGAGGTATTGTTGACAATGGCTATTAATGATATGTCATCAATATCTATACTTGGGTGTGATGATGTAAAATATGACACCTCATGTTTAGAGGTATCATGGAGTTATGATGGTATCAATTGGTCATGTTTTGCTTCTTATGATGATGCAGAAAGAATACTGGTTGATAGTCCATCTGATTTTTATATAAAGTTTAAAGTAAATGGTGTTGTTAATGATGTAAAAGATGGTGATGAAAGCGTAGACTATACTACTTCGATTGCTTCTGGCATTTCATCACCATCTTGTGAATCATCTAACAAATACAATCCTTATGCTGGTCTTACTTCAGCTATAGCTTTGCAACAATCATTATCTGATAGTGTTGCTTGTATGATTGGTATACCTATATACTACTTCAAACTTAAGCCTGATTCTGGTTCCAAAGATATCACATTCAAAGAGTATACTCTCATGAATGTAGAATCAGTAAAGCAGATAAAGCTTATAGTAAATGAAGGTCAGATGCCAAGCAGTAAACCAGAATTTTCTGATTTTGGATTAGATTGGCAAACTGATTGGGAAACTGAGATAAGCAAGACGATGTTTGCTACAGCTTTTGGAATTACTGCACAGCCAATGGAAGGTGATTTGATATATATTCCAATGATGAAAAGGATGTGGATGGTAAATGAAGCATACGAAGAGAAAAATGGTTCATTGATGTGGAACAATACTACATTCAAATTAGCATTAGTAAAATATCAAGAAAAAGGTTCTGTTGACTTAGGAGATTTTGATTCTACTATAGATAGCTTAGTAAAGACAAAGTATGAAGATTTATTTGGAGATAAAGAAGGATTAGATAGTGGAGAAGAAACAATAGAAGCTCCAACATATTCTGGAAATGGCATGTACCCTGTATATGAATCTGATTCTTGTAGAAAGTATGTTACATCAGAAGGTACAAACTTTGTAGATACAAATATCTATCAAAGAGGAACATTGATAAGTGACAGATGTTACAAGTTTGATCCATCATCATTATACAGACTTAAGAATAAGATAGTATATCAAAGAAAATATTGCGGTGAAGAAGGTAGTACAAGCATTATTGTTGGTTTGAATGGAATGTATGATTATGATTCTGAACTCATAAAGATAGGCCATATCATACTTAGATTGAAGATGACAAACAGAAGAATCAAAGTAAGCTTAGATAATATAGAAGATTGTTCTGTATACTTACCTAAACAAGATGCCAATATTACTGACAATCATTATTTCATATATCTAAGATGGTCTAAATCTAGGAATGTAGTAGAATTAGGAGTTTCGGAATATTCCTACAACGAAAATATTCCTCTATATAAACTGCAACCGGCACATTACAAGTTTGACTTGAATAATTTGACAGCACATAAAGTGACAAAATGGAATATAGAAATGGTAGAAGATGAAAAGCAAGATGTAATGATAAATGGTATACCTGGTACAGTTACTAACTTCAAGCTTTTTGATTCCTATATAGATAATTTATCAGAATTGCTGCAACAGTATCCTACAAGCCAACATCTTATGATAAATGATACAGCTAGAAAGATAATAGATATGCAAGGAAGTGCAAGTGCATAATTTTTTAAAATTATTTGAAATTAATCATAATTGTTCTATTTTATCTCTGAACAAAAAATAATGATTATGATGGAACAGTTTAAAGATACGTTTGAAAATACTAAAGGTGCAGTAACAGATAATTTTGGAAATACTGTAGTTCCTGGTGAACTTGTAGGTTTTCATAAGACAATTGTTGGAAACAAAGTATTTATCTATGGTAAGTATGATTGCCTTGATGATGGTAAGCTGCATATCATTACTTTTGGATTCAGTACTGACTTGCTCAATGATCCAGAAGAATTGAAAAAGAAGATAAAAAAAGAATACAGAATCAAAGAAAATTCTAAGTTCTATAAAGTAGTTAAGAAAACTGATTGATCTAATTTATTTTTAATCAAATATATTTTATGTAGAATTTGAATGAGTAAAACTGGATGGAAAAAGGTTGATAAAGAAAACCCTGAATGGAATGACATTGATGCAATGTTGAATGAATCTGATCCAGTTTTGACTGATGATCCAGAAGAAGAGCTTGAAATGCCTAAGCTTGATTTGGATTTAGAGAAAGTAGAATCTGAATCTGCAACACAAGCTCAGTTCATAGTAGAACGTCTTTCAGGATATTATTTTGATGCAAAGTATGTTGATGAACATCCTTATATTGTCTGTAAAATCCAAACAGAAATGCAAAGCATAAGGAGACTTCTCAAAATGCTTACTATAAATGAGAAGGCACAAGACAGTATTATAATGGCCATAGCGTTGTCCATGTCAAAGTCAACATTATATCAGTCTCTTACATCATTGCAGAATTCTACATTATCTATACAGAAGCAACTTGATGATGTCGTTACTAAACTAGAAGATATATTCAGGATGATGCAAGAAGAATGTCAAAAATCATTTGAGGAAAAAGATAAAGAAGATGATGGTAATGGTAAGATGGTAATAAAAGGTTCTAGAGAGTTTATTGAAGAAATGACAGCACGCCTAAATCAAAGAAAATACACAACCACAACTACTAATAAAACTAATGAAGGTCAAGCAACAGCTTGACCTTTTATTTATATGCATGTCCAAATCTCCTTTATCTTGTTGAATTCACTATAAGGTAAAGTCCAATATCCATTTCTTCCATAACTTCTACCCCAACTGTTTCTGATAATGAAACCATTCTTATCATACCCAACAACAGCAACACAATGATCTCCTTCTAATTCTGCGCCATTCCAAAAGTCATTTCTTGAACTATCATATACTGGTAATGCAATCAATACTGGTCCATTGCATAATATTGCTTGCTTCAATATTTGTTCACTTCCTATCATTGCAAAGTCATGGATTTTTATAGTTCCAATATTTGATTTTATACCATGTGTTCTTGCTAATGATAATGCTTCTTTGATAGACATGCCATTGTCATTATTCTTGTCAGATCTTGCATTATATATTTGCTTCAAATCAATATTGTTGTCTTTATTTGAAGTCTTCAACTTCATGTCAGTAATCCAATTCAAAAAACATGCAAGAGCATGAGTAACACACATGTTTGTTGAACCTTGATCTGTTACAGGACTAAGATAATTTACAAAGCTGTATTCATTAGGAATTTTATTAGTTAAATTCTTGGTGATCTTCTTATCATGAGCATCTATCTTTGATGCATTGCAACCTAACATTCTCATGATTATTAATAAAATATATATTTAAAAATTAGATGAAAAGAAATCTAACACAAATGCAAGCTACAGTAATCACTTGGATATTGATGTTTGCTATTATATTGTCATTCTTTTTCATGTCTTGTGGCACACCAAAAGAAATTGACAATACAACAATGCAATATGAACTTGATACAGTAGTTGATCGTCATTTTATAGATAGTGTATGTATTGCTGATACATTAGCAATATATCCTGTAGAATGGATATATTCACCTATGAGAGGATATGAATCAAAGAAAGACATATCAACTTATGGGTGGATGAAGTCAAGCAATTGGACATTTTATAGGATAATCAAATATGAAGATGGCACTTATAGATTGACTAAAAGGACTATACGATAGAATATAAGCAAAGGATTCACTATGGAAGCGCCTGGGTCACACAGGGAGCGGAAAATATATTCACAGTATAATTTATCAGTTTAAACAATTTTAATATCCCTGTGTGAATATTTTTTGTATTTTAAAATGATATTTATTTGAAATTTTTAAAAATTGTTCTATATTATATCCGAACAAAAAATAATAAACATGAGTTATACATACGAATACGTACATTACGCAGTTACAGTAGATAACGTGATCTTCAATTTGAAGGATCCAAATAATCCTAAAGTGTTGCTTATCACCCGTAAAAATGAACCATTCAAAGGAAAACTAGCTCTTCCGGGTGGATTCTTAAATCCAGAAGACAGATCTGCTATGAGTGCTGCTATTCGTGAACTTAAGGAAGAGACAAACTTGAGTTTGAGTTATATGTTTCAAGTTTGTGCTCTTACTAAAGAAGGAAGAGATCCACGAGAGAGATGCATTTCTATTGTATATGCTGATACAGTTCATGATGATTTTGAAGGTTTGATAAAAGCACAAGATGATGCATCAACAGTACAATGGGTATCATTGGTAGGTCTAAGGAAAGATGATTTGGCTTTTGACCATGCAACAGCTATCTGGAAGTCTATACAAGAATTGTTTGATGATGAGTCAAATTGCATTTCATTGTTTGATATTAAAGAAGAGCAATATCAATATACAAGAATGCTTCTTAATACAATAAAATTCAATTTAGGCCAAACTTTTTTGCCAATATTTTGAAATTTTAGAAGATTGTTCTATATGTTAGAACTTCATACTTCAGTTCAACTGAAGTTAATTAAAGTTAACAGGAAATAAAAGTTTGAATTTTAATTCAACTTTTCTATATTAGATATGTTAAAATAATGTAGAACAATTTAATTTTTATGATTATGATGAATTCAAATACAGTAAACAATTTCAACTTGAGTGCTCCAACTTCTATCGCATTCCGTTTCTTACAGATACACAACCAGTTAGAGCACAATATGAAGAACTTGACAAATGAAGCTCTCAAGAGTGTAGTTTATGAGATTATTTGTAAGATCTATAAGTCTTATGTAAACATGGGCTACAAAGAGGAGAACAATCCACAGTATCTTGATATCGCAGATACATTGTTTGAATACATCACTAATCAGAAAGTTTTCTTAAATCAGTTAGTAGATGTATTAGATAAGAATCATCATGACTATGACATTATGAAGTATTGTGCCTTAGTTTTGAGTTCTACAGATTACATTCTTGGAACTGATACTCTTGATGAACCAGAAGACTAATCTAAATTCAATTAACTATGACAGTAAAAGAAACTTTAGATGTAATCAATGAATTGATTAATTATCAAATATTAGATGCATTTGCGTTTACCACAATAAAATATTTATACACTGATGAAAATTGTTGTGTATTAGGTGAACTTACTGATAGTATTCGTGATTGGGTAAATAATGGCCATGAAGATGCTACACCAGAAGAAGTAGAGAAAGAATGGTATATTGTTCCAGGTACTTTTAAGAATTTCATAGAGAATTTCCAAAAGGTAAACTGGAAAGACATATTTATTTTTATTTAAATTTTATTTATACATAAATGAAGACATTAGTAGAAATTCTTGAAGGAAAATCAATCAAACTTTCTCAAGCATATAACAGATTAGCAGGTATGGATCCTAAGCAGAAGCTTGGATTTTATGATGAGTACTCAGATCCTAAGAAAGAATATACTGTAGAAACGTTCAGAAATGATCTTAGAGGTGTTATCGACATTGTTGGTGATGTTGATATCAATGAAATCACCAATAAGGAAGCTAAGAAATACCTTATTGATTTGATGAAATAAGTTAAACAAAATAAAGATTATTAAAATTATGAATAAAATGAATTTTAAATTGAGTGATGCTATTAGTAAGTTGGAAACCATGGAACAAAATGAAGTTCTTCCATTCACTTCATTTGATGGATATCCAGAAACAGTTGAGTCATTTAAAATGAATCTTGAAGAAATAATGGATTTGGATGGAGATATTTCTATTACTGATATTGAAGGAGATGAAGCAATTGAATATCTCACTAAAATTTTAAATTAAAAATAAATAAAAAGAATGAGGAAGACTTAAGTCTTCCTCATTTTGTATTGCTTCTCAATATGTCTTTTACTTTATTCAAAACTGTCTTATTAGGACAATCTTCTCCTGCTCTGTTCATATAGAATACAAGTCTTTTCATTGCTTGACCTTCTGAATCTGAGGCATCTAATAATATTTGAGCTATCTCTCTAGGATTATTCTTTGTAAACAATCCATCTGGTGGGTCCCATTTACCTTCTATATCAGATAGCTTTTCATTTACAAATTCACTTAATTTTTTCATATTGTATTTTATTTGAATAAATCTTGTTCTAAAAATCCCAAGCTTCCCTTGGAATTTTGTTCTTTCTTTTTCTTTTCTTCTATCTTTGGTTTTTTCTTATATACAAAGTCTACTATTCTTTGGTCTATATGTACACAATCTTCCAAAGGAATCTCTTCTATGTTATAAGACCATTTTTGTTCTTTGTACATTTTGATACGTTGCAAACCTTGCAGATATATCTTATTGCTAGCTATCTTAGGATCAAATTGATCTGTAACATCATATAGTTCATAAACATCTTTCATATCTGACAAACCAAGTCCTCTACCAATAGATTGCATGTTTATTACTTGAGATTTGAATGATTCAAATAAGAAGCCATGGCAAAGATTAGAAAGTGTAATACCAGTGCTCATAAGAGTATACCCCGCGATCAGTATCACATTATTTTTGGTTTTCATCACTTCTTTCACTATCTTTCTGTCTTTAGAACCACCTATTACATATAGGACTTCTCTATCAGGGTAAGCTTCTTTCACTCTTTCATAAACATATTTTATATATTCACGATGTTGTGCAAGAATCAATGTATTGTTAGGACAATCCTTAAGCTTTGCTATCAACCAATCTATTCTTCTTTCTTTGAAATGTACAGTCATCATTTCAACATGCAATGCATTAGTCTTTGTAGATTCCTGTATTACCATCTGAAGAAAATGCTTATATTGTAAATCTTGATATTGTTGCCATTGTTCATCAGACATCTTACTTGTACTTGGCTTCTTTTCTCCATATATCTTCCATTTAGCATCAATAATACCTTGTGGTAGGTTTTTCTTATAAGCAATTAAGAATTTTGGACCCACCAATGGTACATGGTCCATTTTCTTTGGATTCTTCTTATTAGGTACTTCCTCAAATATTGACAAACAATATTCTGCACATTTTATCCAATCTTTAATGGATTGCCATTCATTCATATACTGCAATCTGCACTGTGTTATCTTAACATCAGAAATATAGCCACCATCTTGTAAGTCTTTTGGATTCAATTCTTGTATCTTAGGACCTAGCAATGCATTGATACAGTGTCTTTCTATAGTGAAATCTTTTGGTAAAGTACCTGTCATTCCAAATGCTATCTTCACATTTGACATGAATGGCTGGCTTATTATATCCTTAATAGATTTAGCAGTAGCACGATGTGTTTCATCAACAAACACCATATCATATCCACATCGATCTATTCCATTACCATCAAAGAAATGTGGATTGTAACGTTTTGAATTCTTATTTAAGAAATTCACAAGTGTTTGGAATGTTGTAATTGTCAAGTCAGATGATTCAACCAACTTACCACCAGACCAAAGACATTCACTATTAAAATAATCTCCATATTCTTTGAAGTCAGAATATCCTTGCTTTACTAAGTCAATACTTGGTACAATCATTAATATTCTACGTACACCAAGATATTCTCTTGCATATCTGAAAACTATATAACTAAGCATAGTCTTACCAGCTCTTGTAGCAAATACAGATGTTGATCGCTTACATTGCAATATATTATATGCTCCTTCATACTGATATGGTCTTGGTGTATACTTCAAATTCCAACTGTCAACTATTTTCTTGAATTCTTCAAAAGATAAATTAAATTCAGTTAAATATTTTTCTTTTTGTATTCCATCATATTCATAATTATTTTCTTTTAATATATTGCAAATAGTTTTGGTTAACCCAATACTTGCATACCAAACTTTCTGCCCAGATTTTTGAACATATTCATAAAGAAAATCTTGTGTATATGGAGTACCTTGATATGATTTTAAATAACATATTGGGTCTACTAAATTCATCTTTTCTTTAAGTTTTGCAATAGCTTTTAAATCATTATAACCATCTATCTTTAAAAAAACATATTGATTAGCTTTATTTGAATATTTAAAATGTATCATAAAATTACTTTTTAAAATTGCTTTCTAACCATTCTTCAACTGTTGGTCCTATATGACCCCATTTATTGTCTATTTCTTTAAAGTCCTTGTCTAATTGTTCTTTTGGTGTTTCTTCAAAATATTTCTTAAGACTTTCTAATACTTTGCCCATATTCATTTAATTTTTTCTTTAATCAATTCTTCAAAACTTTTAAGTATATCGATATTGTCATGTACAAACCAAGTATGTACTTCAAATCTCAATTTAGATAGAAATTCAACATGATCCATTATATGTTCGTAATTCATATTTCCAAAATCATGGGTATCAACATAATTTGTAATGTAGCTTACAGATTCATTAATTATAGTACTAACTATCGCACCAACGGCTAAACTAACTATATTATCAAATATCTTACAATACCTAGTCAATTCATCTTTTGTAAATGATATTTGAAAAGATTCTGGTACATCAGTATCTTTATCTACAATCATCCATCCTATTACCATATTACCAGCTTTACAATCAACCATTGGATTTCTCATTACAAAATCTTCATGCTCCCATATTGGCAAATTATCTATTATTTTCATTTTCTAAAATTTTTATAAAACTAAAAATGGAGAACTTAAGTTCTCCATTCAATAATTAACTCTTACTTGTTGTTAGATGCAGCGGCATCATCAAGTCCAAGCTTAGATTGAAGAGCTGAATGCTCCTCCGAAAGCAAGTAAGTACGAGCCTTAAGCTTAGTATATTCATCTGAATATGGCTTAGTAAACTCATTGAACTTCATGATCTTTACCCACTCATCATGACCTTCAAACTGAAGCTGACCCAGATTCATAAGGATTGTATCCAAAACTGGGTATGGAATTGTCTCCATATCTGGATTGAATGCATCCCACAATTGAAGCATTCCTTCAACATAACTAAACTGAAGCTTCTGCTTATTGATGAAGAAACGATAAATTTCTACAGCTTCCTTCAATGCTTCCTTATCAGCAACTTTAAACTCATACTTTGCAACCTTACGGTCATGCTTGTCAATTTCCTTAATGAGATCCTGCTCCATTGCAAGCAACTCTTCATTTGTCTTACCTTCAAGTGTCTTTACAAAGTCATTGTAAATTTGCTGATTCTTTTCTACTTCTGATAACTTTTTCTTACTCATAATAGTTTTTAATTTACGTAAATTTATAGCAATATTACTGCACATAGTGCGATAATTATATATAATATAGTTTGTTTCAAAACACGTTTCAAAGCATAAGCCATTTCTTTTCTGCTCACAATATCAATTACAATAAGATAGTTGTCTGCATTCAATGGGCCTACATGCTTTATGTCGACATTAATATAATCATAAAGCTTGTTTATCTTGAACAGATTGTCAATCAAATTGAACTGTCTGTATACCCAATTCTTCACATATTCATTACTGTTTGTATTGTCTCCATCAATTTCTATGATTGTATTGTTGAAATCAATCTTTCCATCAATATCAATATATGGGTTTATTACACCATACAATCTTCCAATCCAATCTTTCTTTACAGATATTCTAAGATACTGCTTCAGAACTGTAAGGAATTCTTTACTATATAAAGTATCAGATATGTATGACATGTCAGTAATGTATCTGTATATTGATTGTACTAACATTACTAATCTCCAAGCCAGAGTATTTGATCCAATTTTCTTCAATATCCAACTTATACCATGTGATTTCTTATAAATCATGATAAATTTCTCTATTTTTATTTAATAGGTGAATTAGGCAATTAAAAAATAAAATTTTTCATATTTTGTTTGAAATTTTATCCTATTGTTCTATATTCATCTCGTTATTAAAATATAGAACATGTACTTGATGTATTTCAAGACCTGTTTGAAATAAATTTAGAAATTCAAACTTAAAAAGTTCAAGAAAATATGAAGAAATTATCAGAATTTGTTGCAGAAGCTAAGTCACTTGATGTACAGAACGATACTTTGGATTTTGTTCCATCTGCTAAGCTTAAGGCATATCTTACTACAGCAGACAAGTTCATTTCTGTTGAGGCTAAAGAAATCATCAATTGGCTGATTGTAAACAATGCTACATATATGAAGGAGCTTGGCTCATTGCAAAATTTCTATAGTAAGGGTAAACCAAAAGATCCTAAGTTGCAGGAATTGTACAAGTGGATTGGAACACTTGCTAAGGCTCACCGTCTTCTTGAAGTACCAGTATTCCAGACTGAAGAGCAATTCAATGCAATTATCAAGAATGAGATTTCACCAGATGAGATATTGCTTGATTTGAAGACTAAGAAGGGTCGTGATGCTGTAGCTAAGAAATATACTCCATTAGTTTGGAAGATTGCCCGTGGATTCAATGGAAAGTCTAGCTTCTCTCTTGATGATTTGTTTGCTTTCGGTATGGAAGGTCTTACAATTGCAATGAACCAATATGGTAAGTCTTCTGAAGAGACTGCTAAGAAGCGTGGTGGAAAGAATGCTGAAGCAGAAGAGATGGCTGGAGAATTGAAGGATGAAATGAAGAAGCGTAAGGCATTCACTTTCTTGAGCTATGCTAGCTATTTGATTCGTATTGTAATCCTCGAAAATATCAAGAATTCTTCACACTTAGTACGTATTCCAGTTTCTGTTCAGAATAAGGAACGTAAAGATACAGGTAGAAATACAAAGCAGACTTCAGTATCTGGTGAATCACCTATTGGTGGTGGAGATGAAGGCAAGGGAATCTTTGATAAGGTTGACTCTAAAGAAGATGCAGATGCTTCACTCGATCAGCAAGATATTGCTAAGCTTTGGAAGATGATTGTCAAGATGCTTGAGAAGAAATTTACTGAAAAGCAGCTTGATGTATTCTATAGTATGAATGGATTGTTTGGTCATGAGAAGCTTAAAGCAAAGCAGATTATGGCTAAGTATGGTATGAAGAATCCATCAGAAGTTACTAATTCTAATTTCAAAGTTCTTCAGTACATTAAAAATACCCCAGAGTTGAATAAAGCATTTGCTGAGTTGTATTCTCTCTACAAAGAGTGTTTGAATGATGAAGATCAGAGAAATGCAGACCCATCTGTATTTCGTATAAATGACAATGATACTGCATATCTTGAGTAAGATGAAAAGTTTATCTGAATATTTACTTGAGAGTAGCATTGAAAGATATACAATGAAGATTACTCTCAAGCAATTCATTGACAAGTATATAGAATTATCTAAGTTGTCAAAAAGCAAAGCCATATCTGAATTAGTATCTAATCTGAACATGTACAGTGATGGTGGACCTAATAAAGAAGATTGGATCACTTCAAGTCAAAGCAAAGAAATTTCATTTGATGCTCATACAGAAACAATAAGTGGAAAAGAATATCTGTATATAGAAATTCATGATTCTAGTTATGATACTATGAAGGTTGCATTCAATTTTAAAAAAGTTGACTTTGCAGAACAGTTGTATGATTGGTTCAAAAATACTGGTAGAAAGCAATGATTAATCTTAAGAGCTATGTGGTCATGAAAGAAGAATTGGATGGTGATAACATTCAATGGAAATTTGACAATTGGTCTAAAGGAATAGAATCATCTGCGTTGGACGCGTTTATGTTAAACGCGTCCTATCAGAAAGATATAGATAGTTTCAAGAAACTGGTAGATAATAGTGGAATCAACTTCAATGCATTGACTGATATGATGAATGATGATGCAAAAGGATTACCAGACAACTATGACAATATCTATATTCTTAAGAAAATTATAGACACTATAAATACATTAAATAAAGGAAAAAATGATTAGCATTTCGGAATATCTAAACGAAAATCTTGATGAACTCGTTTTTGAGTTGAAAAATGAAACATATTTGAATGCCGCTAAGAAAGCAAAGAAACTTGGTGATCCTAGAGCAGAAAAGTTCTTGCAGGCATTTAAAGACAATATTGATAAAGAATTGATGAATGAAGATCCAGATGATGAAGAAAAGAAATTCAACATCTACTATAATGCTGATAAGAAATCTATTGTTAGACTTAAAGCATTAGACAGGGGTGATAGAGGTGGTGCATCTTTAAGAAATTTTGGTAGAGGTACAGCTCTTGAGATTATAAATGATGATCTAGAATTTGTCGCAAACATATATGTAGCTGCTAATAAAGATCAAGATAGACAAATCTTTTTACGTCAATCTATCATATCACAGGATAAATGGAATTATGTATCAAAAGAATTCAATAGAGTTGCTGAAAAGATAAATGATTTAGAATCAAGTAAGCCATTTACTTTTGTAGAATTATATAATAATACTGGTAAAGTTGAATTCTTCTATATTATAGATACAGATAAGCTGATCCCTATATTCTTAAATCATGGTATAGGCAATAAGTATGAAGATGATGAGTGTTTAGGTAATTATTCAGAAGATGATAAGGCTGCTATCAATGCTATCTGCAAGGCGATTAATAAAAACCATAAAGATTTATAAATGAGAAGTTTAGTATGTATGATGTTGGAGAAGAAATGTGATGCTCCTACAAAAATGGATCCTACGGATAATGAAAATGTTCTTGAACTCAATGAGATGATAGATGTATGGAGACTTGTAGATAAATATGATATAAGATGGTATACAGATTACAAGAAATATCCTGAATCTATATTTGTGAATAGAGAAGATTGGGAATCTGCTAAATCAAAAGCAAGTTCATCAAAAGTATTTGATGCTTGTTTGAAGAGAAATGGCAGAATGAAAGGTCATGAAGGACCATTATCAGGAACAAATTAGAATTGGATAAAACTATGAAACAATTAGTAGAATATATGAAGGAGAGCTTGGCAACGAACTCTCCTTTTGCTCTAAATGAAGATAGAGATCAGACTATAGATTCAATTTCCAGGAAATTGAATCGTTCGCTCATCTCCGAAGACAGTGATGAGACTATAAGATTGAATGACTTTGAAGCTATTTGGAAGGTGAAAGATCCAGAAAACCAAAAAGGTATTTTTGTAATAGAAGTACCAGAAGACTATACAGATGATGATATCAATCAATATATATCTGATTTACTTCTTGAAAGCATGCCATCTGATGATAATTTAGCTAAAAAATATTTTGGAGCTAATGCTGATAATATTATAGATGCTAGATTTGAGTTTGAAAAGAAAGAAGATGCAAAAGATGGATTGCATTGTACATTTGAATTTGACAAATCATTAGATGACAACTTTAAAGGTGAACAAGATAATCTGAAGAAGTATGCATTAGAAAATCTCAGATTCATTGTGGATTGGTCAGAATTTGATGTCTCAAATACATCAGATGATGGATTGCTATATGACTTATGGGATATCTTCAAGAGAACTAGATCAAGCAATATTGTAAAATATATGGATGACAAGATAAAGTTAGAAATAGAAGAAAAAGATATGGTTTTTGATAATAGTAAGAGTGAACTTATTAAAGACAAATAAATGAAACATTTATTATTTTTAACTATATTACCTATAATTAATATGTGTTTAACAAATGGAAATAGAAGAACAAATAATTAATAAATGTTTTGATAAATGGGGAAGATATATAAGTCATCATAAATCACTTACTTCAGAAGAAACAGAATTTGTAAATTCAAAATATTTAGATTCATTATCTTTTAAAGAATCTTTATATAGAATAAAATTAAATATTGATATACACCCAAAGTGCCCAATATGTGGTAAACCTGTACAAGTTACATTTACTCCATCAAGGTTTTTTAAAAAATCTTGTGGAAATAAATTATGTGAAAATAAAATAAGACAAATAAATGTTGAAAATACAATAAAAGGAAAATATGGTGTATCATGTGTATTTTCAAATAATGAAATAAGAGAAAAAACCAAGCAAACATTATTAGAAAAATATGGAGTAGATTCAATTACTAAATCAGAAAAAATAAAAGAAAAAATAAAAAATACTTGTTTAGAGAAATATGGAGTAGAATCTATTGGAAAATCAAAAGAAATAAGAGAAAAAATAAAAAATACTTGTTTAGAAAAATATGGAGTAGAAAATCCATATCAAATAAAAGAAGTTATTGATAAAATACAAGAAAAAAGAAATGATAGGATGGATATTATAAAATCTAAATTATCAAAATCTTATAATTCTAAAAGAGAATGGAGAATTCAAAGATTTAAAGAAGGATTTATAGAAAAATATGGGGTTGATAACCCTTCAAAAGTTCCAGAAATAATACAAAAATCAATTAATACAAGAATAAAGTTATATGGACATTTATATAATGAAGAACAATATAAAGAAACTTGTTTAGAAAAGTATGGAGTATCACATCCTATGAAAACAGAAGAAAACAGAATAAGGCTTTCTTATATTGGAAGTGATCCAGTTATACAACAAAAGAAATATAATACAATGAAGAGAAATCATTCATTTACTTCTACTAAAGCCGAAGATAGAATGTATGAAGAACTTATTAAATTATATGATAAAGATGATGTAAAACGACAATATAAAGATTTGGAAAGATATCCATTTATGTGTGATTTTTATATAAAATCTAAAGATTTATTTATTGAATGTAATTTTTATTATACACATGGTGAACATAAGTTTGATATTAATTCAATAGAAGATCAGATTAAATTAAATGAAATAAAAGAAAAAATAAAAGAAACCAATAAACAAACATATAAAAACATATTAGAAACATGGACAATAAGAGATATAAAAAAATTTAATAAAGCAAAAGAAAATAATTTAAATTATTTAGCTTTTTATACAGAAAAAGAAATGGTAAAATGGATAGAAGATGAACTCAAAAATAATTAGAACAACATATCTTAGTTTATTTGCTATATTGTATTTATGTACAGCATTTGTATCAACAATGCATGCAATACAATTTTTTAGTTTAGCAAATGCAGCATATTTAGGTGTTATATTAGCATTAACGTTTGAAGTTTCACAAGCTGCCGTATTGTCTTCATTACTTATAGATAAATCAAATCAAAAGAAAGTAGTACCGTGGGTTTTAATGTTTCTCATGTGTATAGTGCAAATTTTAGGAAATGTTTATTCAAGTTATAAATATATTTGTTTAAATTCATTAGAAGATTTAAAATGGTTTAAAGAACCAATATTTATATGGATGGATAATTTCCCTGATAAAGAAGCTACTGTTATTGTAACTTGGGCAATTGGTGGACTTCTTCCTTGTGTATGTTTACTACTTACAGAAATGGTAACTTCTTATATTCATAGGGATAAGGAAGAAGAGAATAAAGTACCAGAACTAATAAAAGAAGATAAGAAAGAGGAACCAGAACATAAGATAGAAAATGAGCAAGTACAAGAACAAACCAACCAAGAGGAAGAGGCTATCAAAGAAGATGGACGAATTTGCGAGAGAGATAATAGTAGGAGCAAAGAACCTGAAGGAGTTGTCAATGAGACAGATGAAGGCGACACTCAGAATTTGACAAAAGAAGAAGCAAAACCTGATGTTTCAGAACCAGAAATATCTAAACCTAATCTTAAGTCACAATTCTTGAATATTTAGTTTAAGTATTTTTAATTATCTATAAACAAAAAAAATGGAATCATTAACAAATTTTATAAATGAAGCTCTAAGCAAATCTGAATTCATGGATATAATTGATAAATATGATGATGCTAGAAAGTTAGATAATTTAGACCCTTATTACGATGATTTAATAATTGGTTTTAGTCGTAGAAAGGAAATAAATGATGTTGTTGTAAAGTCAATTGGTAGAGGACCATACTATGTTGTTGGTATGGATGATTGGGCTGACTTGTGGGATAAGAAGGGTATTACTAATATTCTTAAAAAAGCAGGTATTACAAGAATTCCACATTGGGTACCAGATCCTAATGATATGGATTCAGATGGAACAAAAACTTATGGTTTTGTTGATACCACAAAAATAAATAATTATTATAAAAATGCTGGGAAAAAAGATCAGGGTACTGTTTGGCAAAAAGATGATATTAGAAATGCTCTTGAAACAAATAAGATGTTAAAAGAACTTGGATTGACCAAGGAATTGGATGATAAGCTTAAGCAAATGACAAGTGCTTTTGATTTTAAACCAATTGAATTAGAGAAAGATGTAAGAGCAAGTAAAGCAGCAGCTGCTAGAAAAGATGCATGGGGTCATTATCATGGTGGTGGTACAGGTAAACTTGATATTGTACCAAATATCTTATTAATTAATGGAAAATTAATTAAGATTCTTACTATGGGTGTAGAAGGAAGTGCAGGAAGTGCAGGTATATATACTTTGATTATCCCAGCTAGTGAAATTGAGAATATAAAAGATTAAAATATAAAATAATTAAAATAACGTAAATGCAGGATTTTTCTTTTGAAATTTCCTGCATTTTTTCTATATTCATTACGTAAATAATTAATAATGATGATTATGGAAAAGGTAGTAGATTTTATGGATACTGAGTTTGCAAAAGATGTGTTGAATCCTGATGAGAAAATCGTATTCAACAAGCCTTGCAGAGCTTCGAATAACAATAATGTAAAGAATACCAATACAGAGAGAAATATGAAGAAACAGAAGAAGTATGAAGATTTTCAGTTCAACTTGTTTGGTGAAACAACTGATGTTTGTTTCCATGATAAAGTATATTCTGATTACGATACTTCTTGTTGGATCTTTGGTAACAGCAACTTATCAGAACAGGTAATCAACTTGTCATTGACTACTCCATCTGGTAAGTCATTGAAACCAGAACAGATAAAGCAGACATTTGTACATGAGTGCATTCATATCATGCTTGAATCTGGTCAGTATTTTGAAGAGTCATGTAATGAAGGTTTAGTTGAATGGATAGCTAAATGCGTCAATATGATGTTCTTTTCAAATACAGAACTTGCTAAGCATTTCTAACAGAATTCTCTAGGATGGTGCCAGGGTCACACAGGGAGCGGAATAACATATTTTAGTATATTCTATCAGTTAAGATAATTTTAACGTCCCTGTGTGCATAACTTTAGTTCTTGAACAGAACTGAAAGAGATGTTCATTATTTAACAAATTTAAACATATATAAAGCAAATGGAAAATAATAATTACGAATATAATGGTGTGTCATTTTCAAGTATTTTGTTCTTGGTATTTCTTGTACTTAAGTTGACTAATGTTATTGATTGGTCTTGGTGGTGGGTAACTGCACCACTTTGGATCCCTATTATAATCTTCTTAGGTTTTGTTGGTGGATTGTATGCATTTTATCAGATACTAAAGTATTACAACAAAAATAAATTGAAAAATTTTAGGAAAAATTTGAAATTTTAAGGCTTTGTTCTATATTATACATGTTAATTTAATAAAGAACATTTAATTATAATGATTATGACAAAAGCTGAAATTATTAAGAGCAATATCGAGAATGTTAATGAGAAGTACAACACTTCATTTGAAGTTATGATTGTAAATCACAAGAATTATGATAAGGTTCTTGTAATTAAAGAAGATGATTCTTGTTTTACTATCAAAGATCTCATTTCAATATTGCATAACTCTAATTTGAATGAATGGAAGATTTCATTGAACTATGGAGATGAAGGTGGTGACTACGTAGGTTTCACTTACTTAGATAATATCACAAGAAAGAATGGTTATATGATTTTTGATGGTGACTCAGAAGAATATGATGACAATGTAATGACTGGTTCAAGCTTGAGAGAAATGTTCTTAACCAATGGTATGAAAGATGAATTAGTCTACATCAACAGCATGGATGAAGGTGGTGACTTCGGTACTAACCGTAGAATGACCTACATTGAAATCTATGTAAACAAGATTGGTACATCAAATCGAGTTAACTTAGGATAAGAAGGATAATTAATTTAATAATTTTAATAATATGGGAACAAATTTTTACGCAGTACTTCCAGTAAAGAAGAAGGTAACAAAGAATCTTGAAAAGGCTATTGAGCTCATCAATAATACACCTTATGATATTGATGCTATTGAAGCAGAGATTTCTGAGGTAAAAGAAGAAATAGATAAAAAACGTATTCATCTTGGTAAGAGATCTGGTGGTTGGGTATTTGATTGGGATGCTAATGATTTAAATTACTATGAACCTGTATTAGAGTCTATTAAGAATTTCATTGAATCAAGTAATGCAAGTATTGTTGATGAAAATGGAATCAAATATACATGGGATGAGTTCATGGATGAGATTGATGATATTTTGAAATATGATTGTGGTGCTCTTACTGGTAAAGAGTATTATGAACAGTACCCAGAACATCGTACACCTTTTACTAGAGAGTATCAAAGAGAGATAAATATGTTCAAGAAGTATGCTATGAACAATACTATTGAACCTAAGTATCATGATTTCATTACTAAGGAAGGATTGAGATTTGCATTGTATACAGATTTCAGCTAAATTTACAATTAATGAATATGAATATATCTTTAAGAGAATATGTTGAATTTTTAGAAAATAAGTTTTCAAAAAAATTTATTGATAATTATAAGTTTCTGAATGATTTAGATAATCTTGATAATGTAGATAAATTGTTAGAGTCACATGGTGCTTATGATGGACAGGTAAATTTAGTGTACTTATTATCTAAAATTGTGACTTCCGAGATATTGAAGAAAAGACTGAAAGAAAGGTATGAATTTTCTAAGGAAGATATTTTAAAATATGCAAAAAACCATGATATTGAATTTAAGAACATTTTCTTTAAGAAAATTATTATAACTATATCACATAATTCTACTGGTTATGTAAGTAAAGATAATTTTGATGATGGACATATTAAAGAAGTAATTATAAATATAAATAAAGATGAGAAAATGTCTTTTAAAGATCTTTGTATAATATTCTATCATGAATTATTGCATGCTTATGAATCTTGGAAAAGATTCATTTCAAATTCAGAAAGTATGAATGATGTTAGGGATAGAATTAATTATGACAAATTGATTTCAATATTCAAAAAGTCAAATACTGATACAATAGAAGACATTATAGAGAATGTTGTAAAATATTTGTTGTACATGTATTCTTCTATAGAAAAGAATGCATTCATGACAGAAATACATGCAATATTGCTTTCTTATAAACATAAAGGCTTATCTAAACCTATTGAATATAAGGATGCCATAAAAGAATTTAAAACTTCACAAGAATGGGTAGCCATAGAAAAAGGAATAGAATTCATAAATACTGATGATAAAGAGATAAAAGATATATTTATTTCTAAGTATTTACAGATAACTAGTCAAAATTTATCATATTCAAAAGCTATCAAGAAGATTACTAATATTGTTTTCAAATGTAAAGATAAGTTTGAAGAATTAGCACCTAAAGTATATTTTGATTATTATGAAACTTTTATAAAAGAAAACTATAATATTACAGATGAAGATTTTTTAATGGCAAAAAATAAAAATAGAATATTTATTAGTTTATCTAAATTAATTAATGAAAATTTTAAAGAATTAGGAATATGTCAGTAGATCATTGCATTAAAGCTTATAAAGGAGAAGTTTGGCTACCAGGTTGTCAATATACTTCTTATAGTGATTTTGAACGAGCAAAAGAAGAATGTTCAAAAAATATTGATGGAATAAAGAATAAGATTCGTCAGATTTGCATCTGTACACCAAAGGATGTGTTTCCATCAGATTCTGAAGGTGATACATTGTGGAAGTTGAATTCAGAAGTTGATGAATTGTTTGATGAATTGAATGAATATGAATGGGAAATGTGTAAAATCAATACCATTCAAACAATTCTTGATGATTGGGAATATACCGGAAAGAAGGATCCTAGGAAGAATTGGACTAAGATAAATCCAGATCTATATGAAGATTTGAGAAAGGATATGAAAAAGACAATTGAGTCATTTGATGGAAATCCAGAAACCATCAAGAAGATGGAAGAAGAAAACCATAAGGTATGCGAAGAATTGAGAAAGAAATTGGAAGAGGAATCTTAAGATTCCTCTTCTTTTTATATCTATATCTATGTGGTAACTATATCTATTTGGTAACTATGGTGCTAACACTTTTCTTTACTGAATTGATAAGATTTATAGTTGCTTGATTGCATCCAACCATTCTTATAGTTTTAAGAGCATTGCATTTATTGAACATTTCGGTATATTTAGTACAATTGCTTAAGTTCCATCCACTAATATCAAGATACTTTAATCTTGTGCATCTACTGAACATTTGTACAGTATTTGTTACATTAGATGTGTCCAATCCTGACATATCTAAAGTTTCTAGGCTAGAGCATTCAAAGAATGTTGAATTGAATGATATGACTTTAGATGTATCATAATTACCAAAATTGACTTCTTTTAATGATTTACATTTATAGAATGTGTTGAGCATTGAATTATCATCATTTGATGACATGTAAGGAGCTATCTGATTTAAATCTACTGATACAAGATTAGTACATCCATAAAACATACCACGTATTTTATGATACTCTTTTGTCCAATTACTAATATTAGTAAAATCTACTGTCTTGATGTTTGTACAATTCTTAAAAAGATAATTAAAAAGATAATTACGGCTAATACCACCAAAAGTATTAATTGGATGTATATTTAAATCTCTTTTACTTATTGCTTCTTCTATATCCTTTTTAGTAATTTCAAAATAACCTGTTGAATCTGGATATACATTTACAGTACACTCCTCAAATTCATAAATATAGAATGTAAATGGGTTGCTATCTATGGCATATCCCGTAATACAAATAGGACTAGCTTCTGGTTGTTTTATCAAACCTACTTCATAAGCATTATTTATTATCTTATTGAAATATATTATAGCTTCTGGTACAGTTTTTGCTTCTGGAATGTAGTCTAATTGCTTATGTGAATAACACATGTTATTCAAATAAATCTCATTACTATCTTTGATGAAGCATATAACATTAGCTGGTTTGTTTGTATCTGCTTCATATTCTGCTAATGTATTGTAATTCTTAAATAGTTTTGCCATGATTTTATTCTATTATAGTTATGTTATATATTTATTCTGTTACAATAGTGCAACCAGTTATACCATCGGTAGATAATTGTGCTTTTATTTTATCTATAGTAGTCTGTGAACAACCTATCATTCTGATTGTTTTAAGAGCACTACACTTATTGAACATACCATATATATTAGTAACATTACTTGTATCCCATCCACTTAAATCCAAAGAAGTAAGAGAACTGCAATAATTAAACATAGCACCCATATTAGTAACATTACTTGTATCCCATCCACTAAAATTCAAAGAAGTAAGAGCACTGCAACTAATGAACATAGTACTCATATCAGTAACATTACTTGTATTCCATCCAGACAAATCCAAAGAAGTAAGAGCACTGCAACTGTAGAACATACTATTCATATTAGTAACATTACTTGTATTCCATCCAGACAAATCCAAAGAAGTAAGAGCACTGCAACTGTAGAACATACTATTCATATTAGTAACATTACTTGTATTCCATCCAGACAAATCCAAAGAAGTAAGAGCACTGCAACTGTAGAACATATAATTCATATCAGTAACATTACTTGTATTCCATTCAGACAAATCCAAAGAAGTAAGAGAACTGCAATAATAAAAAATACTATTCATACTAGTAACATTACTTGTATCAAATCCAGATACATCCAAAGAAGTAAGGGCATCGCAATTATTAAACATAGAACTCATATTAGTAACATTACTTGTATCAACATCTTTAAATATTAAATTGGTAAAAGTATTATTTGTAAATGAGTAAAAATTATTATCTAAATCTTTATATAATTTTAACTTGTAGCATCCTACACCATCTATAATTATACTATCAGATTCATCTGTATAATTATTACCACCAATGCTTACAGTATTAGAATTTCCTGTCCAGTATACAATATTATGTGGTGTTCTAGATGTCATTAGATTTGATTTTAATAAACTGGTTCTCAATTCATTAAACTTATCAATTAGGTTATAATAATCACCTATATTAGCTATAGTGTCCATTTTAGAAGGTGAATATTGTATGCCATTTAAATATAGTACACCTTTATCTTTAATAAAACATATCTTGTTTTCTGGATGTACAGATTCAGAATTGAATTGAGATAATGTATTATAGTTTCTAAATATTTTCACCATGATTTTATTTTGTTATAATTATTCTGCTATAGTTATTCTGTTACAATAGTGCAATTGGTTATATGGTCACTAGATAATTGCGCTTTTATTTTGTCTATAGTAGTCTGTGAACAACCTACCATTCTGATTGTTTTAAGAGCACTACAACCAGCGAACATAATATCCATTTCAGTAACTTTACTTGTATCCCATCCACTCAAATCCAAAGAAGTAAGAGCACTACAACTACCGAACATCATATTCATATCAGTAACATTACTTGTATCCCATCCAGATAAATCTAAAGATGTAAGATATCTACAACTATCAAACATCATATTCATATTAGTGACTTTGCTTGTATCTACGTCTTTGAATATAAGATTAGTAAATTCACTAGTATAAAAATAACAAAAATTATTATCTAAATCTTTATTTAATTTTAACTGGTAGTATTCTACACCATCTATGTTTACTTTATCTACTTCTGCTGTATATTTTGTACCATCAATTTTTATAATATTAGAATCTCCTGTCCAATATATAGTAGGTACCGGTTTAACATAAATCAACCCTACTTCCTGAGCATTCTTAATAATCTTACCCATATATTCTAATGCTTCTGCTTCTGAAATAGCTGGTGGTAGATAGTCAAGTTGCTTGTATGAATATTGTATGCCATCTACATAGATGACCTTTGCATCTTTAATGAAACAAACTGTGTTTACAGGTTTATTTGTGTCTGCTTCATATTCTGCTAATGTATTGTAGTTTCTAAATAATTTAGCCATGATTCTTTTTATATATAAATTTTATTCTGTTATAGTTATTCTGTTATAATGGTACATCCAGTTATACCATCAGTAGATAGTTGTGCTTTTATTCTATCTATAGTAGTCTGTGAACAACCTACCATCCTAATAGTTTTAAGAGCACTACAACCTTTGAACATATTACCCATATTAGTTACTTTACTAGTATCCCATCCAGATACGTCCAAAGAAGTAAGAGCCCAGCAATTCCTGAACATATAACCCATATAAATAACATTACTTGTATCCCACCCAGATACATCCAAAGAAGTAAGAGCACTGCAAGAAGCGAACATAGTATTCATATTAGTAACATTACTTGTATTAAAATTTGACACATCAAAAGAAGTAAGTAATCTGCAATGTTGAAACATACTAGACATATCAGTAACTTTACTAGTATCAAATTTAGATACATCTAAAGAAGTAATAGATATGCAATAATTAAACATACTATACATACCAGTAACTTTACTTGTATCCCATTTAGATACATCCAAAGAAGTAAGAGAACTGCAATTATTGAACATATTACTCATATCAGTAACTTTACTTGTATCAAATTTAGATACATCTAAAGAAGTAAGAGCACAGCATCTACCAAACATATTAAACATATTAGTAACTTTACTAGTATCAAATTTAGATACATCCAAAGAAGTAAGAGCCTCGCAATAATAAAACATATTATTCATATTAGTAACATTACTTGTATCAAATCCAGACACATTCAAAGAAATAAGAGAACTACAATTATTAAACATACCATTCATATTAGTAACTTTACTTGTATCAACATCTTTAAATATCAAATTAGTAAAAGTATTATTACTAAAACTATTAAAACTATTATTTAAATCTTTATCTAATTTTAACTGATAGTATTCTACACTATCTATGTTTACTTTATCTGGTTCAGCTGTATATGTAGTACCACTAATGTTTATAGTATTAGAATCTCCTGTCCAGTATATGACGGTATGTGGTGTTCTAGCTGCCATTAGATTTGATTTTAATAAACCTTTTCTCAATTCATTAAACTTATCCACTATGTTATCTGAATCTACAATATCTTGTATTATATGCATTTTATAAGGTGAATACTGTACACCATTTGAATATATTACTCCTTTATCTTTTATCAAACATATCTTGTTTTCTGGATGTACAGATTCATCATTGAAATGGGATAATGTATCATAGTTTCTAAATATTTTCACCATCTTTGGATAACTCCATATAGTTTCTATTCTTCAGTTCATCCAATAATGCATTATAAACAGTCTTGAATTTAGCAGCATCTTTGATATCATCAGTTATATTGTCATTATACATCTGCTCGTTGGTATATTCAACCCCATTAGCATAGATTATTCTCTTATCTTTGATGAAGCATATCTTATTTTCTGGGTGATTTGCTTCTGCATCAAACTGGTCTAATGTTTCATATACTCTAAATAGTTTATGAATAGGAAATGTTGTATTTGCCATTTTAATTTAAAATATGTTAATTTGTAAATGACACCAAACAGATTAACATTTGTAAATATAAAATCCGTAAGTCTTACTGTCGGTGTCTTACTGTTTCATTTATATATAAAAATAAAAAGGACAGAACTTGATTGTCCTGTCCTTTATATATTAGAAATATTTAAGCTATAAATTACTTGTAAAGACCATTCAACTCACCTACTGAGTGAATTTCTGCCCATGGTTCATATTGAATCATAAGTTTACCAGCATTATTCTCTACCTTGATGTACTGATTGTTATCAGACTTTACAGTAGTCATCAATGCTTGACCATACAACCATGCATCCTGGGTTGTTACCAATGCAGGATCATGAGCAGCAATAGCATTGAGATCCTTAACATAATAAGTCTTATCACCTACAGTTACTTGTCCATCAATACCAGCAAGCTTAACATCTGACATCAATGTGTCTGTCTTAGATGTAACTGCAAGATCCTTAATCCTACCAGCTTCTTGTTTAAGGCTTACAGTAATAAGAGGTTTTTCTACAGCATCTTGAGCATGAAGTTCTGCTACAAGACTATCACGAAGTTTTGCAATCTTAGCAGCTACAGATGTTGGATGAGCAACAAGATCTTCTGAAGTAGAATTGATTTCATCAATCTTAGTCTGGAGATCAGCATCACCATCTGTACGATCAGTAACTTCTTTGTTAAGAGCTTCTTGCAATTTTGCTATCTTCTCATCGATGCCAGCTGTCAAAGTCTTATCACGTTCAATAGCACGATTAGCAACAGCAGCAATCAACTCATCAGTAGCCTTGAACTTATCAGCTACCTTAACAGAATCAGCTAAACCACTAATATCTGCAAAGTTGTTATCAGCCATACCTGAAGTAATAGAAGCAGCATAGCTTTCTTCTACATTATGAGCCTCATCTGCTGGTGTATGGGTAACAGTAGTAGCAACTGTCAAGTCAGTGTCATCAACTACAGCATTAACTTCATAACACATACCACCATCAACATCACCTTGATGAGGATCATTCTCATGAGTAGGAGTTGTCTTCTTTACTGCGATATATGTAGGAGTACCTGTATGAATTTCTTCAAGCTTGAATACATCAGCCATAGGGATATAAGTTACCTTATTCTCTCCATCAGCATTCCATGTAATCTTAATAGCTGGAAGACCATCTTCACCTTGAGCAACATACTCTACTGAACTAATCATTCCATCAACGATGAAATCATTAACGTCAACAGCAGTACCTACCTTAGTACCATTCTTATCAGCAAGATACATGCTTGGATGGCCAGAAGCAATGCCATCTACTGTTGTTTGCTTGTTAGCATAAACAAGTTGCAAACCAGAAGTAAGTTGACCAGCCTTAGTAACTACTGTAAGCTCATCAGCTATTACAGCTACTTCGTAATTCTTGTGACCATCAACATCTTGAGGAGTAACAGTAACTGCAGAATCTGCTTTAGCAGAAACTGTAGTCATCTTCTTTGCTACATATTTAGCAATAGTTGACTTGGCAGTGTCATCTACAATTTCGTATGTACCATCAGCTGTAATACCTTCAACACCGGTAATCTTTTTAATAGCCTTATCAAGATTTTCAAGGTGAGCTACTGTTTCTTTAGATACACCAAATACATGACCATGAGTAACAATTTCTTCAGTATCAGCCAAGAAGAAAATTCTGTCATTATAGTCTGTTGCACTAGTAATTACAACTTGCTGTCTCAATGAATCGACATTAGTAGTTGAATCAGCTTGTACATAAATAAATACTTTCTTTAAATCGGCCATATTATTTTATAACTAGTTATATTTAATATTTGTTTTATTTTATTGTCCACATGGGCATCCAGGAGCACATTGATTTTTATTATCTACATTACCAGTATCAGATCCTCCAGTAGTTGGAACATAATTGTCAGCCCATTTACCATATAGACTATATGTAGATCCATTTATTATACCCCAATATTCATCCCCACCAAAATGAACAAAGTCAGTAAGGTAAGAATAAGCTGAATATGTGTATGCCCAATTGTTATCTACTTCAGTAGAAGTGTAAGCATAGCAATTTGCTTGCGTAGCTTCAGCTGCTCTCTCAATATACTCGTAAGTATATGATAAATCAGCCTCATGCTTTTGAATTGCTGCTGCTAAATCAGCTTGAATTTGACTAATGTTGTTAAAGTACGTATAAGTATCATTAATAACACCATCCACACGGAAATTTAGATAGGCTAATGAACGACGATTTTCTTTTACACCAGTCTGTAATATATTGATATCATCATGATGTGCATGTTGTCTAGCAGAGATTTCACGCATAGCATTAGTCAAGCTTGCCAATTGTCTATCTTGCTTTCCATTCAGCTTCTCTATTCCATCTATTCTATATTCATGATTAGAAACAGTATTAGATATAGCCCTTACGGTTTCCATACCTGTTGCACGTCTAAGTTCATGCCACAGATGGTCTATAGTGTGGTTTTGTTTCTCATTTATCTTTTGAGAAAGCTCATCAACAGTAACAACTTTATTAGCATGGTCTTGAACGAGAACAACCAATGCATCATCATCTATTCTTGATGCATAAGGTAGTTCAGATATCTTTACGTTTCCCATTAGTTGTTGTTCAATTTTGTTGATTAAAAATAAATCAAGGTGTCATCCTTGTGACACCTTGACCATATTCATATCATTTTTGATTAAGCGGTGTAATCTTCCCAGAATGTAGCAGGATCAGCTAATGCATCTGTAATCTCCTTGATAGCAGCTTCACGAGCACTCTTTTCAGCGTTATCAGCAGATTCACGAGCAGTTATCTCTGCAGCAAGAGTATCTGTTAAAGAGGCAATATGAGTAGCATTATCAGAGATAGTATGAGCACCATCAGTAGGAATTTCAGCACCATACAATGCTTGGTCAGCAGCCTTACGATCAGAAACTTCCTTTGTAATAGCAGCAGTAGCAGCTGAATTAAGGCCATCTGCATATTCCTTAGCATCCTTCAATGCCTTATTGATAGAGCCCTCTACAGTTTCTGCACCTTGAATAATATTGAGCTTACTATTGATAGTATCGATAGCAGCCTGGAGAGTATCCTGTGCACCACTAACAGCAGCATCAACATAAGACTTAACATCCTTAGCATCTGCAAGACCTACTGTATCACTAGCAACTGTTGCAGTAACTGGTCTGATAGTAAGTTTCTTCTCATCATAGCTAACTGCGAAGTGTTGAACATCACCAGAGATGACATCATTCATGTCAAGCATCTGACCAAGGTCGATATCGACATCAACAGGAGCTTCAGCACCACCGAATGTAAGCTTCAATTTATTAGTAGCTGCATCGTAAGAAGAGCTCGTTACAACATGGTTGCCAATGATATCACTAGCCTTGATAGTCTGAACTGTTGTACCATTTTCTGATGTGAAGTCGATAGACTTAGTATTAGCATTGTAAGCAACTGTCTTAACAAGAAGAGCACGCTTAGCATCATTTTCTGCTTTATATGCATCAAGAGCAGCCTGTACAGCATCGATAGCCTTCTTTACTGAATCCTCTGTACCATGACCATTATTGTCAAATGACTTCAAGATAGACTTGATGTTAGTAATCTGTGCCTGGACATCGGTAGAAAGACCATAAGCAACACCCTGAGTAACAATTTCCTGAGTCTTTGTCAAGAAGTAAATCTTATTGTTGTTAGACTCCTTAGATTTAGCAATGACTGCATCACGAAGACCAGCCTCTGTAACACGAACAAAAAGCTTGTTCAAATTTGTTAATGCCATAATTATGGTTATTTGTAAATATATTTATTGTTTGCAAACAATTTATAGATTAAATTGTCTTTATTAAAAATAGCAGAAAAAATTTCTAAAAGTTAGATTATTTGTTTGAAATTTCTACAAAATATTCTATCTTTTATATGTTAAATAAATATTATGGTTATGAGTGAAAAGAAGTTTTGTGATAAGAAGTGTCTGAAGTGCAAGTACCATGCTATCGTACCAGATCCAGATCCAGATGATTGGTTCAACGATGATGACATGGCTATGTATTGTACTAACCCAGACAATAACATGGAAAAGGAATGGACTAGTCCTAGCCAACGAGAGAGAATCTTGTCTTATATTTCTGACAAGCCTTATCTTAAGAAAGGTTGGACATTCATTTGTGGATCTATGAGACCTTATGAACTTGGTAAGAGTAAAGAAGATGATGTATTTGCAAATAAAGAAAGTGAGGTATTGCTATGATGTTCATTGATGACAATGGGTATATTGAGTACAATATGAAAGAAGTACAAGAGACTTATATGCCTACTAGAGCTGAATTGATTATGAATGAAAGACCATTCTATAATAGATATTTGAATAACAGAAAGAAGAAGTATGGAAGAAATTGAATTAATTAAGGATATTATTGCATCACCAAATGCTGATACTATTAGCAACAAATTGACGAATGCCAAAGTAGAACTCAATGTAACAAGAAATTTTTTGAATAATACTACTAATTGTTGTACTGATGATTATGACATTAGTCTTTATTATAAGATGATTCTAGGAAAACATATTGAATATCTTCAGTATAAGATTGAATTGTTGGAAAAGATGCATTCCAAGTTGAAAAACAATAAGTATACTAAGCAAAATGAGTTACCTGAGTTGACAACTGTTCCTAAGAAACCTGATGCAAAGAAGGAAGTTTCTTGCTCTATACCCTATGCAAGTTCTGATAATGTTGATATGTTGATTTGATGGAAAAGTTTGTAAAATTGATTCCTCGAAAGACAATAGAGGAGATGATAGCTTATCGTGATGGAAAGGTAAAATTGTCTGATGAAATCATAGATGAAGTAGATAATTTCAGTGATTTTGTTGTATACAACAAAATGGATCTACCAGGGTTGCCAGAAGGATATGGTACGAGACTTTACCATAAGGATGATAAAGAACATCAATACCCAGTTTCATATACAGATGCATATTGTCAGATACACTATAATATGTTGAAAGAGCATGTTTGTAAGGTACTTGGTATACCTAATTATGTTTATCTGGATCTTGAATATATGTTGTCAAAATATTTTGATTAAATTTTTTGAAATTTTTTAAAGATTTTCTATATTATAATCGTTAAAACTTAAAATTTTATGATTATGAACAAAGTAAAGACAACTGTAGAGAATTTTTTCAATTGGTATACTGGTAATGAATTTCTACATTCTGATTTCGAATATCATGTTATGGAATTCATTACACCAGATTTAGTTGAAGAATTTGGTTCTGATGAAGAAAGTGCTTCTTTCACCTTAGCTAATGTACTTAAGCATATTAAAGATGATGAAATTGAAGTAGAAGTAGGTAAAGAAACCGGTGATGCTTCTGAATCTTACTATGCCAAGTTTACTATCGGTGATGGTGTTCAACTTGATAAGTTTGATTTATGCATCTATACAGAGAAACCATTTATTAATGATTAATATAATATAAAGTTATGAATGAAAGAAAATTAGATTTTAGAGTTTGTTTTGAACCTAGTTATTCAATCCAGTCAGGCGATGCTGAAGTATCAGAAATGAGTTATGAAAGGGCTCATGAACTTATTTATGGATAAACAACAGAATCATTATGGTAGTTGAAAGAATAACAAAAGAAAAATTAGATAAGATTAAAGATCTAATTAGAGATCTGGATGAAAGTGCTCGTAAGAATTATGGGCCTGGTAAGTTTTTTACTAATGAAACTATAGTCAATGGAGATAAATTGAATGTTTTGACTGCCTTAGTCAAGAATTTGATGGTGGATGCTGAAAAAATACAAAATGCTATAGATATGTATATCGATTTCATTGCAGAAAAGTTACCTAATGAAACTATTAGATTCGATCCAAATAAAAAGAAGTTATATATACCAGAAAAGAAGCCTACCAATACTCTAACTAAACTTAAGGCACCTAAGCCTACTAATCAAGTGAGTAAACAAGATGTGGTAAATGACAATGGTATTGATATGCTTCTTTTGTAGAAAATAAATCAAATAAGTTTGAAATTTAATTCAACTTTTCTATATTATAAACGTATTTAATATACACAACAAACAAATATTTTTAACAATTTAAATTAAGAAAGAATTATGCAGAGTTTTGAGTCAATTATTGGTGGAAGTGCAAAGCAAGTAAAGGATATTCGTGTAAAGAACGCAACACGATCAATTCAGACACAGTCTGAGATGGATGTAGCTAAGATGGTACAGGACTATCGTAATATGCAGAATGATCTTGAGAATTCACTTGACTTGGGTATCACAAATACCACAGATGTTGCTACTAATTTGAAGGCAATTGATCCAGTCAAGATTCTCAATAAGGTGAATACTACAGCTCAGTCTATGGCTGTTCTCGAGATCAAGATTGCAGTCAAGATTCACAACACATTGTTCCCTAATGCTAAGGTAACAGGTTTGACAGATGATGAGCTTGACTTCTTGAAGGACTGCATCTAAGTCCTTTATTTATTTTGTAATGAAATGGACATTGCTTTGAACAAAGTAGTGTCCATTTTCTATATTAAATCATATATAATATAGCAATAAAGATAAAAATGGAATATAGTGTAGAGAAATATGGAGAAAAGAAAGTTTTCTCTGAGCAGTGTCAGCAATTTATGAAAGAAAAGCTTGGTGGTAAAGATATTTATTCACTTTCATTGGAAGAGCTTAAAACATATAAAGAGGACTTGGAACACCTAATTGAAGAGAATTCAATGTTGGAATTATGCAGCAAGCTTTTAAATAATGCGGCGTACGGTGCATGTGCAAATCGATTCTTTTATTTCTATGATATGCGTGTTGCAAGTGATATCACTGCAGAGGCAAGAAATTTGACAAAATTCATGTGGCATAGACTTGAAGAGTTTTTCCATGAAGATATTTGGCAAAGAAAGGATTTATGGGAAAAATTTGGATTTGAACTTGATGAGTCAAAGCATGATTGGTTTAGAGAACAGCATATTAGTGAATATTCAGATACAGATTCTGTATATACTCAATATGGTGATTTCTTCAGATGTTGGACACCAGAAACTTTAGCAAGTATTCCAGAACGAGATGACAAGATCAAATGGATATTGAGATTCAATAAGGAGTTTCTTGATAAGCAGAATACAGAATGGATGAATGATATGTACAATCCACGTCATTGTCATTCAATTCATGAGTTTGAGTTGGAAACTGTTTCTGAAGCAACAATTACATTGAAGAAAAAGAAATATTTGAAGGCCATGTCTTATTCAAAGGGCAAATGGTTTACACCTTCAAAGATTACTGGTGTAGGAATTGAACTTATTAAGACAACTTCTCCTAAACTTGCAAAGGAAATCATTACTGATATGACAAGGTCATTGGTTTATGATACTGGTAAAATGTCAAAAGAAGAATATATTCTCTATTTCAACAGTAAATTGGATAAATGGAAGAAGAAATTCTGGGCAGCACCTATTGAAGATATTTCACAGTCAATTAACGTTGGTAATTACAAGAAATATGTATTGTGTGATGAAGAAGATTTGATGTTTGCAAAACAGACTCCAGTATCAGTAAAATGTGCAGCAAGATATAACTATTTGGCAAAGAAGAACAATCAGAGAAATCTTCGTATTGTACAAGGACAGAAAGTAAAGTATTACAATATAAGATTAGGAAGTACAAAGAAGGCTGAAACAGATTACTTTGGATATCCATCTGGTGAGCTTCCATCTTGGGCACCACCATGTGATAAAGTGGTTCAATGGCAAAAGAATGTTCTTGATCCATTAAACAGATTTCTTGAAGTAATGAAATTCCCATTGTTGAATAGCAATGGTACAGTACAATTTGACCTATTTGGAGATGCTTAAAACAAGCATCTCTTTTAATATTATTCATCGTACTTGAATTTATTTTTAACTAAATCCATTAAATTGAATTGAAAAATGGCAAAGAAATCAACTAATACAGAAGAAACAAAGCAATCAACAGTTGTTTTGAATGATGAAGTAAATCCAATCCAGGATGTAGAAAATACTCCTACACCAATTAATGCTGGTGATTGTTCAAATCCTGACCATGTATGTACTTGCAAACCAGGTCATTGTCCTAACAAAGATTGTAAGTCAGGTCATTATTGGACAGAAGGTACAGAAACAGATCAATATTTGTACCATTATGATAGTGATGATGAAACTATCAAGTTAGAAGATGCAAATCATCGTAAGGCAAATCCTAAATATAAGGTTCCAGAACCACCTAAGGATCCAGAACCATCTAAGCCAAATCCAGAGCCATCTAAGCCAGGAGAAACAAAACCTAATCCAGGAGATAGTACACAAGATCCAGACCAAATACCATCAAATGACTGTGGTCCAGAATTAGAAGAACCTTGGGCTCATGATGAACTTCTACAAGATGCTGATGGTCACACAGGTTTGGAACGTGAACTTCGTTTGCATTGTGGTGTAACTTATGATGTTGTAAAGATGTGGTTAGCTGAAATAGCAACTGCAACAAATAAAGATGCTGTTATTGATAAGATTGCTTGGCACATTCCTACCGGAGGACCTAAGAGCATTAAAGTGCATCATAAAGCAAAAATTGTTGAAGCTCTCAAGGCTTTGAAATAATCTATACTCATATTCTATATTCTATAAGTAAATATCATATAAGTATTAATTTTAATTGAAAAGAATATAAATATGTTTCCAGGATTTGTATCATTATACAAGAGAGATGACAAGAGTCATCTCTTCTTTTTCCCTGGTATTGATGACCAAGGAAAACCAATATACATGTCATTAGACATGACAAATATAGATAGTGACTATACGTTTGTCAAGAATTCTGACAAATCTATTGATTATACTTTTAATACAGAAGTTAAGAAAGTTACAGCAGATTTGATAAACAGAAAAGATGGACTAGCATATAGGATGACTGTAAAGCTGTAAAATGAAATATAAAGAACACAAAGATCATCAGTTTATATATGTGTTGGGTTGCCCATCAAATCCACTAGGTGTCATGAATCGATTGATGGCTTGTGGTGGTGTTGTGGGAGAAGATTTCAAAAGTATTGAATTGGCTAATCCTCACCATGTATTCTACATTGATTTTCATGACAACAACAAGATTGTCTATATGGAAGATGATACTATGTTGTGGGAATCTTTGAAGAAAGTTTGGAAAGAATTGCCACCATTGAATGAGATAGAAAGCTTTCCAGAATCATGGGAAGAAGCAGTAGATTCATTTTATGAAGCTCGTTCTTATGAAGATGATGACAATTCTGTTTTGAAAGATGACCTATATGAACTTGGTAAGATTATTATATTGAGGGATATCTACAGAAGAGGATGGGAACCATCAGATGATGGAACACCTTGTTGGGCAGTAGCTGTTCATAATGGTGAATTAGATGTAAGGAAAGTTACTGGGTGGTCAAGATTGCTGTCTTTTGCAGAAGATAGTCAAGCAAACATGTTCTTGAATACATTCAGTAAATCTATAGAAAATGTAAAGCAATATATTTAAATAGAAGTGGAACAATCAACGATTGTTCCATTTTTTTTTTTTTTTTTTTTTTTTTTTTTTTTTTTTTGAAAATTTTTTGAATATATTTTGAAAAAACCATGTTTTGTTCTATATTAAATGCGTAATAAATAAGATGTTTAATTTTTAAAATTTGAATTATTATGACATACGCAGAAGTTAAAGCTAAGTATACAACAGTTGAGTCAATTGACAATCGTTTGAATGAAATTGATGAATTGATTAAGGTTGGAGCTGAGAAATATACAAGTGCTATTACTAACTACATCAATGAGGTAAATGATGTTTTGAAGAAGTTCAACATTACTGAGTACCATGTTAACATTGCTTCTGATCGAAATGTAAGTTTCAAACCACAAGATAACAACAGCTTCTATGAATTAGATATCTATCCTTCTTATGAATATGATTGGGATACTAAGAAAAAGGTATGGGATTTCCGTTTGAACATCAGTTCTTATGGTGATGTCAGAATCAACAACCTTGATGAAAGAAGTACTAAAGTTCTCAAGTATTATGAGTTTGTTGCAATGATTATCAACAACAAGGAATTTGCCAAGGAACTTGAAGAGACATGCCACAAGAATGTTGATAACCTTTATAGAATCAATAAAGAGTATTCATTTTCTTCTGAAGAGCAGCAGCTCAGAATTCTCCGTAACAATCTCATCAAAGAAGCAGCTTACGGTAAGATTCTTACTTCGGTTATGGATGCAAAGGACAAGACTCAGTTAGTTGTAATCAAGAAGAATGTTTCAGAAGATGAAGCTGATGGAGTTCGCAAAGGTGAATTCATCAAGGTGATGACAGAACCTCTTCCTAATACTCCTGAAACTCGTTCAGAAGTTGACAAGAAGCTTAAGGAGATTGCAAAGACAAATGAAGGTAAGTTCATCCTCACACAGATCAGATTCATCAAGTTGAATGAGGAATAAATTCACACAGGGACTCTAAAATGAGTCACTTTTATAAATTATACTCCTAAGTGATAATCCGCTCCCTGTGTGACCCAGGCGCTTAGCAGGAGAACCTAGTAATTAATTAGTAAACAGATATAAGATGTCAATAGTAAGAAGAAAAGCATTAGTCAACTATAAAGTTAGCTATACAACAGTGTTTGGATATCCTGGTTTCTATGAATGTACAAAACTGATGTGGTGTGATATGTTTGGTAATGTTACTGAAAATACATTAGATACATGGACAGCTGTATTAGAAGATGAAGAAACTAAAAAGTTGAATGAACGAACATATTCACATGGACAAGAAAATGAAGGTAAGATAGCAGAATTGAATGTTGTTGTTACAGGTTTTACAAAATTAGATTTGGATTAATATGGAATACAATATAATTGGAAAGTACAATAAGGATTGCAAGATTTTTGCAAAGACAGTTGAAGAAGATGCATTGAAGATGGTTTACAGTATCTGTGACTGTCCTGCATTTAAGGATCAGAAAATACGAATAATGCCGGATATCCACTTGGGGCAGTCGATAACAATTGGCTTCTCTTCTACTATTGATAAGGAGAATCCAATGGTCAATCCAAGCCATGTAGGTGTTGATATTGGTTGTCAGGTAACTTGCATAAAGATGTCAAAGCCATGCCCAGAGGAATCTTATGCATTACTTGAACATCGATGGAAGAAGGATATTCCTACTGGATTCACTATTTATGATAAGAAGATTGCTGATGAAAAGATGTTCTACAAGATGTGCAATACTGCTATTGACAGAGCTGTTGCTACAACGAATTTTGTAAACAATGTAAATATAAATGAAAAGTACATTTCTGATATGCTGAAGAGAATTGGTATGGATGAAGGTACTTTCTGGAAGTCATTAGGTACTACTGGTGGCGGCAATCATTTCTTGTCTTATGATACTGATGACGAAGGTAATGGATATATCATGATACATTGTGGTTCTCGCAACTTTGGTTTGAAGGTAGCAAAGTACTGGATGAATGTTGCAAACAAGCCTTATCATGTTGACAGTTCTGAATGGGCAAAGCACATTGAAAAGATAAAGGATACATATCCTAAGTCAGAATGGAATGAGCGAATCAAGAATGCAAAGGAAAACTTTGTATCGTCTGTTCCAACCGGTTATCTGAATGGTGAGAATCTGATTGGTTATCTTACTGATATGGTAATTGCACAGACTTATGCTAAGTACAATCATTTGCTTATTTCAGATAAGATGACAGAAATCTATACTAAGATTGTCAAAGGTGCTTCTATGGCACGTGTCATCAATACTATGCATAACTACATTGACTTTGATGATATGATTATTCGTAAAGGATCTGTCAATGCTGCTTATGGGCGTGAACTTGTTATTCCTATCAACATGCGAGATGGTGTATTGATTTGTGTAGGTAAAGGAAATACTGAATGGAATTGTACTGCTCCTCATGGTGCCGGTCGATTGATGTCACGTTCTGCTGCTAAGGCAAATCTTTCTATGGATGAATTTGTTGAAGAAATGAAGGATGTTTGTTCAACTTCTGTCAACAAGTCAACATTGGATGAGTCTCCTATGGCATACAAGCCTATGGATGAGATTATTGAGCAGATTGAACCAACAGTTCAGATTCTGAAGAGAATAAAAGAACGAATAAATATTAAGGCAGCTGAATAAATTTTTGAATATATTTTGAAATCCTGAAAGATTGTTCTATATTTAGTATGTCAAATAAATATTGACAAACTGAATGTAGAACAATTTAATTTTTAATGATTATGGTTACAAACAACACAAATGACGCTCTTGAAAATCTTCTCCTTGGTGATTCTAACGGTATTAAGATGAAGATTACAGATTATACTAAAGCAGTATTCTCAATTAATGAGGTAGATGGTAGTGTTAACATTATTTTTGAAACTACTACTAAGGATGAAGATACTGGTTTGAAGGTAGTATCTAATAAAGTTCATCTTATTGAGTATGATGAAGAATTGATGAATGGCAATACTATTCAGGATGATATTGACTTCCTCCTTGAGAAGCTTGAAGATTTGTTGAATGAAGATTTTGGAATTGCTCCTATTGGAATTACCAAGTGGAAGAATTCTAACTGTTTGGAATACTAATATTAATATAAAGATAAAGAATATGAAAGTACAGAACGAAGCAAATATGAAGTATGTGATTTTGTCAACTGGTTTGGTTGTTGATATGGATAAGGTTATCGGTGTACAACCAAACCCTGACAATGAGAATGAGTTCTTCATTCATACTATTACATCACAGTACTATAAAGTATCTAAAGAGGATTACAAGTATCTCGTTACTTGTGGATTCGGATTGGATGTAAAAGAGATTGCATGAGTGAAAGAGAATTTGAAAGAAAAGTAAAAGAATGGCTTGACTGTGGATATTCCAATTCTGATGTCATTCATACTATAGAATGTAAGTACTTAGGTACTTGTATTGCTGATATCAAGTTTTTCTTTATAGAAAAGTATAACAGAAACGACTACTATACAGTAAGCTTACATTGTATATATAATCCGAATAAGAAAGAAGTAGAAGTTTACTGCAACAGAGATACTGATCTTTGTCCTAAGAGAGATGATGTAAGTATCTGCAGTAAATGTACTGCTTTTGATTCCGCCCTTCATTTTATAAGTCAATTGAATATCAATGTATGGGAATATGGTTGGTTCCATAACTTGTTGTTTCAGTTGTTCAAATCAAAGAATCGAAAATGAATAAATAAAATTAATTATTATGATGGATGTTGTTTTTGTAGAAAATGAGATTAAGAAAGATATTGAAGAATGCTTGAAATATTATGGTTTCAAGAACACTTCATTATGCGAACATAAAGTTTATGTGTCTAAGCTTGACAATTTGATGGGTTGGGAAATTTGTGTTTCATTCTTCAACCTTGGTACTGGTTATAAGCATAATGTAAGGCATAATGTAAAGTTTATGTTTTTTGGAATTCCTGTTGATTCTGATACGACATTATTCAAGATGATACCATTGAAGAGTAGTTTGTCAACAGAACAGATGGAAACAGATTTTCTGGATTTGACTTCTTCAAATCCTAATAGAGAAATGCCAAGTATGTATTTTCGTGGTTATCCATTTGCTGTCGCTATTGATTTTCAGCATAAGCTGATTTTTGATGAAACATTCAGTCATAATATTCAGTGTGATATTCTTGAAACCTATTGGAATAAACTATATAAGCATGGAACAGAAGAGAATTGTTGATGTTGAAGCAACAGAAGAATTAGGTGAACTCAACCAAGGTGTTGAATTGAAGTATCGTATTGTTGAAGTAAAGCAACATAGAAGAAAGAAACAAGATGATGGTACACTCAAATGGGTAGATGACATATATTATCAAGTTGAAAAAATAGTACCATCTGGTTGGTTTGGTCGTAAATGGCAAACTGTTGTATTTCAAGATGAATATGGTACAATTTCTGAATTTAAAGATATTTCTGATATTGGAGATTGGCTTCTATATAGAGATGGTAAGAGATATACAGTAGTTAAACGTTACAAGAAAAGAGATTGAGACTATGGAATTTCTAGTAAGCTATAAGGTAACTAAACGTAATGAAATAAATGACATTGTTGTAGAAAATATCAATGCTTTAGTATTAGATACCTATAGTACTGATAAGCATCATATTGAATATGAGAATGTTGTTGATAGAAATGTATTAGATAAATGGAGTTTTGAAATTTGCAATACAGAAAGATTTATTGATGGATATGAATATACAATATTGAATTGTTCTATTCTTTCATTCTGTAAGTTAGGACCATATTAAAACAAATAAGATATGAAGTTTCTAGTAAGCTATAAAGTTGTAAAGCAGTGTATACAGACAAACAAGATAGTAGAGAACATTGATTCTTTAGTATTAGATACAAGAAGTACACCTGAACATCCTATTGAATTCAAAAATGTTGTTGATGAGAAAGTACTTATGATGTGGGCCGATGAAATCTGTAGAAAAGAACGAGTTGATTATGAATCTACTTTTACAATTCTTAAGTATTCTATTCTTTCATTTTGCAAGTTAGGAACATATTAAAAATATTGAAATTAATAAATTATAGTTTGAAATTTTAGAAGTTGTTTCTATATTATATATGTTATTAAAATATAGAAACAACTTTTAATTTTTATGATTATGATGAACAATTTGAATAAGGCATTAGTATCAATGGGTTACCGAAAGGTAGAATCTAATAAGTCACTTTGGATGAAACCATTTGGTTTTTCTGTAATTGCTATCAAGGCTGAAAGCAATATTGTTACAATGAAGATATTGTTCAATAGGATCACTAACGACGAAATTGAAGTTTGGTCTAAATGGGAATTCAATATTAAAAATGATACTGATATTCTGAAAGAATTGAAGTTAGGTGAATGTGAATTGATGAGGGATTTTTATCCATTTTCAAGTTCTCCAAATTCAAAGTTTGATTTCTTGACTAAATTAGATCAGGCGAATTTAATTTCAGGTTGTATTTAACTTTAAAAATTTTATTTCAATTATGATTACAGTAAAAGGGTTCCAGTTTAAGAGTGATGAACATTGCATTGGTTTGTCAAAGAAGAATTTGAAGAAGGATGGTATAAGTGTTACTGAACTGATTCTTCATAAGAATAAGTATGAATATAATAAGATTCGTACTGTTGTTATTGACTATGTTTATGAAGATCATGACAAAGATAAGTATGATATTACTATTTGGGAAAACATTTGTAAAGTTGCAAATAGTTTGAATTGTACTTGTGTCTGTCGATATAAGGCTATCACATATATAGCTAAGCCATCTAGTGAACCACAATTAGTAAAGCTTTATCATAAAGGATTGCAGAAGAATTATCTTCATAAGTTTGGTCCAGATGCACCTAGCAATTGCAATTATCCATCAAATAAAGTTTTGCACAATTTTCATCATTTGGATTATTACAATGAAACTATAAAGAATTATACAGAAGAACTGAAGAAGATGTATAGAGAGAAAGCACAGCTTATCTACTACACATTTGCATCAGATATTGAAGATGAAGTACAGAAAAATGAATTTCCAGATGGAACTTCCAATGTTGTAAGAATGTATGTTCGTTCATTATACAGATTCATTATAGGTCTTTGCAAGAACAATAAGAAGAAGTATTTCTATTATAATGATTTACCAACTTCTTGTCTAGTACCTGGTGGTAGAAAAGAAAGATCTAATGATGACCAGATTCGTGAGCATTATCTTGATATGTATATTGAGCATTGTGTCAATTTCTCTGGTGAAATGAGAAAGATGGAAGTACTTAATGAATGTGGAAGCATCATGAAGAAACATGTATATAAAGTATATGGTAAGAATGAAGAAGTAGGATATTCAAATATCATGGCTTTGGTTAATTATGTATGTAATTGGTCACCTTCTTACTTGTAAACAGAATTAAAATAATATTAATATAGATAGATTATGACTGAAGAACTTAGAAAGTGTGCAAGTGTTTTTGATATTGATATCTTCATCTACAAAGATATGGAACATGGAACTTGTGGTGAGTACATGGGTAGTGTGAATGTATTAGCTGAAAAGCATACAAACAAATTGTTGAACGAATGGTTAGATGATAAATATTCAGATATCAGTAAAGTAAGATGCCTTATTTGCAAGCCAATCAATGAAGATAGTTACTTTAACCCAGTACATTATTTCTGGGAGTGTGCTGCAAAGATTGCAAGAGAATATCATATTACTATTATCTATTCATTGAAGAAGAATGGATGTAAGTATATTGTAAATGATACATCAGATCCTCGTATGATGTATGACTTGATTCCAAAGCCAAGATTCTTCAATAATGTAATCAAGGTCGGTGGAAGAAAGTATTGTCCTATCCAGTATTACTTTGAAGATATTGATAGCAATATGGATTTGCTTGATAAGCTTAAGATTAAGGTTTGTGGACCTAAGATGCCAAAGATTTCAAAGGACTACTATACATTCATGATGTCTGAATATTCTATTGACACTTATATTGATGGATTGAAAAATGAAATTGAACGTTCTCAGAAGAAGAAGGCAGATATCAGAACTAAAACATACATGAAACTTGCAAGCAAGTATGTAGATAGAATGTCTTCTAGTTCAGTATTTAATGGTTTGACCGAAAAGGAGTTTGATGTTGCAAAGTTGATGGTAGGTCTTGTTTATGCTTGTTTTGACAAGTTCCCATATACAACAACAAAGTCTGTTACTCCTATATATCAAACTGATGATGAATGGTACAATATCATGAAAGAAGTAGATTGGCTCCTTGGATATGAAGTACCTGATACTGTAAATGACAAGTCTATTGCAAAGATTGTAGATACATTAGCAGAATACAATAAAGATAAAGAAGATGGTGGTCAGTCATGTTTTGACTATCTGAAAAATTGTCATTGGAGAAAAAATAAATAGAAAAGTTTGAAATTTTATTTGTTTATTCTATATTATAATTGTTAAACATTAATGATTATGATTATGAATACAAATAAAATTTCTTTCGATAAGGCAGTTGTAAATCTCTTGAATGGAGATACTTATCTTTTCAATTGCAAGTTTGATGATACTTCAACTGTTTTCACTATGGATGATGATACTTTTACTATTAATCTTGCATTCTCAAAGAAAGATGAGAATGGTGAATATAAGATTCTTGGTAACAAAGAAGTGTCAATCTCCAGTGTTGGAAGTACTCCTATATTTGACTTTGATGATGTAGAACGTATCATTGATGTTTACGATGATGGTGTAAATGAGTTCTTCAACTATGATACAGATAATGCCTATCTTGAAGATTTGGATTGTGAAGAAGTATATTAATTTAAAATGATTATAAGATATGAGTAAAACGATTAATAGCAAGCATACTAAATTTGATGAAAAGCCTATTCCAAAGGTAAATCAGACTTGCATGTTTTTTGATGATGGTAAGATTTCATATAGCAGAATGTATCAAGCAACAGTAAAGCAAGTAATGAAGTTCAATGATGCACCTGATAAAGTTAAGAAGGCTTTTGAACGTGAATCTAAAACTCATGATTGGATTTGGAATAAGACAACTGATTATATCATTGCTTGTGATATCAAAGATTATGATAATAATCTAATATGGTTTGCTAGAACAGTAGATGGTGGATGGTTCAGTATGGATGTTGATAAAGCATGGCAAGGTGGTCGGCTAGATATTGATGGTAAACTTGAAGATTATCTGGTAAGTTTGTTTGATTAAAAAATTAAAATATAAATACAAATATAAAATTAAATTATAAAAATTATGACACAGTCAAGTAATTCACAGTTTGCAGTACTTTCAAATGGTTTGATTATTAAGTTTTCAAATATTGTAGGAATTCAGCCTAACACATCTGATAAGGATGAGTTTTATGTACATACAGTAACATCACAGTATTACAAGATTAATGAAAATGATTACAATTATCTTAAGAACATTCTTTCTGAAGAACCAAAAATGTTTAGTGTATTTACTAGTGGCTTGGTAGTAAAGAATGACTACGTAATTGGTATTCAGCCAACTGATAAAGATGATGAGTATTATGTACATACTACAACACCACAGTATTACAAAATCAATAAGTCTGATTATTGTCGATTTATTGGTGACAACTTTACATTCAATACTTCTGATCCTGTAGAAACTCTTTAATATAAAATATTCATGGAAAAAGAAATGAATGCAAAAACCCTGGATGATCTTGTAAAGGATATTGTACGAGAATATCCAGGGTTTGTTGTTCCTGATAGAGGATATTGGCCAATATATTGGCCAATGATAAAGTATTCAAGAGAAAAAGATGAATACTCATTGGATTGTGACAATAGAAATTGTAAAGGTGAAGTATTTGGAACTCCAGATGAGAGATTCAAAACATCAAATTCTACATTTGGCCATACTACTTTGGGTGATTTGAAATCTATTATAGATGAAGCAATAGAAAAGTATGGTTCAGATGCAGAAGTAAAGTTTGATGAACATGAATATAAAGCATATAACTGCAATACTTCTTATAATGTTAATGTAAATATCATTAAAAAGAAGTATGAAAGCAATGACGAGTATTACAAGCGTATTGTTAAAGCTCTTGATGAATATAAAGAGAAAGTCAGAAAAGAAAAGCAACTGAAGAAAGACATTGCTGAATTGAGTTTGATGTTGAATACAGATACTTTGTTTACTGCTAATATTGAAAATTCAGATTTATATACATTAGAAAAAATTCTAGCAAAATTAAGAAATGAAGAGTAAATTTAATTCATATACATTTTATGTTGATTCAACCCAGCAAACAATAAATTTTGATTCACTCGATGAAGTCAATGAATATGTTTGTGATATGACTGGAGTATCACAAAATCAAGTTGTTATTGTTGATGATGTTGAAGAGAAAGGTCATTCAAATGTAGCTATTAAAGATAAGTTTGGTGATCAGATAAGAGTAGTAGGTTTTGTTTATGGTTCTAGATGTTAATATATAATATTAATAAAATACGCTATGATTAGTTTAAATTTCCAACAGTTGGATGAAGAGACTATGGTTGCTCTTTATTCTATAGATTTTGATTCTGGTACATCATTGCAGTCAATGTTGAATGATATTCAAGAGTTAGAACAGAATGGAAAATGCCATAGTGTAGGTACTGTTCAGATATATAAGGATAAAGAGTTATATGATGAACCTATTGTAGAAGTAAAGTATATAGGAGGTATTATTTCTTATACTGAATAGAAGAAGATTCCTATTCATATTCTCAATAAACCAGTAAAATATGCTTATATGTTTGCCACTACAATGAAGGATGGAAATTATCATATTGCTATTACAGTTAAGTAAGATTTTATGGAGTTCAAGAAAGTAAAAGTTTCCAAAAGGTGTAATGTCACCATAGAGGAAGACAGATTTGCAATTAACGATTTAGATGGTATAGAAAGATTGATAGATGATGCTGATACTTACCATGCATTCAACAAAGCAGTATATTGGGCAGACAATCTTAGAAAGTTTGTTGCAAAAACATTTGAAGATAAATATATTACAAGTTTAGGTATCAAGAAAGGTGATATGGTTGCTGTTTCATCTAATATGGAATATGATACTAATACAAAAGAATTTAAGATAAGTGCTAATGCTCCTGTAAGTATTGGATATTATAATGGGTTTGAAATTATTGGATTTTCTTGGAATGATAAGATTCCAAAGTTTGGTATAAATATTGATAAAAGTTGGCATTGTGGTTGCCAAATTTTAGCTGGTGGCATAGATGCAGGAGTTGGGTTTATTCCATTAGTTAAAGATCATGATACTGAAGAATTTCATGTCCCAGAAAATAACAAATGGCTTCATACTACTATAAGATTGGCGACTGTAGAAGAAATAAAAGAACATAAAGAAAAACTAGATGAAATAAAAAAGGCTCTATCTTAAATTTTAATAATATTTAACATTTGTATGTTTGAATAATACGTGGTATTTTTACTATTTTAATTGTATGGAAAATACATGTAAAAAGTAAAAAGTGCCACGTATTAAAGTAACTATAAATAAAGCAAATACAAAGCGTATTGTTGACTTTGTAAAAGCATTGAAAAAGAAATATCCTGTATTTGGTCCTTGGTTAGGTATAGAAGAAGATAATTTCCTTGCAGATTGGACTCAGTTAATGAAGGATGAAATTAGAGCTATAAGGGATTGCCATGAAAAGGATATAATTTGTACTTATATAGATGAAGCTATGAAAGTAGCTCCATTTATTTCTAGAACGGATGCAACTGCATTATATCTTGCCGCTAAGAAAAAAGCAAGAGCAAGTTTAGTAAAGCAGTATACTGATAAGACCTTTGATAACAATATAGACAGATACTTCAATGAAGTAAAGAAGCAATATATAGAGCATCCACAAAATGAATGTGATGATTTAGTATTCTGTGATGAAAATAGAGATATATTCTTAAAGAACAATCTTAAATTAGTTGTAAACTGTGCTAAACGTTATCAGAATCTTGGTATGCCATTTGATGATTTGATTCAAGCTGGTAATGAAGGATTGATAGCGGCATTCGACAGATTTGATACATCTAAAGCAAATTTGAGAAATTCTATCAAGCAAAAGATAAAGCTGGAATGTGATGAGGATAGTCCTATATGTTATGAAAAAGCTAAGAGCATAATAAAAGAAGGATTTACTTATGATAAGCTTCTTGATGAAACATTAAGCAAATTACCTGTTGATGGATTCAACAATACATCAGAATTCTATGCTTGGGTTGATAAGAATGTAAAGACAGCAGTATTTGCTTCTGTTGCATTTCAATGGATTAGGGCAAGCATATTAGTAGATATATCAAGACAAGGTCAAGTTGTAAGAGTACCTAATGCTGGTAAAGGAACAAAATTGGCTGATATAATAAGATTAGATGGAATCAATCCTTATACAGATGATTGCTATCATGACAATGATATAAGCAAGATGGCTAATGATGAATTCATCATTGAAGACAATAAGTTAGATGAAGAAGAACGTATATCTAGCTTGAGGAATGCTATAGATGAATTGCTAGAACCATTGTCACCTACTGCAAAGAGAATGATGAAGAAACGATATGGTGTTGGCATGCCTTACAGCATGTCAGTATCAGAATTAGCAGAAAATGAAGGTGTTTCTCTATCAACTGTCAAGATGACTTTGAAAGATGCAACTGATAAGATATTAGAAAATATGACTCCAGAAAAGAAAGAAATCATCATGAATATGATGAATGGTAATAACTAAATAATTCATATAAAATCATGTATTGGAAGTTTTACAATTTATTCAAAATCGATTGGGAAAATCCATTAGAAATATGGGAGAAGTATGGTAGAAGGTTCTTCATGAAGCCAAAGATGAAATTTAGATTTTTAGAGAGAAAGTATCATGGGGTAGATCCAATGAATATATTAGAAATATATGGGGTTGGATTAGGTTGGAAAAGCAAATATGGTATTCTTGAATATGAAGAAGACCCATATATAGAAATTACTTTATTCAAACATATTTCACTTCATATTGATTTTATAGCTCCAAAATATGATGGAGAAGTATTTGATGTTTGCTATTGGGAAGGTATTCTTTCAATGATGAATAATGTCAATAGCATAACAGGAGAATTGAAGAAGCCAGAAGAAGATGCATTATATGATTCTTATGTAGGAAATCAATGGGTTAGTCATTATAATAAAGAAAATAAAGAATATCAAGTACAAAAAACTATTAAACCATTTTTGAAACCATTAGGTAAGCTTATATTAGATATAAAGATAAGAGAAGCACAAGTAAAAGAAGCAAGAGAGAATGGAACATTGAATAGTGGTTATTGGTAAATAAATCTATCGATAAATAAATGACAAACCATTCATTCCACCATCAACTTTTACTATTCTGTTATTTTCTTTTACATATATGACACAAGTATTTGATGGTTGTTCAATTTTATATACTATTCCAACAACATGAAAATCTGGAAATAGATCACATGTGGCTATCATTTCAACATTCTTTCCTAATATCATAGGTTGCAATGCTGAAAGAGGTAGCCCTTGTATTTTTTTATATCTATTTGGCATTTTATTTGAAATTTCTGATATATATTCTATATTTATTATGTAAAAATTAACATGAACATTTAAATTATTAAGATAAGTTATGATGGAGTTTATTGGTTTTATTGGCTGTGTATTGCTTTTCTTTGTATTTGGTTGGTTCTTTAAAGTACTTGTTGAATCAATCATTTTTAATATCAAAGATATCTTTGGTCCTGTAGTTAACGATATTGCAACATCAATTAAGAAATAAATGGAAAAGACTTGGAAAAAATTATTAGGTTCTAGATGGGATAAGTTGTTGAAACTAAAAAGAGAATCAACAGATCCTTATGTAAAAGATTTCAGATGTCCAGAATGCAACACATTAGATACTGATCATGTAATTGGTTGGTGTGATTATTCTATTTTATTGTAAACATATTCAGATGGGTATTCAAGACAGAAAACAGATATAATTATGAAGATATAACAGGAAATAAAATAACTGAAAACTTCTATTGTGCTCCATTCATTTCTTATAGTAAGTTTAATCAATATTACAATGAGAATGAACGAAGAAACAGAAATAAACAGAATGAATTGAATAAACATGCAGAAGAAGATTTGCAATCAGATATTAATAAATTAATTAGAAAACTAAGTAAATAAAAATGGAAATGGTAACAAATGTAATTTTAGGTGTTGTAATCGTAGTTGTAACTTTCTTGGTAGTATGCTATCTTAGTGGACGAAAGAAAGCTAATTATAAGAAGAGTTCTGGCGAGAAGCTAGCATGTACTCTTCAGAAGAAGTTCTCACATTATATGGATGATTTGAATCGTAAGTTGCGAACACCAGAAGATATCCAGCAAGAAATGCTTGATGCATTGGATGATTATAAAGCTGCTAAGGTTGATGAAGTAAAGAAAGTAATTGTAAATCTTACAAATACCGAATCAAATATCAACAGCAATATCACTAAGTTACAGAATGCAAAGCAGAATATTGTATCATCTATCTTGAAGATGAAGGAAAACCCTGATTCGGATCCTAATATTGGTGGTCAGATGGTAATGCAGGTAGAACAGCTTGATAAGTCAATTGCTGCATCTCAGAAATCATTAGATAATTTGAAGACTCAGGTAATGAGTGTCAATGCAACAATGGCTAAGCTTAGCAACAAGATTGAGATGAAACGAGCAGAGGTACTTACATTGATTTCAACTTATATTGCTAATTCATGTTCTAAGGCTGTTAAGTTTGATATTGACTTGAGGGATTTGATGGGTGACTATACTAATGAGTTGACTGTAATGGAACGAACAAACAAGATTGATGGGATTGCAGAAGCTAAGGTAACTGATGTTCCTGATGATACCAATGTTCTTTCTGCACAGGAGTACATTGATAAGTACAAGAACTTCAAGTAAACAACTCAATACTATATATGAGATACATTAATAGAAAAGTAAACTGGAAAAATGAATATGAATTTTCATTTGAATGTTATATTGGTGAAAAGAGCCATATTACTCAGTTCATGGTAGACCATAAAATGTTCCCAGGAAACAGAATATTTGCTTATACCAAGATGCGGCCAATGAATAAAGGATGGAATTCTCCTAACTCATTGGATATTAAAGTGACAATTTCCAATGGTGGACAGGTTGTTGATAAGTTTGTTATTGACCAAGGTACATTTTGCAAAATTATGTCAAATGTTTATTATGACAGAATTTCAAAGATGATAAACTAAAATATAGAAAGGATGATCTTAAGATCATCCTTTTTTGTATTATTTTGAAATTTTCATAAGAGTTTCTATTTTATATATGTAATAATTAAAATATGATTAAAATGAGAAAATATCTAGTAAACTATCGTGTAGCATATAATCCTTGTTGTGAATTTACAGCCATCTATGAGACAGAATCTATGATGACTCAAGAAGATGTTGAAGCTTTTGAAGAAGCTAAGACTAAAGAACATGGAAAAACTGCAACAATGGTAAGTTTTAATGAGCTTGGTTATGCTAAGCCAAAGAAAGAAACATTGCCACGATTAGCTGCATTCGTTCTATATGATACTGAATATCATGAGAAAGTTCTAGTATACACAAATGAAGATGAAGTAGAAAAGTATTATGTAGATGAAAATACTGGTGAGAAGTTCATTGTATTAGTTGATCCTAGAACTGGCAAGAAACGTGAATATTATTGTGCAGAAAATGGTATCTTTTTCGGTAATGAAGATATTCATAAAGTGTGCCCAATCAGTTGGTTGACAAAATACAAGAGATGGTACTTATTCAGTATGGACTATGAACATTACAAGCATACTAATACATACGAACTACATGATTAAAATATAAAAATATATAAAGGAAGAAAAATGATCGAGAAAGAAAAATTCGATGAATTGCAGAAAAAGCAAGATGATCTACGGTTAAAAAGAAACAATCTAGCTGATGAACAACAGAAGATTCAGAAGCAGATAGATGAAATTGAAATTCAAAAATATGATGCTGAACGTTTTGTTGGAAAGATCATCATTACAAAGAAGATGATAGGTGCAGTATATGTTTCTACTAATTATATGATAGTTGATAGAGTAGAAAGATTGTTCAAAGGACCACGATTCTATGGTAAGTCTATTGAAATTTGTTTCTCTGATTCAGCATCTATTGGTAACAGTATTTGTATGTATGAAAGATCAGAATATTCAGGTATTTCTTGGTCTGGATTAGATGCTATAGATGATACTACTACACCAGAACAGTTGAAAGCAACTATCAATAGGCTTTTGAATGCATTTGATTATGGTAATGAAGTAAATAAATTGAAAGAAAATCATGGGTGATCCACAGTATTTTGACCAAAAAACATATTGGAGTATAAAATGGTATAATTTGATGATTGTCAATATTGTCATTTTATTATTTTACTCTTTAATATTGCCAATACCATATACAGCATATATTTTTATGTTCTTTGTTGTAAGTTGGTTGTTTTATGTAATTAAGTATCTCGAATTGAGAGAAGAGAAAAAGAAAGAGAAGAAAGATGAGTTGGAAAGCACTGATAAATAACGGAGTTAAGAAGATTGACAGATGGTCATCAAATATTTTTGTATGGATTCTTGCAATAGCTGTATTGTTTATATGGGCAACAAAAGTATTTATTGAATTCTTTCCATTCATTCTGATAATATCATTGCCATTCTTGATTTTGTTTGATATTTGGATTGGATTCTTCTATATCTATTATATAGGAATATTTTTGTTATGTGGATATCGAGCATACTATGAATTGGATAATCATCAAATTCAAATTTGATGGTTGTTCAATTCTTATTAAATCTATTTTTACTTAAATCGATTTAAATAAAAAGAATGAAAAATCTAACAGAATATATTAATGAAGCAGGATTCGATTCTAGGGCTCAAATAGCAAAGAATAGAGAAATTATCAATAAGTATTTTACTGATTTTACTATTTCTGCAGCATTTCCTATAAAGAAACAGAAGAACTATAAGAAATATTTTGACTATATGTATCGTTGTGAAATTTCTAAGAAAGAAGAAATTGACAAATTCTATGATGCATTATGCAGAATGTATGATGAAACTGGTCAGGAATATAAACAAAAGGATATTGATAGAAGAAAGGAAATAGATAAGAATCATTGGAATTCTTGCCTTGAATTAAATAAAGAACTTGCAAAAACCATGGGAGTTCCTGCTGATAGTATGCCAGTTCAATCACTAACATTCAGTATACGTACAAATCCAGATTTTTAAATAGAGAATTAGTTATGAAGAGTCTAACAAAATGTATTGATGAAAGTTGTCAGCAGATAACATCATATATGATAGATGAAGCTAAGGCTAAAGGTGAGGTTTATAAATATGAAGAGGATAATGGTGATCCTTCAAAGTTTAAAGATAGAATTCAGCTTATTGGACATGAAGGAAAGTGGATGAGAGAAAGCTTTGGTCCTATCTATATAGAAATGGTGACAAATTTGGCAAGAAAGTCAAAAGATCAATTCCTTGCTGATTGTGATGCTACAATCAAAGCTTACAATCCAAAAGCCAAATGGTGTGAGATACTTGCATGGGATAAAGATGAAAATGACTTTGTACAATTTGCGGCAACTGGTAGAGGTAATGAAATGTGGCATCCTGACTTTATTGAAAATAATCAAGAATTTCATAGATTATTCAGATAACTATGGAGAAGAAAGATTGTAATATTATGATTGGCAGATTCATGCCATTTCATAAAGGTCATGCTAGTGTACTTCAAGCTTTATATAAAGAGAATGGTTATCCTTGTGTAGTATGTTGTATTAGCAATACCAAATTTGATACAAAGCATCCATTCCCAGATGACTTAATAGAGAAAGAATTTGACACATGCTTAAAGGGTGAAGACTATTATCTTGATAAGATAATGATTAAGTCAGCTGCTATTGATAAAGTTGGTGAAGAGCTTGCAAAGAAAGGTTATGTTGCTCACTTATGGGGATGCGGTACAGATAGAGAGAAACAGTATCAGAGAATGGCTACTAACAAGAAATACTTGACTAACTTTCCTGATGATTTCAAGTTGTTTGTTGTAAAGAGAGATGAACAGTCATCTAATGTTGATGGTATATCAGCAACTAAGGTACGTGAAGCTATTAAGAATGATGATAAAGCTGCATTTGTAAATATGATGCCAGATGGTGCTCAAAAATTATTCAATGAGTTTAAAGAAGAACTTAGTAAAGTGAATGAAAATGAATGTTGTCACCTTGGTGATTATATAAGTAACGAAAATTATTTCGATATTGAGTAATGATTAATTTGAAACAATATGTAGAAATAGTGGAATCTATGTTTACAAAAGCTGATTGGTATAAGCATGATGGAAAGTATCAAAAGGGAATTGTATCAAAAATCTTATCTGGGGAACCAATATATTTAGGAAAAGATTCCAATGGTGATACTTGGGTTTGTAAAGATATGAATAAAGCTAAAGAACTTTTTAAGGATGTTGATTCGATGGATTCATCAGATGAGTTCAATAAAGCCATGTCTGAACTAGATGGACCATTATGGACTAAGATATTTAAAGGTCAAGTTTCCGGGTATATGAAAGGTGTAGATAGTGGCAATGCAGGTAATAGATTTGAACAAGAATACTTAGACAGTATACATTTATATATCCAAAAACTAGAAGAAATTACAGGTAAAAACCTAAATGATTATGAAGCTACTAGAGTTGGTGGGGATAATTTGAAAAGACCATTGCAATTTGAAGGTAATTCATTTACTTTAGGATTAAGCCAGGGATGTAAAACAGTAGGTGATAGTGTAGCAGATATAAAGTTGAAGAAAGGAAATGATACTATAAATTTAAGTTTGAAAGCAGGTAATTTAGTATCATTCATAAATACAGGTATATTGAAAATATTTAGTGCTGCTTCTTTTGATAAATTTAAAGATAATGGAACTTATGATCCTGGAAAAGATGCAGAATCAATTCTTGATGCATTTGGAATAGATAAGAATAAATTTGCTTATACATTTACTCATTATGACGGTACAACTCCTGTAAATGATTTTAAAGTTGATAACACTGATATAATGAAGAAGAATAATGATTTTAAGAAATTTATGGATAGTGTTATTGGTTATGATTATATAATGGTGCATAAATTAGGTAAAGATATACATTATGTAGATTTATCAACTAAAAAAGATAGAGATAATTTAATTTCTAATTTAAAAAAGTCTACTATATATTATGGAGGAAAACAAGGTAAAGGAAAACGTGTAGATATTGAAATGGAATTTGAAAATATTACTATAAAATTTAATTTCAGAACAAAATTTGCCGGCAAAATATATCCTTCATATTTGCAAGCAGATTATAAAATAAATCCGTCATTTTATAAATAAATGTTAAATTTAACACAGTATGTACAAATTTTTGAAGGTGGCAGTTCAGGACACATGTCGAGACCTTATGATTTTCCTGAACTTACCTTAAAAGATTTAAGAGAAATAGTATTGTCGGTATTTGGTTATTCTGATCCGGTTGAATTCACAGAGAAGTTAGATGGTACTAATATTCAGGCATCTATGAATAATCAGAATGAAGTAATATTCATAAGAAATAAAGGTGACCTGAATTCTGAACGTGGTGGCATGTCAGTAGAAGATATGGGTGAAAAATGGAAAGATAAACCAGGAGTACAAAAAACATTTGTTTCCGCTGGTAAGATATTAGAAAGAATATTCAAAAGAATAGGTAGCAAATTCTTTAATCCAGATCCTAATACTAGATTGTTTGCAAATTGCGAATGTATTGTTGCTGGTAAAACAAATATTATGCCATACATTGATGATAGTGTTGATTTCCACAATATATGGGTATATAAGAAAGATGGCAATGAATGGAAAAAGGATAAAGTTACTAGAGATGGATTAGATATTATAGAAAAAGCTATAGATAAAGATGATAAGGCTCAACTTACCCCTAAATTGATAATGAAAACAAATGAACAATCAAGAAAAATAGCTACTAAATGGTGTGATGAACTAAACAAACTTTGGAAACAAGAAGGATTAGGTGAAGATGATACATTACAAGACTGGGAACAATCTAGATTTAAGAAGATTGCACCAGAATGGATGACTGATGAAGATGGGGCAATATTCAGAAGATGGTTTTTAATGGATAAGTCAGTAAATATGAGAATATTGAAAAAGACTTATAAAGATCATGTAGATGAATTAGCTGAACTTGACAAGAAAGGTTATAAGAAATATGTAAGTGATGTAATGGGACCTATTGATAAGATGTTTATCAATCTAGGTACTGATGCAATAAATATGATACAAGGACTTACTAATTCTATAACTGATGAACAAGCAAAGAAAGTAAAGAATGAACTTATATCAGATTTAAATACAGTAATAGATAAAGTAAATAAATCTGATGATATGGAATTGAAAGCTAAACTTGCATTAGAATTATCAAGATTAGGTGATATGAATACAAATATTCATGATACTGAAGGTATTGTATTTACTTGGAAGGGTAGAATGATGAAACTTACAGCAGGATTTGGACCAGCAAATCAAATAATTAATTTACAGTATAAATTAAATAAATAACTATCAACCTTGAAATTCTTTTTATTAATTATCTATTTTTATATATAAGATATTAGAAATGAACATCATGTTTCTTCAAAATTAAGTCGCCAATACTATCTCCATTTGAGATGAATTGGTAGTAAAATAATTAGATATAAAAATTTATATATAATTAAATAAGATTCAGTAAGAAATTAATGATGTTTACAAAATATATTACAATGGTGACTTAAAAGCGTCAGAGTACACGATAATTGATTTGTAGCTATTTCATTATATCACTCTGACGCTTTCTTTAAAAAGAAATAATGAATTAGTCATGAACAATTTAGCGCTTACCAATTCATCTCAAATGGAGATGGTATTGGGTGTTAGTTTTGAATATATTCATGATTTCTCTTAGTCACTTATATTCTATAAAATATATTTGAAAGAGAATTTATGGCTTCAGGAATATGCTACACCCAGAGTGGTACAGAGAAGAGATATGAGGATAAGGTTTCCATAAGTTTGGTAAAAGGTACCCATAATTTACCAACAATTAAAAATGATGTATTATCAGTAGCTAATGAAAATCATTATAGTTTTGAAGTTTCATCCACTTATATTTATTTATCTAAAGGTGATAAAGTAGATAATATGCCATTAATCTTTGTTACTTATTATCCTAGTTATGGAAAAAACCCTTGTTATTTTAATTTTAATTATAAAGGTCATACAGTAAAAATTATATTATACTATTTATGGCCTAATAATGGTATTACATTTGAACCATTTAATAAGAATTATTCTTTTAATGTTAAAATAAATAAACCAGATGGAAGTTATTATAATGAAACTATTAAAAGTATAAGTGATTGTACTTTAAATATAATACATGGAGATACAGTATCTATAGAAAATATTTCATTGGGATTTGATTTAAAATATCTTGATAGTTTTTTTTATTTTACCGATTATTCTTTTTTTAATTATGCAGATACATTTATATTAAATGATGTAAAATCCTGGGAAATAACACAAGATACTACAATAGATTTATATATTACAAATAAAAGAATATGTTTATCTCCTTTATGGAATTATAGTAGCACTAGTGCAAAAGATTTACCAGATGCATCAGCAACTAGTATGGCAGTAAGAACAGACTCTGGTACAGAAACAAATAATATTTTACAAAAACCTACTGGTAATTATAATGATTATGGGCAATGTGCTGTAATAGGATTCCAAGATGCTGATGATGGATTATTTTTCGGGTCAGCCCCATTAATACCTTCATTTGGATATGATAATTTTGGTCAAGAAGTTGGTTGGTTACCAGCAAAACAATATTATCAAAATATACAAATATCTAGTAATGGAGGTTTGTATTATTTTGCAAATTTAGTAAGAACAATACCAGAAGATGCACAAATTGCAAGCCATGATATAAATTTATCTGATGCAGGAAATAATGGGTGGAGACCACCAATTAGGTTAGAAACAGCAAATAAATATTATAAAAATATTTTTGATGCTGGACATTATAGAAATGGATGCACATCATCATTTTCAGAAGAACCAATTGCTGCTAAACATACTTATGAATTATATAGAAAAAAAATACTTGGTACAACTACTGAAAAAACATTATTAGGTACTGTATATTGGGATGCTCATAAATCAGATAAAATGAGAGCAGGTCTTCATGTAGGATCTAATAAACCATTTGATAGTTTATATAGTTATAATAGAGTTAAATACAACACACCTGACTATGGTGTGTTGGTAGGATTAAAAGCATGGGGTAAGAATCATCAAAATAATAGTGCATGGTGTTGGGCTAATCCTACTTTTGGTGGAGTTCCTGCAGAATATGCTGAATCTATATATCCAATCAATTATGTTGGTACCGATTCAGGTGGGAAAAATACTAGAGTATTTTTTTATGGTAAAGATAATTTACCAGGAATTGTAATTACTGGATTTTGCCATCTGGGTGGTGCTAGAGGCCCATCTTATGCATTTGGAAACAAATTAATATGTAGATTAGAAAAATGGAAAGAAGGAATACTTAATAAATGGTATAAAGTAAAAATGTCAGAATAAAAACATGGCTCGATCTTAAGATCGAGCCATGTTTCTATATAAAACTTCTAAAGCTGTTATAAATGCTTCTAAATATATCCAAGAAATTAGTCTTATTGGATTTTATGAATTCTTCTGATGTGTAGTCATTGGAATCAGAGAACTTATCATATTCAGAATCATTTCCATCTTTCTTAATGTCATTAATTATCTCTTCAACAAACTTATCAAAATCATCATCAATATCTTGCCATTCTCCATTACTGATAAGATTGTTTCCAACATATTCAACATAATCATCTACAAAACCTTTGTCGTTTATGGAAAATATGTTAAATTGCTTGATTATTTTATCTGAAATTTTCTTGTAATCATTTTTCATTTAAAATATCAATTAAAAGTCCAAGTCTTTTTATTATACCTAATATAATTACAAAGCACTTCTTGCAAATCATATTTTCTTTCTACACCTATCATGCAATATCTGTCATGGTCCATCAAGTCTTTAATATCATTATCATAATGTTCCATAGCTCTCTCATAAGCAAGTCTATCTTTCTCTAATCCACTATCCTTCCATCTTTGTCGTAATTTACACAACCAATATTCTTTGATATTCAGATTAGGCATCACATTTGTATAAATTAAGTTTCTCTTTTCTAGTTCATCCCTAACCAATCTATGAGTACTACACATCACATTGATACCTTGCATTACTAAATCTTGTACATAGTTTACATAGATTTCTACCCAATTAGCTGGTCTACCACAATTTCCTTTCATCAAGCTAGTTTCCAAATCTACTATTGAAACCCATCGACCATCTTCCATTTGAATGCTGTTACCTCCTATGCTTGTCTTTCCTATAGCAGGATATCCACAAAATATGTGACCTATAGGTTTATGTTCCATAATTTTATCTTTCATTTTCTATTAAATTCTGTAGTATATTTTATTAATCCTCTGGATAGATTTTAAGATTATCAATAAATTTTTTAGCTTCTTCTAATGTCCAAAATTCATAATAATTTAAATTATTTTCTTTTGCTATTTTTCTTTTTTTTACATCACTTATAGTCCATCCATTTATCATTCTTTTGTATAATGGATGTTTACCATTTTTATAACGTAATTTCCATTTTTCTACTAGTTCTTGATCTTCTTTTGAATCTGGATTATAAGAATGAGGGCCATGACAAGGAAATCCATTAAATTCTATAAATAAATCTAATTCTGGTATATAAAAGTCACATAAATAATGATGAATACGATTTAATTTATCAGACCATGAATATCTATAATCTTGGTATTGTCTTATAACTGATGGAATTTTTTCTTTAATATATAAATACAATTCTTCTTCTGGTTTAGAAACATTAAATGTATGGTTTTTTCTTTTTGTATCTATTCCTTTTTGAATAATTGCTTCATTTTGCATAGGATTTTCACATCCATACAATTTTAAATTTGTTTGTTTTATAATTTCTTGTATTTCTTTAGATTTTAAATTATGGTCCACACCATATTTTTTAATCAATGATTCACGCATTTTTTCTCTTATGTCTTTATCTTGAAATACATATTCTACTCCTCTTCTTTTTAAATTTGTTTCTTTTATTTTTTCCAATGCTTGCTTAGAGCCTCCACCATTTGTTACACCATATTTTTCTAAACATGTTTGTTTTGATTTTTCTTTAAAATGATTAGATTGATAAAAAAATTCTGTACCATATTTTTCTTTAATAGTTTCTTTTATTTTTTCCAATGCTTGCTTAGAGCCTCCACCATTTGTTACACCATATTTTTCTAAACATGTTTGTTTTGATTTTTCTTTAAAATGATTAGATTGATAAAAAAATTCTGTACCATATTTTTCTTTAATAGTTTCTTTTATTTTTTCCAATGCTTGCTTAGAGCCTCCACCATTTGTTACACCATATTTTTCTAAACATGTTTGTTTTGATTTTTCTTTTACTTCTTTTGATTGTACTACATATTTTACTCCATATTTTTTTAAACAAGTTTTTTGCCCAATTATAATAGCATATTTAGATGTATGTGATTGACAACAACAATTATAATACATTAATGGTTTTATTCCACTATATTTCGCATAATTATCACATATTTTACATTTTGGCTTATTTTCTATTTTATATAGTATTCTATTTATTATTTCTAAATAAGTATCATTTTCTTCAATATCATTAAATCTATTAAGTAAGTACCCATTTATATTAGGGTACTTACTTGGATTATGTATAAATTTTCTATATGTAGATACTCTTACTCTTTTTCTATAAAAAAGATTAATAAATAATTTATCATGATTATTCTGTATATGTTTCATTATATTTTATGCCGTATTTATTAAATTCTTTATATATAATAATAGATAATTGTTTTATCTGTGGGTGTGCTTTATTTGTTCTTTCAAATAATCTCAAATCAAAAAAATGTTTCCATTCATTCACATTGGCTGTAACTACCATTTCTACCTTTGTAGCTTTTGGAAGAGCTTGAGCACATTCTTGGGCATTTGCACCAATTTTAGCTAATTTAAGATAATTATATTCTGCTTGTTCCATGGTTTTTTCCCAATTTTTTAAAGCTTCTTTATTTTTTAAATAAATTCCAAAATTTGGTTTAATAAACGTTAAATCATTTCCAAATTTATCTTTTGAATAATTACAATATCTTGAACTTTCAACACTAAATGACATAGTGCGATGTCTTGTAAATTCTCCTAATATTTGTAAATTGGTTATCATTCTTACTGTAATGCGTCTGATGTGATTTACTGGTTCGTATGCACATTGATACTTAAGCACATCTTCCATTTCGTTTTCAACAATTACTCTATAGTTTGTAGTAACATAACAGTAATTGCCATCACTATTTGTTTCACTATATTTGTTATATGAAAAGAATAATGCATCATCTCTCTTACTTCTTGGCAACTTAAGATAGATAGTACAATGTTCCAACGTTGACAGATGTTCTGATTTGATCATTCTATTTACAAACTTCTCTGCACTACCTTCTGTTATAAGATTCAATGATTTATAGCAAGTTCTACCCGCAATCTCTACAATCTTCTTACCTTCCTCAAGTGTTGCTTCACCTAAACTTAAAATCTCTGCAGTTTGACTATCAATTACTTTCATGTTGTTATTTTATTAATATTGTTTAAAACAAATCAAATTCCTCTTGCTTCTCCACTTTGGTTTCTGATTCTTCTTTCTCTTTCAACTTTCTCATGCTTCTTTCAAGCTTATCTTTCTTATAAGCAAACTCAAATACCCTATTCAAGAAATTCTCATCATATTTGAATGCTGGCATATATGCTTTATAGATTTCTCCTTTGTTCTTACCAAGAATTGCATCTGTATTCTCATATTCTGCTTTAGGTAAATTCACTATCATACATTGAACATGACTAGCTTCTGTACCTTCTGGCAAATAATTCTGCAACAATGCTTCTTTATAGTTGAATACTTGCATAGTGTAAGTATACCAATCAAGATTAGGAAGTGTTTGAGCAGGTCCAAGCAATGTTGGTGTCCATTTGTTACCTTTAGTTGATATGCATTCGTTTGACTTCCAATCTATGATGATCCAAGTATCAGTACGTTTGTTGTAGAATAATGCATCTAATCTTCCTCTCACATAGAAATCATTGTCATTGATAATAATTCTATTCCAAACTTCTATTTCTCTACCAACAAATTCAACATCACCTGACTTCATGATTCTTTCATAGAACTGGTCAAATGCCTTGATGTGTGCCTTCATTCTTTCATCGGCATCGACATCATTATCAAGCATGAATTCTTCTATACTGTTTTCATCTCCTTCAAGCTTGCATTCAGTATAAGCATCTAGTTTCTTTCCATAAGTTCTAGAAACATTAGCTTTCTGTTCCCACAAGTCTAATATCTCTTTATATGACAATCCTGTCCATTTACAGTTTATTGTTTTACCCTTTTCTTCACATTTCTTTGCTATGGCTTCTTGGTCAAACTTAGGACTGATATATCCATTTACAGCACTAATTGTAACGTATGGAATATTCTTATCTACAAATTTGTTATCTAGATTTCTTAGCTTTTCTATCATATTCATTTATTCTTAAAAGGATTAAATTATATAAGTATAAGATAGAATATAAATAGTATTGATTTCAATAAAAATTATTTTGAAATTTCTAATATATTTTCTATATTTTAAATGTTAAAAATAAAATAGACTATGTATTATAACGAACTTTGGAACATTACTCCTGAAGAGAATACTCTTCCATCAAAATTAGATATCAATTGTTTGGCTGGGTTTGAACCTAAGATGAATATAATCAACATTACCCAGTTGTATTTCTTCAGAGAATATCATAATGAGGTAAGGTGGACTTGCAAGTCTATCAGAATCATTAAGATGGTAGGTCAAACATTTAAGCTTACTCTTGATTCTTATAGTCATGTATATAAAGTAGAAGTATTCAATAGAGCAACTGGATGGGTAGAAATACTTAGCAAATATGACTTTCCAGAAAATGTTGATACTGAACCAGATCCAACAAAATATGATGCTAATAGTATCAAGTCTAAGTTTGCTGCTATCTTTGATGATATTGAGAAGATGTTCATTAGAATGCTTGTTAATTTGTATAACTAAAATATTTTTATGCTTATGTTGAGAAAGACAAAACCTAGTTTGCTGTACAGATTGTTATCAGGTAAAGAATCTTATAATAGAGAATGCTACTATAAGAAGATGAATGATTTGATTGAACATGATCTAGACTAGTTTGAGTTCTATGATGAACTTGCAGAAAAAGAAAATGAGTATACTGATGCTCCATCATTATATAAAGTAGTAGTTAAAGGCAAACATACTTCTACTTGGAGAGTTTATTTCTTAGGTGAAGATCATCCAGTTGTAGTTTATCCACTCAATGAAGGTGGAATTATCATGATTAATGAATTGTATGGTGGATGCTGTCTTCATAAGAATGGAATGGAACCATCTGAACGTAGCAGATTCTATATCAAATATGATGGCATGCCATTCATTAGCTATCATTCTTCTAAGTGGAAGCAAAAATATGATAAGTACATTACAGATTGGATTACTGAACATCTTGAAGATGGATATTCCGATAGTAACTGTTCAAAAGAATATATTGCTAAATTGAAATGAAAAGTTTAATTGAATATATACAAGAAAAACTTGGAATAGTAGACCCAGATATGCCTATCATGGAAATGGCTACTATAGATAAAAAGGCCAAGTTAGGAAAGTCTTTTTATCGAATAGCATTGCATGGACCGGCAGTAGGAGACAGGCCATATCCTCATATACATATATATGATCCAAAAGATAAGTTTCCTTATAAGAATTTCAATTTTGAAATAAGTTTAGTAGATTTGCTTTGCTATGATGAACTTAATCTTATATGCCAACAAGACAAACAAAACGATATAAATATAAAGAACAGAAAGAATTGTTCATGGAATGGATATCGAAAAATGCGAGATGACTTTGAAGATTGGTTGTCAGAACCTTGTACTGGTATGCCAGGAAACTTCAAAGACAATCTAGATGCATTGATATGGTCTTATAATAATGAAGCACCAGATAGTGATGATAGAAATCCATTACTTGATTATATCAAAGATCAAGGAAAGAAAGTATTGCCAAAGTATCAGAAATATTTTAAAAGTGAATAAATTATGAATAAAGAAATATTTTCAAATATTAATCGTAAACATGACCCATCTTATGATATGTCAAAAGATGTTGATATTCTCGTAATGAAATTTAGAGATTACAACAATTTGACAGATGATGAAGCGAGATTTCTTCTTGACAAAGCAAAGGATGCTTATTACAATACTGGTAAGGAGATTCTTAATGATAATGAATATGATACTTTAGAGAAGTCATTAGGTCAAGAAAATAAGTCCTATGTCGGTTCAAAGCATTCTGACAACTATACCATAAAGCATCCATTCATGATGGGTAGCTTATCTAAAGTACAGATTCATGAAAAGGCAGATGGCAGTATCGATTGGACTACTTACTTGAATTCTATCTTCAGTTATATATATAATGATAAAGAGGAGGCATGTAAAGTAATAGTTACTCCAAAATACGATGGTTGCTCATTTGAAATTCATATTACAAAGAATTCAGATGGTACATTAGGTGTCACATATTCCGGTCGTGGTGATGGTGAATATGGTAAGGATATTTCTAATCAGATTAAGCCTATCTTTGATTGTAAAGGTGGTTTCTTTGATTTTGTAATGAAAAGATCTGGTGATGCCTCTGAAGTAACATTACGAGGTGAAGTACTTGTAAGTAAATCAACATTCAAGCAGAGATTTGCAGATAAGTTCGCAAATACTAGAGCTTTTGTTTCTGGTATGCTCAATAGAATTGATAAGGATGTTCCTGAATATGTATATCTGTTTCCTGTTATCTATGATTACAGAATAAAGAAGAATGGTGAATGGGAAGATTTAGATTGGACTCGTCTTCTTACTGATAATCAATTTGAATACAATACATTCTTCCCAAGTTTCTATGATGAAGGTATTGAACTGAATACTGTAGATGACTTGATTAGTATATATAAGAAGTATGAAGAGTACAGAAACATGTCAGAATATTCTCAGGATGGCATTGTCATCAAACCGGTAGAATCAGAAAGACAGAACAACTTAACCGAACGTCGACCAGCAGATTGTGTTGCTATCAAGTATATTCCTATGACTGAACCAACAACTGTAATTGATATTGAATGGAATCTTGGTAAGTCAGGTGAATATATTCCTACTATCATTACTGATCCTGTATATATGGATGGCAAGAAGATTACAAGAGCATCAGCATTCAACGCAGGTTATCTGATGGATAGAAAAATAAGTGTTGGAACCAAGGTTGTACTTTCATTAGCTGGTGATATTATTCCTTACATATACAGAGTTTATGATTATACAAACTTTGATCCTGCTAAATTAGGAGAAAGTTTCCCATCATCAGATAGCTATATTGATGGTTGCCATGTAATGGCTTCTAAGATTGATAATGAATTTGAATTGCTGAATTCTGCATTGAGTTTCAAGATTCCTGGATTTGGAACATCAACAGTACAAGATTTCATCAAATGGAAGAAGAAGGATTGTGAACCAGATGAATTCTTTGGTATTGAAGCAAAAGAAATGCCATGGAATATTCTTTTATGTACACCAACAGAAATTGAGAATGCTATAGGTGGTAAGACAGGTTCTAATGTAAATAAAGCATATACCAAGCTTCTTAAGAATATCAAATTGAAGGATATTATTTTGTCTTGCAACTTTAGGTTGTGTGGAGATAAAGTAGCTCAACAGATAGAGAATAAGTTAATTGGATTGCCTTATGACTTTACAAGCATGTCACATATTGCTTATGACTGGGTTGATGATAAAGAATCATCAAATTGGAAGAGATTCAAAGAGATTCTTGATTTCAATGGATGGTCATTAGATTCTTTCAAGCTATCAGATAAAGAGTTAGCAGACACTAAGAAAGAAAATGATAAGATTCCTGTGATATTGACAGGTGAACCAAATAATTATTCTAGCAAAGCAGAATTCTTGAAGTGTCATCCAGAATACAGAATGACTGGTTCTTGGAAGGAAGTGAAGATCGTATTCACTAATTCATTAGAATCAAATACTGGTAAGATGAAGAAGGCTAGAGAAAAGAATATTGAAATTAAATTGTATTAGAGCAAATGGTAAACTATTTATTGATAAGTGAAAATTACAACAAGGCAGAATGTGATGAACATACATTGCCAGGAGAATTCTTACTTAAGCAACTTGACAATTTTCCATTGATAGTGGATGCATCACCAACTAAACTAGCTTGCATTAAAGAATATATCAGGTTGCATTTGAATGATGATGTAAGATATGTTATCTATCAAGATAAGAGATGTTCATGTTCTTGTTGTTGCTTCCCATCAAGAATAAATGATTTTGAAAAATCTATAAAGAAGATAACAGCTATAGTATATGAAAAAATTGATCTATAAGAGAAAATATCGACCTATAACAGAAAAATCATCTATAGAATCTAGAATACGGTTATTTGCTTTTTAGTTGATAGCTGTATTAGATTCTGGAGATTGGTCTACTGGTAGAAACATGTTCAATACTATGATAAAAGAGGAGTTAGAAAAGTTAGGCGACTTTGATTTGGTAGAAGTATTATATGTCAATAATGTTGTTATTGATGTACATGGTAAAGTAGGTATTGGTATATATGAAGTTTCAATTTAATATTTGTTAACATGTGGCAAACAGTATTTGAATGTTCCGATGGAATAGAAAGACCTAGCTTTGCATTAGATACATTTATTGTAAAAGGTGGTAAAGAAAGTGGACAAGCATACGATTTATTTCTTTGTTCTAGAAATAAAATTACAGATAACTATGATAGCGATTTGTATAATGACTTGAAAGATAAAACTAGAACATATAGAATTTCTATCATGCAAACAGAAAGAATTGTATATAGTGATAGGACAAGTTGGGCCCAGAAATGCACAAACCCATTAACTGATGGCATCAATACTTTTGACGACTTCAAAACAATAAAAGTTGAAGAAAAAGTTGAATAAATTTTGAAATTTTCTGAATAGTTTCTATCTTATTCATGTCAAATAAATGTTTAATTTTAAAATATTATGATTATGAACAATATGAATAAGTCAGTAGCTGCATCAGTAAATAATTCAGTAATGAACAATAATTTCAAGGAGTTCAACTTGGATGAAGCAAAGAAAGGTGCTAAGTTAGTAACACGAGATGGAAGAAAAGTAAAGTTCATTTGTGTTAGTCGTGATAAGATTTTAGCAACAGTCTTCGGTAAAGTTTCATACGAAGACCGCCAATATAAATTCAATTTGGATGGTTCTCGTTATAAGAACCTTATTCACAACTTGGATTTGATGATTGCTGCCTGAGGTAATCAACAGGGAGAAATTTTTCATCATTTTGAAATTTTTCTCCCTTTTTCTAATTTATATAAGAATTAAAATTTGAAAGAAATGAGAAATCCAAGATTATACTTTACAATTGAATTAGGAATATTTTATCCTTATCGAGGACAGAATTCTGTATTAGATGCAAAATTTCGTGGAAATACGAAATTGATTGAAGAGAATAAGAAAGGATATACTAAGAAGCAAATAGATTTCATAGAAAGAAACAAAAATAAAGCAGTAATATATTATACTGACAAGTATATTTTTGATTCTAAGAAGTTTACTTTTGCTTTCCAAGGAATTCCAAATATAGCTTCTGATGATGATTTGAATGATTTGTTCACTAAGAAATGTAAGTTTGATCCAACTGTGGATTATGATCTTAATGATGAACAAGCAGAGGTTGTAACAGCAAAATCAGAAGATGGAACAGTAAAAAAGATTATCAAGTCAGAAAATTTTATTGATTCATTACCTGATTGTCCGGATGTGGAAAATACTGGTTTCTATGTTGAAAGCAAGAATTGGAAATATCTTGTAAGAAACATTATGAGAAAGAAACCAACATTATTGATTGGACCTACTGGTACTGGTAAAACAGAATTGATATTGATGGCTTGTAAGCAACTTGGAATCAATTGTGAAGTACATGATATGGGTGCTATGCAAGATCCATTAACTGACTTGTTAGGATGCCATCGTATTAAGGATGGTAGTTCTACATTTGATTATGCAAAGTTTGTTGATGATGTTCAGAAACCAGGTGTAATATTGCTTGATGAGCTTTCAAGAGCCCCATTGATGACAAACAATATTCTGTTTCCTTGTTTGGATTCTCGTAGAGAACTACCATTAGCAATTGCAGATTCGGAAGGTCCACGTTCTGTAAAAGTACATCCAGATTGTGTATTCATTGCTACTGCTAATATTGGTTCAGAATATAGTGGTACTCAAGAAATTGATGCTGCTTTGATGAACAGATTTCTACCATTGAAAGTGGATTACATGCCGGCAAGAAATGAAATAGAAGTATTGAAGAACCGATGTAAGATATCAGAAGATGACGCCACAGTTATTGTAAAGTTTGCAAATGTAATGAGACAAGAAAATAAGAAAGGTGTAGTGAATTTTCCTGTTTCTACAAGAGAGAATATTGCTATTGGTGAAATGATTGCTGATGGATTTGATATAGTAGATGCAGTGAATTTTGTAGTTTGCAACAAATTCAATGATGATGATGTCAAACCTGTAAAACAACTTATGATGACACTTTCTTAAATGGGTGAGTATATACTTTAATTTACTAAATTATCTAAATATTGTTTAAAGGAGTTTGCAAGTATGGGATTACCAATTTTGTCAAAATTAAAGAAAGAAGTTAGTCTTAATAAGTCCAACAATGATGTCAGCCAAGTATTGGCATCTTTTAATGCATCGGATTCTACAAAGAGTCCTATCATAAGTAGAAAGAAGTACTTTCTTGATAAGAGTGGACCTAATCATATTTGTCAATGGAAAGTATTGAAGGAGATCACTGCATTATCAGATATTGGAAAGTGTGTATGTATCTCAATGGACACGGCATTTGAGATAGTGAAGACAGAGATAGTAGATTGGAAAGAGTTTGATGATCCAAGGTATATAAACATTGATGAATCAGAGTTTCCATGTCCATACAAATATCAACTCTAGCAAGTTGAGATCAAGTTAATCAACTTTAGTGATTTTATATTAGAATGAATTAGAAAACATTCACACAGGGACATTAAAAATGTATTAGCTGGTAGAATATACTCTTAAGTATTTTTCCGCTCCCTGTGTGACCCAGGCGCTTAACAGGAGAACCTGAAAAATATTATAAGAGCTTATGAAAAAGTTAATTTATGCATTGAGAGGTTACCTTATATGCCATGGTATTATAGGTAACATATATAAGACTACGTGGAGAGATACAAATCCAAATAAGAATTATGTTGATCCGGTGTTTTGGATGAAGTATCATTATACAGATGAATTGTGGTCACCACATGCATTCTATGGTATAATTGGAAGGTATACAAGTACTAAATTGTTTACTTATGAATATGTTGGCAGATGGTTTGTTGATAAGGAAATAGAATATTGGGATTTATAACATGAAACAGAATTTTAAAAATTACAAAGCATTTGATTATTCTTTAAAGTCTAGGAAGAAGATGAATGATGTAGATTTGTCTTATGTTCCTAGATTCTTGCTAGTAAGTGTAATAACAGAGAATACTTATGAATATGTAGAAAAGGAAAAGACGTTGTATGTAAGGCGGTATACTGACAAAATGATTCCTATTGATAGAATTCATGAAATTATTTGTACAGTACCAACTAAGATAGTACTTAAGACACCTATTGGCAATGGATTGGAAATCAACAATTATTATGATGGAAGAACAAAAAAGATTGGTTATGATGAGGATAATGCTTATGAAACTATTGAAGTAGGTCAATCTGCAGCACATATATATAATCAATTGTACAGAAATTGTTCTAATCTCCCTTATACACCTTATGGTGACTTAGCAGATTCAAAAGAAGAAAAAACTGATAAAAACGAAAATGACTATGATTTGTTGTAAAGAAAAGCTTAAGTATGTTTTGCACTATGTAAGAGAAACTTTTAAAGATTATTCAATCCAATATAAGATATTTGACTTTTTTGGACTTTTATCTTTGGTTTTTAGAAATATTGCAGAAAGTTATTCACATCTTCTATATTCTTATAAGCACCATGTATGCTTCAAGAAAGTAGAAGCTTATTTGACAGGCAGAGTAATTCATAAATACCATGATGTTGACAAGATTGTAATGTATGCATTGCTTCCATGGTTAGGAGTTGAATGCATCAACCATATTCATACATTATGGCAAGATCATCATCCATGCTATAAGGATTTAGATGGAAATAAAGCTTACAAACCTAAAGATGAAGTAGAATGGACAGAAGCAGTAGTAGATTGGGAATGTGCTAGATTCACTAAACCAGATAAGCCATTGAATGCTTATGATACATATCTCAAATATTATTACAAGTCAGAATATACTGGAGTCATCATAAACACATTAATATCATTAGGATTGCTAAGTGTAAAGACAACAGATGCTGGTGTTATATATGAGGTTACAGATAAGATGGATGATTTCAAATGGAAATAAGTGTTCAATGAATTGATGATGTTCAATTATATTGAACATGTTCTTTATGTTGAACAATATTATATATAAAATATTGAATGGGACTCTTAATCAAGAGTTCCATTTTTTGATTGTTAACATTGAACTTGGAAAACTTAATTAACTATATTAGATAAAGTATAAGATAAAATATAATTAACAAAATTTTGAAAGACTATGATAATTGACAGATTTTGGTTAAGAAAGAATCAGACGTATTATATTTTCTATTTGGATGAAAATGGTAACAGAAAATGCTATTCAAAACAGATGCATCACTGGAAGACTTATGAGTACAATCCAAATGGAAAGAAGTATACATGGGATGGTAAGAAATGTGATATAGTATTTAAAGATGCATCTAAGTATCAACCGAATGAATTTGATCAGTTGGAATTCTTGTACAATTTGCCAGAAGATATCTATAAGGAAGTAATGGCAATGAGATTTCCAAGAATTTACTTTAGTGATATAGAAACTGAAATTTCTGATGAATTCCCAGAACCAGAAAAGGCAGAACAAAGAATTCAGTTGATAAGTCTTGTTGGTCCAGATTTGTCTGTAATGGTATTAGGTATCAAACCGTTGAATTCCAATGAACAAGAAGAATTGAAGGAAAGATACCTTAAATATATAGAAGATAATGACTTTGCGAAAAACCTTTTAAAGAAAAAAGGTTTTACACCAAAAGTATATTATCAATATTTTGAAACTGAGGAATCAATGATTGAGCATTGGTTTACCAGAATAATGCCAAAGATAGGATGTCTTGCTGGATGGAACTATTATAGATTTGACTGGAACTATATTTGGAATAGAACAGTAAAGTTGTTTGGAAAGTTCAAAGCAATGCAATTGATGAGATCAGCAAGTGTTGTTGGAGAAATCAATAAGATTTCTTGGTCAGAGATGGATGGTACAAAATATAGTATTCCAGCACCACAAGGTTGCATGATATGGGATTATATGGAGCTTATCAAATCTTATGAGTATTCAATGAGACCTTATGAATCATATTCATTAGATTGGGTTGGTAGTCATGGAGTTAATGCTCATAAAGTAAAATATGAAGGAACAATGAAGGAATGTTATGAAAATGATTTCCCATTGTTTGTTTACTATAATGCTATCGACTCTTGTTTGAATGCCTTGATTCATTATCGTTTCAAATGTATTGAAAGCCCATGTTCTATGGCAACAGTAACAGGAATTCCAGCCCAGAAAGCATTGGGTCAGGTGGCTTTGACAACAGCAAATTTGTTCAGATGTTTTTATGATGAAGATCGACATGTAGTATGGGATTATGAGGCTGTTGAAAGAACAAAAGTAAATTATGAAGGTGCTTTTTGTGGATGTGTTCCAGGACGTTGGGAATATAGTGTATGTGATGATTTTGCATCACTTTATCCATCAGTAGTTCGAACTTGCAACATATCAATGGAATCTATTGTTACAAATAAAGTAGGTCCAGATAGTTTTGGAAGATATACAGAAATTCCATGGACAGAAGAAGAGCTTGATAAGTTCAGAAAAGACCCTAATTATTTTGTATCATTGCAAGGAACTGTCTATAGAAATGACAAAGAATTCATGTTCCCTAAAATGCAAAGAATTCAAAAAGAGCGTCGTGATCACTACAAATATTTGAATTGGTCATTACAAGGACCAGTAATGATGGAAATTGATAGACTTATAAAGATAAGAGAAGAGGAAGAGAATAGTAAATCATAATAAATACAAAAGGTACCCTAATATACAGAGTACCTTTTATTTGTTTATATTAATTTTGAAATCTCTTATAATTTATCTATATTATGAAAGTAATATCATAAATTATTAAAATATGAAAAGAGTAAGTAGAAATTTGTAATCAGTTATCAAATCAGATGTACATGCAGTATTTGGTGGTACTATGTATACAGTATAATCTGTTTATTGTATTGTTTACATAATTGTAATTCTTCTTAAATTCATCCGTCATGAATTCCCAACTCCAAAGATAGAGCTGTTCTGGTTCTCCATTCTCCTTTATTTCGAAGAATTTCATATTGTGTGGTGTACAACTTGCAATAAGTTCATCACCTTTCTTACCTGCCAATACTTCAACAAGGCATAGGATGTTTCTATGTACAGTATTGTCTTTCTCATTAAGAATATATTATATAAGAAAGGAAAAATAAATGTTTAATATATCAGAAATGAATCATTTTCATGATTGGTTAAAGAATGAACTTGATGCAATGATAGATCAGAATGTTTCTATTAAAGTTCCGGAAGTAGTACCATCACCAAGAGGATTTGGTGCTAGTATTGAACGGGTAGAACATATTGGTAAAGTGTTGAATTCAAGAGTAACATTAGTGGCACCTAAGAATGTCAAATATCCAGTATATAAATGTGAATTGAGAATTATCAATAAAGATGGTAAGAAAGAATGGCTTACATTGAATGATGCTTATCTTAAGGTGTTGTAAATTATATGGCAAAGTTAAAATAATTAGACTGGGAATTAATAGTATTGGATTATTATTATTATTTAATAATATAATAAACCTATTCCATTATGAACGATACTATAATAAATGATTCTTATATTGTATCAAAATATATGATACATACAAATAAAAAAGATATGATAAGGCCTTCATTTAATAAAATGATTAATTTAAATGAAAATAACCAGGATAAATTATATTTATTACAACGATATAAAGATAGTGAATCATTACATGAAACTGTTCAGCGAATATTTTATAAAATAGAAATAAAACCTATTTGCCCAATATGTGGTGCTCCAGTAAAATGGCTGGGTAAAAAGAAAAGATTAATGTTAAAAACATGTTCTGATGTTAAATGTTTTGGTAAATTTAGATATGAGGAGGCAAAAAAGACTAATTTATTAAAGTATGGAGTAGAAAATTGTTACCAATCATCAGAAAAACAAGAAAAAATAAGAAATACATTAATAAGTAAGTATGGAGTAGATAATCCATTAAAATCAGAAAAAATAAAGGAAAAACTTAAACATACTTGCTTAATAAAATATGGGGTTACAAATGGTGGTTGGACACCACAATCAATTAAAAAAATACAAGAAACAAATTTAAAAGTAAGGGGAGTTACTTGTCCATTTAAAGATGATAAAGTAAAAGAAAAAATTAAGAATACTTGTTTGAAAAAATATGGTGTTTCAAGTGCAAGTAAATCCAAAGAAATAAAAGAAAAAATTAGGAATACATGTTTAAAAAAATATGGAACAGAATATTATTTTCAAAGTAATGAATATAGAAAAGATTTATCTGCATATTTAGAAAAACAAAGACAAACAAAAAAGAAAAATCATACTTATACTTCATCAAAAGCAGAAAATATAATTTATAATAAATTAGTACATTATTTTAACAAAGTTATTTGTCAATTCTATGATAAAGAAAGATATCCATATAATTGTGATTTTTATATCCCAGAAATAGATACATTTATAGAATATCAAGGATATTATTCTCATCAAAATCACCCATTTGACCCATTTAATAAAGATGATATAAAATTAAAAAATTATTTTATTGAAAAAATAAATAATGGTAAACTATATTATCAATGTGTAATAAATACATGGTGTGATAGCGATGTAAAGAAAAGAAATAAAGCAAAAGAAAATAATTTAAATTACGTCGAATTTTGGAATATAGATGAAGTAGATATTTGGTTACAAAATTATGAAAAAAAATATTGAAGATAAATATAAATCATTATCAGAAAGAGACCATATCTTACAAAGAAGTGGAATGTGGATAGGATCTAATAAATTAGAAATTTCTAATCAATTTGTTTTTGATTATAAAGAACAAATGATGATTCGAAAAGAAGTAGAATATGTTCCTGCAATATTGAAATTAATAGATGAAATTATTAGTAATAGTACAGATGAATTTAGACGTTCTGATAATTTAGGACTTACCCAAATTAATGTTACTATTATGAAAGATGACACCATAATAATAGAAGATAATGGTGGAATTCCTGTTGTCAATCATAAAGAAGCAAATATGATGTTGCCAAAATTTATATTTGGACAATTAAGAACTAGTTCAAATTATAATGATGACGAGGACAGAAATGTTATTGGTACTAATGGATTAGGTTCTGTATTAGTATCTATATTTTCATCTTATTTTGGTGTAATGACAGATGATGGAAAGAAGAGATGGGTTGGTAACTGGAAAAACAACATGTCAGAATTCTATGATGAGGAGATAGAAAAATCTTCTAAGAAAAATCATGGAACTAGGATCACATTTCATCTCGACTTTTCTAGATTTGAAGGCATAGATAAGCTTGACAGAACATTCAAGGATATTATATTGACACGTTGCATCAATGCAGCAGCTGCTAATCCTGGATTGAAGGTAACATATAAAGATGAAGATTTATGTGGTGAGTACAGATATGACAATTTCAAAGACTATATTGACTTGTATAGAAACTATGTTACTTTGAAGGATTGTATAGAGATGAAAGATGAACATAAGCATGTCTATGTATATCCTGATGGTGCTATCAATATTGGATTCGTCAACGGAGGTATTTGCAATAAAGGTACTCATGTTAAGGCATTGCATCAAATCATCAATACTACTGTATGTGATTTTCTTAAGAAGAAAGATAAGATTGATTTGCTTCCACGACAAGTTGATGGCAACTATAGCATGTTCTGTGACTTGACTATTTCTAATCCATCTTATGATTCTCAGACTAAGGAATGTTTGACTACACCTGTAGAGAAATTCTATAAAGATGAAAATGTGAAGTTTGAACTTCCAAACAAGTTTCTTGATTCTGTTGTAAAGTCTGAAATCATAGATAATGTAAGAGATTGGTATAAAAAGAAATGTGAAGCAGAAGATCAACGTACTCTTCGTAAGCTCAATAAAGAAGCAAGCAAAGGTCTTCGTCGTTCAGATAAGTATGTGACTTGTTCATCAAAAAAGAAACAAGGTAAGCAGCTTTGGATTTATGAAGGTGATTCTGCTGCAAGAGGTCTTCGTATTGGTAGAGATCCAGAAACTCAAGCTGGTTATGTAATGAGAGGTGTACCACCAAATTCATTAGATATGTCACCATTGCAGATTATGAAGAATGATGTATTCAATGATATCATTACTATTTTGGGTCTTAAGTTTGGTGATGACTTCAATATCAATGATTTGAAGTTTGATAAGATTGTAATATCTACTGATGCCGATATTGATGGAGATAAGATTGCAGCATTGTTGCTTCTTCTTTTTTCTAGATGGCCAATTCTTTTTGAGAAGGGTATAGTATGCAGAAGTATTACTCCTATTATTATTGCAAAGAAAGGTAAAGAAGTAAAGAAGTATTATAGTCAAGAAGAATTTGATAAAGATGCAAAAAAGCTTAAAGGATATATGATTAAGTACGTTAAAGGTCTTTCTGGTCTTGATGCATCTGAAACAAAGGAATCAATGAGAAACCCTATCTTCATGCATTTCAAGATTGATGATTTGACAAAGTCAATGTTCAAGAAATGGTTTGGTAAGAATAGTAATGATCGAAAAGAAATGATGGGAGATTTAGTTTAAATAATATGGTAAAGAAATCAGAAAATAAAGTAGTTGTCAAGAAAGATATCAACAAGTCAATCACTGACTTTCTCAATATAGAATATCTGAATTATTCACTCGCAACAGTAGGGGATCGTGCTATCCCCTCTATATGCGATGGGTTTAAGCCAGGTGCAAGAAAGATTGTACATGCAATGTTTGAAGGTTCATTGAAAAATGGATCAACATCAAAGCTGCTTGCTCTTGTTGGTGATACTATGAAAATATCTCTTTACGCACATGGTGACGCTTCCCTTACTTCTACAGTTTGCACATTGGCTAAAGATTTTTATAACTTTTACAATCCACTAGAAATTGAAGGCCAAGGAGGATATCTTAGAAGTCCAGAAGCTGGAGCACCTCGATACCTATATATCAGAAAGTCAAAGTATGCAGACTTAGTATACAAGGCAGATTATGACCTGTTAAAGTATGTATTTGAAGAAGGTGACTATGTTGAACCAGAACATTACCTTCCTATTGTACCTACGGTTCTTTCTAATACAACTATGGGTATTGCTAATGGATATTCTTTCCATAGTAATGCTTGGAATCCAGTAGACGTACTTGATTGCTGTTTAGAGATTCTCAAAAGTAAGAAAGGTATAGAACAGTTTAAGACAGTTGTAAGACCTTATTTGAGAGATATCCCACAAGATAATTGGAAGTTAGAATCTGGTCAATGGTATTGCCATGGAGAATGGAAGACAAATCAACCAAAAGACTTGATGACAATCACTAATTTGCCATCTGATACTACTTATGTTGAATTTGAAAAATTGCTGAATAGACTTTGTGACAAGCAAGAAATCAAAGATTATAAAGATTTGTCCGAGGATGGCAATGTGCATTATGAAGTACAATTCTTCAAAGGTCAACTTGCAAAAGAAATCAAATCAGATAGGTCAGGTAAGAGATTAGCTAATAAGTTCAAGCTCATTAAGAAACTTCCGGATGATTTGCTTTGGTTGCTTGATGAGAATGGCAAGCTCAAATATTTCAAAGACAGATATGAGGTTATCAAATATTTTGTAAATTGGAGATTGACTGTTTATGTTGAGAGAAAGAAGAAGCTTGTAAAGATACTTGAAGAAAAATACAAGAACAATTCAGAATTAGTAAAGTTCATTGAACTTGTATGTAAAGGTAAGCTTAAGATTCGTAACAGAAGTAAAGTGGATATCAAACCTGATATGGATGCACAACACTTGCCAATGGCATTGCTTGCAACATCTATGTCAAAAGTAACTATAGAAGAAAGAGATGAGCTTTTGAAGCAAAATGAAGAGATAAAGAAGCATCTTGAATATATCAAGAATACAACAGAAAAGCAAATGTACATAGATGATTTAATTAATCTGAAGAAATCTTTATTAAATGATATGAAATAAAGAAAACTGTAGGATTCTCCAGGAATGTGCCTGGGTCACACAGGGAGCGGAAAAATACTTAGGAGTATAATTAATAACCTGAAAAAATTTTCCGCTCCCTGTGTGCATAACTTTAGTTCTTGAACAGAACTGAAAGAGATGTTCATTAACTTTAGTTCTTGA